TAAAAAATTCAAAAATCATGGCTCCATAGTGCCCTTATGTGGTATTGGTAACAAAGGTTTATACATCAATAGTCAGGGATTATTATTCCCTTGCTGTTGGGTAGCTAACCGTTATAACCATAACAACGAATGGCAAACCCTGGCTCAAAAATTTAATTTAAAAACAAGAACCGTACAAGAAGTATTAGAGGATCCATTTTGGACAGGAGAGTTTCAAACTTTCCGCTGGCAGGAATGCCAAACCAAATGTAACAGTGCAGTAATTTCAGATTCATATGCCACTGAGTGGTGATAGGACTAAATTAGTGTACAATGACATGGATTTATCAAGGCAACACAATCAATGAATTACCAGAAGACTGTGTGGGCTTTGTCTATCTAATCACAAACCTTGTATCAGGGCGCAAATACATAGGCAAAAAACTAGCAAAATTTAGTAAAACATCTACCAAAACAGTAAAATTAAAAAACGGCACCAAAAAGAAAAAGAAAATCCGCAGCAAAGTGGACTCTGATTGGCGCGAATATTATGGCTCAAATGATCAATTAAACAAAGATGTAGAAGCATTAGGTGCTGACAAATTTACACGGGAAATACTATACCTATGTAAAAGTAAAGCAGAATGTAGCTACGTTGAGGCTCGAGAACAATTTACACACAAAGTTTTGGAATCAACAGATTACTATAACGGACAAATATCAGTCCGTGTCCATGGCTCCCACATTATAAACAAGTTATCAGTTTAAGGCTCGCACCGGCTAAGTTCAGGTGCCTAGTGACAACCCGATAAAAAGGGGGACGGAAATCTCTATGCTGACTAGAGTGCTTAACCACCATCCTTAACAGGACGTCGATCGTAAATGCTACGGTTTGGTTATTTGAATAGAGTAATAAAAGCTAAAAAGACGCTCAAGTGATTGAGCACGGTTAATATGTATGTTAGCGTATAGATATTAGCCCGCCGTTGTGATAAGACGCATCTCGAGGTACCGGACAACCGCCTCTGTAATTGATGTAACGCTAAGTGACTGTGCAACTCAGATGAAGTCATTTTTTGCCCTGTGCGGGCAAAGTGTGACCACTTAATCTAGATGAATACTACATCGCTTCGCTCTTGTAATAATAAAATAAATGTTGTGAACGAAGTGAAACAACAGATCACGTAGTGATCTTAAAAGAATGGTAATCCTGTTTCCTTAGTGGCTTCTAAGTTCTTTTTAATAATGCTGTTAATAATATCTCTTTCTTCGGGAGATAACATCATAGAATCGTCATAACTAACACTGCCCCTCATATACCAGCATAATGTTAAGAGCTCTTCTTTAATGGCTTTTGCATCTTTACTCATTGAATCAATTAATTCAACGATCTCTTGATTGCTTAATGTCAAAAGCCTTATACGAAAAAATTTGATTGCTCGAATACAAACGGCGCAATAAAGTCTTTGCCGCATTGTTCATTTTCACAGGTTAATGCTATTTCGTTGTAATTGTTTTCACGTCTAATAGCATCTAAACGTTCTTTGATAGCATTCCAAACGCCTTTTTCACAATTATCTAAGAATTCTCTGATAAAGTCCGGGTTGTCAACTATAACCCCTTCAGCAGTTTTAATACTTGCAATGTTTTTGCTAACTTGACTAATCCCGGTTGCAACTAGTTTAGCAAACATCTCGTCGAATTTTTTAACTTTTTCATCTTCATCCATTGTATCGTTTTGCATTACTTGCAATAGACGTTGCTCATCAAAGTTCATTAGGTTATTGTCGTTGAAGTCTTTATATGTTTGCGGCTTTAATGTAATTTCCAATCCGTTATACTTTATAGGATACGTCCAGTCGCCGGAAACAATTTTATCTAGTAGAATAGATACATTGAGGGCTTTTTCTGCTTTTGTATTGCAGTGAGGGCATGCCGTTGTAAATTCCATTTCTGGGCCATATGTAGCCAGACGTATGCCTAGCAATACTGCATCTAAATCTACAATAGGCATATTTTCGGGGTTTTTAATGCTTGGGCAGCAACTTTTAATAACCTGTGTTGTGCTAGCACCATTCATTAATGCATCGGGAGTTTTCATCATGATCTCATCCCGGGCAGTCATTGGGTAAACAGGGATTTCGTTAGTTGCACTAATGTCAATTTCGCCCTCAGGATACCAGCGCCCGTGGCTAGGAAGTTTGATATAAAGTGCAGGCTGTCTAAAATGTTTGGCCAATGGATTAGGGGATAAACTACTCATATAAAGTACTCCATAAATAATTGATATATGTACTTATCACATAATTAACTGGGTATTTTAAATGGCTGTAGAAGATAGATTAGACAAACTTGATTCGATTTTAGGAACGGTTAACTCTGGCTATGAAAGCCAAGCCCGCATGATGGCAAAGGCTCAGCTACAAGAAGAAGCCTTTATTAAGAAGCTGGCCCAGTTACACAAAGTTTCCGAGCAGGAAATTAAAGCCAAACTTGATTTAATCGAAACTCAAAAGAAACAGCAAAAATACGAAGAAGATCGTGAAAAGGCCATTGCCGAGGGTATTAAGAAAGTATTAGGCGGATTACATCAATTTGCTAGCGGTGCTATAGATTCGTCACAGGCTATATATACTTCCGACAAGGCATTTACTTCTGTAATTCCTACAATGAATTTGCTTGGAAATGCAATTAAGTCTATAACTGGCGCATTAAGCTCAATGTTCTCGGGTATTCCTTTCCTTGGTGCAGCTATTGCTGGCGTAGATAAAATCACATCTGTTGCTATAGACATGAGTCTACAAGTTGGCAAGATGATGATGGAGAACAGCCAGGCTCTTGTCGACAATTACAATAATCTAAGCAAAGTTGGTGTCACCTTTGGCGGCAACTTAACAGAAATGGGTAAAGCTGCACACGCCGGTGGCATGTCTATAGCTCAATATAGTAAATTTGTTACAGAAAACGTTGAAGGGCTATCTACACTAGGCGGCACTATACAACAAGCTACCAACAGAGTTATGGCCATGGGCCGAGAAGCAAGAAATAATGAAAAAGGCCTGCTGGTTATGTATGGCTCGTTTGAAGCTGTTAACGGAGCTGCGGCACAATATGCAGAGCTGGCCGCAAAAGCTGGTATAGATACGGTTAAGAATTACCAGTTCTTAGAAAAAGGATCCGGCGCTTATCTAGTAACTCTTAAGGAAATGACAGCCATAACTGGCATGACCGCGGCACAACAGAAGAAAGAAATAGAAGAACGGTTAAAACATGCTGCAACACAGGCCACTATTAATCGTCTATCAGCAGAGGATGCTAGAAATGGCACTAACTATGCAGAAAATCTTAAGAATCAAATTCTAATTGCTAAATCAATGATGGGCGATGATTTTGCTGATATTGTTGAAGAAATTGCAGTTAACGGTACTGTAATTAGTCAAGCTGGCTTAGAAGCAAATGCACAGAGTAATGGCTTATTTGTAAAAATGGCACAAGAAATGGTTGCTGCCACACGTAATACTAAAGAACAGTTTTATCAATCAACTGCAGAAGTATTAAAAGGCAACGAAAGTGCATTAAAGCAATTTACAGATCAAGGTGCTAACGTATCAAGATTAGCATTTGCTACGCAAAACGAGTATGTTTCTAGATTAAACAAAAATACATCTCAAATTGTATCAGCAACAGACAAGCGTGTTAACCTTGAAGGAAGTACCTTAAAGGAACTAGCTGAACAAGATAAAAAGCGTAAGTCTGGTACAGATAAAGCAACAACTGAATACGATGCTCTATTAGAGTCTATACAAAAGTTTAAAAAGCGTATGGACGAAATTACAGTCGAGAGTTTACCTAAGATGGCTAATATTGCTACCAGGATGGTAGACTTCAATGAAACATTAGTTACTAAATTTGGCCCAACATTCGGTGATGCTGTTGATAAATTTTCTGGAGTTATTCTAGAGCTAGTAGAAAAATTAACTGGCAAGAAGCCACAAACAGCCGAAGAAATACGTGCAGCTGAACGAACACGATTGGCAAATCAAGAAGTAAGAGCAGCACAAGATGCCGCTACGGTTGCTGGGCCCGATCCAGCGGCACAAAGAGAAGCTGCGGCAAGAAAAGCAAAAGCACGTCGAGAACAAGATGAAGCATTGGCTAACGAAGCTAGAGCATATAGAGAAGCACGTAAAAAGGAAGCCGCGCAAAAAATGGCCGGCAGCACTAAGCCGTTAGAAGTAGCAGAACTTAGTCCATTGGGAAGTATGACTACCAATTACGAAGGACTAACAGATTTACTACGTGGAAGTAAGCCTGGTGAAGCTACAGCCGGCGGTGCCGCAGAACAACGACTAGTAGAAGTTGTTAAAAGGATACGTAGTATGCCGGGCCTACACATTAATGCAATTAATGCATTAAATGATAAATGGCATCAAGATAATAATAAAAATAGTAAGCACACACAAGGTAAAGCTGCGGATCTTAACATTGCTGAATTTAATGATCCACGTACCCGGGATGCAACATTAGCAGCTATTAATCAAATATTAAATGGGTTAGCTAAAGCAGAAGCACATCCTAACGCTAGCGGAAATGGTGAGCATGTACACGTTGAGCTAATGAAAAAAGGCGGAAGATTAGGTGCCGGGGAATTAGGGATTGTTGGTGAAGCAGGTGCAGAACTAATCAGTGGACCAGCACAAGTCACAGGTGTAAATGAAACTGCAAGGCTGTTTGCAACCATGATTGAAAAGATGGAAGAACTAGTAAAAGTAAACAAAGACCAAGCTAGCGAACTAGAGAAGATATATCGTGTAAGCGCATAATGCGGTAAATATAGCATAAAAGAGAACATATATGGCCGGATGGAAAAAGTATTTTAAGACCAGTAATTTACCTAGTAACGTGAGTACACTGGGCAATGGCCGCGCACCAGATCCTGGATTCCGTAACTATCAAAGCCAGTTGCCTGAAGTATATATTGGGCACCCTAACCGTGTTGAGCGTTACAACCAATACGAACAAATGGATATGGATAGTGAAGTTAACGCGGCTCTAGATATTTTAGCTGAGTTCTGTACACAAAAGAACCAAGAAAATCACACAGCATTTACTATCAAGTATAAAGAACAACCAAGTGATAACGAAGTAAAAATCATTAAAGAACAGCTACAACAATGGGTAGCACTTAATGATTTTAACAAGCGTATCTTCAAAATCTTCCGTAATACTATCAAGTACGGGGACCAAGTTTTTATTCGTGATCCAGAAAACTTTAAGTTAATGTGGACCGAAATGAGTAAGGTTACCAAGGTTATTGTTAACGAAGGTGAAGGCAAAAAGCCCGAGCAATACTTAATTAAGGACCTAAATCCTAACTTCCAAAACCTAACAATGACCGCTGTGGCTACTACAGATACCTATACTAACCACCCACAAACGGGTGGTCCGTCGGGTGCATACGTGCAGCCACAAGCACCGTACGGTGGCGGAAGTCGCTTTACTCATGCTAAAAACGAAGCTGCAATTGCCGCAGAACACATTTTACACCTGAGTTTAACAGAGGGTCTGGACGTATTTTGGCCTTTCGGTAACAGTGTATTAGAGAACATTTTTAAGGTCTTTAAGCAGAAAGAACTGCTAGAAGATAGTATTATTATCTATCGTGTACAACGTGCTCCGGAGCGTAGAATCTTTAAGATTGACGTAGGTAACATGCCAAGTCACATGGCTATGGCATTTGTTGAACGTATTAAAAACGAAATTCATCAGCGCCGTATTCCTACACAAACTGGTGCGGGCGCACAAAACATGATGGATGCTACATATAATCCATTAAGCACAAACGAAGATTACTTCTTCCCTACTACAGCAGACGGTCGTGGGTCTAGCGTAGATGTATTGCCTGGCGGCGCAAACCTAGGCGAAATTACTGATTTGCGCTTCTTTACTAACAAGTTATTCCGTGGTTTGCGTATTCCTAGTAGCTATTTGCCTACTACAGCAGATGACGGTAGTCAAGCATATACAGACGGCCGTGTAGGTACAGCACTTATCCAAGAATGGCGCTTTAACCAGTATTGCCAACGTCTACAGTCCATGGTTGCAGACAAATTAGACAACGAATTCAAGCTGTTTATGCGCTGGAGAGGCTTTAATATTGATGGAAGTCTGTTTGATCTAACGTTTAATGAGCCACAAAACTTTGCACAATACCGTCAAGCAGACATTGACTCTGCACGTATTGCTACATTTACACAGCTAGAACCTATCCCTTATCTAAGTAAGCGTTTCTTAATGAAGCGTTATTTAGGTATGACTGAGCAGGAGATTAGTGAAAACGAAACAGCATGGAACGAAGAACGTGGTAATGTTGAGACAGCACCAGTTGAAAGCCCGGGCTTGCGTAGTGTAGGAATTAGCCCAGGTGGTATCCAAAGCGATATGGAAGCATTGGGTCCAGAAACTCCTGCAGGACCTCCGGGCGCAGATATGGGACAAGGTGCTCCAGGAATGGGCGGAATGCCAGGTGCAGTAGCACCAGCTGGCGCTGGCCCAGTTTTATAACCAAAAGGTTAAATAGTATTATGTTTGTAACTGAATTATTTGATCCGGCACCATATGGTTATCAAGACCAAAAAGCTGACCAAAGTGTAAAGAAACCCACGGATAGCCGTACTAACCGTATTACTCTAGGGCACCTGCACCAGTTACGAATCAGTCATGACGTGCGTAAACTTGAGCACGAGAAGAAATTAAAAGACGTTGCAAATCAATACACACCTGCTCCAGAACCAGGTGCTGCACCGGGCGTTCTATAATTATTCCGCAAAATCCTTCAAAAAACACCCATTTAACCCCGAAATATACATAGTTTTGTAAATAACTTTACAAAGCCAAACATATTAAGGAGTTCTTATGAACAAGTTTGAAAAACTAATTGAATACATCATCAATGATGAAAACGAAAAAGCTCGCGAGCTTTTCCATAACATCGTTGTAGAAAAGAGCCGCGACATTTATGAATCTATCATGGACGAAGAGTCTATGGAAGAAAACATCCATGGCGCACAAGTACAAGACCTAAACAACCAACTAGCTGACGAAGAAGCTATGGGCGAAGGCGAAGGCGAATTTGATCTAGATGCAGCCGGCGATGACGGCGAAGCTTCTGGTGATTTCCCAGCTGATGGTGAACACGGCATGGACGCAGGTGGCGACATGGGCGGCGAACAAGATCTAGAATCTAAAGTTAGCACAATCGAAGACAAAGTTGACGAATTGCTAGCTAAGTTCGACAGCATCCTAGGTGGAGACGACGAGCTAAATGCTGGTGACGTTGAGCCAGATCAAGGTGGCGAAGAAGGTGGAAACCCATTCGGTGGCGAAGAAGAGCCAGCTGGTGAAGAAAATCCAATTGCAGAAGGTGAAAACCCATTTGCTAAAGGTTCTGGCAAGTCTGGATCAGCAGCTAGCGGTAAAGCTGGTAGCGCACAATCAGGTAAGTCTGGTTCTGCACAATCTGGCAAGAGCGGTTCCGGTAAAATGGAAGGCCGTAAGTCTACAGCAGAATTAATGCGCGAATACGTAGACAAGATTCAAGACATGAATCTAACAGGTGCTAGCGAAGGTGATGCAGTTGGTGCAGCCGGTAAGAAGGCTCCTATTAACGGCAAATCTCCTAATGGCCCAGGTGCTGACTTTGGTGGTGACAACGGTAACATCGTTAACGGTAAGGGTAACGAAGAAGCTGCTGACGGTAAGCCAACACCAAAACCAAACAACGAATATACAAAAGGCCAAGGCGAAATCAAATCTGGTAACATCAACGTTCCAGGTGGTAAAGCTGGTGGTGCTTTCAAAACTAAAGAAGGTGAATATAGCACTGAACATGGTAAAGAAGGCCAAACTACAAGCGGTAGCGTACCAGTAGCCAAGAAGTCTGTACAAGTACAGAACACAGGCCGTAAATAATTAGGAACGATAATGGCTTTGTACCTAAAAGAGCACTTAACTTTTGACCGGGCAGGGATTAAGGTCTTATCCGAAGACTCTGCTGACGGAAAAGGTAAGACGCTTAAAATGGAAGGGATATTCATCCAAGGTGGCGTGAAGAACGCTAACCAAAGGGTGTATCCCGTTCATGAAATTGAACGAGCTGTTACCGCAATCAATAGCCAACTTTCTGAGGGCTATAGCGTATTGGGTGAGTTAGATCATCCAGACGATTTAAAGATTAACTTGGACCGTGTTAGCCACATGATTGAAAAAATGTGGATGGACGGTCCTTGTGGTTTTGGAAAATTAAAAGTATTACCTACTCCGATGGGCAATCTAGTTGAAGCAATGCTAACAAGCGGTGTTAAGCTAGGTGTAAGTTCACGTGGATCAGGTAATGTTAATGAAGGATCAGGCCACGTTAGTGATTTTGAAATCATTACTGTGGACATCGTAGCACAACCTAGTGCTCCGAATGCATATCCAAAAGCAATCTATGAGGGCTTAATGAATATGCGCGGTGGGCAACAGGTTTTTGAAATGGCACGTGAAGCCAAGGAAAATCAAAGAGTACAAAAGTACTTGCAAGAGGAAGTTAAACGCCTCATCAAAGACCTAAAAATTTAAGGAGAAATATCCAGATGTTAGATGCTATCAAACCATTGTTGGATAACGGAATTATTAACGAAGACACACGCACAGCTATTGCTGAGGCTTGGGAATCTCGTATTGCCGAAGCTAAAGAATCTGTACGTGCTGAGCTACGTGAAGAATTCGCACAACGTTACCAACATGACAAACAAGTTATGGTTGAAGCTCTAGACAAAATGGTTACTGAGTCTCTCACTGCTGAACTTTCTGAGTTCGCAGACGAAAAGAAAAAATTAGCAGAAGATCGTGTGAAATTCAAGTCACACATGAATGAAAGCGCAGAAAAGTTCAACAGTTTCATGGTTACTAAACTAGCCGAAGAAATCAAAGAACTACGTGCAGATCGTAAAACTTACGAAAATGCAGTTGGCAAATTAGAACAATTTGTAATCCGCGCTCTGGCAGAAGAAATTAAAGAGTTTGAATCAGACAAGCGTGCCGTAGTGGAAGCTAAGGTTAAACTTGTTGCTGAAGGTAAGGCTAAACTAGCTGAACTACAAAGCAAGTTCATTACTCAATCTGCACAGGCTGTTAAAGAGGCCGTATCCAGTTCGTTAGAGTCAGAGTTGACTCAACTAAAAGAAGACATCCAAGTTGCTCGTGAGAACATGTTTGGTCGTCGTCTATTTGAAGCGTTTGCAAGCGAATTCGCTGGTACTCATCTAAATGAGAACAAGCAAATCCGTGAGTTACAAGCTACTGTAGCTAAAGTAACTAACAAATTGTCTGAAGCAGTTCAGGTAATTGAAAGCAAACAAGCCGTAGTTGAGAGTAAAGAGAAAGAAATCCGCATTATCAAGGAATCAGCAGAACGCAAGGAAAAACTTGCAGAAATGTTGAAGCCATTGAACAAGGAAAAAGCCACTGTTATGCGTGATTTACTAGAAAGTGTGCAAACTGATAAATTACAGAGTGCATACGAAAAGTATCTACCAGCAGTTCTAAATAATACAACTACTGTTAAAGAGTCTGCCCCTAAAGCAGCTATGTTGACAGAAAGTCGTGTAGTAGAAGTTACTGGTGATAAAACTGCTAAAACTGCCGTTGAAGTTGCAAAAACAGAGTCGCAAGACAATGTGTTTGAAATCAAACGTTTAGCAGGGCTTAAATAAACCCTAAATAGGAGAAAAAGGTATTATGACACAAGCATTATTAGAAAGCCGTTGGGGCGAAACAAAAGAAGCCCTGTTAGAAGGCTTAAACGGATCTAAGCGCACTACTATGGGTGTGATCTTAGAAAACACACGCAAGATGTTGGCAGAAAATGCATCAGGCGGCGCAACTCAAGCAGGTAACGTAGCTACACTTAACCGTGTAATTCTACCAGTTATCCGTCGTGTTATGCCTACTGTTATTGCTAACGAAATCGTTGGCGTTCAGCCAATGACTGGCCCAGTAGCACAAATTCACACTCTACGTGTTCGTTACGCTGATAGCGTAGCTGACGGTAGCGGCTATGGTACAAGTACTACAGCCGGTGACGAGGCATTGAGCCCATTCAAGATTGCTGTTGCATACTCTGGTAGCAACACAACTGGACAAGCTACTTCTACCGCAGCCCTAGAAGGCGTTGCAGGTAACCGTATCAACGTTCAAATCTTGAAACAAGTTGTTGAAGCTAAGACACGTAAGTTGTCAGCACGTTGGACATTTGAAGCTGCACAAGATGCACAATCTATGCACGGTCTAGACGTTGAAGCTGAAATTATGGCTGCTTTGGCACAAGAAATCACAGTTGAAATCGACCAAGAGATCCTAGGTTCTCTACGTGCGTTGGCTGCTACAGACTACGCATACGACCAAGCTGCCGTTTCTGGTACAGCAACATTCGTTGGTGATGAACACGCTGCTCTAGCAGTATTGATCAACCGTACAGCTAACTTGATCGCACAACGTACACGTCGTGGCGCAGGTAACTGGGCAGTTGTAAGTCCAGCTGCATTGACAGTATTGCAATCTGCAACTACTTCTGCATTTGCTCGTACAACAGAAGGTACATTCGAAGCACCTACAAACACTAAGTTTGTTGGTACATTGAACGGTGCAATGAAGATTTATGTAGACGGTTACGCTGGTGACAGCCAACCAGTTCTAGTTGGTTACAAAGGCTCTTCTGAAGCTGATGCAGCGGCATTCTATTGCCCATACATCCCATTGATGAGTTCTGGTGTTGTTTTAGATCCAACAACATTCGAACCAGTAGTATCGTTCATGACACGTTACGGCTATGTTGAGTTGACAAACACAGCATCGTCTCTAGGTAACGCTGGCGACTACGTTGGTGAGATCACTGTATCTAACCTATCATTCCAGTAATTCGGAATACCAACCCAAGGGATGGGAAGGACAAAAAGGCTCTTCGGAGCCTTTTTTGTTGGCTAAGTAATGTTATGAAAACTCTAATAGTAGGGTTCGGCGATAGTTGGACTTTTGGATCAGAACTAGATAGACCCGACGAACAAAATTGGTTAGCACATCTAGGCAGAAAACGTAACGCAGAAACATTAAATTTAAGTTGTCCTGCTAGCGGTGTTGGGCATTTAACAGTTCAATTGTTTGACTACATACAACAGGCAGAACAGTATCAAGATACTAAAAAAATATTCATGGTAGGATTGTCTGGCCCCACCCGATATCTAACCTATAGCAACAGATTAAACGAATTTGTTAATATTACTCCTGAAGCAAATTACCGCACCGGCGACATACATCAGTCAGGCAGACCACCGGAGGTAGTTAGAGATTTTAATACTCTAGCCGGCGAAATGTATCGTATGGTCGAGTGCAATGAATATAATAGTTTTGTTGCAGCACAAACAATATTTGCATTTCAAAACTATTGTGAAAATAACGACATTGACTGTTTATTCTTTAGTTACTTTGAATCAGTGGATTTGAGCAAATATATTGACATTGTTAGTATGCGTACAGTTATTAGGGACACAATAACATACTTACTAACAGGACAAGAATACCGTTTACCCGATATAACAACTAATCAATTTTTTCTAGGCAAATTATTTCACCCTAATCAACAAGGGCACATACAGATAGCAGACATTCTCAATGCATTATATACCGAACGTTACACAAGGTATTGAAGGCGACGACCTACCTTATCATTTACAAATACTTGGACTAGACGTAAACAATCTACCCAACGATGTGTACTTTTATCCACTAGTGGACCATTACAATACACACAAGTTAATATGGGAAACTACAGCCGCACATTTAGCAGATGAATCTCGTGCTGTTGTGTTTTACGACCTAGTTAATATAAGTGATTACGATCATAGAAGATTTTATAAATTTGTTTCAGAGTTTAAGCATCCAAACAAATATTATTTGACTGTAAATCAAAGTCCTGATTTTGCAATAGACGGCGTAAAAGTTATTGCATGGGATTTTATGTGGAATAGATTTAAAGCCTATTACACAGAGTCTGTACCAGAGAACTTATATCTTCATCACTACAAATATCAAGGCTATCGCTTACCTGACTTAGATTTTATTAACACTAGATCTAAGATGTTCATGAGTTTGCTAGGTAGAGAATACGGCTGGCGAAAAGAATTATATAACTTTGTAAAAGATCTAGATGGCTACGTTTCTAATCGCAGCCAAGGAAAGTTTCTAGAACCTGAAAGTGTAGTTGGTGCGTTTAGTCCAGTGCCTAATCATTTTTATCTAGATAGTTACATAAGTATCTACGTAGAAAGTAATTGTGTAGAATCAGATTTAATACACATAACGGAAAAAACATTCGATCCATTAGTAAAAGGGCATATAATTTTACCATTTGCTAACCCTGGTAGTGTACAGCGTGTGCGAGAACTAGGCTTTGAACTAGCACCATTTGTTAATTACAGTTTTGATACTATAGAAGATCCGGCCGAAAGATTCTCGGCATTAACTAGAGAATTTAATAGACTGTTGACACTAGACATTCCTAAACTATATAATGACTATCAAGATATCTTTATATACAATCAAAGATGTTTGAATGTTATACCTTACGACAATAGAATAAAAAAAATATTCAATGTATAAATTTTATCAATCGTTGACTCCTGAACAGGCCATAGATCATCGACAGAAAGACTATGACCCTGCTAACCCGTATACCTATCGTCGATGGTATCACGAAGATATACATAATGATAAATTACTAATTACAATAGGCGATAGCTGGACCTGGGGAGACCACCTAGGTTGCATCGACTGGGAACGGGCAAGTGACGATCCTGTTCGCCTTACACAAATATTCGGGCGTAAGTTAGCAGATCAAATGGGCGCAAGTTGGGTTAATATTGCTAAACCCGGCTGTAGCAACTATTGGATGCTAGAACAGCTAGGAGCAATAGAACCATATCTTTACGACTATAAAGAAGTTCATGTTGTTATTACCTTAACAGAAGATCTACGCGAAGCCACTTACAACCGTGTAGTAGACCTAACACCGCAATATACAAAATTCTGGGATTCAAGCAACAGCCTCAAACAATTTCTAGTGCAAGTTGAACAATACTTGTTTAACAATCTAGAAGCAATATTTAATAGACATCCAATGATCGATTGGTATGTAAGTAGGGCGTTTACAGATAGTTGGGCAGAAAATCCTAAACTATTTCTATTAGATAAAACCTGGTGCGATGTGATACAGGATCGGGTTGACTTTGACAACTATCAAAAGCCTGTGCCGTTTATTGGGCAAATGAGCATTACTCCTCTGACTGAAAAGTTTATTAAAGATGATGTAACTCGTAAAGCTGAGTTCTTAGATATCATGGATCGTGTGGGCACACGTTGGAACTTTCTGGGCACTAGCGAATACAACCTCAAAGGCAGCACCTGCCATCCTAACTCTGCAGGACACGCACTTTGGGCCGACTATCTTTTCTCCAAATTACGGTAAATATAATGTTCGCTCTTAATTGAGAGTTTACGCAGCGCCACTGCGTAGGCCTAGAACGCCAACTTAAGGAGAAATAAAATGGCAAGAGGCGCATTAAAAATTACAAAAACAGAATCTGCAAACGGGCAGATGCATGACCGTTATGTTATGCCAACACAAATTCCAGCTGGTACTTACGTAGGTGGTACAGGTGGTCTAACTAGCCAAACTGGCCGTCAGATTCAACCACAGGTTTTTCTAACTGGCGGATCATCTGGTAACGGTTCTATTAAAGCACAAAAAGGTCGCAAAGATTTCTTAGTAACCGATGGTACACGTACAGGACAATGTCAACTAGTTAACTCTGGTACATTGGCCGCAGGTCAAATGTACATTTTAGTTACATTGGCCGATGCAAGCACTTTCTATGCAGCACGTATCACTAACAAATTTGTATGGGACTGGTCTGGTAACAAATATCGTTATCACCTAGCCGCAGCAACAACTAGTAACAAATATGTTACAGATTACGCCGCCGGTACAACTGGTTTTGTACAAGTAGCATACGCTTAAGGAGTCTAAGAATGGGACGCCCTTTAAGTAAACAACAATTATTCGGTGCAGATTCAGGTAATAACCTTAAAGTACAATTTCACAACGGTACAGCCAGCGTGAAAGGTTATATTCTTGAGCAGACAGGCTCTAAGAGATTTAAGTGTATCGACACCAACGGTAATACTGCCGTTTGCTATTTAAAAGACAAAGCAAGTGCAGACTTGCAACCAGGTGAAATGTCTATTTCGTTTAAATATGATGATGGCACAGTTCAACAAGCAACAAAAATTAACCGTCATCGTATTACGGTAGTATATGGTGGAAGCCGCCAAAGTTTCCCATGGAACTTTAGCACAAGTACCACTGACGGGTATTGGCAAGTTGAAGAAGCTGGTACTAACTCTGCAATGGCAAGTGCCACTGATTTAGAAGGTGATGACATAAACGGTGACTACCCAGTCCCCGGATCCGGCGATACGCCATATCAACTTGGTGCAGCCGCCTTATCAGGTGTTACATACGCAAACATTGGTACACCATACAACCCAGGTGGAAACGTTGCGAGTGTATCTAACTCTGCATCGGGATTGTGGAGAACCAAATATGATGGTAACTTTACTGCCGCAAGTAACTCACTTCCAGCAACATGGAACTATAGTTTCTTTGATACAGCAACAGCAATCAAATCTATCGCTGATACCTATGTAAGTTGGGGACAACAATCAGACGGTCCGGGCCTAGGCGAAAGTTTGTTCAGTATGGAATGGAAAGGGTATGTGCAAGTTCCAACTACACAAAACTATAACTTCTACGCCGAATCAGACGATCATATAGCTATGTGGATTGGCACAGCCGCAACCGGAACACCGGCTAACGCCACACGTTTGTTAGGCAGCAACAACAAGTCAATGCCCAGCAATGCAGCCACATCGGGTGTATACGGTGCTAACTCTGTAACACTAACAGCAGGTCAATGGTATCCAGTTCGTATTTGGTTCAGTGAACACACTGGCGGATGTAAAGCACAAGTATATGCACAAGGTGCCAACGGCGCCAAGTTTGCAGGTAGCGAACTAACATGGGCTTATAACACAGCAACGGGCGGTTTCTAATCGTTTAAACTGTAAAATCAAAATAGCAGCTTCGGCTGCTATTTTTTTGAAATTTTATTCTGTTTGTTTGGGCTAAATATACTAAAACAGGGTTTTCAGAATGGCAACGTACAAAAAAGTCGCAGGTGATTACACAATACAAAGTATTGGTGGAAATGTCACTATTGTTGGTAACTTGACAGTTACAGGGACACAGACCACTGTGGCCAGTACAAATACGTCTGTAGATGATAACATTATTACACTGAACAAAGGCGAAACGGGCGCCGGAGTTACTGCGGTATACTCGGGTATTGAAATTGACAGGGGGTCATCTGCTACAACATCTATTAGATGGAATGAAGCATATGATCAATGGCAGTTAACTACAGATGGATCAACATTTGCTAATATCGCTACATCTAGCTCAACTGGCGGGTTAACATTAAACTCTAACCTAGATATGTTAGGGTACACATTATATTCATCAACCGCAGCCAATGTAACCGTTGACAGCAATCTTGCTATACAAAACACCGCAGTTGTTCCCACAGCAGTAAGTGGATACAACGTAGTTTATAGTCAGACACCGGGCGGCGGCGGTTCGGGACTATATGTAACAAACACAACATTGGCTGCACAAGAGTTGGCCACGCAGGCCGCAGCAATTAAGTACAGTATTATTTTTGGATAAGGTAAATTAAATGGCTATACAAAATACCAGATTAACAAGCGGAACCGCAGCTAACATTTATGCTAGCTCTGGTAGCAGTGCAATTACAACAATTCATTTGTGCAATACAACAGGTGCAACAGTGACCTGCAACGTATACATGGTAACAGGGTCTGGCGTTATTGCTAACGCTAACAATGCCATTTACACCAACGTAAGTATCACAGCACAAAATACATACATCATTTACGCTGAAAAATTTATTTTAGCAAACGGTGATAGCATTCGTGCAAATTGTAGCGCAGGTGACAGTGTAACAGCAACAGTAAGTTCGATTGGAATTTAATAATGGGACGACTACTTAAAAACCCAGACATCACCCCAGGTGTACTTGGTGTTAGACTTCCTATTGCAACATCTGCTCTAGGTGATGCACCAGTAGATGGAGTGGTTCGATTTAACCAAACTAACAATAAGGTTGAATTTTATTACAACGGATCATGGAATCAAATTGCCAAGATTGGTACAGTACAGCTAGTTGTTGATGACTTAACTGGAGACGGAAGCTCTGTTGACTTTACTATGGCACAAGCTGAGTCAGATGCTAGTGCAATTGCAGTATTCATTGGTGGTGTATATCAACAGCCGGTTACTAACTACAATGTTAACGGCACAACTAACATAACATTCACAAGCCCACCGCCGGCCCCAGGAGTAAACCCAAACCGCATTACCATTATACACAATATTAACAGCACTGATGCTGCATAAGGAGTGTAAATGGCAATAGGGCGCATTACCGGACCAATGTTGTTTAGCAACCTGGAACGCCAGGGTGTTAATCTTGCTATTGACGGGAATTTAATATATGCTGATGTGTCTTCACGTCGTGTTGGCATTAATAATTCTAGCCCTGCCTATAGTTTTGATAGTCCCGGTAATGTTAAACTTGCTAACCTTATAATACTTGGTAATACAATTACTAGTAATACTGGTAAAGTAGGACTAGGATCAATTAGTAATGTAATTGTCACTGGCGGTAATGCGTATGATATTGTATATACAGATGGTAACGGTAATTTAAGTTGGGGTAACTTACAAACTCTAACAAACCTTGAAGGATTTGAGGGCGATAATATCCCCTTAGGAACTAACACAACAGGTTCTTTTAGTAATGCATTAACATTTACTACAACAACAAAGATTACTGATGCTATTGCAGGATTAAATGAACTGCTAGGTAATATTACCGACAGCTCTGGTACAACTATTCATGTTGCATCTGCAACAGTAAACGGCGTTGATGTTTACAGCAATTTAAGTTCAACAGCCTCTAACGTAAGCGCCTTACAAGCAACAACCGCAGTACATACAACATGGCTAGGTAACTTAGATGCAAACCTAGGTACAACTACTACAAACATTACTACATTGTTTAGTAATGCAGCCACGCAGGCTACTGCAATTAATAATATCGATGCCAATGTAACAGCAGCTAATTCTGCAATATCAACATTACAATCAAATGTTTCAACATTGTTTAGTAATGCCGCAGTACAGGCCACGTGGTTAGGTAATTTAGATGCTAACCTGGGCACAGCAACAACAAACATTACTACATTGTTTAGTAATGCTGCTACACAGGCAACTAGTATTAATTTATTAAATGCTAACGTCTCTGCAGCCAACGCAGCAATCGCAACATTACAAACACAGGTATATTCAAACGCAAACGTTGCTAGTTATCTAACAATATTCAACGGAAATATCAATGCCGGTAATGTAATGTTAAGCGGCAACTTGCATACTGATTATATTGGATCTAATGTAACATCATCTGTTAGTTTTGTTGGATCAAGTGCAATTAAGTTACCAGTGGGAGATACTGCACATAGACCTTCAGGGGTACCAGGATATACTAGATTTAACACAGATAATTCAACAGTTGAGTATTACAACGGTAGTGTGTGGATATCAGTTACAAACACCGTAACAGATCAAACAATTACCGGCGACGACACAAATAATGTATTCACGTTAGATCAAACAGCTACAAATACTAGTATTCTAGTAAGCATTAACGGTACTATACAACAGCCCGGTGTGGCTTATACAGTTAGTGGAACACAAATTACTTTTGCTGAAGTACCAACATCAACTGACGTAATTGACATTAGATTCTTAGGTGGTGTTGTAAGTATGAATACAACATTGTCTGATGATTTAACAGTATCAGGTAATATTACACTTAGTGGTATATTATCGGCACCACAAGCAACAAAAACAAGCACAGCACCTGGCACAACGGGACAAATTTGCTGGGATGCTAATTATATCTATGTTTGTACAGCTACAAATACATGGAAACGTAGCCCGTTAACTGGCGGCTACTAAAATCAATCAACTTAATTATTTTATAGCCCGCAAGCTATAAACCTTTCCTTTTGGCTAAATACACTATAATTGGAGCAGTGGGAAATGGCCGTTACCAGAATTAAGAATAATCAGATTACAGACTCAACAATTACCTATGTCAAATTGGCACCGGGTACCTTAGTTGGATCTGTATTTAATGCAAACCTAACATTAAACTCAAACGTTACTATCCTTGGTAACTTAACTGTGGCAAATAGCTTTGCACAGCTAAACTCAATTAACACCTACATTAATGACCCGATTGTTGTGTTTAACAACAATTATGCTGGGTCTCCAACATACGATATTGGTATGTTGGTTAACCGTAACCTAAGCAGTTTAGCGCCATATGGTTCTGTAAACGCAGCATGGGTATGGAAAGAAGCAGATGCAGCGTTTGAAGCCATAATGACCACTGAAACTGGCACAACCGCTGGTGCTATTAATAACACTGGATTTGCTAACGCAAAACTTGGTAATACAACAGTAGTTTCTGGTACAGTAACAAATAGTTTAACGGTTGGCACAACACTAGGTGTAACTGGCACATCTACTTTGGATACAACAAATATTTCCGGTGTGTTAACAGGCACAGGTAATATTGTTGCTGCAAGCAGTGCAGTAAGCACAAGTTCTACTACTGGTGCGCTAGTAGTAGTTGGTGGCATGGGTGTAGCCGGAAGAACAAACTTGGGTGGTAACGTAATACTTTCAAGTAGTGTAGATACAACAAGTGCAACCACTGGCGCATTAATAATTACTGGCACCGGCGGTGCATCTATTGCAAGTAATTTATATGTTGGCAACAACATGTATATTGGTAGTACATCATTTAGTAAAAACTTAACTGCTCCGGCTATTATTGCAGTTGACAACGGGTCAACATACGCTCAAATAGCAATGGTTAACAGTGCAGGATCAGGATCATCTGACTTTGCAGCCTATGCTGATAACGGAACTGATTCTGGGGGCTGGGTTGATGTTGGTATAGCCGGATCAACATTTAGCGATGGCAACTATACAATTACAGCACCACAAGACGGATATTTAATTACTCGTCCGTTAAGCAGCACATACGGCGGTAATTTAGTAATCGGTACCAGCGAAGCAGGTAGCTATAACGATATTGCAATTAGTGTAGGATCATTTTTCTCAAACGCCGAAGTTGCACGTTTCCATGGCAACGTAAGTAATGGCGGTTATTTAATATTAAAGCAAACTACAGCAGCAACTAGTTCAACAACTGGTGCATTGCGTGTCACTGGAGGCGCTGGTATATCGGGCGCATTATACACAGGCGGAATAATTAATGCCGCTGGCAACATTGTGGCAGCAAGTGGCACAACTAGTTCAAGTACAACTACAGGTGCATTAGTAGTTGCAGGTGGAGCTGGCATTAGTGGCGCATTAAACGTCGGTGGTACTAGTTCACAGACTGGTGCTGCAACATTTGGTTCTACCATAACTGCTAGTGGTAACGTTGTAGCAGCCAGTGGTACAGCAAGTACAAATACAACCACAGGTGCATTAGTAGTTGCAGGCGGCGCCGGTGTTAGTGGTGCAATTTATGCCGGTAGTATTCAAAATACACCAATTGGGTCTAGTACAGCAAGCACTGGTGCATTTACAACATTAACTGCTAGCAGTTCATTTACCAGCACTGGTAATATTGTTGCTGCCAGCGGAACAAGTAGTTCAAGTACAACCACGGGAGCAATTGTATCAACTGGTGGTATAGGTGTAGCAGGAGCCGCATATATCGGCGGCGTTATTAACGTAGCAGGAGCCGCGACATTACAATCAACACTAGGCGTAACTGGCATATCCACACTAAGTGGAAACGTTGTAGCAGCCAGTGGTACGGCAAGTACAAACACAACTACAGGCGCTTTAGTAGTAGTTGGCGGGGCAGGCATATCCGGTGCAATTAATGTAGGAGGCGTAGCCTCAGTAACTAACGCAACTGAATCGACTACTAGTTCCAATGGTGCATTAATTGTTTCCGGTGGTGCTGGCATTACTAAAAACTTGAACGTCGGTGGCAATGCAATTATTGCAGGTAACCTAACAGTTCAAGGTACAATGACTGCTATTCAATCTACTACACTTGATGTAACGGACTTGAATATTACAGTAGCCAAAGGTGCAGCGAGTGCTGCCGCTGCAAACGGCGCAGGGCTAACAGTTGATGGCGCAAGTGCTACATTGTTATATACTTCTGCAACAGACAGTTGGAACCTAAACAAACAATTAATTGGTACAGGCGCATCATTTAGTAACAGCACTGCAAGCACAAGCACAACTACAGGTGCATTAGTAGTAACAGGTGGTGTTGGCATCGGCGGTGTTTTACAAACAGGCGGTAACATTGTTGCAGCCAGCGGCACAGCTAGCGGTGGCACTACAACAGGTGCCCTAGTAGTATCAGGTGGCATTGGTGTATCTGGTGCAATTAATGCTGGCGGCACAGCAGTAATCGGTGGTAACTTATATGTCAATGGCGTGGGTACGCATATTAATAGTACAAAGGTAACAATTCAAGATCCGATTATTGAATTGAATACTGGAGCCAACGGCGCAGCCATAGCCAGCAATGTGAAATTCTTTGATTCTGGTATGAGAGTGCATTTCTGGAATCCGGCAATCAGTGATGAGTCATCTGCGTTCTTTGGTCGTACAGCAGACACTGGCCACTTTGAATGGTATGAATTTGTTAGTCCAGTAACTGGTGAAAATGGTAACATTATCACCGGCACATATGGTACAATAAAAACTGGCCAATTTATAGCAGCCAACACAACAGTATCAACAAGTACTTCATCGGGTGCGTTAGTAGTATCAGGTGGCACCGGAATTGCTGGTGCGTTAAACGTTGGTGGTGGTATCCAAGGTGTAATTGGTAACGTTACTCCAGAATCTGGTGCATTTACTACATTAACATCAAGCGGTACATTTATCTCCGGTGGCAATATTGTTGCAGTCAGCGGAACAGCTAGTACCAGTGATACAACAGGTGCATTAGTTGTTAAAGGTGGCATCGGTGTTAGCGGTAACATTGTTACTGGTAAAGAAGTATTAGTAGGTAATACTCTAACAGTTACTGGTACAACTACATTAAATTCTACATTAAGTGTAGCTCAAGCTGCAACATTCACGCAGACTGGCGTATTCAATGGTAACCTAGTTGCCGCAAGTGCAACAGAGAACACTGGTATTGGTATTGGTGCATTAGTTGTATCTGCTGGTGGTGCAAGCATTGCAGGTAACGCATACATTGGTAACAACCTATACATTGGTTCTGCTTCTTATAACGTAAATGTTGGCACTCCAACAATTATTGCAACAGACAACGGTGTTAACTATGCTCAAATTGCATTAAAGAACACTAACAGTTATGGTTCTTCAGACTATGCTGCCTACTCTGACATTGGTACAGACGCCGGTGGTTGGGTTGACATGGGTGTTGCTGGTTCTGGATTTAACGACGGCAACTATACAATTACTAAACCACATGATGGTTATTTGTTTACTAAGCCAACTGATAATTCATATGGCGGCAACTTAGTAATTAGTACTAGTGATTTTGGTAGTTACAAAGACATTGTAATTGGTTCCGGATCATTCCACGCCAACGCAGAAGTTGCACGTTTCCATGGCAACTCAAGCAACAGTGGTACATTTGTTGTTAAATTGCCAACAAACAATACTAATACAGCCAATACTGGTGCGTTCCAAGTATGGGGTGGCACAAGTATAAGTGGTAACACATATCACGGTGGTGCAACCGTACTAAACGGCAGTCAAACTGCTGGGTACGATACTATTATCCGAGGTAAGAACGATACTACGCTGTTATGGGCTCGTCCAAGCGCAACTTACGATCAAGTTTTAATCGGTAACAGTGCAACAGCAAGTACGTTTGTAACTGGTGCAAAATTACAGATCAACACAACAGACTCAATCTTGCTACCAACAGGTACAAGTGCTCAGCGTCCTGGTAGTGCCGGCGGAACAGATACAGTTGGTATGTTCCGTTATAACACTACACTAGGTGCAATCGAATACTACGGTGGATCTACCCCTGGATGGAACTTGGTAAGTAGTCAGTTTACTGTTATTGCAGTTGATACATTTACAGGCGATGGTAGCACAGTGGCCTTTACTATGGCAGGTAGTTCTACTACTGCCGCAGTTATGGTTGCAATCAACGGTGTGTTACAACAACCTACTGTTGCATATAGTGTAAGTGGTGCAACATTAACATTTACAGAAGCTCCATCAATAGGTGACACAATCGATGTACGTAGATTAACAACTACACAAACCGTGACTGGTATTGCTAGTGTTAACGGTTACATGCAGTTCCAAGTTGATAACAATGGTGCATACGTATACACAGGTAGTTCTAGTACTACAGCAACAACGTACTGGGATACCACAGGTGGACAAGTTAGTGCTATAGCCAACGTAAGTGTTGCTAGTGCAAATACCGTAACTACACTTGACAGCTTTAGCAGCAACAGTTATAGAACTGCTAAGTACATTATTCAAGTTAAGAATGGTGCAAACTATCAAGCACAAGAAGTTCTAGTTGTAACAGACGGAACAACAGCCACACAAGTAACATACGCTGTGGTACAGACAAGCGGAAACTTAGGTGTAGTTGCTGCATCGCAATCTGGGTCAACAACAACGTTGAGCTTTATTGCAACTAATGCAACTAACACAGTAAGAATCCAGAAAGATTATATAGCAATCTAAACCTTTAACGGGGAATATGGAACCGAAGGAAAATAAAAAATGGCAAATGGTAATTTCGTAGTACAAAACGGACTTCAAGTAGGTGCGTTGACAATTAGCGCAACAGATGGCAGTTTAAGTACATCAGGCCCGATAACTTCTACTAGTACAAGTCCAACAGTAATTGGATCAGCAAACTTAGTAGCAGGATCGGGCACAACCAGTTCGAGTACAACTACAGGTGCTTTAGTAGTAGTTGGTGGTGCTGGTGTATCCGGAGCAGTAAACATAGGTGGTATAGCAACAGTATCAGGTAACGTTGTAGCAGCATCAACAACAGCAACATCAAGTACCACTACAGGTGCTTTAGTAGTTGCCGGCGGTGCAGGTATTGGGGGTGATTTGCGTGTTGGCGGCAACTTATATGCAGCAAGTTTGAACACTGTAAGTTCTTCTCAATTAAACGTTACTGCACCATTGGTTTACTTAGCAGCCAACGCATATCCATATAACTTTGATATTGGTATGTACAGTCACTTTGTTGGCGGTGGGTCAAACATTTACCAACACACTGGTGTTGTACGAGCTTTCTCTAGTAATACCTGGAACTTTTTTAGCAACGTGGCAAGTGAACCAACAGGCACAGTTAACTGGTCTGACGCAGGTTTAGTTTGGGACACAATTAAAGCAGGACACATTTTACCTGGTGCTAACGTAACCTATAACTTAGGATCATCTACTACTTGGTGGAATACATTCTATGGTATTGCTACCCAGGCCAAATATGCTGACTTGGCAGAAAACTATCAAGCTGATGCTCAATATGCCGCAGGACAGGTACTTGAATTTGGCGGTACAGCAGAAGTTACATTAGCAACACCGGATACAAAGCGAGTAGCTGGTGTTGTATCTACAAACCCTGCTCACTTGATGAATGGTGGCTTACAAGGTACAAACGTAGTTCCATTGGCTCTAACAGGTCGTGTACCATGTAATGTAATTGGCCCAGTTGCCAAAGGTGACTTAATGGTTAGTGCAGGATTTGGTTACGCTAAAACAAATAACAATGCCCAAATTGGACAAGTTATCGGTAAAGCACTTGCAGATTTTGGTGGCGCAAAAGGCCAAATCGAAGTAGTTATCGGAAGAGTATAAACAACTCATACTAAAAGATGAAGGGCTTCGGCCCTTTTCTTTTTAACTAAATACTGAGTATTAGTGGATAAGCTATGGCATTAACAAGACCAAAAATTAAGGATATTGACACAAGTATAATTGGATTTACTGACCCAATTACAGTTCTGCATCAAGGTGCAACCAGTGCCAACGTCGACGTTGGATTCTTGTTTAATCGAGCAAATGGTCTAGTTAGCAATGTAGCACTATACTGGAGCGAGAGTGCTCAAAGCATGGTTGTAGCCTATACAAACAATGCCGGCGTAACTAATACTAATGTATCAGCAACTAGCTACGCAAACGTCACTGTGGGAAATATCAGTGCCAATGCTTTCTATTTTGCAAATGGTACTCCGTTTGTAAGCAGTAGCTATGGTAACGTTCAGATGTTAGCTAACTTAGCCGCCAATGTTAATACAGTAACGTTTGGTGGTAACATATATGCTAACACAGCAGGCACAACTACTACAGTTGCTAATCTAGTGACTACCAGTGGCGTATATTGGGCTAACGGCAGTCCTTATAGTAGTGGCAGTGGCGGCGGCAGTGGCATTACATATACTGCATCAACAACAGCACCAACAAGTCCAAAGACCGGAGATCAATGGTATTACACAACAGGTGATATTTTGTATGAATATCAAAACGTTAGTACTGGTAGTTTTTGGGTTGATATAACAAGCCCAACTATAAGTAGCGGAACAGTTACTATACCCGGCGGGGATGTACTTAGCCCATTCTTGTTAATGGGGACATAAGGAAGAAAATGGCAACAACATATAAAGTACTGGGACAGATTAACCCAACGGCAAACATATTAACTACGGTATATACAGTACCCGCGGCAACACAAACAGTGATTAGTACCATTGCAGTATGTAATCAAAGCGCCAACGCAACAACATTTAGTATAGCAGTACAGCCAGGAAATGCTGCTATCTCAAGCAAACACTATATTAACTACAATACTCCTTTGCCAGGCAACGATACAATTACGCTGACCATTGGTATGACTCTAGGTAATACTGATGTATTGAGTGCAAACGCTGGTATTGGTAATGTATCAATAAGTGCATTTGGAAGCGAGTTGTCATAATGGGTGTTCGAGCATCTAGTACACGTAGAACACAGGCTGCTAGTGCTATTAGTGGGCAAACAGTAGATATCTACACGCCTACTGGTATTTCGGTGTCTGGAGCTAAGATAAATGCTTCGTCAACAATTAATTTGGGAGTAGTGGCTCCGGGCACTAGTGCTTCAGTTTCAACGGTTACAGTTGCAAGTGGCCCAACTATTGCTAACGTTCAGTATTTAGACTCTAACAATGCTGTTATTGTTGGCTATATTGCGGTGAGCACAGCAGGCGGAAATATATTAATTAATGGCACTAACTTTGTTGCCAATAGTAATGTCTATATTAATAATACTCTGGTATCAAACACATTTATTAGCTCATCTCAGATACGTGCTATTTGTCCCGCAGCAAGTGCAGGTAACGTTAATTTGATGATTTTTTCGCCAACCAACGTTGGAACAATTACCACAAACGGTGTACGGTATTCTGGTGTTCCGAGTTGGACCACAGCCGCAGTAAGTTTTCAAAACGGGGCAGCAGGTAACGTTTCATTGGTAGCATCAAGTGATAGCACGTTAACGTATACACTACAGGCAGGTAGTACATTGCCCACTGGAATCAGCTTAGTAAGTGCCGGTTATTTAAGCGGTACACCAACAGGATATGTTGCAAATACAACAGGTACAATTGTTCTTATTGCAACTGACCAAGAAGGGCAGGCTACACAGCAAACTATTACTTGGACTGTTGCAGTATCTGACCCACAGTTTAATTATACCACACTTTTGTTAAACGGCGACACTGGTAATAATACTGCCAATGCTGCAACTAACAATACTTTCTTAGATAGTAGCACAAATAACTTAACAGTTACTCGTGCAGGAAGTGCAACACAAGGAACATTTAGTCCATTCAGTGCCACAGGATGGAGTCAATATTATACTCCTTCTACTACATCATACTTAAATGCATCTATAACCGGCGGGCTCGGAGCGGGAGATTTTACAATAGAAGGCTGGGTAATGTTTAGTGTTATAGGTAGCAATAATGGTATCTTTCAAATATCATCTGGTGGATATCTACCAAGTAACTCTACTAATGCAGTAGCATTGTCAACGTATAATAATTTATGGCACCTTTTTCAAGGAAATAGTGGTGATCCCAGTGGGATTGGCACCACCCCTGCAATAAATCAGTGGTATCATTTTGCAATGGTTAAATCGGGTAGCACCTTTAAGACCTATATCAACGGTATTCAGATATATTCTGCAGCCGACACTACCAACTATACATCTACAACTTATTTGTCTATTGGGGCATACTATAGTACAGGCTACCCATTTAGCGGAGGATCCATATCTAATTTTCGTATTGTTAGGGGAACGGCTCTATACAGTGGCTCGAACACCGTAACAGCCAACTTTACTCCGCCAACTGGGCCATTAACGGCAATTGCAAACACAGTGTTCTTAGGGCTACAATCTAATAGATTAATAGATAATTCAACAAACAATTTTGCAATTACTCCAACTGGTAGTATTTCGGCACAGGCATTTAGTCCATTTGCACCCGCAAACTCTTATGCACCTGCAACTAATGGTGGCAGTGCATATTATAACGGCGCTGGCACTGACTACACTTCAGTGGCTAATAACGCTGCTTGGGCAACATTACCGGGAGATTTTACTGTTGAAGCTTGGTTTTATCTCACAAGTTTAACAAACAGTCAGCAGATTATTTTTACACAACGTAGCAGCACTACCCCATACGTTCCGTATCTGTTCTGGACTGGTGCAGCTAGTGGCGGGACCACTACTATTACAATGTATTCTAGTTCTAACAATGGTAGTTGGGATATTATCAATGCTACTACTGTTGCATCTGGTATTACAGCAGGGCAATGGTATCACTTTGCATTTAGCCGTAGTGGATCTACTAATAGGATATTCTTAAATGGTACTCAAACTTATACCTACACTAATTCGTCTTCGTTTAGTAATACTGGCACATTTAATTTAGGACTATCGCCGGGCGAAACAAATACTTCAACTCAAGGCTATGTCACTGATGCCAGAGTAGTTAAAGGAACAGCATTATATACGGCAGCATTTACACCCCCTACTGCTCCGCTAACAGCAGTGGCAGGAACCGGTCTGCTTATGAATATGACCAACGGTGGTATTGTTGATGCACACGCTTCAGGCGACATAGTAACAGTAGGTAGTGCAAAATTAAGTACAGCAACTACAAAATTTGGCACTGCCAGTATGAGTTTCAATGGCACTACTGATTATCTTACTAATTTGGCATCTACTCCGTTGTATGCGTTTGGAACTGGAGACTTTACTGTTGAGTTTTGGGTCAACTTTAACAGTACCACGGGTAGACAAGACCTACTTTGGTTATCTACTACAAATGCCGCAACTGACCGTATGGGTATTCTATGGAATCAAGTTGCTGGTAATTTTACCTATTATATTTCACCGACTGTTGCTGCCGCTATTTCTGGTCCCGCAACTCCTAGCACAGGAACTTGGTATCACATAGCGTTGTCTAGAGCTTCGGGTAGTTCTAAATTGTTTGTCAACGGTACACAGGTAGGTTCTACATACTCAGATAGTAGAAATTATAGTGTTCCATATTCTCTTTATGTTGGTCGAGATACTAACGCCTCATCTAGTTATTTCAGTGGATATCTAGATGACATAAGGATAACTAAAGGTTTTGCACGATACACAGCAAACTTTACGCCTCCTACGTCGGCTTTCCAGGGCCAATAAATATAGCATAAGGAACAAATAATGGCATTCCCGGCAAGTCCAACGAATAATCAAGTTGTAACAGTTAATAACATTGCCTACATCTATTCAACTGCTAACAACGCTTGGACTCGAACTGTAGGTGGTAATATTGTTATCGGCAACGGAACAGTTACAAGTACAAGTACAACCACAGGTGCTTTAGTAGTTCAGGGCGGTACAGGGATCACCGGCGATTTGCGTGTTGGTGGAAATATCTATACTGCAAACTTAATTGCATCTTCTACTTCACAGTTAACTATCACAGACCCAATGGTCTATTTGGTATCCAATACACTATACCCATGGAACTATGATACTGGTTTGTTTAGTGACAGTATTGGTGGCCCAGCTAACGTCTACGCTCACCATGGTGCTGTTAGAAATTATTCTACAGGTACTTGGACATTCTTTAGTAACGTACAATCAGAGCCGGCGGCTACAATTAACTGGTCCGATGCAGGTATTATTTACGATGCTGTAAAAGCTGGTTCGTTAACAGTTTCTAACACAACTACTAGCACAAGCACAACAACCGGTGCATTAGTTGTATCTGGCGGCGCCGGTATTGCTGGTAACTTACGCATTGGTGGACAAACACAACACGGCACCGGTACCTTCTTAAAAGGGTCTGCGACTGCACAAGGTGAAGTTAACTTTGACAATGGTACTACAGATAGCCCGGGTGTAAACTTTTATTATGCAAACAATCAAAATTTTGGTATTGATGCAGCATCATCTACTTTACGTTTTGTTGCAAACATCAATGAATCGAATAGCACAGTACTTGGTAGTTTCAATAACCTAGGTGTATTTACTGTAGGCATACAAAACCAGACAGTTGCTATTGCCAATGGTGGTACAACTGGCACCGGTAATATTGGTGCTACTGGTGCAGCATTTAACACCGTGTTTGCTAAGGCAACAACAGCACAATATGCGGACTTGGCAGAAATATATGAATCGGACCGAGTGTATGAGCCCGGGACTGTGGTAATATTTGGCGGTACAAAAGAAATTACATCAACAAATAAAACCCATGACACTAGAGTAGCCGGTGTTATATCTACAAATCCTGCTTATTTGATGAATAGTGAAGCAAAAGGCATGCCGGTGGCATTTACAGGTCGTGTTCCTTGTAAAGTACACGGCCCTGTAACAAAAGGTGATGTACTGGTAACAAGCGCATATACAGAATATGCAGAACGTATAAACAAAAATTTATACCAACCTGGCTGTATTCTTGGTAAGTCATTGGGAGAAGTTGCAGATAACGAATTTGCAATCATCGAAGTAGTAGTTGGGCGATTCTAATAGAAAAAGTCCATAAATACGCTATAGGATAATGGTATGCATAAACTAAAACAAATCTATCGCGAAACATACGCCGGGGAAAACGTAGTTACTAGTTTGACTCTTAGTGACAATAACTGGGATCCAGTAACAGAACACGTTCCAAACAGAGTTTTTAACACTCACACCACTAGTCAAGCTGTTTGTATTGGCAATGGAGAAAGCCGGTTAGGGTTTGATTTAAATCTTATTGCAAGACACCGCGGAGGTATTCTTGGTGCTGATAAATTGCAGAGTTATGGATGCAATGCATTATATCGTGAATTCCCTCCAGATTTTTTAGTTGCCACTAGCAGCATGGTGCAAGAACTTGCCGAATCAGGATATTGTGTATCACACATTGTCTATACCAATGGTCAACATATCATTGATTATCCTGATAAATTCTATTTAATTCCACAGAATCCATCTTATAATGCTGGTGCTATTGCAGCCTATCTAGCTTGTTTTGACGGTCACACAAAAGTTTATTTACTAGGCTACGACTTTAACCATGGCGTTGAACCGACAAATAATATATACAAAGATACTAGAGGATATGCATCATCTGCAGAAATGCAGGATAATACAAAATTCTGGGCAATGACATTAATAGAAGTGATAAAAACTTACCCAGCAGTTGATTTTGTTAGGGTTATGCCAACTAAGGAATATTGGTTACCAACGGAATTACAAGCGTTACCAAACTTCCGTCAAATTGACACTAGAGAATTTGTAGTTGAAGCTGATATTGGCTAATTAAGAATATTTTCTAAAGTCTTAATTTTCTTTTTAACTATTTCAAAGTTAAAACTTCTCCAAAGGCCCGGATGTAAGGGCTTTGGATGATCATTTAGTTCTACCCAGCAATATCCACGATGCTCATCATTGAGTTTAGGAATAAACTCATCGTCTACACTTACTAGAAATGTGTAGTAAACAAACTTCTGATTATCGGCAGTAAATGTTTCTAATGGAATAAATTTCTTATGAGAGAAATCTCGATCGATTTCTTCTTGTATTTCTCTAACAAGCCCTTGTATTACTGTTTCCCCGGCATCAACTTTGCCGCCCACGATGCCCCAAACACCTGCATGTTTGCTTTTATTCCGTAACAAGAATAAGTAACGGTTGGTTGACTGTGCATAGACTAATGCACCAACGCCTTCTGTGTGTTCCATTTTATATTACTAGGCTCCAGTAGCCTGAATCGTATAGACCTTCGTAACTCTTAACCCATTCATTACCGGTCCAACGATATTGTGTGGTTGTATTTAAGTTTGTTACATATTGTACACTAGATTCTCTAGAATCAAAAGAGACAGTCCAGTAATTTCCGTTCCATTGGATAATATCATTGGCGTTAGCAATTAAGTTAGTTCCCGCTGTTCCTGCCCAGGCCACTGCCGACTCGCTATTTGCTGCACCGATTGGATTTAGTATCAAATAACGTGTGCCTGTACTTGGAGATAATAGTCCGAGATTGTCATTACTAATGTTCTGTGGATCAATGATGGCATCAACTGGCGACATTGTGTTTGCAGGAAGTGTTGCTGGTATCGGCGTGTACAGCAATTTACTATCATCACTAGGATCAAATGCAACGGTTCCTACAATTTCGTGTGGACCGTCTGGATAATCAAACGTTAAACGAACTTGGCTTATACCATTAACAATGGTTCCGTATAGGTTAGCCATGTCTCTCCAACGAACTTTGTTGCCGTGTACTACGCCACCTGCATCTGTTGCCGAACTCTTATACAATGTTAATGTATTTCCGATATACAATACTTTGTAATTCATTGGTGTAAAGCGTTGTTGGCTAATTAATCCTTGTGATGCAGTAATAAAGTCTTCGCTTAGATCACCATTTGCATCGTAAATGTTTGCAAGGATCTGTGCAACAACGCCCATCTTCTTAACCTTAGCAGGTAGTGTTATCCAAATTGGTAATTCAAACGTTAGGGTTGCAATATCAATGCTTTCGTCTGCACCCATTGGTACTGTTCTGCTGGTATATTGTACATTGGTTAACAATGCTACACTTAAACTGGCCCAATCAAGATAGTTATCTGTACTTTGTATTTCAAATCCAGGATTAAACAAAGGAATCATCTGTTCAATCAATTGATGCTTCTGTTCTGTGTTACTAGTCCATATATCTAACTTCATTGTTAGTTTGTATGGCGCCGGCATTAAACGTTCTACAGTGTAGATTCCGTCTTGTGTTGTAGTAAATTCATGATTGACTGTATCGAAACTACGTTCTCTAACACGCATTACACTTTCGTGGTATGGATTTTGCATACGTTCACGATCATAATCTAGTGATGATATGTATGCAGCCATAGCAGGAACAGCATTCATCATGTTTTCGCTGTTGTTGCGTAGGATCATTGATGCTTGACGACTTGCATCTCCATAATAGACAGGAACAGTTTGTAATGTTCTATTGCCTTGTGCATCTTTTCCAAACTCAACTTGAAAGTTTGACACCATTCTAATAAATTGTGTCACGAATCGACGCAGTTGTCCGTCGTATGTAAACTGTACCGCTGCCATTAATTGTCTGCCTTAGGATTTAATATACTGCTTAACGGTTGTAATTCATTATATGTATTACCTTGAGCGTCAGTATATGTGTTTGAATTGTTAACATAGCCGCTACGTTGTGTGGTGTTATTTGTTGCACCAGGTGTTAAGTTAGTGCGTTGTACATCTTCTACTTTAGACCAGCGTGTGCCGTTAAATCTAAATAGTCGATTAGGTAGATAATCTAAGCGTAGGAAATAATCACCTTGGTTAGCATCAGGAGGAAATGATATACCTGATCCGGTAACTAAACCATTTGGTGCAATACCATCGCCTGTTAGGTATCCTTTTATCTTGTCCAAAGGACTAGATACACCTGAATTAACAGTTGTGCCGGTGTTGTCGGCAGTAATTGCCAATGTATCTGCGCTAATTATTGGACCAATTGGATTAGCAGAATCTTCTGTAGTAGGCAATGTATAGAATGGCTCTGTGCTATAGCCAGACTTTGGAACATCTAGTTCGGCCTGTGCCACAATAGCATCATTAATTGCTTGGTATTTGTCTAATGTACTTAAAATCTGACCAACTGGAGTAGTAGTGTTGGGACCGGCAGCAATATTATCAATAATGTCTTTGTATTCTTGGCTATCCACTAACGGATTCAGCTTAACACGCCACAAGTGTGGCCACCAAGTCGGACTAAAACCTTCGCTAGCAAAGCTAGTATCAGCAACAACATAGTAACGTTTTAGTGCTGCTGGAACGTCCTGATCCAAAGAGTCGTAATCTTTCAAGTGTTGTAGTTCTAATACGTCACCTGACATTAGTTTGCGACCTAAAATATCTACCATGTCTCGCAAATGAAACACCATAAACAGTGTACCAGTTTGTAAAAACAGTCCAAACTGACTTAAATCAAAGTCACTGTCGGCACGTTGATAGATGCCACGCATTTTATAAACATCCGGATCATATTTGCGATCTCGGTTTTCTATCCAAAGCAAGTCTTGAATGTTTAATTCGCTTTGATTTGTATAATCGGGTTTCGTAGGATCTGTGCTACCAGTTTGTTCTACTGGTCCTAGATATTTGTTAACCAAAATGCCTGTACCGCCAATGGTAAACATCTCGCTAATTCTGCGATCAATAAATTTATAATCGTTACTGTGACGACCGTCTTTCCAAAGACTTAATCTTGCCATGTTTAGTCCCTAATGTTGTATTTATGGGCTTGGCAGTTTATCCATTTTATCGTATAATGCTGACATGCAAGCGCACCACCACCAAAATCACCTTAAATTGGACGAGTGTTTAACAGCACTACAGTCAATATCTGATATACGTGCTAAAAGTGCAATGTGGAAGTTCTACAATGTAGTACGAAAGTACTGGGCAGAGCTAGACACAGAAATGATTGCCTGCAGGCGCCGTGGCGTTTTTACAACAAAATACCGGGAAATTGAGGAAAAGTTTAACGAAAGTATTAAACATTTCCAGCAATATAGTTTAATTGCTGTGCTAACATACAGCTAATCCAAAACTGTGCTATAATTAAGCTATGAACTTACACATCCGCGCAAAAACTAATCGTTTGTTTCAGATCATTGACATGGCTGTGCCATTCTATGCAGAAGAACTCAAGTTGTTAAACAACAAATTTGATCTTTATGTATACTCTGTCAAGGGTTTGATTAAAGATCAAGGTGCCCGGGGCATGTGCCAAATGGACGATCCTGTTAAGGGCCGTAAGCAGATTGTGATATTTGTAGACAGCTCATTGAAGTTTGACTCATTGATTCAAGTACTAGCACATGAAATGATTCATGTTAAGCAAATGGTCAAAGGGCACTACTGGTTCTTTGTTGACGAGTATGACGGTGACACACATTTTTGGTTAGGCAAACAGGTCAACGCAGAGTATTGGGACCGCCCATGGGAACGTGAGGCATGGAGCCGAGAAAAACTGCTCACTGTAAAATTCGAACAATTATTTTACAAAATATTAGAAAATGCATAAAATATACTGGACAGACAAAATTGGTCGCGAACACAGTTTGTTCCGAACAGAACTAGGCGAAGCATTGAACGTGGCCAAAGACGCCCGTGATGCCGGCGGCACCTTTGTTGTTATTGCAACAGAGAACCCTAACCTAGTGGGCAAACAAGGCGTGGACAGTATTAAAGAAGGCGTGTTGCCCGACGGTAACACATATGATTGGAAAAAACGGAGAATCTAATGGCAACAGTTGCTGGTATCAAGATTAAAACCAAACAGCCCAAAGTGCGTTTGGCTGCATTTGCAGATGAAAAGTACACAGGTGCTGAGCCTGAATGGCCCGAAGAAGCTAAAGAGTGGGACCAAGAGCGTTTTGATAACCGCTTGCGTAAGAGCTTTTATTACTACAATTACTACTACAGCCAAAAAGACTGTAAAAAGCATGTTGTAGAGTGGATGCAAGGCAACAGCGAGTTTACTAAAGATGAAGTACGAGCCTTTATCCGTGCTAGCGATCGCCTGCTACCGATGACCGTATGCAGTTTGATTATGGCACACCGCAAAGGTATGCAGTTCCGTGGCAACCACATTGAGTTTATTGACAAGTGTATCCTTGAAGTTATTGAAAAAGCTGAGCCGGAAGTTGTTGAGACTGCTGAGGACGACAAGCCTAAAGCATACGTGCCAACTATCCAGGATCGCCTTAACGAAAAAACAAGCGAGTTGATCGGCGAACTTGAAGGCCTGTTTGATGATGTTGTCGCAAATACAGCAGATAAGTTCAAGCCCTACGACTGGTTGCAGTCTAACAGCGTTGTACAGAGCCAATTGAGCAAGTATGAAGCTGTTTACAAAAAGCGCAAAGCAGAACTTGAAGAAGCACAAGGTAAAAAGGATGAACAACTTAAAGAGGCTTACAGTTATCTTAAAACCGCTGACTTCAAACGCATCATTGGTTGGATCGATGACCTACTTGGTGCAGTTGAGCAGTACAGAGGCGTTAAAAAAGCTACTAAGAAAGCACGAGTTAAGAAGGCTCCAAGTAAAGAAAAACTGGTTGCCAAGCTCAAATATTGTAAAACAGATGCCGCTCTTAAGATCGTGTCAATCAATCCTGCAGACATTATTGGAGCCGCAGAGCTCTGGGTCTATAACATTAAAACTCGCAAGCTGGGAAAATATGTGTCTGCAAGCTATCAAACCCTGGGAATCAAAGGGACCACAATTATTGGATTTGATACTGACAAGTCAATCAGTAAAACCCTACGCAAGCCAGATGAAAAGCTAAAAGAGTTTGCCAAAGCTGGTAAAGTGCAGTTGCGTAAGTTTATCGAAGATATCAAAGCTACAGAAACCAAATTAAACGGTAGGATTAGTGAAGATGTCGTATTACTTAGAACCGCCTAACACAAAGCCTGAGTATGTCGGTAGATTACAGCGCGAACAAGAATGGATCCGTAACAAGATTGGTCAAGTTCGCGCTAAAAAACTGCCGTACAAGCCAGGTGCTATAGCAGAGATACGTGATCTAGAGTATCAATTACGTAGAAGCGAGCTTGAACTAGCATACAAAGGTCCCGAATGGGCCAATTACGAGAAGTATGGGATTTGGGATCTGCTTCGGGATTAGCATAAATATTGGATATAGGAACAGCGATGCCAACACCATATCCAAATACCCCAACAGCAGAATCGGGTTTTGACGCACATCAGAACATAGAAACTGCTAGCCTTTTCAATGCAAACACAGGATCGGGCGCAGGACACATTGCCTACGACCCGACTGACTATACTTCATCTGATGCACAACGTGCGGCTATAACTGACTACGTTCGTATGCGTTTAGGTGATGGCATTGTTGATGTTGAGTTGGAAAAAGAGCATTATGAAATGGCTATTACACAGGCCCTAGTTAAGTACCGCCAACGTGCTCAAAACAGCGTTGAAGAAAGCTATGCACACTTAAAGCTATTGCCCGAAACACAAGAATACATATTGCCTAAAGAAGTACAAACAGTACGTGCAATTTATCGTCGAGGTATTGGTAGCGTAACAGGCACAACAGCAAGTCAATTTGAACCCTTTGCTTCGGGCTATTTAAACACTTATATGCTAACAGCAGGTCGTGTGGGTGGCCTGACTAACTATGAACTATTTGTTGACTATCAGAAGTTGGCTATGCGTATGTTCGGTGGCTTTATGAACTTTACATTCAACCCAGTTACTAAAAAGCTGGTTGTTGTGCGTAAGATGCCTTATCAAGGCGCAAACCCCCCGTTAGATCAGCAAGAAGATGTCTTGTTATGGATTTATAACACCAAACCAGATCAAATGATCTTTAATGATACTTACGCATTTCCGTGGTTACAGGAGTATGCATACAGCTTCAGTAAGATGTTGTTAGGACAAGCATACAGCAAGTTCAGCACTATTGCCGGCCCTCAAGGTGGCGCAAGTCTAAACGGTGCCAGTATGGTAGCAGAAGCCAAAGAAGAAATGATTAAACTAGAAGAGGATCTAAAAACCTATGTTGATGGCTCACAACCGTTGACTTGGATTACAGGTTAATGTTAAAATGCTCCGAAAGGGGCATTTTTTATGATCATTGGCATTTGCGGTTTAATTGGTAGCGGTAAAGATACAGCGGCAGATTATCTTGTAAACTTCCACGAGTTCAGACGTGAGAGTTTTGCTAATAGTCTTAAAGATGCTGTGAGCTCAGTATTCGGGTGGGACAGGGAAATGCTAGAAGGTCGTACTAAAGAAAGCCGCGAATGGCGAGAGCAACCTGATGCCTGGTGGAGTGAACGACTGGGCAAGCCTATTACACCACGTTATGTACTACAGCAATGGGGCACAGAAGTTATACGTGAAGAATTCCACGATGATATGTGGATTGCTAGTTTGGAAAACAAACTACGCACCAGTAAAGACAGCATTGTTATTACAGATTGCCGATTTCCAAATGAAATTAAAGTTCTAAAACAGCGTGGGGCAAAGATTGTTTGGATACAGCGTGGCGAACAACCTAGCTGGTATGTTATGGCTGCAAACGCCAATGCTGGTGACTTACTTGCACAGACTAAACTAAAAGAACTAGGTATTCATGCTAGCGAATACAGTTGGGCTGGAACAGAGTTTGATGCGATAATTGACAATAACGGCAGCATCGAACAGTTGTATACCCAACTTAAAAATCTGGCACAATAGGGCTAGCCTTCCACCCCAGTTTGCTTTTATAAATTTCTTGTTGGCAATTAAGGCAAACCGTTTTTAAATTGGCCCAGTTATTATTCTTTAAGTTTCCGTCTACATTGAACACAACACTCTGTTCTGGAAACTTAAATTTGAAATTGCATTTCTCGCAGTTTGCTTTTTTCTTATAGCCCGATCTTGCCCAAGCCGGCGGGGTCGGCTTTAATTTACGCCCTTTTCGGATACAGCTAGCACAACTATTTCGATAATGGGTAACACCATCTTTAACATAGTTAACAGCAACCGGATTAGTATGGCATACAGGACATAATTTACGTTCTAGCATATACCTATTTATTGCAAAACCTTTGCCAAGGCACCTGTAGTAGTGCCTTTTTTCCTTTTTAAACTAAATATTCATAACATGTATTATAAAGGAATATAACCATGGCACTAGTTTCACCAGGAATTCAAATTTCCATTAATGACCAAAGCCAATATGTAAATTCAAATGTTGGCTCTGTCCCATTGGTACTATTAGCAACAGCACAAGACAAAACATATAACAATAGCCCAGCAGTAGGCACAAGTAAAGCAAATGCTGGCAAATTATTATCGTTTACAAGTCAACGTGATTTGGTAACAGCTATGGGCACACCGGGCTTCCAATTGAGCTCAGCTGGTACACCAATTAACGGCGACGAACGTAACGAATACGGCCTATTATCAGCATATAGCGCATTGGGTTTAGGCAATCAATTGTATGCTATCCGTGCAGATGTTGATTTAGCACAATTAGCAGGCACATCAGTTCGTCCAGCTGGACGTGTAGCCGACGGCGATTTATGGCTAGACACAGCAAATACTGAATTTGGTTTGTATGAGTTAGATAATACTTCTGCAACACCAGGATTTACTCATATTAATCCTATTGTAGTTACAGATAGTAACAAGGTTACATATAGCACATATAACGGCACAACAGATGTAGCTACCCCAGTTGCATCAATTGGTAAGCCAGGTGACTATGCATTAGTTGCAGTAGATACTAGCGTTAAACCACTAGGTTACATTCGTTTATTTTCCAAAACTGGTTCAAGTGCAGTTGTAACAGGCTCAGGTGGTCCAGGCCCTAACGTTTGGGTACAAGTTGGTAGCCCAGAGTGGCAGTTATCATTGCCAGTTGCAACAGGTACAGTTGCTAACCCAACACTAACATTAACAGCTGGTGCTAGCACTATTTCTGTTAACGGTACAACAGTTACATTTAACACTGGTACAGTAGCAGCGTTGGCTGCGGCAGTTAACGCAGCAGCAATTACTGGTGTTAAGGCAAAAGTAAATGACGGCTATTTGTCATTCTATGTAACAAGTTCAGCTGCAAGTACAGGTGGATCAGCCGACGGTAAACTAATTCTTGTTGAATCTGATTCAACAAATACACCGTTGGACAATTGTGGAATTACAGTAGGTTCAGGCAACCCTTACTACTGCCCATATTTCTTCTACGGCACTTATGCTCAACAGCCAACAGGTGGCTGGTACGCATCAGATTCTCAACCTCGCCCATCAGGAAGTGTATGGTGGAAAACTACATCAACAGGTGGCGGTTTTAATCCTTCATTGAAGAAATACAACGCATCAACTGACAGCTGGGCTTCAGTTGGCGTTTCTATGTATACTGGTTTTGTTAGCGCAATTGCTAACTTAGACCCAGCTGGTGGTGGCCAAAATATTCCGCACGGTACAACAGTTGCAACATATCTAGTAGGTGATACTACATATAATGCGTTGACATTCTCTGTACAAGGTGGATCAACAGATAATGTGTCTTCATCTGGAACAGGTGATACACCGACAGATATCACTGGATCATTTACTATTGGCGCAACAGGAATAGGCGGCGTAACAAATAGTGCAACTATCCCTGCATTAAGCAGCGGGTCAGCTGAAGATTTTGTTACAGCAATTTTAGCGGCCAACGTTCCTTATGTATCTGCAGAGGTTAATAGCAATGGAACTATTACTATCAGCCATGCACTAGGTGGCCAAGTTACTTTAACAAACGTAAGTGATACACCATTGCAAGATGCAGGATTTGTAGTAGATAACACAAGTTTAGTACCATACCAACGTGTAGGATACACTGTAAACCCTATTACCGATGTTGTAAATATTGGTAATTTTACAGGACAAAACCGCTTTATATCATACCAAGCGAGCGCCCCAACTAGCAACCCAGTTGACGGAACTTTGTGGTATTACAGCAATCCAAGCGAAGTAGATATTATGGTTAATACTAGTTCTGGTTGGAAAGGCTACCAAGGTGCCGGCACAGATAGTCGCGGTTATGTATTAGGAAACACTGACCCAATGGGTGTTATCGTAAGCGCAAGTCAGCCAACAAGCCAAAGCGACAGTACTGCTTTAGCAGCTGGCGATATTTGGTTAGACAGCAGTGATTTAGTAAACTATCCAAGTCTATATCGTTATAACGGTAGCGCATGGGTAGCAATAGACAACACCGATCACGTAAGCTCAAATGGTATCATTTTTGCTGACGCACGTTGGAGTGCAGACGGCGCAGTGGATCCAATCAATGAAGGCATCCCATCTACAGTTGATATGCTAACTAGCGATTATCTAGATCTAGATGCACCTAACTACAAACTATATCCACGTGGTATCTTGTTGTTTAACACACGCCGCAGCGGTTATAACGTTAAGAAATTTGTAGCAGACTATTTTAACGCCGCAAGTTTCCCAGCTGGTTCTAACACATTAGGTTTGCCAACAAGCACACCAACTATTACTGACTCTTGGGTTAGCGATAGCGGATTAGATGAGAACGGTGTTATGAAGGCAGGTTCAGCAGCTCAACGTGCTATTGTTGTAGCAGCTTTACAGTCAGCAGTTGATAGTAACATTGACGTTCGTGAAGAAACTTACAACTTTAACTTGCTAGTTGCACCTGGTTATCCAGAGCTAATTGACAACTTAGTAACGTTAAACAATGATCGTGGTAATACTGGTTTTATCATTGGTGACACACCAATGACATTAGCACCATCTACCACTGACATTACAAATTGGAGCAACAATACCAATGGTGACGGCCTAGCAACAGCTAGCCCATACCTAGGTGTGTATTACCCAGCTGGTTTAACAAACGACCTAGCAGGAAATACAGTTGCAGTACCAGCAAGTCATGCAGTACTACGTACATTCTTGTACAACGATAATGTTAGCTATCAATGGTTTGCACCAGCTGGTGTACATCGTGGTCTAGTAAGCAACATCAGTGACATTGGTTATATTAATAAAACTACTGGTGCATTTGTACACAACGGTATTAACCAAGGTCTACGTGATTCACTATATTCATTAAATATTAACCCAATTACACAATTGCCTGGTACAGGTTTAGTAATCTGGGGTCAAGAAACACGTAGTGGCGACACAACTTCTAGAAACAAGATTAATGTTGTACGTCTAGAAAACTATCTACGCACAGTCTTCAAGACAATCAGCAATGGTTTCTTGTTTGAACCAAATGACGTTGTAACAAGAAAAACTATTGCACGTCAAATTGAAAGTGCGTTACACGATGTTCTAAGCAAGCGCGGTCTATATGACTTCTTAGTAATTTGTGACTCTAACAATAACACATCTAGCGCAATTGCAAACAATCAACTATATGTTGACGTTGCTGTTGAGCCAATGCGTGATGTTGAGTTTATTTACATTCCTATAGCCTTGTACAATCCTGGAACAATCGCTAATTTAGGGGCAGCTTCTACCTAAGAAGTTTGGATAAATAAGAGTAACAGGAGAATAACAAATGGCAACAGGATCATTAAGCAAATTTACAGTGCCTCTAGCAAATAACCAAAGCTCAGAGAGCCAGGGTTTGTTGATGCCAAAATTAAAGTATCGTTTTCGTGCAACATTTACTAATTTTGGTGTATCAAACGAAACGAACGAGTTAACTAAACAAGTTGTGGATATTAAGCGCCCGAACGTAAACTTCAACCCAATTACAATTGATGTTTACAACAGCAAAGTATATCTACAAGGTAAACCAGAATGGCAAGAAACAACCGTAAACTTACGCGATGATTCTACTGGTGCAGTTAGCAAGATTGTTGCAGAGCAAGTTCAAAAGCAATACGATTTCTTAGAACAAGCTAGTGCAGCATCTGGTATTAACTACAAATTCCAAATGAGCTATGAAGTGTTAGACGGCGGTAACGGCGCTAGTACTCCAATCGTACTTGAAGCATGGGACCTATATGGTTGCTTCTTAAGCCAAGTTGATTGGGGCGATATGGCATACAACAGTAACGACCCTGTGCAGATTGCATTAACAATTAAGTTTGATAACGCAGTTCAATCAGTTGGCGGTGGGGTTGGTAGCCGTACAGTTGTTACAAAGACACCTGGATCAGCAATTAACTAATATTCGAAAGAATAATGAAAAATTTAACCCGGCAGTAAAACGCCGGGTTTTTTATTGATAAATATTGTTATGGCCGACCAAGTATTAAACCCTGTCTTTGGACTTAACAACTATGCAAAAGGTGTTAAAGCCGACTTAACTTCCTCTCCTCAGCGAATTTTGACAGGTATAGATAATTATCCTAGCACAGCAAAAACGACAATAGCCGCGGCCCCTAGAGAAGAAATACTTCATGATTACAAACACGCTGCTAGAATATTTACAGACAGTCAATTTAGACTAAGTCCTAAATATGGATTTCTATTTTATGTAGAATTTGATTTTAATCCATTGATTAGTACAGTTAGCAATCACGCAGCACAAGAACTTGGTGTAATTGTTAAGAGCGTTACACTACCAAAGTTTAGCATCGATACAAAAATTCACAATGCCTACAATCGTAAAAATATTACACAGAATAAAATTAATTACGATCCAGTAACAATTTCATTTCACGACGACCAGGCAGATAACGTGAGAAATTTTTGGTATGACTACTACAGTTACTTTTATAGAGATCCAGATTATAATGATGTAACATATTCTGCACCTCACAAATATCAAAGCCGTACAAATTTCGAATGGGGATATACTCCTCGCCCAATGCCAGTTGGCAGTTATTACACTTCAACTAACAGTTATCAAGAATATCAATACATACAAGCTATTAGAATTTATAGTTTGTATCAAGGACAGTTTAGCGAATACGAATTAATAAATCCAATCATTACAAGTTTCAAGCATGGCGATCATACCATGGGAGAAAACAATCTCATGCAACACGACATGACTGTGCAATATGAAACAGTAAAATATCTAACAGGGTATGTTACAGAAAACAACGTTGGCGGGTTCATTGATTTACATTATGATAACAGTTCTAGAACTACACAACAAGTACCGGACACTATTACGGACTTAGCAGATAGTCCTGCTACAAGAAACCCTTATTACTATGTTGCTGGCACAACATCTTCAGCAACATTTACCGGTGCAACTACATTTAGTTCAGTGTTTAATCAAAGTACATTATTTGCTGCCGGGTCGGTTGTTAACAATGGTGGTATTGCAGTTCCTAGTTTTGGTAGCCTAGCCAGGGGCGTAAGTAGCAGTCAAAGTGTTGGCCAACAACTTCAGGCAGCAGGCTATGGAATTGTTAATAATGCCGCTAGTTCATTGGCTAACGGGGTTATTGGCGGCATTGCTAAGGGCCTTGGCAGTAATGGTCAATCTATTGTTGGTATGGCTGCATCAGTTATTGCTAATCCTAAGGCTGCATTAGCAACAGTACAAAACATGGCAACACAATATGCAATAGGTTATGCATCAACTGCAATTAATGCCTACGTAGGTAAAGTATCTGATCAGATTTCTAACAGTATTGGAGGTTTTGTATCTGAGAATATTGCAAAACCAGCAAGTGAGCTATTCTCTGGTGCAGTATCTTCCAATATATACTCTGATTATCTGTTTAACGCACCATCTGGTATGTCTTTTGATGTATTCTCCAGTGGCTATTACGAGTAATTAAATTATGACTACACAGATAACTACAGCAACAAATTTATCGGGTCCAGACATTAGCCTAGCAACAGATAAATTAGATGCAAGAAAATATTTTAACAATTTTTATTCTATTCCGTTTAATGTTTCGTCGGATACTGATGCAGCTATTCTAGGATTCTTTGAACAGTATACTAGTAATAAAATGGCTGCAAAAAATTTAGCGGCAGCAGTTTTATATACAGCAATGGCACAGAATATAAATCCGTTAAATGTATTAAGCGAATTCCAGCGTTTGCCTAAAGGTCAATTAAACAATTATCTAATTGCTTTTTTAAATATCAACAGAGCACCAACAAGTACGTTGGGAATCAGAGGAACTACAAAGACTAGTCCTTACGTTGCTAGAACAATTCTATTATGAGCAAATACGCCCAAGGCAAATATCAAATACAAAATCCAGCGAAGTATGTAGGGAACAAAGCACCAACTTATCGCTCAGGGTGGGAACATACGTTTATGACCTTTTGTGATAACAATCCAGCAGTTACACAATGGGCCAGTGAAGCAATACATATTAGTTACCGCAATCCATTTACAAATAAAATGACCATCTATGTACCAGACTTTTTAATGGTCTACGTAGATGCCGCGGGCAAACAACATGCTGAAGTAATAGAAGTAAAACCAACAAAAGAAACCAGTTTACAAGAAGCTGGACGTAGTCCACGTGCCCAAGCGGCCGCAGTTCTAAATATGGCAAAATGGGAAGCGGCCCGTGCTTGGTGTGCGGCACAGGGACTAAAGTTTAGAGTTGTTACCGAAAACGATATTTTCCACCAGGGCCGTGCCAAATAAATATTGGTATGACCAAAAAACTCGAAGAACTATTTAATCTACCCGAAGCTTCAATTACAACAGAAGAAGCCAAAGCTACTGTTGAAGAAAACAAAGCAATTATTGCCGAAGTAGATCTAGCAATTGATAAAATTGATGCAGCACTGCCTTTAGTATCAGATCTGGACTCAAGCGATTCCGATCTAGATGAACTAGCAGAGCTGGCAAAAAGCAAAGCCGAAGACCTACTTGATTTAGGTATGAATGTTGACCCACGTTTTGGTGGCGTTATATTTCAAACAGCAGGTACACTATTAGGGCACGCCATTACAGCTAAAACAGCCAAAATGGACAAGAAGTTGCGTATGATCAACCTGCAACTAGCCAAAGCTAGACTAGATCACCAAATTAAAAAAGATGCAAAAACGGGTGCAGCCGACCCAGAAGAACCAATTGATGGGCAGGGCGTTGTGCTTGATCGCAATGAACTACTAAAACAGATACTAGGCAAGAAAGATAAATGAGCCTTTCTGGCTAAATATAGAATATAGGATTATAATGATGAAAGCATTTCAGTCATACATTTTTGAGCTTAACAAGCCATATGAGTTTCGTATCAAATTGGCAACAATTGAGCCAAAAGGCGAAGTAATGGACCGTATCAAACACGCACTAGAAACATATCAGCTAGAAAGTGTTAGTCCAGTTAAAAGTCTTCCAATTATGGAACACAGAGAATTCCCACAGTGGGGTGCATGTGAGTGCTGGCAGTTTGATGTTAAAGTAACATATCCTGCAACCACTGTTCAAATACGTCAAACAATCAAAGAACGTGCAATGTTAAATCCAGATTGGATTTGTGTACGTAATCTAAATGAAGCTGTTGATACAGAAGAAGCAGAAGGTTTAGGACAAGGTAACACAGGTGCTATTCTAACTGACGCTGAATTAAAAGCAACAGAAGGTGGACAAGAACTATCTGGACAAGTTCGTGTAGGTAGTCTACTAAAAGAATTAGAAAGCCGCAAATTTGAATTTGCTGCTGAAGGTGAAAAGTCTGGCGCAATGTCGACTGAAGGTGTCGGTACTACAAGTCCTGTAGGCACAACACAGAATACAGTATATCGTAAACCTAGAGGTTAATCATGAGCAAAAATTTCCCCCACGACAACATTTATAGTATATTAGGCAAGTTGGAATCTTTAAAGCCAACTCCACAAGAAAAGCATGATGCCCTGGTGCAACAAATACGTGAAAGCGTAGAAGCCAAAGGTAGCGTACTAGAAGGTGTTAATAAAATTGAAGCTAAACTAGCACACCAATTTGCTGAAGGCTTTGGCGCATTGGCTAGCAAGGTAGCAACAGATTTAGATCCACGCAACATGAATAAAGTTACAATGGCGCCACAGGCTAAGAAGCCAAACACAACACAAACAGCAGCCAGTGTTGCTGACCAAGCTATTGCTAAAGGTTCTAAGATGGACAAAGGTTCATTGACTCGTGCAGCTCAAGCAGCAGGTTGGGCCGAAAGTGTTGAAGAATGTGCAATGTGCGAAGCTGGTACTTGTACTGAGCACAGCATGGAAGAAGGTAAAGTACACAAAGGTGACTATGGTTACCGCGACAAAGAAGACACAAATGAAAAGCCAATGTCCGGCCCTAAGAGTAATGACCCATTTGGTCGTACACCTGATACCCCACCTAGTGGCAAAGAAGGTCGCAAAATCAAAGGTAAAGCAGATCCTCATAATGACTCCGGCGATGCAGGACATTGGGGCGAAAGCGTAAACGAAGCACCGAAAAACAAATATGCAATCGGTATGGCAGCAGCTAAGAAGCAAGCAGGCTATGGCACAAAGCCAGCACATAACTTACCAAAGAAGGTAGTCTCTAAAGGGCATGAGATTGCTAAGAGCATCAAAGAAGGCATTAACTTTGCTGACATGATGAAAGAAACTGACATGACTGTTGGCGAAATGTTGTCTGAACTACAACAAGACATCAACACATTTAAGAAAACAGGTCATTGCAGTGACAAGCTAGAAGCCTTCTTAAAGATTCACAATCATGGTAAGAAGATTGTTACAGACGGCGTAGGTAACCCACGTGGATATCCACCTGGCCCAGCTGGTCAAGATGCTATGGCATTAAACCCAGACTTCAGAACACCTACTGCCAAGCCTGGTATTGTTGCTCGTGCTGCAGGCGCAGTTGCTGGTGGTGTTAACAAGGCAATTGATGCACTAGGTGGCCCAACAGGCGATGCATTAACTCGTCATACTATGAACAAGCGCACAATGGAAGATGCTGAACTAAATGAGCTAGCTCGTTTAGCAGGATTGAATGTTGCTGAAAGCCGCGACTTACCTGGTAATCAAGATCGTTTAGATGTTGCAGAACCAAAAGGTAAATTAACAGCAGCCGATTTTGATCGCCTACGTGGAGACATTGATGAAGCAGACATGGACGAAGCTAGTCGTGGTGAATACATTAGCCAACAAGATAACGCCGCGGAAAAAGCAGGCCGTGACGAATTTAGCGCATTTGGTCAAACTTTTGACACTGATGAAGTAGAAGAAGGTAACCGTTTCACTGGTGGTCTAGAAAATGACGACATTGCAATCGGTCAAAAGATTCCTGGTACCAATGCTGTTAAACAAGTAGACATCGACGAAATGGATGAGTGCGATATGCCAGGCGTCCCAGGAATGGAAAAAGATGGCAACATTTCTGTTAACACAAACCAAAGTACAGACGGTAACAAGAATGTTACTATCAGTGCAGACGGCAGTGCAGTTGACGAGCTAATGCAGATGTTGAAGATTGCTGGCTTAGCTGGCGATAGCAATCAAGCTATGTCTCAACCAGCTGAACCAGAAATGGTAAGCATTGGTGACGAAGGCATCGAAGAAGAATTTGCCAATGAGCCAGAAGAAGATTATTACAGCATGGATGCTAGCACAATGGGCCCTGGCGAAGGCGATGCAGGTGAAAAGAGCATGTACGGTGGCCCAGGTGACAACCGTATGACACAGCAACCAAACCGTCCAGCTAAACCAGTTCGTTCAACAGACGAATCGATTCTAGCGTTAGAAGCATCATTAGCTGCTGAATACGAAAGTATCAAAAAAGTTAATTGATTATTAACTTGCCCCAAATAAAAAGCGAGCCCGGGCTCGCTTTTTTCTTAAATACTCCATGGATCTAGTAGAACAAATAGAACAGCTATTAGGCAAAGATCACTTGCCTAACGAACATTGGAAACCTGAAATTCCACCTGCATGGGCAGTTGTGACACGCCATGGAATACAACTAACAGGACCAGATGTACACGATATAACACTAGAACAAGCGGGCATCAACTATACGTTTAATAACCTAGGGTACAGATCAAATTTTGATTACATCTTAGATGACTTAAAAACAAAAGAATTAATTTTAGTTATAAGTGACAGTGATGGAATGGGTCGAGGCGTTGAGTTTAATAATATATTTTCATCACTTATACAAAATCAAAGATCAGAAACTGTAGTTAATTTAAGTGTACCTAGTTTAAGTCCTGATGGAATGGCCCGTATTTTAGCTAAAGCAATGTTAGCATTAGATGGGGCAGTAAAACATGTTTGCATATTGTGGCCCGGATTTTCTACTAGAGAGTTTGTTAGTAAAAAATTTCAAGGCGGTATATATTCAGAAATAAATGAAGTCCCTTATACTGATTGGTGGGACCACATTGATTGGGTAAGTAACAACTACAACTATAGAAAAAATCAATTGCTAATAGCACAAACTGCTAAATCAATTGGTTCAGAGCTGCATGAGCTGATCATTAACAGAAATAGAGAACCGATTGATGGTATGTTTACGTACTTGCCATCTCAGGGTACAAAAATATCCCAGCTATCTATAGAATCTCATATGGCAATTGCTAATTATTTTTTAAGAAAATTACGCTAAATACTTATATGAAAATCACTGACATTATCATTACAGAAAATATCCATGGAACAGTAAAGCCCGAACACAAAGCGGTGCAAAAAAGTATAACTGTTAGTCGCGACGACGGCGGATATGACCGTGTTAATTATGCTAACCGTAAATGGATGGCTACTGCCATGGCTGATGGTAAAGATCCTAGTAAGCCAGTTGATATGGATGCTTATAGTTGGATTGAGAAGTATAACAGTGAACATCCTTATACAGAAGAAGAATACAACATGTTTCGTCAGGCAGACGCAACAATTCCGGGCGATGTTAAAAAAATTCAACCGTGGTCTAAAAGTGCTGAGCCAGAAGATACTCATAAACATAGTCCACATCGCAACCCCGGGCCAGTTCAATTAAAATCTAAAAAGAAATGAAGCAGTATCGTATAACAAGTGCTAACTTTGTTCTGCCTGGAGAAACAGGTGAGCAAGATGCAGTTATGGATGCCGCAGACTTATCTGAAATTAAAAAATTAGCAGGTATTGTTGAAACAGCACCAGTTCCGGGTGGCCTACAGGGTGCAGTAGCAGGCTTAATGGACAACGTTCCTAACAGTACAGAATACGGTGTAGCCAGTCCAGTTGGAACAATAGAGAATCCAAAAGAAAAAACCCGTCGCGAACTTGAACGTGAATACAACGCCAAGACCGGGACGGATTTATGGTTTTTAATTAACTTTGCAGACGCTAGAGATCTTAGACGTCAAATCGAAAGTTACCTAGATAAGCACCCTCAGTATCAACAGCGTCCTCTGCCAGGGCAGGATTCTTAATACCTAGATACTGATACCATGATGCCTTTGGCACATGGATCTTGCGATCCTTCCATTTAGCAACCAAACTATAGTAATCAGGCTTATAAGGCTCACGCAGTGGCTTCATCAGCTTGCTACCCTTGCGATGGTTACATGGCTTGCAACTAGTTACACAGTTTTCAAAGTTAGTCTTACCGCCAGCCATACGTGGAATCACGTGGTCGATGGTTAGTGCTGTACTTTGAAATACTTCGCCACAATATTGGCAAGTATACAAATCACGTAGATACATGTTGGCACGACTAAACTTAACTGCTCTTTTGTAGTTAAAGTATTCTTTAGTCACGCAAACGCTGGGCACGTTGATAGTGAGCTTTTCACTGCGTACTACCCAATCGTCGTAGGATTCTATAATCGTAACACGATCTAAGAAGTACAACTTTAGTGCATGTTGCCAATTGATTACGCTCAGTGGCAGAATCGAAATTGGATCATAGTTTGCATTGAGTAAAAGAGTATTTGACATTTTGATTTCTTTTTGACTGATAACAGTTAAATATACTTATATTATATATGAAAAATACTTATGAGTAAACCGTTAGAAACTGCAATTATTAAGACACCTTATCAAAAGATGTCTTACACTGAACAGCAGATTATTGAAATTGCTAAGTGTGCAGATCCAGTAACTGGGCCACGTTACTTTATGAGTAACTACTTTTACATACAGCACCCAACTAAGGGTAGTATTCAATATGTCCCGTTTGAGTACCAAGAACGACTAATTGATAGCTATCATGGATATAGGTACAGTATCAGTCTAATGCCTCGACAAACTGGTAAATCGACAAGTGCCGCAGGCTACTTACTTTGGTATGCTATGTTTGTTCCAGACTCGACTATTTTGGTTGCGGCGCACAAGTATATTGGCGCCCAAGAAATTATGCAACGGGTGCGTTACGCATACGAGAACTGCCCGGACTTTATACGTGCTGGTGTTACAAGTTACAACAAAGGATCACTGGACTTTGAAAACGGTAGCCGTATTGTAAGCCAAACTACAACAGAAAACACAGGACGGGGTATGTCTATTTCTCTCCTATACTGTGACGAGTTTGCGTTCGTTAGACCAAACATTGCCAGCGAATTCTGGACAGCTATTACTCCTACACTAGCAACTGGTGGTAAGTGTATTATTACAAGTACTCCGAATAGTGACGAAGATCAATTTGCTTTAATTTGGCGCGGCGCCAACAATACATTTGATGAATATGGTAACGAAACCCCATTGGGCAAAAATGGATTTAAAGCGTTCCGCAGTGATTGGCGCGAGCATCCGGATCGTGATGAAAAATGGGCAGACGAAATGCGGGCCCAACTAGGGGACGAACGTTTCCGTCGTGAAATGGAATGTGAATTCATTATCTTTGATGAAACACTAATTAATCCCTTGCACCTAGTTGAAATGGCTGGCATAGACCCAATTGAAAAACAAGGGCAGATTCGTTGGTACAAAAAACCAAGTAAGGATTGTACTTACGTAGTTGCACTCGACCCAAGTTTAGGTACTGGGTCGGATCCGGCTGCTATACAGGTATTCGAATTACCTGGCTTAAAACAAGTTGCTGAATGGAGCCATAATAAAACTCTGGTGCAACGGCAAGTTGTTATTATGAAAGAAATTTGCCAATACCTAGCAGACATTGCAGGACCAACAAACGTTTATTACAGTGTTGAAAACAACACCCTTGGGGAAGCAGCATTAGTTGCTATCAATGAACTGGGCGAAGAAACAATTCCAGGAACATTCTTAACAGAACCAAAGCGTATGGGGGTAGGCCGTCAGCGCAGAGGTTTTACTACAACAAACAAAACCAAATTAGCAGCCTGTGCTAAGTTAAAGAGTCTAGTAGAAACCAAACGTATTGCTATTGCAAGTAAGCTATTAATTTCAGAACTTAAAACGTTTGTGGCTGCGGGCACTAGTTATGCAGCCAAAATAGGCGAACACGATGACTTAGTTATGTCTACATTACTGGCAATACGCATGATTCAGATGTTACAAAGTTATGATTCTGGAATGGATGAAGAACTACGGGACAGTGCAGATACCTTTATTGAACCCATGCCGTTCATAATGATTTGAGCTAAATAGTATTATGTCTAAAGAAATTGAATCAGTAGCAGCAGCCCTTTTTGATAAAATACGTAGCCGTTTCCCTAACATAGTACTTGGCGACGAAAAAGCCAACGCCACTAGTGATCCAGAAAAAGCACGTTTTTTTAACTTTACCTATGTGGATAACAAAGTTGATGGACTCGACGAAGATCTAGCAGGTGAGTTTGGTAGCATTGATAGCAAACTTGATTCGTTACTAAACAAGATGCCAGATGCAAAAGTTAAACCTGCTGCTGAAACAGGATTTGGTAAAATTACTATCAGTTTGATTGACGAAACAAGTGTAAAGATTTATTTTGCACAAAACATTACTAGAGACATGGACGAAGACCAACGTAAAAATTGGTACGAGTTCCTGCGTAATCTACGTCAGTTTGCCAAGCGCAATCTATTGAGCTTTGACACACGTGATATTACTAAGAGTAACCTAGACATAAGAGATATTAAGCAACAGGCCAAAACAGATGATACATTCAGTTCAGCTGAAGCACCTGTTACTGAAAGCAAGTTATATGGCACACCAGGCCGCCCTTATAACAGTTTTGCCGACAAAGGCAAATGCAAGATTCTAGTTCGTCACAAGAACAAAGTAGATGAAGAAATTCGCGGCGCACGTAGTCGTCAAATTGAAAGCATCTTTTTAGAAACTGAACTTGGCGAACGTTTCCTATTACAGCATACAAATTTAAATGGTGCCTATGCACTTGCGGAACATTTAACACAAGGCGGGTCGTTATATGATGACTTCTCTAACCATATCAACAATATGGTACATGAGATGGCAGCAATGAAGCACTTTGTTCGTAGCCAAAAACTACGTGAGTTTGAAGACCAAGAAACAAACGACATGACCCGTGCCGCAGTTACTCACTACGAGAAACTAAAGAAAACACTTGGTCATTTGCGTAGTGAACGTTACTTTAAAGACTACAAAGAAAACTTTGTGGCAGCAAACGACATCGAAGAAGATGTTGATGTAGAAGCATTAAAAGAACGTTGGGTTAAGAAAGTATACGATAGCCGTTTTGACGAAGCATTGCCTTATGTATATAGAGCATACAAGCAACAACAAAATGAAGCGGCAAGTAAATTAAGTTATGAGTTAGATGAATGGGCATCGACTATGTTGGAAGACATGGAACAAGCACCGGCATCACTAAGTGATTTCTTTGCACAGGCACAACCTGGTGGCATCAATGGCATCGACGCTACATCTACTTTAGAAAAGCTAATACCAAATCAAGATTCATTACAACGGCTAGTGCAGAACTACGCAAGTGACCGCGGCCAAGGCCCTGATGCTGATGTGCGTGGTATTGTAAAAACTTGGATTGAACAAAACCAACCAGAGTTGTTAGCAGACATTGTTATGCCTGAACCAAGCTATGCACAAGATCAAAATAACTTTACTGCACAAGTAAGTCCGGAACCACCTAACAACGCAAACCAAACTGGTAATACTACGATGGATGAACCAGTTGTAAACGAAAATGATTCATTATCATTTATTCGTCGTTTAGCAGGTTTGGCAAAATAATTCTAAAAAACCTTTGACAAAGGTAAATACAAAAGCGCACAATACATGTTGTGTGCTAAACACATTTATTATGGCACATTTTATTAAGGAGAAACATTATGGCTATGACATTGGCAGAAATTCGCGCTAAACTACAAGCACAAGAGAACCGCAGTGGCGGTAACAGACCACAAGGCGACAACGCCATTTACGCACACTGGAACATTCCAGAAAACACAACAGCTCGCGTAAGATTCCTTCCTGATGCAAATACAAAGAATGACTTTTTCTGGGTCGAAAGACTTATGATCAAGTTGCCTTTTGCTGGCATCAAAGGTCAAGCAGACAGCAAGCCTGTTATGGTACAAGTACCGTGCGTTGAGATGTGGGGCGAGGCATGTCCGGTACTTGCAGAAGTACGCACATGGTTTAAGGACCCTAACCTCGAAGATATGGGTCGCAAATATTGGAAAAAGAAAAGCTACTTGTTCCAAGGCTTTGTTCGCGATAACCCAGTTGGTGACGACAAGACACCAGAAAATCCAATCCGTCGATTTGTGATCAGCCCACAAATCTTTAACTTGATCAAGAATGCATTGATGGATCCTGACATGGACAGTATGCCTACTGACTATCAGTCTGGTCTTGATTTCAGCATCAAGAAAACAAGCAAAGGCGGCTATGCTGACTACAGCACAAGTAGCTGGGCACGTAAAGAGTCTGCACTAACAGCAGATGAAGCGGCAGCAATTGAGCAATATGGTCTTCATAACTTGGCAGACTTCTTACCTAAGAAGCCAGGTGATGTTGAGTTGAAAGTTATCAAAGAGATGTTTGAAGCATCTGTCGATGGCCAACCATATGACCCAGATCGTTGGGCCAACTACTACAAGCCAGCTGGCTTGAATGTAGGTACAGGCACAGATGGTGAAACACCTGCACAAGCACCTACACCAGTAGCACAAGCTCGTCCAGCAACACCGGCACCTGCTCCAGTAGCAGAATCTGCTCCATGGGAAGATGATGCCGCAGAAGCAGCAGAAGCACCAGTTGCTAAACCTAGCAGCCAACGTGCTGAAGACATCCTAGCGATGATCCGTAGCCGTAAGCAATAATACGGCCCCTAAGCCAAGTACGAAGATATAGATCGGCAGAAAGATAAACTGCGTCAGATCACGTACTTGGCTTTTCTATTTCAAGGAATATAATTTTATGGCAACTAAACCATTCGACGTAAGCAAATTTCGTAAAAGCATTACTAAAAGCATTGATGGAATCTCCATCGGCTTCAACGATCCAACAGACTGGATCTCAACAAACAACTACGCTCTTAACTATCTTATTAGTGGGGACTTTAACCGTGGTATACCAATGGGTAAGGTTACAGTGTTTGCTGGAGAATCTGGTGCGGGTAAATCCTTTATCTGTTCGGGCAACTTGGTTAAAAATGCACAAGAACAAGGCATTTATGTCATTCTTATCGATACTGAAAATGCTCTTGATGAAGCGTGGTTACATGCCCTCGGAGTTGATACGTCTGAGGACAAACTACTTAAACTCAACATGGCCATGATCGACGATGTGGCTAAAATGATCAGTGAGTTTGTATCAGAATATAAAACACTACCCGAAGATCAACGCCCAAAGGTCTTGTTTGTACTTGACTCATTAGGCATGTTGTTGACTCCCACAGACGTTAATCAGTTCCAAGCAGGTGATCTCAAAGGCGACATGGGCCGTAAGCCTAAAGCACTTACAGCACTTGTTCGTAACTGTGTAAATATGTTTGGTGACTTAAATATTGGATTGGTTGCAACTAATCATACATACGCTAGTCAAGATATGTTTGATCCAGATGATAAGATCTCTGGTGGTCAAGGCTTTATCTATGCATCAAGTATTGTTGTTGCTATGCGTAAGTTAAAACTTAAAGAAGATGAAGACGGTAACAAGATTTCAGAAGTTAAAGGTATCCGTGCCGCATGTAAAATCATGAAAACACGTTATGCTAAACCTTTTGAAAGTGTTCAAGTTAAGATTCCTTATGAAACAGGCATGAACCCTTACTCAGGGTTAACTGACTTAATTGAAGGCAAAGGCATGTTGAAGAAAGAAGGTAACAGTCTTGTTTACACTACTAAAGATGGTGAAATCATCAAACAATTCCGTAAAGCATGGGAACGTAATGACAACGGTAGCCTTGACAAAGTAATGGCAGACATTATGGCTAATCCACATTTGTTAGATGCGCCGACTATTGAACAACCAGTTGAAGAGGAAGCAACAGAATGAGTATTGAAGTAGATGTATTAAGTGAAGTATATACTACTCTAAAACAATATATTCCGCAGAAAGATCGGCAAGAAGCTGCGGATAATATTATGGGCATGTTAGTTGACATGCTCAATGATCTTGAATTAAAAGAATTTTCGGGGACAGATTCTGCTCTTAGTAAAGCATACAAAGAGTATGCTAGCGACTACGAAGAAGATTACGACGATGATTCCGGATATGAAGATTAACGATGTGGTATAATAAGGTAGTATCGGATCTAAGTCACATACCAAACTTTATTGATTATTACGATAAAGAGTTGGCCACGGCCAAGTATGAAATATCTATTCGTGGTAAAGTAGAGAAAGGACTTAGCGATCTTCCAGGCATAACTGAGCACCGTTTTAATCAATTACAAGAGATTGAAGCGGTGCTTAATTACCTTAATATACAGTTACGCAAGATTAGGCAAAAACATTACAAAAAGTATCTCGAAGGCTATGCCCGTGCTCTTACTAGCAGGGATGCAGAAAAATATGCCGAAGCCGAAGATGAAGTAGTTGACTTTGAAACAATTATTAACGAAGTTGCTCTACTAAGGAATAAATGGCTTGGGGTAATGAAAGGTCTTGAAAGTAAAAACTTTATGTTAGGACACGTTGTTCGCCTAAGAACAGCAGGAATGGAAGACATTTCCGTATCATGATCACTAGAGAGCAAGCGGCAGAATTAGTAGACGATTTTTATCGTTGCGTTAGGTCTAAACCTAAACATAATGCCATTGGACTTCAGATAGAAAAAGATACTTGCGAAAAATGGGCCGGGCAGTTAAACAATCTTATTGCCTGGGGGTCAGATGCAGAAGTAACAGAAGCATACTATCAACTTGAGCCCAGACTTAAAAAGTTAAAAGAAAACATAGTTATAGAAGTATTACGACATGGTGTTTAAAAATTCATACGATAGTCATGAACATAGTTTAGAAGTTCTAAATTTAATCTATGGCTATGACAGTTTTTTAGATAGCTTAACTACGATAGCCGATATGGGATGTGGCGCCGGGTTAGATACTGCGTGGTGGGCAACACTACATACTCGTGATGATCCACCTGAGCCAAGGAACTATCGAGTATATGCAGTTGACCAAGACATTAGTAGACTAGATCCAGACGTACTAAAAGATAACCCAAATATAATCCCAGTTGAGGGAAATTTTGAACGATACGGGACCCTTCCGGTTAAGGTTGATTTAATTTGGAGCCACAACAGTCTACAGTTAGCCACAGATCCCTATGAATGTTTAAAGGCATGGAAACAGACTTTAAATGTTAACGGAATGCTAATGTTGGCAGTTCCACAAATGACCTATGCATATAATGGTCGTATTGTTATTGAAAGTCATCACAAGCAACGGTTTGGGTATAATATCTTAAACTTAATTTACATGTTGGCTATCAATGGATTTGATTGCAATGATGCGTACTTCTATCGTAAAGACAACAGTCCTTGGTTATATGCAGCAGTTTATGCAATGGACATGGAACCATTAAGTCCTGATACTAGTTGGTATGACCTGGCCGATGCTGGTTTAATCAATGATAGTCTAGTAAACAGTGTAAACAAATATGGATACGCACGTTTAGATGATCTAGTTGTATGTTGGCTAGACAAACAATTTTATAAGATTACAAATTAATGAAAATAGTATTAGTAACAGGCGGATTTGATCCTATCCACAGCGGGCATATTGCCTATTTTAAAGCCGCCAGAGAGTTAGGCGATCGTCTTGTAGTCGGAGTTAACAGCGATGACTGGCTTGAGCGCAAAAAGGGGCGAGCTTTTATGCCATGGTTTGAGCGTTCTGTTATTATTGAAAATTTATCAATGGTGGATGATGTAATTGCATATAATGACGATGATGGTAGCTCTACTAATGCTATTCGTTTAGTCAAACAATTATATCCAAACGATGAAATTATCTTTGCTAACGGCGGTGACCGAACAATAGATAATATTCCAGAAATGACTGAGAAAGATGTAGTCTTTAAATTTGGTGTTGGCGGAGAGAATAAAGCTAACAGTAGCAGTTGGATCCTAGAAGAATGGAAAGCGCCTAAGACTGAACGTGCATGGGGGTACTATCGTGTACTACACGAAGTTGCTGGTACTAAAGTAAAAGAGTTAACAGTAAATCCCGGGCAGAGTTTAAGTATGCAACGACACTGGAAACGTTCTGAATACTGGCACGTTAGCGAAGGACAATGCATTGTCGAACAGCAAATGGATAATGGATATTTCATGCCAGTACAGGAACTAAGCGAACATATGAGTATACACATCCCACGTGGCGGATGGCATCGTTTAGTTAACCCGTTTAATACACCTTGCAAAATTGTAGAAATACAGTACGGCACAGATTGTATTGAAGAGGATATCGAGCGTCGGTAAATACCAAGTTGACATTAAAAGATGCCTGCTATATAATAGAGACTTGTTGCGCCTGTAGCTCAGTTGGTTAGAGCAGTGGACTCATAATCCATTGGTCGCGGGTTCAAGTCCCTCCGGGCGCACCATTTTATCTATGAAAAAAATAATTGTTGTTGGCGCTGGCGCAGCCGGCAATTTTGTATCATCTGCTATTAAGCGTAATAGACCAGATCTAGACGTAACACTTATATACGATCCAAAAACTCCAGTGGTGGGAGTAGGAGAAGCACTACAATGGAACTCATCATCTTTTATGAACAAGGTGCTAGGGTTTGAAAAAGATATTAAATGGATTAAAGAATCGGGATCGATATTTCGAGTAGGGTCTCGGTTTCAGGACTGGGATAACAGCAATTCAGTTTTCTACACAAATCATGCTGATGTTCCTAACATGGGAATACTTAATGATTTTAAAGAGAGTGGAATAGATGCAGTAAAGTATTCATCTTTTTATAAATCGCAAACACCATATGATATGCTCGATGTATGGTTGTACTTAAAAAATAAAGGCCTACTAAATCAATTAGAGTATAGAACTCCTAAGGATTTATATACAGGACATTCAAGCCAATCTTATTGGTATTCGCGTAACGATAGAATACCTTATAATATAACAACCGGGCAATGGAATCATCCACGTGGCACATTTGGATATCATATTAATGCTATGCGAATTGGGGCAGTGGTTCATAATATGGTAGGCAAGCCAGCCGGTGTTAAAGAGTTACCTATTGCAATTAAGGATGTTGTGTTAAAAGAAAATGGCGATATTGATTATCTACTATTAGACGATGACTCACATGCAACAGCAGATCTATATTTTGACTGCACTGGCTTCGCTAGAGTTTTGTGCAAAAAATTACCCTACAAGTTTAAGCATCTAGATGATTCATTCAATGATAGATGCATTGTTGGGCCACACAAATATACCGACGATAACGAACGAACTAGCAATGCATACATTCGTGCAATGGATCAAGGTTGGCATTTTAGTGTAGCAATGGATGTTCGTAGTGGCGAGGGATATGTATTCAATTCTCGCCATACAACCAATGTTGAATCACTAAAGGATGAGTATTACCAAAAAACTGGTAAAACAGATGTAGACTTTAGATTAATTTCATGGGAGCCTGGATACCAAGAAAAAGCATTTGTTAATAATTGTATAACAATAGGGCTAAGTCATGGATTAGTAGATGCGTATGATGCTAATGCTTTTTCAACTGCACTAGGCAAAATTGAATTTGTTGTAGACAATCTAAAAACAGATACAAATTTAGACTGCACATGGAAAGAAGACTTCAACGAGTATGTTAATATGCGTATGGCAGATACACTACTACGTATTCGTTTTGCCTTTCATCTTTGCAAAAAGGATACTCCTTATTGGGAAAACATGAGAGAAGTTGGTAGGCAGCAAAACTCGATTCAAATGTTGTATGATTTAATTAATAATACAAGTAGAAGAAATGTTGTTGATGCTAGAAATAAAAAGTATCTATGGTCTAGGAGTGTTTGGGTATCGCAGGCTACATACTATGATATACCGACAGAGGGATTATTAACAGAATTAGATTCGGACACTGAATCACTGGCAATCGAGTATTTTAATCAACTGGGTGAAAAGTATAGAGAACAAAGTTTAACAGGTATTGCATCAAAAGATTTTTATAAAATGCTATACCCGCTTGACAAATAAAGATATATACACTATACTAGATCACATACGCGGATGTGATGGAATTGGTATACGTGTTGGTCTTAGAAGCCAAATTTTGTGGGTTCGAGTCCCACCATCCGCACCATATAACATGATAAATTTTTTAATTCGACAGACCCTTGGGCCTAGTAGTGCAAGAAATCGATTATTAACTACAGTACTGGAACTGTATAACATACCCTACACCATTGTAAAAAATCCAGAAGATATTACAGGCGATGCTGTAATAACAGATGCCTTTGTTGAAGAAGTCCCGGGCAACGATGGCGACTATGCCAAGCAAATTATTGATCGTTGTGCTAGCCTGGGCATTCCAATTATTTTCTACTATCCAAGTGAGTGTGAAAGTACACTAAGCAGTAGTTATTACCCCACTAGGGACTATGTGCGTAGACGCATACCTATTCACTTGGTTAAGCAAGGCAATAGGGCAGTTGATGGTTTCGTTGAACACAATCTAGACAAGTATTTTGTCTATAGACTAACTACAGAGTTTAATCGTGCTAGACTTGCATATACCGCAGATGGTATCAGCACATTTCCAAAGACTTTTAAATATCTTTTCTTAAATGGCACACGCCGACACAATAGAGAAGAAATGTTTAAGGAACTGATTGAACGAGATATCTTAAATCAAAGCATCCACAGCTTCATTGATTACAGAATTCCCGATCGTACTGAACTAGATGTTAAGCCAATCATTGATTGGCCCAATGCAAACTTCCATGAAGATTTTAGATTTGAAAACTTCTATCCGCCGCATTACTGGCACACAGAATTTAGTCTAGCATTGGAAACAGCACCTAACGAAACCTTTGTAACAGAGAAAACATACAAGCCGTTATTAGTTGGGCATCCATTTCTTGTAGTAGGCGGGCAATATACACTTAGACACTTACATGCCTTTGGGTTTAAAACGTTTGGCGATCTAATAGATGAGTCTTACGATAGTCTAGAGTATCCAGGAGAGCGCCTACGTGCAGTGGCCGCAGAAGTTGAACGCTTAGTTAAATCTGATGTAAAACTTGTTGAGCCAACACAAGAAATTCGTCAGCATAACAGAATGATTATGTATCGTTTAGCAGAAGAAGTCTATTTTGATTTGTATAAAATCTTAATTGATGCACTGCCACAATATGCAGACACAGATTACATTAATCTTCCTGACTTAACATTAGAACAATTTAAGAAGTACGTATGATATTTTTCCCAGTAGTAGAACTATTAGATCGATTAGTAATTGCCAAGATTAAACTAGATAAAGGTCTAGGTAACCAAGCTGAATACGATTACTATGCTGAACAGGCCAAAAGATTTGATCTAGAACCTGTACAGCCATTGCTTGAGCGACTAGAAGTTGTGCATCTAAGCATTTGGGCATTGGAAAGCGATCTACGTCGCGGACTAGAAGACAACCTAGGCTACGAGGAGATTGGGCGCAGAGCAGTTGAAATTCGTAATTATAATAACATACGTGTTACAATTAAGAACAACCTAGCCGAAGCATTGGGCGATCCAGTAAGGGAAATTAAGCATGACCACCTCTCAGTTTAACTACGAACAACCCCCAAAAAAGTTGTTTAGTATCGATGTAGATGCAATTGAAGCGGCAAAAAATAGCATTATTTTTCATTCAGGTTCAGAAGAAATGCTACGTGTGAGCCATAATGGTTTCTATGTGCGTGGAGTACGAATCGATCAAGATGATAAAGAAGCGCAAGCGGTCTATGAAAGTTTTAGATCCTGGCTCGCTTGGGCACAGTTAAATAAGTCATGAGCCACAAAACAATGGAAATAACAACCATGATTGGTTGTCCCCTAATGTGTACGTTTTGTCCACAAGACAACCTACGTGATGCATATGGTAAAGAAGATGCCAAGTATATGAGCTTGGATACATTTAAAACAGTAGTAGATCGACTACCATGGGATTGTCGTATTGACTTTTCTGGCATGGCAGAACCCTGGGTTAATCCGGCCTGTACAGACATGCTAGAGTATGCCCTAGAAAATGATAGGCAAGTTGCCATCTTTACTACACTATACAACTGGGACGAAACTACAGTACATAGAGTAGGCGAACTGTTACTAAATCATGCAGGCCAAGTTGACATATTCAAGATACACTTTCCTGACGAAGCAGGTAACATGAAGGGTTGGAAGCTCAGTGAAGAATGGGAATACGCCTACATTGGTATGCGTGAAATTGTACAGGCAGCAGGTATACATTACGAAGCAATGGCCATGAGTGATCATGGAGTGCATCCAGCAATTCGCCATTTACCCGGGGTATACGTCAGTCATGATTGGAGTATTGCGGCCCATGATCGTGCAGGTACATTAAACAAAGAGCAGATCAAAGAGCAACCTGTTGTGTTTACTATAGAACACAAAAAGCCCGTAGTTTGCGGTAAAACAAGTCTATATGACCAAAACGTTTTGTTGCCTAATGGAGATGTAGTATTATGCTGTATGGACTACGATACCAAGCATGTGCTGGGCAATCTTTTAACACAAAAGTATGAAGATTTGTTTACAGGTCCTGAATTTACCAAATTGCTTGCACTGAATGCAGAACCTTGCTACAATAGCGGCAGTTTATGCAAGAGCTGTACAGATGCAAAAGTCATTTGACAGTAAAAGATAAATAAATTACAATTAGATCATGAAACAACTTACCTTAGACACATTCCAGTTACGAATACGATTGTTATGATCGTAGATGCGACTGTGGTGTAATTGGTAGCCACAGGAGACTTAAAATCTCCCGCTGTAATGGCGTGCCGGTTCGATTCCGGCCAGTCGCACCAAATTTTCTGGGAGAGTAGTTTAATGGTAAAACGGCGGGCTTATACCCCGTAGCAACAGATAATTGGCTGATATCGGTTCGACTCCGGTCTCTCCTACCAAAATGAACAATTTTACCACTATTTGATATAGTGGTTGACACAAAGAGATAAATAAAATACAATAGGAAACATGATGCAACACACATTCTGTCATTCGCTTAAACAACAACAGCCCGGACTAGGCATGTCAGCCTATTGGTCTTTGTTTGCGAATACAAATAGTGATCGCACACCAGAGATTACAACAGGGTTCCGAGAGGGATGGGATGGTTAAGTAAACAAACTTACATTCTAAACTAAAAGGAACCCTAGGACTAAAAACCCTAGGGTTTTTTGTTTGTAGGAAAGAAAATGAAACAAGTGAATTTGAAACAACGTATGCGAGAAGTAAAGTTCACAACTGAACATACTCTTACTAAGGAACAGCTACACAAGTTGATCCAAGATAAGATGGAACGGGCCGAAAGGCACTATCGTTCCAGAAAAGTTCAGGAAGAACGTACTTTACAACCGTAGAGTAGTGTGAAGGATACCAGTAACGAGGACTGGGTGGCGCACTTAAAACATGCCACAAACGGGCGGACAGTTGGATGAAATGCTGGCGATAACGGCAGAGTACAAATAACTGGGTAGGGTATCAACCCTATCATATCCTGCAGAAATGCAGGGTATTCTAAAGCATATTAGATGAAACGCTCTTTATCCTTTTGACGGGTAACGACTGCCGGGACAAAGCTAGGCAACTAATGTGTTTTAGAATACTGGAAGTATAGCAAAGTGGTAATGCACTACCTTCATACGGTAACTATCGCTAGTTCGAATCTAGCTACTTCCACCAAGTTATGGGTCAAGTCTAGGAGTAACTGGGATTGCCATTATGGGTCTCAGTAGCGGTTCGAACCCGCATTGATCCACCAAGTTTCTGAGTTAGACGTTTGGATTGAGTCCCCGGTGCGCTAGGTCCCTATTCTTGAGACTGACACACCAGTAGCAACATCGGGTAGTTTAAACTCTCCTCTACGAGACAAGCCAGTGAGTCCTTGAGAAAGATAGCTGGTCACTCAGAAAATCTATTATGGAAGGTGATGCAGCGGGGTTGGTCCTGCGACTGGCCTTGAAAACCAGGTTCTCCTAACGGGGATGGGGTTCGACTCCTCCGCCTTCCGCCAAGTTTTGTAAGTGTTAGCAAGTGAAGTCACGCTGTTAATGGTATGTTCGAACTACCTAAACAGTAAAAGGTCGTGGGTTCGATTCCCAACGGGTCGGAAGACTCGGGTGCATAGTGGCGCACAGGCTGGATGAATCCCAAGTAACGTACCGAGTCCCAGCCTAGGCTTTACGTAAAGGGTGAATGGTGCTTATAATGATGGTAGCACTACTTACAAATTTAATATGGCTCCGTAGTTCAGTCCGGCAGAACGTTGGTCTCCAAAACCAAATGTCAGTGGTTCAAATCCATTCGGGGTCGCCATATATAATATATACATGCTAACAATACTAGACCCAGACTTCAACAAAGTCACACGTAAGAATCAATATGGTTGGTTCTTTGATCTAAACAATACCAACTATCAGTATCGTAAAAATACAGATTATAGTGGTGCTGTTGACATATTGATTGCAAATAATTTTTATAAATCAGACTGTATTGACGCAGATCTGTATAAGACTTATAGTTATCGCTCAATGATCATGTTTGATCTACACGTAGAAGAAGATCAAGCACAGCGTATTCTAGATAGAATTCCTGGGTCAGTGCATGATTTAACATTTACTAGTGCCTATGATCCAAATGTAGAACATCCTAAGATCATCTACTTGGATTATCTATATAATATGACCAAATCATATTATGAACATTACAAATATAGTGATAGTTCACATGTATTGCACTATAGTCATCCAAGTGATTATGAATCAGTTGATCATCCTGATGCAATGCAGAAAAACAAAATTTTTGTTTCAACTAACACAACATATCGTAATACAGATCGTCCTAGAAAATACAGGACTATGTTAGTTGATCTTTTGCAATCGTTTAATGATCGTGGCTATATAGGAAGCGTTGACAGCAACCCTCCAAGAGCACTATTTCCGCAGTCAGAAAGACCTATGTGCAGAGATGTTGCAGAATTAGAGCGTGGTATAAGTCGTCACAGACCAATTGTATACGCACCACCACATAGAGAATACTATAGGAATACATTTGTTTCTATATACGGAGAATCAATTGAGTATGGCAATACCATATCGGTGACCGAGAAGACTTTTTCTCCATTGATTATGGGACATTTTATTTTGCCTTTTAGTACTGCAAAGTTTATTAATAGATTAAAAACATATTATGGGTTTGCTTTCCCGGAGTTCATTGATTACAGTTATGATGATATAACTGACAATGACCAACGTTGGGCCGCATACAGTAATGAAGTTAAAAGATTGTTAAACACCAATATAGATCAATGGCGTCAATGGTGGATTGACAATAAAAGAATTATCGAGTACAATAAGGAACTGTTTAAAACAAGACCTTATCAAAGACTTGATTTAGAAAACATGCTCGGTTCGTCTATCGGTTTAGGACACTAGCCTTTCACGTTAGTAAGACGGGTTCGATTCCCGTACCGAGTACCATTTTATGGAAGCAGTTATGAAAGTTACGGAAGAACAATTTATATATGAATGGTATTCTGGCACCGGTAAAGGAGGTCAGCACCGTAACAAACATCAAAACTGTTGTCGTTGCATTCACGTACCCACTGGAATAAAAGCCAATGGTACTAGCAGTAGGAGTCGTGAAGACAATAAACGAAATGCGTATATAACATGCCTTAGTAGGGTACAAGCGCATTTCCATAAAGATACAGAACGCTATCAAGCAGGCGAGGAACGTATTAGAACGTATCACGAACCTGACAATAGGGTTACTGATCATGCTAGCGGTCTAGTCGATACTTACACCAATGTTGTTATTAAAGGCAACATCGATGATATGGTCACAGCTAGAGCAAAAGCAGTTAGATAAAATTTGGATGTGTAGGAAAATTGGTAACCCCAGTGGACTGTAAATCCGCCGCCCCTGGCACTGCTGGTTCGACTCCAGCCGCATCCACCATTTAACATAGTATGAAAATTTGTATAGCAGGAGACAGTTGGGGAGTTGGTGAGCTAGGCGCACCTAATGGTGCAGTTGAACACCAAGGACTTGCCCAGTATTTTGCAGAAGCAGGTGCAGATGTAAAAAATGTATCTCGTGTGGGATTTAGCAATAAAATATCTTCATCGCTGATTCCTACATACAAATTTGATTACATCTTTTGGTTTCAATCAGACCCACTTCGCGATTTAAGACCTTATCATAAGTTTGAACAATACAATACTATAGATAAGTTACTAGAAAAAAGTCGTGAATGTTTAATTGATGCCTATACTAGATTAAACAGCATGGGTGTTGTTATACACTGTATTGGCGGGTGTAGTGAAATTAATCTAGACTTAATTAAAGATTTTAAAAATCTTGTGCCCATTATACCTAGTGTTACTAGATTAATATGGCCCGAGTTCCAGCATCCTCCAATTTGGGTCAGTGACTGGATGAATAAAATTGATCGGCAATTTGATCTAAATGAATTAGATCGTATCATAGTAATGAAAGACCATCAGTTATCGTTAGGTGATAACAAAGAATATTTCTTTCCCGATGGTTATCATCCAAATAGAAAAGGTCATAGAGTTATCTATGATTATATTTGCAAAGAATTAAAATTGCTCCGTTAGCTCAATTGGGAGAGCGCGACACTGTCACTGTCGAGGCAAGGGGATCGAAACCCCTACGGGGCGCCAAGGTACTATTCGTAGACATGTACACACTAGTCTAGGAGTGGAGGGCAGTAGTGTACACTGCTCGAGAGTTTCTGCAGAAAGAACAGAGGTACGGTGGTCCTACTTGAGTGGGGGCTATAAAAGCCGATTAATGCCTGGGGTACAACTCCATACGCTCAGCCAAATTTGTTCGGGAATGGTGTAGAGGTAACACAACAGACTTTGACTCTGTCGTCCTAGGTTCGATCCCTAGTTCCCGTGCCATTACTTAATAGATCGTCGTACTATTGATATTAGTGCAGATCGTATTAGGGAATCTTGATCTGCAATCGTTGCAATTAAACCTGCAAGGACACCACTACGCCACGCTAGGTATTCACTGCGTGTGTTAAACGTTCGCTGTTTAGCGAGTTGGTCTATATATGTTTCGATCAACTCTAGTGTGCGTTTGTTTGCCATGGTATTGCGGTGGTAATCCATCTGTAATAAACTCAGACTTAACAAGTGTTTTGTCTAGATCAATTGCAGGCGGTAGTTTTTTTGGAAATGTATTAGTATATTCATTTGTACAAACGTGCGTGGGACCTCGGCGATATTCGCCTTTGGCATATTCGTAGAGTTGTCGCATTTCGTTGATAATCTTTTCCATACAGTATTTATTGGCAATTAAAAATGCGGTACGAGCATAAATACAAGTAGACGGAGATCGTACCATGGCAATAGCAACTTGTAAAAATTGTAATACCGAATTTAAGTTTAAAATAGGAAGTTCCACTGGGACATATTGTAGTGTATCTTGTTCTAAAGAAGGGCAAAAGAAAGATAGGCGACAAAATTTCTTAGATGGTAAGATGGTAAACCGTGGATGGATGAAAGCCCATATGGTTGATATCCATGGATGGAAATGCATGTGTTGTGATAACACTGAGTGGCTAGGTGAGCCTATACCACTTGAGTTAGATCACATTGATGGCAATGCAGGAGATAACCGGCCCAAAAATTTGCGGCTATTGTGTCCTAATTGTCATGCTAAAACTCCAACACATAAAGCAAAAAATAAAGGTAACGGAAGAGGCAGCAGAGGACTTCCGTGGTATTAGAATATGTCCGGGTAGCTCAGAGGAAGAGCAATGTGTTGATAACGCATAGGTCGAGATTTCGAAATTCTCCCTGGACACCAAAATTTATATTGACAACAATAATTTGTCATATATAATTGTATTATTCCCCAGTAGCACAGCGGTAGTTGCACTTGACTGTTAATCAAGGTGTCCGTGGTTCGATCCCACGCTGGGGAGCCAAACAAGTCAGTTCCGAGAAGACTTTAAGAATGTCGGCTGCTCAATCGCCAACGGAGAGAGCGTAAGCTAACAGTTGGAAGTATTTCGCCCCTTTAGCTCATCTGGTAGAGCAACTGATTTGTAATCAGTAGGTGGTCTGTTCGAGTCGGACAAGGGGCACCAAAACTCTCCCTGACAGGCGGAGTATAATGAGATAAGTAGTCTGTCACGAATTCGGGGGATTGGTATAGTTGGGAACACGGTAGCTTTGCAAGCTTCAGTCAGCGGTTCGACCCCGCTATCCTCCACCAACTACTTAAAAATGTAGAGTTCTGTATAAATAATGTAGAGGACTACATTATGAATAATTTCAATTGTTTATGCTGCGGCAAAGAGAATATAGTAAAACGAAATCACACAAATAAGTTTTGCAATAATACTTGCCAACAACAATTTCAGTTTAAAACAGAAACATTACCAAAGTTTTTAAAGGGAGAAATTTCTACTAGAAGAACTCTTATAAGATGTTTAACACATCTTCATGGGTATAAATGCATTGAGTGTGGCAACACTGGGACTCACAAAAATAGACCTCTTGTGTTACAATTAGATCACATAGATGGTAATGCAGGAAATGATAAGCCAAAGAATTTAAGACTGTTATGTCCTAATTGTCATAGTCAAACAGATACGTTTGTTGCTAAAAATAAAGGCAAAGGAAGAACAGCCAGAGGGTTAAAACGTTAACTCTCCACCAAAATTAGGAAAGCGGGCAGGCCGGTAATGCAGCACCCTGCTAAGGTGTAGACTTGTGATGAGCAGGTCAGTGGGTTCGATTCCCACGCTTTCCACCAGTTTCGGAGTTTAGCGCAGTCTGGCTAGCGCATCTGGTTTGGGACCAGAGGGTCGGGGGTTCGAATCCCTCAACTCCGACCATTTATATGAAAAAAATCATTTCAATTGAACCGGCCATTGACCCGTCTAATAGACCCACCTTTCTATTAGATTGGGAATTAACAATGAAGTGCAATTTAGATTGCGACTATTGTTTAAATGATATTGAAACAGGTGGACATGATAACAGCACTCAGCACCCACCGTTAGAAGATTGTTTGCGTACAATCGACTTTATGTATGAGTATGCTGATCGATACATGCAACTAAAGCCTGCGTGGCAACGTATGGTTATCTTAAATGTCTATGGCGGCGAAAGCATTTTTCATCCCAACATTGTTGAAATATTAGAACAAGTTCGTGTTAGGCACAAGAAGTATGCAGATCGTTGGCCACTGACAGTGACATGCACAACCAATGCAGTAGCAGGCCCAGTGTTATGGAAACAAGTCGCAAATTTAATTGATGAATTTACAATTAGTTTTCATAGTACAGCATTACCTAAACAGCGTCGGCAGATATTTGATAATATTTTGTACAATAAATCAATTGATCGTAGACAAAAGATTGTTTTTGTTATGCATAATGATCCTGATAAATGGGATATTAGTCAATCGGCAGTAGAGTTTTGTAAACAACAAAATATTAAGTATGTAATCAAAGCTAACGATTACCCGGGACCAGGATGGCAATATACTAAAGAACAATTTGTATTCTTTAAAGAGTATTATCAATCTAATACTGTTGCTCGCAGTAGATACATTATTGGCGATGTAATGGATGCAGTTGAGTCTGAAACAGTTGGGATGGGCAATGTTGGTCGTAGTTGTTGTGGTGGCCGCAAGTTATGTGGCAATCAAGATTTAAAACATCCTGTGGCATTTATGCCCGAAGCAGGATTCTTTGATTGGTACTGTAGTGTTAATTGGTATTTTTTGTATATCAAACAAGTTAACGGTAATGTATATTACAACAAAGACTGTCGTATGAACTTCAATGGCACCACAAAACCCATTGGTAATTTGTCAAACTATCAGGCTATATTAGATGATCAATTAAATTTGCTTTCTAATGAAATTAAGCCAGTTATACAATGTAAGAAATCATCGTGTTTGTGCGGATACTGTGCGCCAAAAGCTGATAAGTTTGAAGACTTTCAGGCTATTATGAAGAAGCACACATTGGATGTAACATTCTCGGCCCTTGGCTCAACTGGATAGAGTAGCGGTCTTCGAAATCGTTGGTTAGAGGTTCGAATCCTCTAGGGCCGACCAGTTTTCAACGAACCGGCGTAACCGGAATGTACGTTAGACGAAATATAACATACTAACGTATGTCTTGCTCGGACTTGAGTGGACAGCCCACAGAGCATCATGCTCCCATAGTTTGAAACGGTAAAACATCTCCATGGTAAGGAGAAGTCGATGGTTCGACTCCATCTAGGAGCACCAAATAATGTCGCTGTAGTATAATGGATAATACACTACGCTACGAACGTGGGAATTGTGGTTCGATTCCATACAGCGGCTCCAGTTTTATGTTGGCGTTAGTTTAATGGCAAAACCGCGGGTTGTGATTCCGCTATCATGAGTTCGATTCTCATACGTCAACCCATAAATATACTATGCGCCTTTTTGAATTTACACAATCTTTTGACCCATTGCTAGTAGACTTCTGGCGTCAGGCAAGTCCTGAGCAGATGCAGTATTATTTTGTACAAGATAACTGCTTTGGGGCAAGCCAAGACTTTGAAGACTTTCTAAGTAATCAAGGATACGGTAATGCAGAAATAGTTCCAATTGGGCGTGTACACAACGGACGCAAATCCGGCGGGTGGATCTATGTTGATGTAGCAGATACATCATATGATGCACTTGAAAAGAAAGACGTATTAGCCATGCGTGAGCAACAGCTAGATCCACGTAAAAAGTCGGATCGTGTTGCCTATATAAAGAACAACAACTTAGAAGATGAGTTTCGTTGGATACCACACAGTTGGGTAGAAATACGTGGACGTATTTTAGATCCTAGTGGGTTTTATATGGATGGACGCAGCGGCCAATTTGACCGCATGGTTAAAGACAAAAGTAATTTAAGCTCGCGCTATCGCGTTTTTTAACATTAACAACTTCTGATCGTAACTATTAGCCCAGTTAAGTACTTTGGCTTTTACTTGATGTGCAAATGCAAGTAGGGCATTCATTGTACTCTCATCGAGTGGTTTAACTTTTACGCCCGCGGGCTTTTGTACAACAGTTACAATAGTTTCAATTAAACTTTTAGTCATTGCTAATAACTCAGGATTCATGTGTGTCATGATTTGAGTTAAGATTTCTTTATACTTTGGAGTTTTAGTAGGAGCTGGGTCTTTACTAATTTGTACAACAAGACTCTTTGTTTCAATTTCTCGAGTTTTAAGCGCATCAGCAGCATCAAACAATTCGTGTAGATCACGTATCTGTTGCTTATGAATTTCTTCAAGAGCAGCTAGTTTTTCTTTTGCTTCAGCAACGTCTTGGAAAGATTTAGCAAGTTTAGTCACAAATTGACTATCGTACCCTTCTAAACGTAGGATCACTTTGTTTTCAAAGTCTTCGTATTCCCATTCTGGGTTACGGGCTTCTTGTATAATTTCAGAGAATTTCATGTAAGTATTTATCTGCCCCGGTGGTGTAATGGTAGCCACGATGGTCTTAGAAACCATTGCTGTGAGGCGTGTCGGTTCGAGTCCGACCTGGGGCACCAACAAAAAGGAGAACATCAATGAGTGTACTAATTCTGGTATGTGTTATAATGTTTGTTCTCTATCAAGTAATGAAGGATGTATGATGCCTTTTATCGAAAATGTGGCTGCTGCCGATATTCCCGCTCGCTTTCATCATGACTGCGGGGAGAATAGTATGCTTATCCAAATCATGGATACAGCTACCAGCTGGTGGCCCACACCAGTACACAAATTTAAAGAAACACATAGGTTTGAGTTTCTGGATGTTGAGGATCGGGATAACTTCCCAGAAGAGTGTAAAATTAGCGATGAGCAAGCACAAGAAATTGTGCGACTCTTGCAACATGCACTTGACAATAAAATGGGTGTTGTAGTACACTGTATGGCTGGCTTGTGTCGTAGTGGTGCAGTAGCGGAAGTTGGGATTATGATGGGCTTTCAGGACACTGAAAAGACTCGTATTCCTAACTTGCGTGTTAAGCACAAGATGATGAAAGCACTAGGTTGGACATACGATGAAAACGAGCAGCCAGACCCTGAGTCTTGGCGAACAATTCAATTTAAAAACATGTAACAGGAGAACAACATGAAACGTGGTAAACGTTAGTGTTGACTCAGATCCCGTATTGGTCTGGGTTAGCACGTTAAACAAAACGTAATACACTAACCCTAACTGGCGTAATGGTAACGTACAGGACTCTTAATCCTCGAGTTGAAGGTTCGAATCCTTCGTTAGGGACCAATATGGGATTGTAGTGAAATGGTTATCACAGCGGACTTTTAATCCGTCAATTCCCGGTTCGAGTCCGGGCAGTCCTACCATATGCAAACACATTGCACGACCTAAGACGTCAAACTCGGTGAAGGTAGCAATACTGGAGAGTCAGTGTGTTTACATATGGTGCGTGAGGTACGCAAGGTACCAACGTGTATATCCTAAGACATAGACGAAATATTGTGGCCACGATATTAGACTAGCTTTAGGTTAACTCATGTACCGCCATATAAAAGACAATTAACTTACGAAATAAAACGTCGGCCGGCGCCTAAGTAGTTTGGAAGTCTATTGTGCCAAGTAGCAAGGAAAGGGTTTTCGCGACCAACGCCGGGCTAGCAACACAATATTCGTAGTTGTCTTTTATATGGTTAATGTTATCTGCAGGTAACATCCATACTGGGGAGTAATTAACTCCAGGAACTCGTAGTGATGAAATTGGTAGACATCGGGGACTAGCCGTCGCCGCTTGCAGGTTCGAGTCCTGCCTACAATGAGTTCGCATAAAAATCTGTCGGCATGTGTGTCCACCGTGCATTAACCGACACAAAATAAAGCTAGGACAAGCGTCAGTTAACGGTGGAGCTCATATAGAAGTATTCTTGGCGTAAGACAAAGCGGGAGATGAGACCCAAGTGGATGCATACGCAACGGTTTCAGAGCTTGACTCCTCCTAGGCCTGCATTTGAGAGTGCTTCTATATGGCAATGTAGCTCAGTTGGTAGAGCAGCGGATTGAAAATCCGTGTGTCACTGGTTCGACCCCAGTCCTTGCCACCAATAAATGCCCCTGTGGACAAATTTGGTAAAGTCGCCTCTCTCAAACAGAGGAGTATAATATGTCAGTTCGAATCTGACCGGGGGTACCACTATCTAGTAAGCCAAAATGTTCCAAAGAACACCGTCTTGTTTTCAAACACCGAGCTTCGTGTAGTTGGAATAGTGTCATGGAAACTACGCCGTATCTTAAAATATTTGCTAAATTCGTCATTGTACCAGCTAAAGGTTCTTTCTGGATATCGGCCAGTTAGGACTACTTTAAAAAATGCATTAGACTTGCAGAGTTGTTGTAACTTAGAGATGGTCTCGTCCCAGTAGTCATACTCAACGTTGTTAATTGCATGGTAGGACAACACTAGATCAAACTCACCTTGTGGAAATTCTGCGTATTTTCCTACAAAAGGGTCATAGCCAACAGCGTGTATATGAGGGAAAGTTTGACAAATATTTTGTAATACTAAACCATTACCGCAACCATAATCTAATATTGATTTTGGTTTAATTAGCTTTATAATGTCGTTATCTTTTAGTATGGTATCGGCATTAAGTGGAAAGAGGTACGTTTGATTGTTGCCCCAGCCGTAGTCACTTTGAAAAAGATGCTCGTTCCATGTTTTTAATTCTTGGCTATAAAGGTGACTCATAGTATAATACTTATATCTAACTGGCGTTAGTATAATGGATAATACAGCGAGCTTCTACCTCGCGAATGTGGGTTCGATTCCTGCACGCCGGACCAAAATATTTTTATTTTTATCTAAAAAACAGTTGACAATAAATGTTTTTTATGTAACAATAGATACTTAGACAGTTAGCAATAACTGACGAAAATGTTCTTTAAAAAGTTAAAGTATAAGAAGTTCTTATACACATGCACACAAATGCGTAGGCCACGCAGATGTAGCGGATTGCAGCCTGGATGAACAAATGGTCGCCAGGTAGACAGGTTCAATTCCTGTGAGTGTGCAGTTGTATAAGAATTTAAGGGCAGCTTAATGTCCTGTAGAGTCGGTTCGCCCGGCTAGACAAAGAATAACTGTGGTGACACAGCCAAAGGAGGTAAGCCTACGCAACTCCGCTAGCAATAGTTCATTTAAGCAAGCCTGCTCACTACCGTGAGGTAGCGTTCACTGATAAGACCGGTGGATGTAACAATGAAGCAAGTGCTGTGGGAAGAACGCATATCGTCGAGCCAGAGATCGCATCAAAGGGAACTCGGGTGTGTGGAAAGTAACGGGTGGTGCCGACTTCACAGCAAAACCAACTTGTCAGTTAGTATGAGAAAGGGTAGCGTTATGATCCGAGGGGTCGCTCCTAAGGGTTGTAGTGCAGTTTGAGTGGTTGGTGGTTACGTGTTAGCGTAGACATTGATCGCAAAAAACGACTGATTACTCCGCGAGAGGAAAGGTACGTGGTGAGTTGTATTCTGTATACCAAAAGTGTATGGATCAACTGTGTCAGCTCATCATAGTAGGTTGTTATAGGCTAATGGTAGGCCGATTTCCTTCTAAGAAATAGACTGCTGGTTCGATCCCAGCTAACATCGAAAAACGCAAAGTCTGACACGGTTATCAGTGAAAAGCATCTAATGCTTGACACGCAAGTGAATCAAGTCCAACGTAACTCGCAAGGTGAAATTGGTTTGTACTAGAAGTTTCGTAACAGTTTAGCGACTGTGAATGGCTCTAAAGGTCAACGGGAAATAAGGTACAGAGTAGCTGATAGCGACACGTCTACTGCCTGACGTTAAAAACGGCGATGCTGATAGCAGACAGTAATACCGCAAGGGTTACCGTGGATGTCGAGAGAAGCTGTGCTCGCAAGGTGCAGTATAATGCTCGAGGTGCTATTGGGAGAGATGTAATCTCAGTCCTCCACTTATATGCAAACACATTACATGCACAATGGGTAGACATGGTAGTATTGCTTGCGATACAGCAGTATAACGCCGTGGTAGTGTGTTTACATATAAGTTTTTGTTTAGTGATGCCTTTAGCGAGGGAGCCTAGTATAGTACGGATTGTTCTTCGGTGCTATGCGATCTGGTCACGTTACCCAAGAGTAAGAGAACATGAGGGGTAGCCCACTAAACAAAGAATTATGCACGGTTGGCAGAGCGGTTATGCGCTGGATTGCAAACCCGGTATGAGGTAGGTTCAACTCCTACACCGTGCTCCAAGTTTATGCATCCTATTGATCAAAAATTAAAAGAACTTATGCAACCCATCGAACAGCAGATTATGATGTGCGATGACCAGAATGAGTTATTGATTTTATGTTTTGGTATGATGAATAGATGCAAAGATGTTTTAGATAACACATTGGGCCAAGAAAAGCGCAAGGCGTTGTTTAAAGAACATTGTTAAGATTTTGCCTGTTTATTAAAACAGGACGGTGATGTGTATGGAGATGAGAGATTGCACCGTAATATTCCCTTGAACGGAAATATTGCATTAACAATCGTGATCCAGTGATGTGAGACCCCGGCGTAATTGCCTTGTTTGTTGACACTCACGAATATTGGTATCCTCTGTCTCTTGTATTTTGCTTTAGTAATTTAGGCGCCTAAAAATGTCTAACCGCTAATGTATTTTGCACATTGTCCGGCAATTGACTTGCCATACGCTCACTGCTATAATTCAATCAGAAAGGGACTCGATTATGAAGATTACACTTCGCAAAGCAAACGCATTACAAAACACAATCCAGGAACACACAAAAACCATTGAAGTGACTACATCGTTTTCACTAAACGAGTTCCAGGATCCAGCTAAAGAGTTGGCTTGTGCTCGTGAAGGCGTTGTTGCTAACGATGCACGCCGTAACAAGCTGACAAAGGCCTTGTACGCAATTCGTGCCCAAGTTGGTCGTGCTAATGCCGCAAGTGGTGTAGCAGACTTGCTCACAGAAGCCGCTTACGTTGATAAGCGTATTGGCCAACTAAAAAGCCTAACCGAAGGCAAAGTTGTTGAATCGGAAAAAGTGTTGTCTGGCAAGTTGCGGAAACTTCGCGACAGCGATTCAAAGACCCGTATGTATGGGTACAGCGACACAGTTGACACTGGCGTGTTGACAGCAGAACAAATTGAAGGTTACAAGGCAGAAATGCGTAGCCTGAAAAAAGAAAAACAAAGCATCAATGATCGGGTGTTGGAACTTAATGTTCGCACCGAAATCGAATTGGATGCTGATACAGTTTCTCTGTTAGTAGCAGAGCAGCTGGTATAAATATTGACGCAGGGTAGGGAAGTTGGTCATCCCGCTAGGCTCATAACCTGGAGGCCGCTGGTTCGAATCCAGCCTCTGCAACCAATATGCGGGAATAGCTCAGTTGGTAGAGCACTACCTTGCCAAGGTAGATGTCGGGAGTTCGAGCCTCCTTTCCCGCTCCAATTTGCCATAGTCAAACAGAAAACTTTGGTAGTAAAGGCAAAGGAAGTAGATATAAAAAGATTTCAAAAAGAAATCAGTACTTGCAAGAGTACAAAAAATAGTTGCCTTGTTAGCTCAGGGGTAGAGCGTCTCGTTTACACCGAGAGGGTCGGCAGTTCGAAACTGTCACAAGGTACCAAGTTTATGCGGGATTAGTTTAATGGTAAAACGAGATCCTTCCAAGTTCAAGTCAGCGGTTCGATTCCGCTATCCCGCTCCAAACACAAGTAGTACCTAAGTACTACTTTTTTTTGACTTAAAATTGTGCTATAATAAGTCATTGCAACAGAAAGGAGGCGAATATGCCAGCAGTATTCTTAGTTAGCGATACGCACTTTGGCCATGCCGGTGTATGTCGCTTTACTGAAGCGGACGGTGTTACAAAAATACGTCCGTGGACAGATCCGGATGAAATGGATGAAGCCATGGTCAAGGCCTGGAATGACCGTGTAAGGCCCAACGACAAAGTCTATCACCTAGGCGATGTTGTTATCAATAGACGGGCTTTGAAAACGCTTGCCCGCCTAAACGGTGATAAAGTCTTGATCCGTGGCAACCATGATATCTTTCGTGATGAAGAATATCGTGAATACTTTCGTGAACTACGTGCATACCATGTAATGAACGGAATGATTCTTAGTCATATTCCGGTACACGAAGCTTCGTTGGGCCGCTTTGGCACGAACATTCACGGACACTTGCATACTAATCGTGTAAAGAAGATGCGTGGATATAATGTCAAAACCGGTGAAGTCTTGTACAGTAATGAGAACGATGTCCGCTACCACTGCGTGTGTGTAGAACAGACCCCGGACTTCGCTCCCATCCTGTTTGAAGATGTCATCAAGCGCATTACAGCAGAAGGTGGTACAGTTGGTATGCGTAATGGCAATGGGCCTACAATGTAATGCATCGTGCTATTGTGCATAGTTGCCGGGGCGGGTGTGGTAATCATTTAAGGTGGTTGCTACTACTCGACCCCGGTTTTCTTCTTTTTGATCGTGGCCCTGTTGCGGATAAAGTTGACTATATACTGTCAAATGTTTATCCTGCAGAGCGTAACTGTAAAAATTGGTTTAGTTATGAGTTTAAGTATAGACAGGTCTTAAATGAACAGATTAAATTTGCTCATACCAATTTTGACCCGGGGTGGGAAAATAGACCAGGGCAATTTGATAGCAATGTTAACTATTTCTTATATCCAACAGATCCACTGGTGACATTAGACTTATATAAAAAATTCACACATGTAGATCGAAACTTATACTTCAATACAGTGCGGTATGAACGTCAACAAGCAGAATTATATGTAGGCAATTGCTCTGGACTTTTACTTGATACAGCAGATTTATACACTGAAGATCTAGATGAATTACTTTATTCTCAGATATGCCATTATGGTAACTTCAATATAAACTTTGATGATGCAAAATTAATACATAAAAGTTGGTATACAGCACATCAACGATTGACCGGTCCTGTTACGAAACCCGGCCCTTTATGTTGGCCATATGTATTAACAACCCTTACATAATCATAAACATGGTGCTTTTGAAAATCAAATCATAAGTAAGTTTGTATGCTATCGATTATCACTGACCCACAAAGCCCAATACTTTCCTACATAAAGGACGACCCCGTTCGCCCTGAAATTCCTGCAGAGTTTCGTGTACAAGGTAAAAGGTTTATTAGTGCGTTAGTCGATGAAAAACCTAGAGCAATCGTTTGTGTTAGTCTGCATGACTTTGTACCAGCAGATGTTGATGATCTTTCTCGCGATGCTGAGCAACCAACTACAGCAATCTTTTACACTATATGGAGTTATGCCCCGGGCGCAGGGGTAGAGCTACTCAGAGAAACAGTCAACGAAATACGCAACCGCTACCCAACTATTACTAGATTTGTTACTCTAAGTCCCAAAACTGAAATGGCCCGCAGATTCCATTTAAAAAATGGGGCAATAATTATGCGCGAAAACGAGTCTTCTGTTAATTACGAATATCTAATTAAAATATAAATACACTATAGACTTAGCTCTTATTCAGAGGAAATCACACATGAAAAAGAATCACACAATACGTTGGGTATTATATCACGAACCTATCCACTTGTTTGTCCGTACTGCTAAAGCATTTTCTCAAGAAATTGCCCGCTTAACCGGAGACAGAATCAATGTGGAAGTGTACACACTTGAAGAATATTCAGATAAATTTAAAAATGGCGTAAAACACGAGCCATTGTCATTGATACAAAATAATGACGTAGAAATGAGCCAGATGCAAACTAACCTTATTGGTGTATGGAATGCACCGGACTTTTTTGCATTAGAAATGCCATATTTGTTTAAAGACCACGATCATGCAACTCGTGTTCTAGACGGAGAAATTGGTCGAGGACTATTAGATAGTCTACAAAAAAACACTCCTGTTCATGGTCTAGCATTTACATATAGTGGCGGGTATAGATGCCTAGCGTCAGATAAAAAGATTAATTCCTTTGAGGACTTAAAGGGAATTAAACTAGTTACTGCACCAAACCCAGTAATGGTAGATACAGCTAAGATTTTTGGATGCGAACCACTTGCTATCAGCGCACGTAACTATGATGCCAAGAGCGAAGTATTACAAAAGAATGGTTACACAGTAGAAACTACATTACCACGTTACGAATACGAAGCTAATACCGCTGTTCAAAAGCACATTGTTGATACTAAACATAGCATGTACTTAACAAGCATCTTAATTTCTAAAGATTTCTGGAATAGTTTAGATTCTGAAGATCAAGAATTTGTAAGACAAGCTGCCCGTGTTGCTGCGGTTCGTGAACGCGAAGAAAGTGTTGCAGAAGCAGAGGACTACGCAGTTAACCAAGCTCGCCATGATGAGTTGGGGGTTAGCTATTACAAATTTAGCGATTCCGAAATTGCAAAAATGAGAGATATAGTTGAGCCTTTGTACACTAAGTACGAAGATGTATTTTCCCCTGGTTTAATTAATGGGATTTTAAAAGCATAATTAGGATCCAATGGAAGATATAGAATTTTTATATCTCGACAATGGTAATATTAAGCAAATAAAATTTCAGGATATAGCCGCAAATGGGCGAGTATTGATTTGTTCACTAACTCGCCCATACGATAATATTTCCGATCTGTATGTGCAATACATACATAGTAAAGTAAACGATCTTCACATTGATAAAGTTTACTTTATTAACTGTATCACCGGTAAAACATTGCTACATTCGTACCATGCAAGAGAAGGTATAACAATACCGTTGTTATATAACAGTGACAAGACATTTATAGCCCACCTGAAGCAATTAAGAAATATCACAAATCGTGATGTTAATTTTTTAGCATCATATTGGAACTTTCAAGCACTGTTTGAAAATGGCAAACTAGTACACTTTGCTGATTCGTCGATTGATAATCCAATTAAGGATGCAATAAAAGCAGACCCAGGTTTTGTAAAAGAACGTGGTTACCATCTGATCAATGAAGACCCAAATTTGGTATTATGGATACCTAGTTTATTGTTTTTCTCTAGGTCTGAAAGATTGGTAAAATTAATATTTTATAAAAATGTTTGGCCAAACGAATCATTGGACAAATATCTACTAGACCTACAAACAACAACTGCGTTATAATTAGCATGTAATAAGTTTGAGCACATAGTGTGGCGACTATTTGATACCAGTGGTAGTTCTATTAGCGTGTAGCCGCAAGGCAAACCGGCCCCGTTGTCCTGGAAAGACTATATCGGATGCTTCCGAGGGTACAATTGATTTAAGAACCGCGAACGAGTCTCGAGACCATGAAAAATATCACCCAGGGGTGGTTAGATAGGAAGTCATTATTCTTATCAATGTGGTCCACGGTCGGAAAGCAAATGTAATGTGCTCAAACCTATTATTCAACCAACCAAGGAAACACTATGTTTGAAAGTTTAGAAATTAGAAAAGCAGCCAATGGCTACATCTTAGTCGTTAACACTGAAGATGACTCACGTGAATATGTTTACGACACTGAACGCAAACTTATGCGTAGTGTTAAACAGTATCTAGGTGAAAAAGTAACTAACGAAGATCAAGATTAAAAAATAGCCCGCTTAGGCGGGCTTTTTTGTGACTATCGAACAATCATTTGTTCGTCTTCTAATCGTTTAACTCTATCAAGTCGAACATTGTGCCTAATACCGGGCCAGTGAATAATCCAATCGCCCTTTTCCCATACGCCAGATGTTCCTAGGATGTCTGTGCGAACATCTAAGTAGTCATAGATTTCTGGTTCGTAGCTGTTCATGTGCTTTTGTGGAACAATCTTAACAATCGCTTCGTATTGACCAATAGTATCAATCATTACCTGTTGTAGTCCCCATTTGTCTTTTAGTTTACCATCAGGACTTTGATCTTCTCTGTAGTCCTCAACAACATCAACCATCATTTGAATGTAAGCACGACCTTCTTCGCTATTACGAAGTAACCAGTTACCGCCGTTTAAGTTGTTTACGTCTACTGGAATAATAACGTGATAATTGTTATCAACTTTATCTTCCATGCGTGTAGTCATGTTAGTGATAGTAGCATCTGCTTCGCTAATCAATACCCATTCGATGTCTGGGCGTGACTTTAGCAAATCGTTTACGTAGAACGCCTTGTTCCAGTCCATAAAGCTACTATATGGTTTAGTAAATACTTTAAAGTCTTCGTCTTTGATAGCAAAGAATTCATAACCATTATGGTCACAGTATTCCTTCTTTAGTCCATCTGTTTGATCTGCCAGGTCGGCGATACTATGGGTGCTCATGCTTACTACAGCGTACATATTGATTCCTTATTCTTCGGGTTTATAGATTACTAACAGGCCACGGTCACAACGTTCGTCACTGCGGCTATTCTTGTTGAACAATGTAAAGCGTAAATTAAACAGTTTACATTTTTCGTATATCTCTCTTAGGTTTGTAAAGCTACGGTCAGTTACGTCATGATAGATTAACGTGCCGCCGGCTTCTAGTACTTCTGCGTAGACGTATTCAAACCATTTTTGTGTATTATGGTGATCAGCATCACTCATGATAAAATCAAATGTTTTGCCACAATTGAATACATACTCGCGTTCGTCACTGGTAACAATGTTGATATATTGGCTGTACTTTTCTACAGCTTCAGGAGGGCATGTGCCCGATCGCATAGTATCCGGGTCACCGCCCCAGGCACGTTCTAACCATAAGTCTACTAGAGTAAACTCAAACGGTTGCTGATTAAACTGTAGGGCTTCTAGTATTGCATCAGTAGTAGTACCAGATCCTAAACCTAATTCTAGTATGCGTTGAGGTTTTTGGCTTTTGACGATACCATTGATTAAGGCCACGTGTGCCTCATCAACCTGGATACCATCTAGAGTATTGAATTGTTGCATTGTTTTTGTTACAATATATTGATTAATAAATATTTATATGCGTATATTTGACTGCTTTACATTTTACAATGAACTCGATCTATTAGAAATACGCCTTAAAGAATTATACAACACAGTGGATGTGTTTGTCATTGTTGAAGGCACTAGTACATTTACCAATCGTGCTCGCACTCCGTTATTTCCACAACATTATGATAGATTTAAACCTTATGCAGATAAGATTAGGTATTTGCCTGTCAACTTACCCGGAGACCCAAATCCATGGGTAAACGAAGAAGCACAACGTAATGCAATATTGCATTGCCTAACTGATGCAGAAGATGATGACATTATGATCGTATCTGATGTTGATGAAATACCTCGTCCGGCAGCAGTTGAATACATACGCCAATCAGATCAAATAATCTTTGCCATGCGTATGACATTAAGCAACTTTAAATTTAACTATATGCGCTTTGAGCCAGCACGTTATGATGTTTGGGCAATGGCCGGCAGGGGCAGTGTGTTTAAAGAAATAACACCTAACCAATTGCGTAATTTCCGTTTTAACTTCTTTGGTGCCGAATATCAACACAAGAACCAAGGTTGCGAAGTCATTGAACATGCTGGATGGCATTTTGGTTACATGGGCGACAACGACTACCTACGTGATAAAGCACAGAGTTTTAGTCACACAGAAGTCAATACACCTGAGTTCCTGGCACAGATTGATTTAGATAAAAGTATTGCCGAAGGCAAAGAATGGAATCGTTCAGCTGATGCTACATATAAGATAGTTGACCTAGACAACTACTTTCCTGCCAGCTGTCGGCAGTACACAGACTTTATATTGGCCAATTCTGGTGAGAAGATAATTGATTTCTTACCGCCATACCCGTATAATAAATAGTATTATTCAATAATCTCGGAGTTTCAATGAGCAAAACAGTTTTGATAACTGGTGGCGCAGGTTTTATTGCCCACCACGTTATAGATAAAATCCTACTTAGTACAGACTGGAATATCGTTAGTCTTGATAGACTTGACATTAGTGGTAATCTAAATCGATTACACGACATGTTAAAGGAACATGACCCTGCAGTAATAGCCAAGCGTATGCGTATCATATTCCATGATATCAAGGCAGAACTAAACGAAATGATCGTTAAAGATATTGGTCCAGTAGACATTGTTTTGCATCTAGCTGCATCATCGCATGTAGATCGTTCAATTACTTACCCTATGGAGTTTGTGTTAGACAATACCGTTGGTACTGTTAACATGTTAGATTATGCTAGAAAAAATTTACCTAACCTCGAACGTTTCGTTTACTTTTCAACAGACGAAATTTTTGGGGTTGCTCCACCCGGGGTATCTTATAAAGAGTATGATCGGTACAACAGCACCAACCCGTATAGCGCGAGCAAGGCAGCAGCCGAAGAATTTTGTGTGGCGTACGAAAACACTTATAAGATGCCTATTGTAGTTACACACACTATGAACGTGTTTGGCGAACGTCAGCATCCCGAGAAGTTTATTCCTATGTGCATCCAACGTGCCCGTGATGGTGAGAAAGTTTTTATTCACTCTAACCCAGAGAAAACAGAAGCTGGTACACGAATGTACATACATGCAAGGGATGTAGCTGAAGGTCTAATGTTTATTTTGCAAAACTTGCCTAAGGACTATAAACACACAGGCGATTACGGACACGCACACTGCCCTAAGTTCAACCTAGTAGGCACAGAAGAGGTTGATAATCTAACACTTGCTAAGTGGATTGCGGAAGCGCAAGGTCGAGAGTTAAACTACGAAATGGTAGATTTTCATAGTAGTCGTCCGGGACATGACCTGCGTTACGCACTAGACGGTGGCCTACTTAAAGATCTAGGTTGGGAACCACGTATTAAACTTAGCGAACGCATTGCTGAAATGACTAAGTGGACCCTAGAAAACACACGCTGGTTAAGCAAGTAATGTTTAAAAACGTTGATTTAGTTGTAGTTGGTGCCGGCTTCTTTGGTAGCGTAGTTGCTGAACAGGCTAGCCGAGATGGCTTTCAGGTTGCTGTGATTGATAGTCGCAATCATATTGGTGGCAACTGTTATACTGAGTTTGATCCGGAGACTGGTATAAATGTACATCGTTATGGTTCTCATATATTTCATACAGATAATAAAGAAATCTGGGACTATGTAAATCAATTTACTGAGTTTAACAACTACCGACATATCTGCAAAACAAGTCATCAAGGTGTAGTTTACCCCATGCCTATTAACTTGGATACAATAAACAAGTTTACTGGTAATGAGTTTAACCCTGCAGACGCAGCTCGTTGGTTAGAAGAACAAAAAGTACACTATGATGATCCTAAGAACTTTGAAGAGCAAGCACTAAGTTTGCTAGGTTCTAAATTGTATCATGCGTTTGTGCAGGGATACACACAAAAGCAGTGGGAAACTGATCCTAAAGAACTACCTGCTAGTGTTGCTAAACGTTTACCTGTTTATACAGACTACCGAACAGACTACTATCCTAACAACAATAGATATCAAGGCATACCAGTTGACGGTTACACACCAATATTTGAAAAGATGTTGGCACATGACAACGTTACAGTACACTTAAACACTTGTTGGGAAGATGTAAAACATCTGGCACGTGAAAAGTTGGTGGTCTACACTGGCCCAATTGATGCTTTCTATGATTATTGCTATGGCCAACTAAATTGGCGCACACTAGATTTTGAATACCGTACAGAAAATACCAACGACTACCAGGGTGTCGCTGTATTAAATTATCCCGACACGGATGTAAAGTGGACACGTGAAGTAGAACATCGACACTTTCATCCTGAACGTCGTGTAGCTGATGGAAAAACGGTAATTGGTAGAGAGTTTAGCCGCACTGCAACACAAGATGACGTTCCTTATTATCCTGTTAAGACACCAGAGGATATGGAAATGTTTGCACAATACCGTAGTTTAACAGAAAAAGAGCCCAACGTGATCTTCGGCGGCCGCTTAGGCGAATACATGTACTACGACATGCACCAAGTTATTGGTAGTGCATTGGCCACGTATCGTAAACGAGTTAAAATTGAATTGACTAACAGAGATTATTAAAGTAGAATATATTATGACTAAACATGCATTTATCGTAACCAGCGCAATTAACAGTAAATTTGGAGTATACAGTCCACGTGAGCGTTTAGACCAAACACTAAACACTATCGCCACAATTAAACAACGTGTGCCCGATGCGTTGATTGTTGTTATGGAAGTCTGCGGCACACCTATTAAGGATTTACAAGCCAATCAACTTAAAGAAGTATGCCATGTGTTCATTGATTGCAGTACAGATGAAGATGTACAAGCTCTATACGACAATGACAACTGGGACGTAGTTAAGAACGGTACAGAGATCATGTGCTTTAGTCGCGTACTTGGTATCTTACAACAAGAAAACATGTTAAATGGATTTGACCGTGTACACAAAGTATCAGGAAGATATCTGCTCAATGATGATTTTAAATTAGATCTTTACGAACGTGATGATATTAAAGATAAGATTGTTATTGGCCCTGCACAACCTAGTCAATTCCCGCCTGAAGTTACACAAGTACCGTTGCAATACATGGCACGTCTATGGTCTTGGCCTACTACAATGACCGATGAAGTTATACAAGTTTACCTAGATAGCTTTAACTTCTTTGCTGAACGCCTTGCTAATGGCGGGTATGTAGACATTGAACATGTATTGTATAAATTCTTACCACAAGAACACGTACACAACGAACCTTTGCTTGGGGTCGAAGGACATATTGCACCAAACGGCGTACAGATTAAGAACTAATGAATAATTGCGATCCTATTACCAGTTGTGTGGCCTGTGGCAGCACAGATTTAACACCTACATTAGATCTAGGTGAGCAGCCATTGGCCAATAACTTCAGGTCTACCACAGCAGTTGAGCCACGTTATCCGTTGGCCATTAACCGTTGCAACGATTGCAATCATCTACAGCTAACACACGCAGTAGATCCTGCACTAATCTATACCCACTATCTCTATGTTAGTGGCACAAGTCGGACTTATGTTGAATACATGGATTGGTATGCACGTTTTGTACGTGAACAGTTCGATCATTGGCCCACTACAGTACTAGATATTGGCTGCAATGATGGTAGTCAACTTGATGCATTTAAACGTTTAGGGTTTAAAACATATGGTGTGGATCCTGCAAAGAATCTACACGCAGACACAGTAGCAAAAGGACATCAAGTTATATGCGACTTCTGGCCAACTGATCAAGGCTTTGATACACAGTTTGATGTTATTACCGCACAGAACAGTTTTGCACACAATCCAAATCCCTTAAATTGGTTATTGGCCGCTAGACAGCGTATGACCAATACCGGAATGATTTTTATCAGCACAAGTCAAGCCGATATGGTTGTCAATAGTGAGTTTGATACTATCTATCACGAACACATTAGTTTCTACAACGCCACAAGTATGCAGGCATTAGCAGAACGTGCAGGTCTACACTTAATTGATGTAGTTAAAACACCCATACATGGCACCAGTTATATCTTTATTCTAGCTAGACGGCCTAAGAATACACAAAGAGTTGAAAACATTCTAGCAATGGAAGCGGCTGCAGGATTAACTGATCCCAATACCTATAGAGGTTGGGCATCGGATGTTGCAACTCTTATTGGGGATCTACGTGATACGGTAGCAGACTATAGATCACAAGGGTATAAGATTGTGGGATATGGTGCGGCAGCTAAGGGCATGACTGTAATTAATGCAAGTGGTATTGAGTTAGATGCAGTTGTAGACGATAATCCTTTAAAACAAGGAACTTTATGCCCGGGCGCAGACATTCCTGTTGTAAGTATTAACTATCTTGAACGTCTTGCAGAAGATGAACAGGTATTGTTTATACCATTGGCATGGAATTTCTATCGTGAAATTAAATCTAAGATACTTAAAACAAGAAATAATCTAAATGATCGTTTCATGACCTACTTCCCTAATATTAGAATAGAACGATGAAATTAGAAAAGTCAATTAACATACTATTACAACGCCGTGCTGCAATTGGCGATGTAGTAATGACCACTGGGGTAGTTAGAGAACTAAAGGCACGTTATGGTAGCAATGCCAATATTGACGTTGCCACAGACTTTGCGGGCATTTATAGAAATAATCCGCACATACGTAACGTCTTTCCTGTAGACCAAATACCAGCAGTAAACAATAGATATGATGTTTATATTAATCTCGACGATGCATATGAACTTAATCCAACAGAACACTATGTAGACAACTACTTCTATCGTGCATTTGGGCAACTAGGTCTAGATCAATCAACAGAATTATTCCCCACAGAAGAAGATTCCACTAAGGTATTGAACTTTGCTTACCAGAATGAACTAGATAGTTATATTGTTATTCATATGCGTAACTGGCATTGGACTGCAAAAAACATTAATGCCGACATTTGGTTTGAAGTTTTTGCACAACTGTTTGAAACTCGCACAGACTTTAAGATTGTAACAGTGGGCGGCGAAACAGACCTGTTTATCGAAGACCATCCACTATTTGTTGATGCACGTACTAAGTTCAATGATCAACAGTTAAAGGTCCTATGTGACGGTGCAAAAGCATTTGTTGGCATTGATTCAGGTCCTTATTGGGCTGCAAGTGCCAGTTCGACGCACATAGTTGCACTGCTAACACATCTGCGACCCGAAGTAATCTTGCCTTATCGTAACAACCAGCTGGGATACAATACCACAGTGGTACAGACACTAGAAGATTGTCGCGGGTGCAATGACGTACAGGCTCGTCCAGTGAGACAGTTAGTATGTAGCAAGGGCAACACACCTTGCTCAAGCAATTTTAACTCAAAGGATATAGCAGCGGCTATATTAAAACAACTATGATAGTACTAGCACCAATCAGCATTGGCGAATTAATTGATAAGATTACAATCTTAGAGATCAAAATGGTTAATATTCGTGACTCTGCAAAATTAAAAAACGTAGAACGCGAATTAGATGAATTAAAAACTATCTTGTCTAAGTTAGATCTTCCGGACATTACACAGTTAAAGAAAGACTTGGGCTATGTCAATGCTGATCTCTGGATGATTGAAGATTTCAAACGCCGCTGCGAACAAGAGCAGGATTTTAGCAGTGAATTTATTCGTGCCGCAAGACAAGTATATCAAATGAACGACGAACGTGCCCGTATCAAACGTGAAATTAACAGTCTCTGCGGCAGCACTATCGTAGAAGAAAAGAGCTATGCAAACGTTTAAGCATTCTGGAACACTAGGCGATCTTATCTACAGCCTTCCCATTGTTAAAAAGATGGGTGGTGGCGAATATAAAGTTGCTATTAACAACATTGAAGAATGTGTAGCCAAGTATAGCTGTGGCAATCCCGAGTGGGCACGAGTAGATCCTGCACATGTTGGCCGCTTTAAAGAAAGCGACTACTATAAACTCAAGCCATTGCTAGAGCGTCAGCCTTACATACAGACAACTAGTATGTGGCACAAAGGTGATGCCGAACCTGATGTAGATCTAGATCACTTTCGTAGCGTACAGTTTAGAACTTTTGAGGGAAACTATGTGCAGGGATATCATCTTGCATTCAATATTCCTTTTAACATGTCCGACTATGACGAGCCCTGGTTAGAAGCAGACCCCAATCCTGTGGCGCCAATTGTAGTTTATAGATCTAGTAGATACAATGATCCAGAAGGCATTGCTGCATGGAAAGATATTGTTAAAGACGTTGACCTAGCCAGCAATGGAACATTTGTTGGTGTTGAATCTGAGCGTCAAGAGTTTATTAGGGACATTGGTGTTGATGTACCTTTGTGTCCTATTAACGGGTTCCTAGAACTCGCTAACGTTATTGCCGGTGCCCAGCTGGTAATATGCAATCAAAGTTTCATTTACAGTCTAGCAATGGGTCTAGGCAAAGACACTGTACTTGAAACAATGAAAATGAAACCTCTACAAAACAACGAGTGTTTCTTTCCAAGAACTAATGTTCAGTATTTCTAAAGTATAAATAATTTTGCGGGTTGTGTTGTTGACAGACTCGCATTTTCTATTATATAATCACATTTTTATTTTAAAGGAGTTTATGATGAAGCTTAAACCGCTACATGATAGGGTTGTAGTCCGCCGTGTTGACAGTGAATCTGTAACCAAAGGTGGCATCGTTATCCCAGATGCCGCAGCCGAGAAAGCCGATCAAGGCACAGTATTAGCAGTGGGCCCTGGCAAGTATAATGCCTCAGGTGAACTAGTTGAACTTGGCGTTACTGCTAACGACCGTGTGCTATTTGGTAAATTCGCCGGACAGACTGTTAAAGTTGACGGAGAAGAATTTCTCATTCTAAAAGAGGAAGACATCCTCGCCGTAATTAATTAAGGAGAATAATATGGCTGCAAAAGACGTAAATTTTGGTAATGACTCACGTGCAAAAATGGTTGAGGGTGTGAACATCCTGGCCAATGCAGTTAAAGTCACACTTGGCCCTAAAGGCCGTAACGTAGTAATTGAACGCAGTTTTGGTGGCCCCGCAGTTACCAAAGACGGTGTTACAGTTGCCAAGGAAATTGAATTAAAAGACAAGCTCCAGAACATGGGCGCACAAATGGTTAAAGAAGTAGCAAGCCGCACAGCAGACAATGCCGGTGATGGTACAACTACTGCTACAGTTCTTGCACAAGCAATTGTCAAGGAAGGTATGAAGTATGTTACTGCTGGCCATAACCCAATGGATTTGAAGCGTGGTATTGATCGTGCAACAGCCGCCGCAGTTGATGCACTTGCTACAATTAGCAAGCCTTGCGAAACTGATGCAGAGATTGCACAAGTTGGTAGCATCAGTGCTAACGGCGACAATGGTATTGGTAAGATGATTGCTGATGCTATGGCTCGTGTTGGTAAAGAAGGTGTTATCACAGTTGAGTCTGGCAAGTCATTGCATGACGAGTTGGACGTAGTTGAAGGTATGCAGTTTGATCGTGGTTATCTAAGCCCATACTTTATCAACAACCAAGAAAAGCAAACAGTTGAATTAGACAATCCATTTGTTCTATTGTTTGACAAAAAGATCAGCAACATCCGTGATATGATTCCAGTATTGGAAGCAGTGTCTAAAGCAGGTAAGCCATTGCTTATCGTTGCAGAAGATGTTGAAGGCGAAGCATTGGCAACCCTTGTTGTTAACAACATGCGTGGCACAGTTCGCACCTGCGCTATCAAGGCTCCAGGCTTTGGTGATCGCCGTAAGGCCATGTTGGAAGACTTGGCTGTATTGACAGGCGGTCAAGTTGTTGCAGAAGAACTAGGTCTTACACTAGACAAAGTTACTGCTGAACATTTGGGCATGGCAGGCCGCGTTGAAGTAAGCAAAGAAAACACAATCATTGTTGAAGGTGCAGGAGACAAGGCTGCAATCGAAGCCCGTGTTGCCGCTATTCGCGCACAGATGGAAGAAGCCACAAGCGAGTACGACAAAGAGAAGTTGCAAGAACGTGTTGCTAAACTAGCAGGCGGTGTTGCAGTTATCAAAGTTGGTGCCGCTACCGAAGTAGAAATGAAAGAGAAGAAAGATCGTATTGACGATGCTCTACATGCTACTAAGGCCGCCGTCGAAGACGGTATCGTTCCTGGCGGTGGTGTTGCATTGATCCGTGCCCGTCAGGCTATTGCAGGTTTGAAAGGTGATAACAGCGATCAAGATGCGGGTATTGCTATTGTACTACGTGCAATGGAAGAACCACTACGTTGCATCGTAAGCAATGCAGGCGAGTCAGCAGACGTAGTATTGAACTCTGTTAAAGAAGGCACAGGTAACTACGGTTACAATGCCGCTACTGAGCAATACGTTGACATGTTGGCTGCTGGTGTTATTGACCCAACTAAGGTATCTAAAACTGCTCTAGTTAACGCCGCAAGCGTTGCAGGTCTATTGTTAACAACAGAGTGTGCGATTTTTGATCTTCCAAAAGATCCCGGAAATCCACAACCTAACATGCCACCAATGATGTAATAACACATCACCCCTAAACCCGCTTCGGCGGGTTTTCTTTTGGGTGCATAAATACAGTAACGGAGCAACCCATGATTAATTTATATGTAAACAGTACACAAGACCAAGAAGGCATTGAAGCATTGATGCGTTGGAGTCAGGAAAAAGAAGTGGCATTATATTTTGCAGATTTAAATGAAGATGCAAAAGTTGTAGTGGCACAACATAACCTAAATAATTTACCAGTTTTATTTGACATTGGTCACAAACAAGATGATATGTCAGGTGACATCACCTGCACACAGTTGGCAGTTGGTGTAAACGCTATTTTGGCATACACACTATAAATTGGTTAAACCATAACTAACCCGCTTCGGCGGGTTTTTTTATGAAAAAGATTTCTGTGTTACAATTATGGCATGAAAGTTGTAAAAACACACAAAAATTGGGTATTAGGCCGACGTGGATATCCTGTTGCTTTTCGATTTAAGCCACGGGGACTTTTACCAAAACAATACAGCATGATTACCAATTGGTTAAAAGATAATCGCGGCCCCGAAGCACATTTTTCATTCCACGATGAGCACGAAGACTATCGGTGGACAACCCATATGGCTCGTGGAAAAACCTGGAGAGATTCTAATACCTATTTTATTGGTCTTAAAGAAGAAACAGACGTTACAGTAATTTTGTTAACATTGGCAGAATCATTATGAAATTAATAACAGTGCATGACCGCATGAAGCTACACCAATATGGATATCGTGTGGCCCTGCGGTTTGAAGGTTACAACGACGAATACAATCGTGTAAGGCGATGGTTAGAAGCTAATCGTGGGCCCGACGGTATGTGGTCCGGTGGCCGCGCTGATTGGTACAGCCACAGTGGCAAAGCCTATTGGGATAGTGTAGAAAATGGAAGTCGACAATGGAACAGACGTCATTACATCGGACTTCGTTCTAAAGAAGATGCACTACTTGTTATGTTAGCAGCCTCATGAAAGATCTAAATTGGTATTTAAAATGGACTGCAACAGCTATTCTTATCGTAGGAACAGCAGTTAACAGTTTGGGCTACTACCCTGCTGGTCCAATAATCTTGGCCGTTGGCGGCCTGCTTTGGCTAGTTGTTAGTATACGCTGGCGTGAAGCCAGTTTAATTGTAGTAAACAGCGTAATGACTGCAACGGGTATAGCGGGTTTAATACTAAAGTATTACAATTTGTTGTGAAAATGCAACAGGCCCAAAATGGATTCTGTGCTATAATAGTGACTTATTAACACAGCACAGGAGCTAGAAATGACAGCACACATTCAGATTATTAAAGGTGCATACCGCACTTTTGATGTTTCGGGAAAAGTGTTTGAGTTAGTAGAGCAGTACAAACAAACTGCTCGCGGTGGATACGTAACCGTTGCAAACGGCGGAGCCTTTCCTGGCTTCCCAGAGCAGATTCGTGTCAAAGTCGATGGGATCGACAGCTACAACTTTGTTGGTAATGAAGGACACCACGTGAGTAACGCAATTGGATTTATCGCAGATGCACAAGTTGCAAATTCTGCACCTGTAGAAACAGACGAACAAGCAATGGATCGTATTCGTGATAACTTTGAAATACTGCATGAGATGACCAAGGCCACAGTCAATGGCGACATCCGTGCTATGATTGTTAGTGGCCCCCCTGGTGTGGGTAAGAGTTTCGGTGTTGAACAAGAAATCGAAAAAGCCACACTGCTGGATCAAATCGCTGGGCGCCGTCTTCGTGCAGAAGTTATCAAAGGTGCGGCCACTCCCATTGGCCTGTATCAAACACTTTACAAATACAGCGACCCTAACTGCGTGGTTGTGTTTGATGACTGCGACAGCATTTTGCTTGACGATGTTTCGTTGAACTTGCTCAAAGGTGCGTTGGACTCGGGTAAGAAGCGTAAGATTAGTTGGTTGAGCGACAGTAGCCTGTTGCGCCGCGAAGGCATCCCTACACAGTTTGAGTTCCGTGGCAGTGTTATCTTTATCAGTAACATCAAGTTCGACCACATGAAATCGCAAAAGCTCAAAGATCACCTTGAAGCCTTGCAATCACGTTGTCACTATCTTGACTTGACTCTTGACACTATGCGTGACAAGATTCTGCGTATTAAACAGATCGCTAAGGATGGCGCACTGTTTGCTGACATGGATCTTGAGCAGATTGCACAAGACGAAGTCATTGCATTTATGGAAACAAATCAAAACAAGTTGCGTGAAATGAGCTTGCGTATGGCAATTAAGGTTGCACAGTTGCGTCAGAGCTTTCCTGAAACTTGGATGCGTATGGCTAAGACTTGTATGAAGCCGGCTTAATAGTTTTTGTAGGTGAGCGGTGTTATGGGGCAATGTCAATAAGTCCCCAACTTTTTGGAGAAACTTATGTATCAAATTTGGGACGGTGATTTGTTTATGTTTAGTGTAGATAACAGCGACGAAGCTGATATGTACATTGAAGAAGGCTTTACTGTAAAGGCGGTGACGTATGGATAAGTATGGACAAATTACAATGCTGGCAGAAGCCGCTTTGTTGATTCAACAAGTTTTGCAAGTGTGCGATCCTAACTATGCAGATGATCTGCAAGATATGGCCGAACAGATTGCCAATATTGCTGATCAAATTGAAGGAGTTGCACAATGAAACAGCGTGGCTTTACACTTATTGAACTAATGGTTGTCATTGTGATAATCGGTATTGTGGGCATTACAGTGGTTAACATTGTAATGGGCGCGGCAGTAGGTTCTTCTGTTAGCTGGGGCATTAACGGTATGACCGAAAGCCGTTGTATCGAAGGATACAAGTTTATCATTACACAAGACAGCACCCGTCAAATTCTAGATGAGTTTGGCAAAGGCGTAAGGTGCGATAATGGGCTCCGATAAAGAGTTCTTTGGTACAATACTAGCGATGTTTGCACTTATGTGTGGGCATCCTTTTGTTGCATTGTTTATTTTTTTAATAGCTGTGTCAAAATGAAACAAAAAACTGTTACAATTGAAGTTACAAACCAGGGTGCAGTGTATGTAAACAATACTCGCATTACTGGACGTGAAACCAAGTGGGGTGTACACCAAACAGTGTTCTCAACTAAATGCCCGAGTAACTCAGTGTCAAGTACACTACGTGAAAACAACTACGGTCACATCAGACTTGATGCAGACTACATGAAAGATTTAGGAGTACAGTAATGCCTTGCCAAAGTTATGGTGATGATTGGACCCGTGAAAACGATTCCTCCAGAAAACTCAAAGCACTTAAAAAAGAAGCTGACATGCTGGCACGTATTGCCTGCAAAGCACTTACTGAGCTTGAAGCAAACGGCGTAGAAGATCTGCTACTACTTAAAGACGATGAAGTCCGTGCATGGTGGAAAAAGCACAAAGAAGATGATGCCCGTGAGCAGGCACGAGTTGCTGAGATTGAACGCAAAGAGCGTGTTAAAGCAGAAGCATTAGCTAAACTATCTAGCGAAGAACGTGAGATATTGGGCATAGCACCAAAAAAGCGTTCTAAGAAACCTGCAGTAGTTGAAGATATCAGCTTCAATGAAGATGAGGATGAAAATATAATTGATTTAAACGTGCATGATCCAGATGCTGAATACTCCGACGATGAAATCATCGATCTAGGCGGCGGCATTAAAGTTAGAATGAATCGGAGATAACAATGAGTGGCTACAACTTGATACTAAAAGTCAAACGTCTTGAAGACACATTGCATCGACTAGGTATGCGTTGGGGCCAGCATCAGTCTGGTTGGCATGGTGTAGAGCAAGAAGATATGCTGTCTGTATATCCACGTGATGAAGAACTGCCTGTTTATGCTCGTGATGCATGTCTGTTTACAGGCACACTTAACCAACTTGAAACTTGGATCATTGGTATTGAATGGGCCCGTTCATACGACATGGTTACTCGTGTTAGTGATGAAAAGAAACGTGCCCGTCGAGAACAAGATCGTCGCAACGAAAACTTGGTGCGCCGACTAAAGGATGAAAAGATTGAGGAGTTGGCTTAATGAACTACAATATGCATGTTGAAACTCTTGACGGAACTATCATTGACGTCCCGCCAACACTGGATATCAAATACCCAAACCAGATGAACTCATTTGCTGAAGGGTTGGCCAAAGGTGATACAAACCCACAGGTCTACATTTCTGTTTGGAAACATGACAAAGGTGAAGTTCGCAAAAAGTTCTACAGTGACGCATGTTGGTCTCTAGAAACATTTGCTTTGGAAATGTTTGAGCAGATGTGCCGAGAACACGATTGGTATTATGAGTACAGCGACGATCACAATGTTTGGAAACGTGGCCGCGTCGCTTATTCAAACCTTCAAAGCAAATACCAATGGATGTTGACAAAGTGCCCCGATGCCGCAAACGTTATTTGGGAAATGCACAATCCGTTTCTAAAAAATAAAGAACATGTTTAAATTTTTTCGACGTGTAATAAAAGGGGCAGGCTATCTTGAAGGATACGGGCATCATCCTGGGACACTACTTTTGGCAGTGTTTATTCTTTGTTGTGGTCTTGCTGGGATTAAAAACGGAAAAGTATTTGGATTTTTTGGAGGCATGGCATTTGGTGCAATCTGCATGGGGCCGTTTTACATTATCGGGTGCGTTGAACGTGCAAAAGGCTATGAAGAAGCCGTGGTCCGTACTTTTAACCGTCTTAAAGAGGAATAATGAAGTGAAACCAATTAAACGTGAATATAAAGTAGCCCACACCAAGGGAGATCAGGGTAAAGGTGACATTACTGGATACTTTATCACAGATGCACACGACAATGACGAACTAGACGAACGCCCGGTGTTGATGTCATTTCCGGTTAGTATCTTGTATCCTCGACGTGATCAAGAACAACGTGCAGAAGAATATGCTGAATACATGAATAAGATTGTTCGTGCTACAATGCAAGCATACGAAAACAACAATCTAATGGAAGTTCTTAAAGGAGAAAACAATGGATAAATGGATTGCAATTTGTTGTGTTGGTGTTATAGGCGCATTGTTTGCACCCGTTGGCATTATGGAATACAGCAAATACCAGTGTCGCATCGAAGCTATTAAGGCCGGCGTCGAAGCAGACAAAATCAACATGGCCTGTGGAGTTAAATAATGTTTGGAATTTTTCTTGGTATTTTTCTTGCCATTGTTGCAGTCGTTGGGGGCTTTTTGTTTGCACAACGAACACTAGGCATTGTGGTAGGTGCTGTAGTATTTGCAGTTGCCTTTGTATTTGAATGTTTCACTATTGTGCCTCCAGGACACGTGGGTGTTCAAGTTACAATGGGTACAGTTAATCCTGTTGCATTACAACCCGGTGTTAATTTTGTTAACCCAATTTCAAGTGTGCGAAATGTTGAAATTCGAGTTAAACGTGCGGACTTGAAAGAAGCACAAGCAGGTACCAAAGACTTGCAGTCTGTGCATACCGATATTGTTATTCAGTATCGTATGAGCCCCGAAAAGGTTCCTACTATCTACAGCCAGTTTGGTCTTAATGTGGATGACAAGATTCTGGGCCCCGGTGTTAACGAAGCGTTCAAGGCTGTAACTGCTCACTATAACAGTGAAGAACTGATTACCAAGCGTGATCAAGTTAGTGCAGAAATCCTTAACCATGTTCGTGCAAAGGTTGCTCCGTTTGACATTGATGTGCAAGGTATTAGTTTAGTGAACTTTGGATTCTCAGCAGAATACCAAAAGGCCATTGAAGCTAAAGTTATTGCTACTCAGCAAAAGCAAAAAGCTGAACAGGACTTAGAGCGTATCAAAGTTGAAGCACAAAGCCGTATTGCACAGGCCGAAGGTGAAGCTAAAGCTATTGCTATTCAAGCCAGTGCTATTCAGAACCAAGGTGGCGCGGCTTACGTGCAATTGAAGGCAATTGAAAAGTGGGATGGTAACTTGCCCAATGTTATGTCAGGTGCTATGCCTTTCATTAATGTAGGAAAATAAAATGAAACTGTTTGGACGCACTGGCGGTTACTATTTGTTCTGGACTGGCTTTGTTTACTTCTTTACAGGTATGTTTAACATCTTTGTATATAAGTTTACTGAATCAGAATACATTCAAATTGCGTGGATTCTAGTACTGATGTTACCGCTACTCGTCCGACCAGTTGCTGACTATTTTAATATGAGGGTTCTCTGGGAATGAAACTTTGTAAATCTTGTGGAGACCCTGCATACGTCTGCTGTGACTTCTGTGTACACTATGACTTTAATCCAGATAAAGAAAATGTATACACAGATAACGGCTGGTGCAGGAAACACAAAGAACACAAAGACCCTGAAGAGATGTGTGACTCGTTTAGTTGCGAAGACCATCCAGATAATGTTCGAGCAAAGAAACAAAAAGAACGGCGTGTTGAAATTTCTAAGAAATTAAACGGGCGTGTTGCTAATCATTAAATATTTGTATGAGTAACGATACAGCAAAATTTTTAAACTCACGTAGACGTCATAAAACTGACGTAGCAATTGCTAGACAAGTACGCATTGCAAAATCACATGGTACATACAATCGGGCAAATATTAAGCAGCCACATAGGCTAGCAAAACATCATGCCATGGATTGTGGTAATCCCAATTGTTACCTCTGTGGGAATCCACGCAAAACACACAAAGACAAGTTAACAGCACAAGAACATAGATTATTTCAAGACGTTGAAGAACAACGTGATCGTCACAGTAACGGCCTGCCCATTGTAGACGAAGAATAAATTTAATTGCGGGCATTTTTCATTTAGCTCCTTGTATACCGCAATTTTTGCCCCCGTAACTGGGGGCTTTTTCTTTGACTTAAACGGCCAACTCTGTTAAAATACTATTATGAAAAAATACAGCACAGTAGAAGAATATCTTGAAGTGTTAGCCGGTTACAGAGACTCTGTAACCACTAAAGTTAATACTAATTGGTTTTTTAATTTTGACCCTATCATCAGCTTGGCTAGATATGATGTGAATGTATTGACTAGCATGTCCGAAACGGTTATTGGCAACAAGCCCCTAACAGAAAAACAAGCAGGATTATTGTGCAAGATACTACTAAAGTATCAACGTCAGTTTGCTGCACACGGAATTGATGTTAGTCCAGTGGAAACTCCTGTCTGGCGAGTGCGTCCCAGACAAATGGACTATACAAGAAGATTATCAATTGAAAATGATAAGATTGTTCTTCGCTTTCCTTTTAACACTAAGCTAATTGATGATATTAGGTCATTTAGACAGTCCTGTCAGGGTAGTGCAAGATTTGATAGAGATGCAAAAGCCTGGCGTATTGGATTAAGTGAATATAATGTTAATTGGTTGCATACATGGGCATCGGCAAATGAGTTTGAAATCTCCAAAGAAATTGATGATCTCAATTCTGTAATCTTAACAGCAGAACAAACACCCTACAGTATCGAATTACAATATGGGCCCGAGCAGTTAGAGATAACCAATTGCCCTTCGAGCCTGCGCGACTATGTTAATGAACACTTAGGTGGGTTTGCACACGATAATTTATTGCGGTTAGTAGATTCAAGTAGCCTATTGGGTATTACAATCGAAGACGATCTTCGTACAGTTATTAACCAGAACTGGGGAAGTAGGTTCCTTCAGCTGGCCAGCAATACCGAAGTACGAGTAAACCCAGATGCACAAACGGTTGACGATGACCTAGCAAGTGTGTTAGACTATGCTGTGCAGGTAAATAGGTTGCCTGTTGTAATTTATGAGCCAGATTTAAGTGAACGTTTGCTGTTACAGTTACGTAAATTATATCCTGCAGAAGATATCTTAACAGTAGGTAACATGAAAAAACCAGTGATCGATCCCAGCAAGAAGTTTATTCATACGCACAAGCCTTTACGTAGTCTAGAGCGTATTCCTATGTTAATTAGTAGTGCTGGAATGATATTTGGCGGCGACAAACAGTATATGTCTCAGGCTAGTGAGAAGATTGTTTATGTTGCAGCCGAAGTATATAATACAGGAGGATCGGCCGGAAATAAAACCCGGAAGGTAGTTAAACTTGCAAGCAAAACTAATAATTAAAGACGAAGTAAACGTTAAGATAGAAGGCCTAGACGTTAGTACTCGCAAAAAACTAGTAGATAGATTTAAGTATGAAATACCGGGCGCACGTTATTTGCCCGCAGTTAGATTAGGTCGCTGGGATGGTAAAGTAAGCTACTTTCAACTTGGCGGAAGTAGTTATATTAATCTATTACCCGATATACTCGCTATTATAGACAGCGAAGGCTACGACATTGAACTAGAAGACCTACGCACTTACAATAGAGAAATTGTATTTGACGAGTTCAAAGAAGATACCTTTGCACATAAGACCTGGCCCGCAGGGCATCCCTCTGCTGGACAGCCTATTATGTTCAGGGATTATCAAGTTGAAATCATAAACAACTTTTTACAGAATCCGCAAAGCGTACAGGAAATTGCCACAGGCGCAGGCAAGACTATTATGACTGCGGCACTGAGTCTAATGGCAGAACGCTATGGTAAGAGTGTTGTTATTGTACCTAACAAAGATCTAGTAAAGCAAACAGAAGCAGACTATCGCAACCTAGGACTAGACGTAGGCGTTTACTTTGGTGATCGTAAAGAAGTCGGTCATACACATACTATCTGCACCTGGCAGAGTCTAAACATCTTGCTAAAGAACAGCGAAGGTCGCAACACCGAAGATGAGCCTGCTAGTCTCAGATTAATTAAAGATCCTACAGATTACATCATTGGAGATCTAGTGGATGGTGTTGCCTTAGTTATGGTAGACGAAGTACACATGGCCAAAGCAGATGCACTAAAGACATTACTAACCAGCGTGTTTGCTCGTGTACCTATTCGCTGGGGTCTAACTGGTACCGTGCCAAAAGAAGAATATGCAGCCGTTAGTATCTACTGTAGTTTAGGTGCAGTAGTAGGCAAACTAAGTGCAAGCGAACTTCAAGAAGCCGGTCACCTTGCACAGTGCCATGTAAATATAGTACAATTACAAGACCACGTTGAGTATAAAGACTATCAAAGCGAATTAAAATATCTAACTACCACAGCAGCCCGCATTGCCTATATGGCACGTTTAATTGATAAGATCAAAGACGGCGGCAATACACTGGTTCTAGTGGATCGCATTGAAACAGGTAAAATGCTACAGGCAGAATTAAGCACCTTGTTTAGTCTATTAAGTGATAAACCCGATGTGGCATTTGTCAGTGGATCAACTAAAGCCACAGACCGGAAAGAAGAGTATGACGACGTTGCAACTGCTAATAACAAGATTATTGTGGCGACTTATGGTGTGGCCGCTGTGGGTATTAATATCCCTAGGATTTTTAATTTGGTTCTTGTGGAACCCGGAAAGAGCTTTGTCCGAGTTATACAAAGCATTGGGCGCGGCATTAGAAAAGCAGAAGACAAAGACTTCGTACAAATCTGGGATGTCACTTCGACATGCAAGTTTGCGAAGCGACACCTCACTAAGCGTAAGGCCTTTTACAAAGAGGCGAACTATCCTTTCGCGGTTGAGAAAGTAGAATGGCAATAATAAATGAAAATTTTAACATTAGAAAACACAGCATACGAACTTAATGAAATTCCCGACGAAATTGAAGATTTGCGTTTTGCAGTACTAGATAATAGCGATCCAAAAAATCCCGATTACTTTTATATACCCTTAATCTTCTTAGAAAGTTTTAATGCACCTGCATTAGTCTTAAAGATAGGCACACATCTTATTAAGATGCCAGTGGATTGGCAATTGCTAATTGGTGAACCAGATTTAGGAGACCTTGAAGTTGTTCCGTTAACTAGTATCAATGACAGAGGTTTTAATGTATTTTGTTTTAATCCGTTAAGTAGTTTTAAGCCCGAATTTAAGCCAGTGGAGATTGTAGATATCTATCAAGACGTTAAATGGTATTTTCCAAAACTTAAACCCGGACAGATGTTAGCAGTTCCGCTAGAGTCAGGTACATCAAAACCATTATGTGTTTATTTTGTTAAAGATATTAGTAGACAAAGCGAGGTCGTAGATTACTCCAAAGTTTGGTAGTTTATAAGGTATAAAAAGGTGTGGTAATATGGATAAGGTAACTGAGTTTGATGTAGGTGGAAACATTATTAAAGACAACGAAACCTACGTTATCAAAGACAACAAGACATTAAAAAACCTAGTGTTAAGTTCAACTAAGTTGTACCGCGGCAAAGAAACTCGCGGACATAGACACGCAGGACAAGAGGAAGTATATATTGTTGTGCAGGGCTATGGTAAAATGATTGTTGGCGAAGAAACAGATGAGCCGTTTGATGTTGCTCCTGGTGATATTATTATGATTCCCGATGGTGCGTTTCACAAAGTAATTAACGATGGCGAAATGAATATGATCTTTAACTGCATATTCCAAGGCGCAAGGAATCACTAATGGGACAGCTTAAACCTGGTGCAACATACATTTACGAAAGCCCAGACGGCGGCGAATCAGTCTACGCTAGAGAAGCAGGCACTAACGAACGCATACTAATTGGGCAAACATGTAAGGCCCGCAGTAAATTAGATCAGATTAAAGAAGATAAGCTATGGGGAGAAATACGCCGCAAGGCCGAAACCCATACAGGCTTGGCAGAAGAACTAGAACGTGTTATAGTTTACTATAGACTATTAGAGTCAAAAGATGAAGTAATGTGGCATCCAGTATGACAGAAAAAAAGAGATTAGAAATTAGCCGTGTGCTAACAGCGTTGGATAATAAAGATAGAGACTTTCTAGATAATCTAGACGCAGACGAAGCAAAACAACTAAGTCCCTTTATGATGATACGTTGGTCTGCTTGTACTACAGGTAGCTATGATCTACAGGCATATCAACTGTTAAGTTGTAACGAACGACTAAACAAAAACTTCTTTGATATTAGTACAACACATCACAAAAAACTACAGTGGTTACTGGCCACTACAGTTAGTCCAGGCATGGGCAAACAGTATTACAAATGGTTAGGTAAACAAAAAACTGATCCAGCACAAAATAAAATTTTAAACTTCTTACGTGAATTATATCCCACAGCTAAGGAAGATGAAATTGCTTTATTGGCCAAGATAAACGATAAAGCGGCTCTCAAAGAACTGGCACGTAAGCACGGATGGGAAGATCGGAAAATTAAAGAGTATCTATGAAATTACTAATTAATGGTTGCAGCTTCATGGATAACTTCCATTACATACAGGCCTTTAAAGATGTAATGTCGGCAGAAGTTACTAACATAGCACGAGCTGGCAGCTCTAATAGACGTATAATTAGAACCACGGTTGATTATATTGATAAGAACAATGTAGATTTCGTTTTACTTGGGCTTACCTTTTATGATCGTCAAGAAAGTCCATTTGTTAACAAATCAGATCCATGGGTTAGCTATAACAGTCAAGGTATACAGGCTGTTTTTTCTGACGTTAACGATTATGAATCTCCGGCAGAATACCAACTGCTCAGTCGCTATGTCATTGATCGTTACAAATACGATATTAACGAGCATTACTTAGATGCATTGTATCTTGACTTAAAAATGTTTACGGCTTACTTAAAATATCGAGACATTGGTTACTGTATTTTTAATACCTGCGACCGCCATCACAAGGCAACGGATCTATACGATGATGCAGGCATTGTTCCATTTGATTTTGTTGCAAATGAGTACATGGAAGCGCAGGGTTGCGAGCATTTTTACTTAGATGACGATCTACCCGCAAACGCAAGACATCATTATTCAAGTGATGTTATAATATTAGTTAAGCATCTGGCCAACTATATCAAGGAACACAAGTTAATTGAGCGAATATAAGTGTCGTTATTGTGAAAAAGGATTCAGTAAGGAGTCAACACTTACTGCACATCTCTGTGAGCAAAAACGTAGGGCACAACAAGAAACAGAAAAGGGAGTACAGCTTGGATTCCAAGCGTATCTGCGTTTCTATGAAATGAGCCAGGGTAGCGCCAAATTAAAAACTTATGTGGACTTTGCTAAGAGTCCTTACTATGCAGCCTTTGTTAAGTTTGGTCGTTACTGTGTAGGTATTCGTTGTATTAACTTTGCTAACTTTGTTGATTGGTTGTTGAAAAACAATAAGAAACTAGACTATTGGTGCAAAGACACACTATACACAGAGTGGATGCACACTTACCTACAAAAAGAAGCGGTGCAAGATGCACTGGAACGTGCTCTAAAGGAGATGCAAGATTATGCAGATAATCATCCAGATCTTAAGAATGGTTTTAGAGACTATTTTAAGTATGGCAATGGCAATCGTATTTGTCACCATATTGTCAGTGGCAGGATTAGTCCTTGGGTTGTTTTTAATTGCAGCACAGGCGTGGAGTTCTTGGAGAACCTTACCGAAGACCAAGTTGCAATAATTCTGCCTTATATTGAACCTGACTATTGGCAACGTAAGTTTCGAGATTACCTTGCTGACACAGAATGGGTTAAAGATATTCTTAATAAGGCAGGCTTGTGATTAGAGTTGAAATTCCATGGAATGATCAGCGCAATGGTGCAACATTTTCAATGGAACTTAGTAAATGGTGTAATGAGCAAGGGCTTAATCAAAACGTTGACTATCAGTGGCATTTTGTACCAGAACAAAAAGTAACAGTATTTTACTTCAAAGACCATTGCGAAAGTTACGCAACATTATTTCAATTAAAGTGGGCAGGACATGAAATTTAACAGTGATATTGATATTGACTTTGGTAATAGAGATGCTGCACTACAGCTAATCAAACACACACCTGCGGGCATTATTCGTGATGGTAAGTTAATTAAGCACAACACAGGTGTTTATGTAACAGATGTGCCCGAAGATCCATTTACAGGTATTGCTAGCATTGACTACAACACAGCAGAAGCACGTGGCTATGCTAAACTGGACTTTTTGAATGTTTCATTATATACCCAGATAAAGAATGAAGAACATCTCAAACAGTTAATGTCGCAGGAGCCATTGTGGGATTTACTATTACAGCCCGAGTTTTGTCAACAGCTAATACACATTGGTAATCACTACGATACTATGATTAAGATGCCCGAGCCTGTAGACAGCATTCCGCGTATGGCCATGTTTCTAAGTGTAATTCGTCCAGCTAAACGACACTTAATTGGTTCTAAATGGGCAGACGTTGCCAAGACTGTTTGGGAAAAGCCCACCGATGATAGTTATTTCTTTAAGAAAGCGCACGCCGTTAGTTACGCACATCTTGTTGCAGTACACATGAATCTAATCTGCGAACAGATTAGTTATGGATTTAGTTAATCTTACGTACCAGTGTAATTGATTTACGTTTGCTACGTTTAGTAGCCATTTCTTTGAGGCTAACGTAAGGCCCCATCTTTATTTCAACATCCTTGCTGTTCATTGTGCGTAAGCACACTTTGAACACTGCCCAATCCTGTTTTAAAAACACATTAATCGGGATTAGTCGGTTACTTTCCCACCACCACATCTCGCCAAGCTCAAGAAAAACTTTCTTGACGTCATCTGATTTCAACAATCCAAAGTCGTAAATTGTTGTAATTAACTCATCTGAGTTCTGTATTATACCAATGTAGTCGTTACCGCCATAGGTAACGTAGCTAATAAAGGGGTATTTTGCTAATAATTGCTTGTAGTGATCTTCCACAGTTTCCGCTAAATATGTTAAAAGATAATCAAAATGCAGACTATCAAAGCATATTTATATGACCAACAAGTGGAGGTCCAAATTTTGGACACATCCATATTCACTGTGAGGAACAGACAAGTGTACAGCCGCCCAATTAAAGTTTATCAGGGTATTGACAACCCTATCCAAGTAGTCGTTAAGAACCAAGATCAGAAAAAGGTTAACTTAACAGGATATGCTATGCAAGCAGACATACAAGATCCTACTAATCAAGTTACTATTAGTAGCTATGCAGTAACTTGGGCAAACATACAATTAGGACAGGGGCAGTTCACAATTGACAGTACTACTGTGAATAGTCTTGAGCAACGGTTTTATAAATTAACTTTTAGAACAATTAACCAAGACACAGATGCAGAAAAGCCTGTGTATGTAGATGACAATTATGGCGTTCCGTTGGATTTGGAAATCCTTCCGGCATACTATGCAACAACAACACCAGCGCCTTTAACAAATGATATTGTAGTAGACGGCGGAACATTATAATGGCAACAGCAAACGTAAGAATTTCACAAATCCTATTAAAACGCGGAAATACCGCCGCAGCCTCTTCTTATACTGGACCACTCGGCGAAGTAATTATTGATACAGGATTGCAAACTCTCCGTATTCAAGACGGGTCAACACCGGGTGGTTACATTATTCAAACAAACGGTGGCGACAGCACTATTACTAGTGCAAACGTTGCAACCGGTAATTTAGTACTTACATTAGGTGATAACAGTACTATTGATGCTGGTTATGTTATCGGGCCACAAGGCCCGCAGGGAGATCAGGGTATCCAGGGTATCCAAGGCATTCAGGGTATCCAAGGCAATGCCGGGCCACGTGGCGAACAAGGTATACAAGGCATTCAGGGAAATGTAGGCCCACAAGGCATACAGGGCATTCAGGGTATCCGCGGAAACATTGGACCACAAGGCGCACAAGGTATTCAGGGAAATGTAGGCCCACAAGGTATTCAGGGAAATGTAGGCGCACAAGGGATACAAGGTATACAAGGTAATGTTGGCGCACAAGGCATACAGGGCATTCAGGGTATCAAAGGCGATCGAGGTGACCAAGGCGTCAGCGTAACACTAGTTGGTAACGTAGCATTACCTGAGGATTTAAATTTCGGCGGCAACGCCGGCGAAGCATATATTGTTACTAGTACAGGCAACTTGTTTTTCTGGAACACTACTATTAGTAGTTGGGCCGACATTGGTCCTATTGTTGGCCCACGTGGTGACAAAGGCGATACTGGTGAGCAAGGTATCCAAGGCGAACCGGGTGTACAGGGCGAAACTGGACCACAAGGGCCACAGGGAGAGCAAGGTGTCCAAGGCGATATTGGACCACAAGGAGTTCAGGGCGAACAAGGTATACAAGGTAACCAAGGACCACAGGGCGAACAGGGTATACAGGGAGAGACTGGCCCCCAGGGTGAACCTGGCCCACAAGGTGAACAAGGGCCGCAGGGAGATCCTGGCCCACAAGGCGACCAGGGTATTCAGGGCGAAGCCGGTGTTGGTGTCCCATCGGGTGGCACAGCCGGGCAAGTGTTAGCTAAAGTTGACGGGGACGATTATCACACTGAATGGGTAGACCAAACTGGGGGTGTACAAACTGATAGAATTACCAATGGTGAATACGAAGCAGTTTTGGATAGTAACGGTAGCTTAATTTTACCTACTGGTGGTGCGATTTGGCTTGAGTATGGGTATATCGATCAAGACCAAGATATTGATGGGGATGCACTCAGACTCAGTGGTGGTAATTGCGTAGTTATTAATACAGATGAGGATGGCACCAAGTGGCTATTCACTGCCGATGGCAATTTAGTATTACCGACTATAGTGGACTTTACTTCAAGCCCCGCAAGCCACATTGGCGGTAACATTGTATTTGGTGACGGTACTGTACAAAACACAGCGTACACAGGCGATAATACAGAACAAGGTGATCCAATTGTATTAGTGGACAACATCGGACAACCACCTAATGCAGGATCGCTATGGTATAACACCGACGATGGTAGACTGTACGTTGCGGATGGCACTCAATGGGCTGACGCAAATCCGCAAACGATTCCCGGAAACATGGTTGAGTATGAAAGCGACAACTCAATCGAATTGCGTGGCAACTTAGTATTCCTAGACACTACAGAACAAACTACAGCGTTTAATTTAAACCCTGGAACTACAGCACCATTATCCGGTATATGGTACAATACCGAAGATGGTAGATTGTACAGCAAGATTGGCAACGTATGGGTTGACACTAACCCAGCAGTAGTTGCAGAAAATGCAGTTACATTTACAGATGGCAACATTGTATTACCTGAGGACAGCTACATAACTTGGGCCAACGGACAAAGTATTCTACAAGGAATCACAGCTGGATCTGCGAATACCGGCGATATTACATTCTCTGGCGTAAAAATTATTGGCGATGGAAGCATAATAGACCCGGGTTCAATTGAATTAGTGCCCAATGATTCGTTATACAGTAACGGTCAGTGGGTTAACATTTATCCAACAAACGCATTTGATTATCCTCATGTACACATTACAGCGGGCGAAGGCGGCGAATTGTATATTGGTAATGACTATCAATATGTTAAGACAGTAACTGATGGTAGTATAGAAATTAGTTCCTATGACGGTTCAGCACATCAATGGACTTTTGGTGCAGGTGGAACCTTAACAACATCTGGAACTATCTATATCAACAGTGAAGGCAAAGGTCTAATTGTTGATGCTGGCAACGAAAAGCGTTTTGGCTTCATGAAATACTACGGTATCGAAGGAGCACTAACACATAATAGTGCAGTGCCAATTCGTATCGGTCGTACTGCTGAAACAGATATTACACAAGCATCTGCTGGATCTCTTACAACGGAAGTTTATATTGCTGCCGATGGCAAAGTTGGTATTGGTGATAACCTTACTACTCCAACTGAAAGACTAGAAGTTGGTGGCAACATTAAAGTGTCTGGGGGTTACGGGTTAATATTTGATCAGAACGATATTGGTGCTCCTGCAATTGGTGGAACTAAAGATAGAATTAACCTATATCCTATCCCTGGAGACTGGAGTTATGGTATAGGTATTGAAAGTGGTTACACATGGTTTAACACTGGCGCAGGTAGCGACGGCATTAAGTTTTACAACCAAGGTGTACGCAAATATACATTTGCTAACGCAGGTATAACATTCCCAGACAATACCGTTCAAACTACAGCTTACACGGGCTCAGCTTACGGCAACACACAAGTTGCGGCATACTTAACAGCTAATCCGCAGTACACAAATTCTAATGTAGCAACCTATCTAAACAGCGGCAACGTAACAGCAGCTTGGGTCGACGGCAACTTAACAATTGGTAGCGGTAGTGTTGTAGCTAGAACTATTCCTGCTGCAGGCTCAACAGCAACCGCTGGCGAACCAAGTTATGGATACGGTGGTACACTAGCGGTATTCATTGGTGGTGATTTCTCAGTGGGTGCGTTTAATGATGTTGCGGCTGGTTGGACAGTTACAGACAATCAAGGATTTACTGATACAATTTTAAGTGTAAACGACCCATTTGGTGGCGCCATTAAAACCACTAGTGTTAATTGGCCCAACTCGGGTGGTAGAACTTATGTATTCACAAGTCCTGACTATGCACTAGCAACACCAACTGATCTAACATTAAAGGCCGGATCGAGTACTTGGATCTTTGGAGCAAATGGTAGTACAACATTTCCCACACATGAGCCAGTAAGTATCATAGGCAACTTAACAGTTGGCAACTTGTTTGTTAATGGCACAACTACAACTATCTCTACAGCAAGCTATTCTGTAGAAGACAACGTTATACAAATTGCCGCTAACAACCCAGCTGACACGTTAGACTTGGGATTTGTTGCACATCGCACAGTTGGCAGTGTGTTACAACATACAGGTCTGGTTCGCGATACTAGTGCTGGCAATTGGAAACTGTTTAGCAATGTAACCACTCAACCAGGCAACACGGTTGACTTTACAAATGCAGTACTAGACGATCTAGAGTTAGGTACAGTAATTGGCACAGACTTTAAGTTTGCTAACGGCGTGAGCATTTTAAGCACAGTTGCAGCAAGTAGCACATATAGCAATGCCAACGTGGCAAGTTATCTAGTAGCTAACCCACAAGCTGGTATCTATAGCAATGCTAACGTGGCAAGTTATCTAGTAGCTAACCCACAGGCAGGTACGTATAGCAATAGCAACGTGGCAAGCTATCTAGTTGCTAACCCGCAAACTGGTACATACAGTAATACTAATGTGGCTGCATACTTAACTACTGCTACATTTACCACAACAGGTAACATTACAGCAGGTAACGTGACAGGCACACACTACGGTAATACTATTGGTACTACTGCAACTTATACTGCTAACATTACAGCCGCTAACTTTATTGGCAACTTAGTTGGGACTGTTACAGGTAATGTAACTGGAACGTTAACTGGTAACGTAACTGGCACAACTCCAAACGTAGACATCGTTGCTGGTGGTTACACTTCAACATTTAATAACGTGGGCACAGTGACTATGCCTAACGTTACTGTTGCGGGTAACGTTACTGCTAGTGGTATTGCTCCATTCTATGCACCTAATAGACCGGCGTTCCGTGTATATGGCAACACTTCAACTGTATACACAGCAAACACCACAATTAGTACTCAAGCTGTTGATTACAATCAGGGTAACTACTATAACAACAGCACAGGCATATTTACAGCTCCAGCATCGGGGCTATATCATGCCTACGGTACTGTGCGTGTAGCTACTAACAATGGATTGAATCAAGTGACTATTGTGAAAAATAACAACACCTCAGGTGCCAACGTTGTTGCGTTCTGGGAAACAGATACTAACACAGGTACGGCCGTGCATTTTAGTTTAACTGGATATGCTCAAATGTCTGCTGGTGATACGCTAAGAATGAAAGTATTATCGGGCAACGTTAACTTTGACAGCAATGACAGCTGGGGTGTCACATACATAGGATAAGCGATGACAATTCGAAAAATACACTCAAACAACGTAACAGAAAACAGAGCAGACATTGCTAAAGAATACACAGAAATATTCTTTGACGATGTCGCAAACAGTATTCTGTTACCTGACCCAACCGGTCTATTAGAAACTAAAATTGGTGCCACTGCAAGTGCCCCTCAATTACCGGGCTTTAAATCAGCCCGTGTAGACGATGGGGTTGAAGTTGTATTAGATACTATTGCAGTACGACTAAACACAGCGAGCCCAAGAAGTTTGCAGTTTAGAGTAACCGCAGGAACAATGAGCGTACACATTAGTGGTATCATTTACTGGACTACTAATGGAACAGGTAACGTAGGCTCCAACTACTGGCAAAGTAAAACACTAAACACAAACTGGCAACAACCATTTGGTTGGGACTTTCCATGGGCTAATGACAACGCAGTTTACAACTTGCAAGATATGACTAACGGTCGCTTCTATAGAATTACCTTAAGTATCGGCAATGGGTATAAAGGCAACTTTATTGTTATGGAACGTTTAGTCTAATATGATTATATCTGGCGCAAGAATTACGGGTGGTAGAATTAGCGATCAAGCAAGTCTCTTTGATTTCTCTACTTATACTTTTACTACTGCTAACATAACTGGCAGGAATGGCCCAACACTTGCAAACTGTCAAACGGCTTATGCCGGTCAGGTTTGGTTGTCTAGTTATTTTACTATGACCACGCAAGGATATCAATTGTGGACAGTACCTACCTCCGGAAACTACACCATTCGTGCTGCAGGAGCTCGTGCAGGTAAAATGTCGTCGGGACAAACTTATGCCTCAGGTCTTGGTGCTATTGTTTCTGGCACAGTTTATTTGGTAGGAGGCCAAGTGCTTGAAATCATCTGCGGGCAATACTTAGATACCGCAATTACCACAGCCGGATATCATGGTTTAGGTGGCGGCGGTGGATCGTTTGTTAAAAATGCCACAACATCTACATTATTGCTTGCCGCTGGCGGCGCAGGTGGAGGAAGTTATTATGCATCTGGTGGTACACCCACTGGATATGCAGGCGAAAACGGACGTACAGCAACCTCAGGCGGCCCGGGGGCGGTAGCGGCATCGGGTGTTGGTGGTACAGCGGGCGCTGGCGGCGGAATATATACTTCCCAAACACACGTCTATAAAGGTGGCTCAGGCGGCGGTTGGGCCGGCAATGGCAAAAACGGCGATAATACAGCCGCAACATCTGCTCCTGGCACAACATATGGTGGTGGTGGACTTGGGTATGCTAGCGGATTTATTGGTGGAACTTACGGAACTCAGTGGAGCAATCCGTCTACTTTCGCATCTACTTATGGTGGATTTGGTGGTGGTGGCGGAGGCAACGGCATTATCAACGGCGGTGCAGGTGGCGGTTATTCAGGCGGTGGCGTTAGCGGCCCAGCTTCTAACGCCTATATGAGCCAAGGTGGCGGCGGGGGCTCTTACATTATATCTACTGCAAGTGGTATATCAACTAGCGACGGAAACTATGACGGATCCAGCACATTTAACGGTTCTGCTATCTCAAATCTAGCGGCATTTAACAATGGTTCTGGATACGTAACAATTACACGAGTTTAATAAATATAGCATAAGGACGAAAAATGGTAGAATTTCCACAAAATCCCACAACAGGGCAACAATGGGTAGCAGAAAACGCTGTTACTTACACATGGCTAGGCGATCGCTGGAGTTCTGCAACAGCAATAGCTAACGGTACAGCGGTACACTACAAAGATGGTGGCCGTGCTAGTACAACAACATTTTTAGATGAATATAACGGCGGAACAGCCTAAGGAAACAACATGACAACTAGAATTAAATTACGTAGAGATACAGCCGCAAATTGGGCAAGTGCAAATCCAGTATTGGCCTTAGGCGAACCCGGTTACGACACAACCAACAACGAATTACGAGTTGGTGATGGCGTCACTGCATGGGCTGGCCTTGAATCTATTTCCGGTAGCGGCAGCAGTGATGTAGCTAGCGATTGGACAGACGGCATAAACGACAACGTTTGGCGTATTGCTACAGTTTCTGGAAGCAAACAATTTGACTTTGAAACAGAAGGTTATAAACTGTTTGAATACACTTATACTAGCAGTCAAACTGGAGTAACATCACTGGCGTTGGACGTAGCGGACTATCCCGAAGTAGCTGACATGTGGTGGAACTCAGATTCCGAAGGAAACGGTTACACCATCTACAAAGGAAGTGCTACATACGGCAACGAAATAGCCGCAGGGTATAACACTTATGCTGATGGTATTTTAACAATTGGCATAGATGGTTACGACTTTAATAATGGCGAAAAATTAACAGTTAAATACTGGTCCGAAGGTACTCGTACTGTTGACATGTATACTAACACTTACGGTTGGTTAATCCCTGATCAAAGCGAAACTGGTACAGTAAACACAGTTACAATTGATGCCGCTGAACATGGTGTGTCATCTGACTTAGCCAACTTAACAACAAATACCAGCAGACATGCAATTACTTTTAAGAACTATAGTAGAACATTTAGCCGTAACATTACTGCGGTTGCAGTCGAGGGCGACCTGTACACCATTACTTTTGATGGCACTCCGTTGGAAATCAAAACCCTATACTTAGAAACTGTTACTACTAAGGCTCAAAACGGCGGCGAAAACAGCACAGGCAGTTTAGAGATTCCTTATAGTGCTATCCCTGATTGGGGACTTTATGCTAAGTTTGGTTGGGAAAGTACAAGTACAAACAAGTATACTGGTGACACTAATCGCTCTGGTTACTTAACTATTAATGGCAGTGAACCTGTAGATTTCACTTTCTGGAACGCCAAGAACAGCGACAACAAGAATTGGCAAATTGAATTGGCATCAACACAAACTTGGAACACCGGCGATACAATCGAAGTTCACTGGTATCGTTGGGACAGTAGAATTGAACTAGACATTTATCAACCTACTACCGTTAACAGTAACTGGAACAATGGCTATCGCTGGTTTGATTACAAAACAGACATGCCTGAATACAATGCTATAAGAAGCAATGGTATCACTGGTGGCAAAGGTACAGTTATGTGCAAGACCTACACTGAAGAAAAAGACTACAGTGAGTACACACAGTGGAATTTTGCCTGGGCCGGCAACGACAACGACAACTCGTATGATCCATACGACACATACAAAAATAATACAATCTGGAACGGCGATTCAACTAACAATCCTTTCTATTATTTCAGCGACGACGATGGCATGATTTACCGTAGTGACTGGCAAATGAATGGCCAGTGGAGCCGCAAGTTAAAAGTTCGTATCATGTACAAGTTCGAATTCAACATTACCGGCGAAGAAGATTACGATTGGTGGTGTTAAAGTGATCCAGCAGCGCCCTGCTAACACACGGGGCTTTGCTGAATTGCCTGATAGTATAGCCAGTTACCGTACATTTACCTTTGGTACATACCGTGACTGGCGCTACATGAATTACAGCAGTCTTGAAACAATAAATGATGACCGGGTTATGCCCGGTTTTCACACTCCGCAGCATATTCACACCAATAGAGAAATATTTGGATACGTAGTATCCGGAGCATGTCGTCACACAGATGGTCAGGGTCGTGTAATTGATATACCTGCTGGCGCAGTACAACGCATCTGTGCTGGATCTGGACTAAAGCACACAGAAGGCAATGCTACAGATCAACCCATACGTTATCTACAACTATGGATACGTTCAGAAAAGAAAAACTACACACCAAGTTGGGATTGGTATCAGTTTACTAAAGCAGATAAGTTAAACCAATTCTGCAACATAACAGCACGCCTGCCGATCAATGCCGATGCCAGATTACTTGCTGGTATCTTTACTAGGCCATTTGACTACACACTTAATGAAAGTCGCAAATATTATGCTTATGTGGTCACTGGCACTGGCACTATAAATGGGCACAACTTTACAGAAGGCGACGGGTTTGCCTTTGAACAGGAATCACAAATCAACATTACCGTTAACACAGAATCTGAGCTAATACTATTTGATCTACCTTAGCAAACACTATATAATAGTGCAATGCTAACAACAATACAGGATGCAGTAAAACAATATCTACCCGCTAAGAGAAAATCATCTACTAGCGGATGGACCAGTTTTAACGCAGTCTGTTGTGAGCACAACGGCGAAAGCCGTGATACTCGGGGGCGTGGTGGGATTATTTCTAACGCCAACGGTAGCATCAGTTATGCTTGTTTCAACTGTAACTTCAAAGCCAACTACACACCAGGTCGTCACTTAAACTATAAGTTTCGTAAACTCCTGAGTTGGCTTGGCGCGGATGAAAACTCCATCAAGCGATTAGTAATTGATGCTATCCGTGTTAAAGAGCTGGTCAACCCAGAAGAAATAAAAACTGAACCAGCTGAAGAAGTTTCGTTCCCACCACGCCCATTGCCCGAGGGTGCCAAAACATTTACTGAGTTGGCAACATTTTACGCCTTGGGAGACTTTGAACAGGCACCTGAAGATTTTTATCAAGCAGTAAAGTATGTCCAAGATAGACGAGTTGATATGTCTAAGTATGACTTCTATTGGACAGAAGATACTGAACATAACATGCACAAACGTGTCACTATTCCATGTTATTGGAAAGGGGAATTAATTGGGTCTACCTCCAGGCGGTTGGACGACAACATCAAACCTAAGTATTACGCAGATTATGAGCCAAACTATGTATACAACATGGACAATCAGGCTCCTGGCTCTAAGTTTGTTATTGTCACAGAAGGTCCCTTTGATGCGATGGCAGTGGACGGCGTTGCTGTTCTTAGTAACGAGTGTAGTGAGGTGCAGGCAGATATTATCGATAGTTTGGGACGTGAAGTCATCGTCGTTCCAGATTTTGATATGAAGTCGGTTAAAGGCCGAGAAGTCTGGGCCGGAGAACGTCTAGTAGAACAGGCTATTGAATATGGTTGGACTGTTAGTTTTCCAGTATGGAACGAAGAAGTTAAAGATACAGCCGAAGCAGTAGAACAATACGGAAAGCTATTTACACTAAAGGCAATTTTGGCAGGACGTCAAACGAGCCGATTAAAGATCGAGTTGATGCGTAAACGCATACATAGTTAATAATGAATAAAGAATATAACGCAGAAATACAACGACTATTCTTAGAAATGATGTTATCGGATGCACAGAACTTTGTGCGTGTCCAAAACATTTACAACGCAGAAAACTTTGATCGCAGTCTACGTGAAACAGCGAAGTTTATCAGCGAATATAGCGACAAGTATAAAACATTACCTACACCCGAACAGATTAAAGCTACGACCAGTGTAGAACTAAAGCCTGCTGTAGAAATGCATGAGCATAGTGAATGGTTTATTGCTGAATTCGAAAACTTTACTAAACGTCAAGAACTAGAACGTGCAATTTTAAAGTCTGCTGACCTTTTGGAAAAAGGCGACTTTACTCCTGTTGAAAAATTAATCAAAGATGCAGTACAGATATCACTTACTAAAGACCTGGGCACGGACTACTTTGCTGATCCTGCGTCTCGCATTAACAAATACTTCAGCTCAGGTGGTCAAGTATCAACTGGATGGCCGCAACTAGACAAACTGTTATATGGTGGATTTAGCCGAGGAGAATTAAACATCTTTGCTGGCGGATCGGGCTCAGGCAAGTCATTGGTTATGATGAACATTGCTCTAAGCTGGTTACAGATGGGACTCAGTGGTGTTTACATTACACTTGAATTGAGTGAAGAACTTTGTAGTTTGCGTACAGATGCTATGTTAACTGGTATGGGCACTAAGGATATTCGTAAAGATATTGAAACTACATCTTTAAAAGTATCTTTAACTGGTAAGAAGTCGGGCAAGTATCGAGTTAAAGGGTTGCCTGCACAAAGCAACGTTAACGATATTCGTGCATTCTTAAAAGAGTATCAAATTCAAACAGGTAACAAGGTAGACTTTGTTATGGTTGACTACTTGGACTTGATTATGCCAGTTAGTGCTAAGGTTAGCCCCAACGACTTGTTTGTTAAGGACAAGTATGTGTCAGAAGAATTGCGTAACTTGGCCAAAGAGCTTGGTGTATTATTTGTAACAGCAAGTCAATTGAACCGTAGTGCTGTTGAAGAAGTGGAATTTGACCATAGTCATATCTCGGGCGGTATTAGTAAGATTAACACAGCGGATAACGTGTTTGGTATCTTTACAAGTCGTGCTATGAAAGAGCGTGGACGTTATCAAATTCAGTGTATGAAATCTCGCTCTAGTACAGGTGTGGGCCAAAAGATTGATCTAGAATACAACATTGAAACCATGCGTATTACTGACCCGGGACTAGATAGCGAAGATTCTGGGTTTGGCCCACCTAAGGTTACCAGCATCATGAATCAAATTAAGAATAAGGCCGCATCCGACGAGGGCAACGAATCCGATCCTAAGAAATTTGAACGTGCAACCGGTACACCCGCATGGGAACAAGCTCCTAAAGTGCAAGGCGAAGCTCAAAGTACCAAACTTAAATCGATGCTAGCCGGATTGAAAAAATCTGATTAAGTCTCGCTAAATATAACTAACTTGGAGTGATATCTTGCAAAAGCGAGCTCGCAGTATTTTAGACGAATTAGACACGTTACTAAGCAACAAAGACCGTGAGAGTCTGGTTGAAAGCCGTGCTGCCCATGTTATACAAGGGGCAATTAATCTAATCAATTATATACGTGAGAACTACGATGCTGAGCAAGCAGGCGAACTTGAACGTAGATTGATTAACAGCATCCGTACTCAAGAACCTGACAAATTCCGCAGAGGTGTTAGGAGATTGAAAAGTGAAGATTAATGAAGTAGTCAATGAAGCCTGGGGCATGGGATATGACCCAAAAACTGGCCGTGCTAAAGGTGTGTTAGGGCATCTGGCTAGCGATCTAGTTGGTGCTGATAATTATGCAGCCATGGGCAATTGGAAACACAATCGTAGCCAGAAAGACTTAGCCCAAAACACGGCGCAGGCTGCGGCGGATGCTATTAGACAAGCACACAAAACGGGTGACTTACCAATGGTGGCCCCGGGTAGCAAGTTCCAACAACAGTTTGAATTGGTAGATAACGATCCTCCTACTATCCAATACAAGACTAATACATTCCAACGTGATGAATACGGTAAATGGATTGACTTTAGAACAGGTAAAGAAGCACCAGAGCGTTTTGCACAGATAATGGACCGTGTAAGTCCACCACCTCCATCTGCTCCGGTTAGTCAAATGCCACTTATGAGTCCATCTGCACCTAAGGCAGCAAAGCCAGCCAACTGGACACCACAAGCTGGCGCTTCCGTCTGGAAAAGTAATAGACCACAACAGCCTGCGGCTCCGGCAACAACCGCTTCAACAGGCAAAGCAAGAGTTAGGCCCACAGGCGACGGCGGTACCGAGATCACTGACAAAGTAGGACAAACTTACACCAGACCGGCTGGTAAGGACTATTGGACAAATCCACAAGGCGGCATCTACATGCCAGGTAGCCCAGAATATCAAAAATTAAACGCAACAGCCGGTAAAAGATAAGATGTGTTATAATACATCATGCGTTTAGATTTTATTGATACCCTTTTTGAAACAACTTTGGATTCTAAGAACCCAAGGATTCCTCACCCTGAAGATAGCATCTTTACAGGCAGTGCCGAAGCAGAACGTGCAGTCAAGGACCTAGCAAATGTAATTGCTGACCCTAGCCGTATTACTATTAAATGGGACGGTGGCATTGCACTGTATTTCGGACATACACCCAATGGTGAATTCTTTGTGTCAGACAAGTACATGTATCCAAAAGGTATATATGCAACTAGTCCCGAACAATGGCTGCAATATGATCAAACAAAGACACGTGGCGCAGTGCGCGATGATTTACCTGCTAAGTTACAGCTAATTTGGCCAGGTCTGCAGGCCGCAGTAGGCAATACTCCAGGTGTCTTCATGGGCGATTTAATGCACACAGGTCAGTTAAAACCTGCTAATGGTAATTTTGTTTTTGAGCCAACTACAGTAACATATACTGTACCAGTTAACAGTCCAATGGGCAAGATTATTGCCGGCAAAGATGGCATTGTTGTTGTACACAAATACAATGATCGCCCATGGGACGGAGTTAGCGGGTTAACCAACTCTGGAAACGTTGCTATTATTAGTCCCACAGCAGGAAATCAGTTTGTATTAAACGAACCCACAAAATTATTAAACACTGCCAAAAAAGCCATTACACAATACGGCGAAGCCGCAGACGAGTTTAGAGCAGGACTTGGTACAAAGGTCGCTGTTGATACAATCAAAACCTATTTTAACAAAAAGATTACAGGACAAATTAGCGAGTCGCTAGAAGACTATCTAGTGGGTTACCCTGCACAACATCGTAAGTTAATTGGTGAAGATCAAACGGGATATATCCCTCAAAACACTACGGGGTATCAAGCATTAGAAGCTATTTGGGTGGCAATTTACAATCTAAAAGTAAATCTTGTACAACAACTTAACGCCCAAGTTAAGGGCTTTACACAAACTGTAGACGGAAAATCCGGCGGGGAAGGCTTTGTTTTCCCAGGGTCACAAGGCCTAGTTAAACTGGTTATCCGTGATTCTACTGGATTCGGTGGCACACACTTTAATAAACCTCGCAATAATACCTAGTTTTTTGTCATTTGTATAAATAATTACATGCAGTTCGTATAGAACTCATTAATTTTTAAAGGAAAAACAAAATGGCAATCCAAACACGTTATGCAGGTGATGCAAATGGTATTAACAACTTTGACGGCGCTTACGATGGTACACTAGGTACTTTGATCGCTACTGGTGCTACTAAGGCTCCAACAGCAATTTCTATCGTATTGGGCAAGTCTCAAACTTTCGCAGCAGCTGACTCAGCTACTGGCGGTGTAGTTGAAACTTTCCTACGCCAATTGGCAATCGATGGCACAATTATCGCTTATCAAGTTAACAGCGGTTCATTGAGCGTATTGTTAGAAGCAACTGGTGCTGGTACAAGCAGCGGTGGTGTAGTAACAGGCGTTGCAACAGCTCTACAAACACGTATCCAATCTTTGGGTAACGCTTCTGTTGGTGCTGGCGGTTCTAACATCTGGGCTAACGCAGCTACAGTAACAAACGTTGGTTTGAAACTAGCAACAAGCTAATCAAGCAATTGATTAAACAAAGAAGGCACTTTATAGTGCCTTTTTTTGTGGCCGCTAAATACTAACATGAACACCGGACTAAAATTATTCCAAGGCTTTACCTTAGTAGATATAACAGCTACCGGTGTCACACGTAGTAAAAATGTTGATGACATACAACGTAATCAACAACGTAACTGGGAAACAGTACTACAATGTATTGGACTAAGGGCGCAGCCGCAAAACATAACTGTTCCGCAATATACAGATATGGATGTTGGTGGATTCCAGTTTGGTGACCTATACAGCGGAAAGCATCGAGTATGGACATGGTCCTGGACTGTTGATCAAAGTGATGTTTATGATATAGGCGATAAAAAGCTAATTGGTCTAGTTACAGACTTTGAGCAGGTTCCTATTGTTTGCGGACTAGAAGAAACTGCACGTTTTATGTTGCCCATCTTTTATCCACATGGTGCAATTAAAAACATATACTTTAAGCAGCATATTTTGGAATAAATACTAACTCGATGCTACGGCACACTTAGGCACAACATAGGCAATACACTGGCACAACAAACAGCATTAGACAACTACAACGGAGATTGAAGCAATGGCTTCCAGCGATATTGAAAAGAAAAGCCTAGAGGCGCACGTAGAACTTTGCGCTGAAAGGTATAAGAACTTGGACGAACGACTAAGAAGTTTAGACGAACGTATGGATTCCATTGAGCGTTTGATTGTAGAAATCAAAGGAGCAATTTCTACAACCAAACCTACAGAAGATTCCACGGGCCCATATAAAATGATGTTAACCATTGGAACTACAATTGGCGGCGCACTTATTGGCGCACTAATTACACTTATAGTACATATCAAATGAAAATAATCGAATTGCTCAACACAGTACAACTGTCCATTACTAATGAGCAGGCTGACTTGTTGGGCCGCTTCACTGAAGAGCCAGTTATATCAAAAAATGCGTTAAATGAACGCGAGCAAGTAATTGCAAATCAATTAACAGCGCAAGATGTACTTTTGCGTTTGAAAGAAAATGGCCAAATCATCTACAAGAAAAAAATCCGCTAAAGACGTTCCAACAGAAGTTACGCAGGTAATCAACCTAGCAGCTGATTACATTAAGTGGTGGACTGACCGCGAACTAGAACGTTTACGCACAGAAAATAGTAACCCCGTTTGTGTCCCAGTAAAGAATGGGTATAGAATCGGATTGTACCGTTTACAGGTACACCCAAATAAATCCTGCGAAGTTTATAACTTTAATCGGGAAATGCTACACCGCTTTGAAAGCAAAGTTAGCGCCATACTATACACCATTTACACTATCAAACAACGATACATGCAGGCAGATGAAATACTGCAATGGGATCGGGAAATAAATAAAAATTATACAGACATGTTAAGTTTGCGTAGAAGTTTAGAGCAAGCTCAGCGCGAAAAGGACTATGATATTGTAGATATTAGGCGTGCAAGACTAGAAATAGCCCAATCTAAGCTAGAGTTTGCTCGGGACAAAATATCAAAAATACACAAACATGCTAAGTATTCCAAAGTTTGGGAATGAGGCTAAATACAACATAAAGTTTGGGAATAAACCACTATGAGATTATCAGAAATGCACACAGCGGTAACACCGCAAAAGATTAACAAAGTAATGGAAAGCCGTTTCGGTTTTTCTATTGACTATGACAATCTAAGCTATGCTAAAGCAGAACGCCTGAGCAAAGCATTAACAGAAAACATGGCTGCTATTAAAAAGTCTTTTGGCGCTCACACCGTTGAAAAGAATGCCAAGTACATGGAACTTATGCTAGTTAAAGAAGGTCTAGACCGTTGGATGACTAGCGAGCAAGGTCTATTTGAAAGCGAAATGGGTCGTAGCGAAGCTGTTCTAGCTGCCAAGGACATTGTTGACAGCGTTCAAGACATGCTAGAAAAAATCTCTAAGATCCAAAACGAACAAGTTCCTGCCCTAATTGACACTATCCGTGATCAAATTGGTAGCGAGCAAGCAGAACAATTTAAAGGCTCTATTAGCCCAATGCTAACAGAACTATACACAGCACTAAGCACAGCACGTGAATCTAGCGACACAGCAGTTCGCGCACTAGCAGGTGAAGATGTTGGTATGGCAATGGACATGGGTATGGGCGCACCTGACGCAGGTATGGATCCAGCACTAGGTGGCATGCCAGGCGAAGAGCCAATGAGCGATTTTGACACAGACGGCTTTGATGCAACTGATGCTGCTGTTGGCGGTGAAGAAGAATTAGGAAGAGAGCGCCGTTAATATGCGTATTAACGAGATCATTCTCGAGAACTTGGGTCCAGGAATGGACCTTCCTAGTTCTGACATCGAAGATGAAGCCCACACTCGTGGCGATGCATCTTTAATTACAGCATTAGAATTATTACGTCAAGAAGCCGAATCTAGCAGTGCAGTTACACCTCGTGTAAGAGCCAGTACTGTTGTAAGCAGAGTGCAGGCCATTCCCGGTAACGAAGCATTTAACTATGCACTACTTGATGCAGCCTTTAAAGACAATGAAAAAGTCAAGGCAATGATTAAAAGCATCAAGGACGATGAAAAGACTGGTGAGAAGTATGTATACCTAACACCATCTGAAGCAAGTGTAGTCGATGCTGATCCAATGGCCGCCGGCGGTGATGCTGGTGGTGATCCAGAAGCTTCAATGAAGACTGTATCACAAATGGCCAATAGGGCTCTTGCAAAGCGTGACTAATTCTGCTATAGTGTCCTTTAAGGGGTATATATGGCATACAGCGACAAGGTAGTTGATCATTATGAGAACCCACGTAATGTGGGTTCCTTTGCGAAAGAGGACGCCGATGTTGGTACAGGTATGGTAGGCGCACCAGCCTGTGGTGACGTTATGAAACTACAAATAAAGGTAGACAATGGGATTATCACCGACGCACGTTTTAAGACTTATGGTTGCGGGTCTGCTATTGCGAGTAGTAGCTTGGTTACTGAATGGGTTAAAGGTAAAACTCTGCAAGAAGCCGAATCAATTAAAAACAGTGCAATAGCCGAAGAGCTAGCACTTCCCCCAGTTAAGATTCATTGCAGTATTCTTGCCGAAGATGCTATCAAGGCAGCAGTTGAAGACTACCGCAAAAAACATGATCTCTCTAACTGAACAAGCAAATAAAAAAATTAAACAAACTCTAGAACGCCGTGGCACTGGCGTTGGAATAAGGGTGGGAGTTAAAACTACAGGTTGCTCAGGATTAGCTTATGTGCTAGAATATGTAGATAAACCTCACCCTGAAGATCAAGCAATAGACTGTATGGACTGTAAAATATTTGTAGATCCAAAAAGCTGTCCATATATACAAGGTCTGACTATAGATTATGTTAGACAAGGTCTTAATGAAGGTTTTGAATTTCGCAATCCCAATGAACGTGACCGTTGTGGTTGCGGAGAAAGTTTTAGAGTTTAATGGAAATAATCAAACATACCAACGGCTTTCCTTATGCTTGGAAGGCAGGTCGGGTTGAACAACTTATACGTTCAATATTAGAAAACAAAGCAAGAGAACAACTTAATGTCAACAGGGTTATGATTATTAACCCCACATGGTTACATGAAAATGACATTCAAAAAGACATACAAGAAAAACACCCAGACTTTATCATCTGCCATAACTTTGTGGATCCGGCTGTACCAAAGATATTTGAGGCAATTGAAACCTCCGGTGTACCATACCTTATCTTAGGCAATGCCGGACAGTATAGATTAGACTTTTGGGCTATGGTCTGCGATCTATACTTTCAAAATTATGAAGAACATGATGTAGAACTACGTGATACCGCACGTAAGTTTATCTGTCTGAATCGTAAACCACATCCGCACAGACGTGCCCTAGTAGAACAGCTACTACCTTATCGCGAACAAGGTTATATTAGTCTTGGGCTTCCTGGTAATCCCATTACACTAGAAGAAGAATTTGCAGACGAGCAAGGTATTCGGGATGAGTACGGTAATCTAGGTGTAGACGAAACCTTTGTTAGTAGGAAAATTCTCAATGACATTTTTAGTGTCGGCAATTTAGATATCTGGCGTAATAGTTTGTTGTGCCTGGTAACTGAAACAGAATTTGACAACCCTAATCAATCTAATTTTTTTACTAGCGAAAAAACATTTAAGCCTATTATAGGTATGCGTCCATTCTTTGTATATGGACAGCCTTTATTAAGACAACATCTTAAGGATAATGGCTTTGACATATTTGAGGACGTCTTTGACTATAGTCGAATAGATACTAGTCTAGGCGATCACGGCAGACAACTGCAATATGCACAGATTGCAATAGATGCAATTAACCGCATAGACAATCCACACAGAGAATATCAAAAGTACTTTGGGCGCTGCCAAGCAAACAAAGCACAGTTTAGAACGTATGTTTACAATCAGTGGCAACGTCTATACAATTTAGATCTACGCAATTATGTTTAAAGTGCCCGGGTGGTCAATGATAGACAACCCTTACGAATTTGTTTGGAATGATGGCGAGTCTTTGCTGGTTACAGCAGGAGACAGTTGGACCTACGGCGATAGTCTTGGCAATACTAAAGTAAGACTGGGCAGAGACGATAAAGTATATAGACTAGATCATGTATACGGTAATCTAATGGCCCAAGAGCTAAAGGCAAACTGGATTAATCTAGCCATGCCCGGTGGATCTAATTCGTTAATTGTATCTTGGGTAGAAATGCTGTTAGATACTATGACATTACAAGATTATTATCGTGAAATGAAAGATCCAATGAGATGTGTTATTACACTCACTGAATCAGGTCGTCATGAAGACATGAGACTTATTGATCGCAGTCTAGGTACACAACAACAGGTATTAGAAAAAATAACAGCAGAGATATACGGTCGCATAACCATGCTGATGTTAAAGCATCCTGAAGTTAAGTTTATCATTGGTCATAATTTTACAGACAGTGTTAGCACTATGCCCTGCAATCAGAGCTGGTTAGAAGTAATGCTAGGCGAACGGATACAGAATGGCACACACATTGTTATCAGCGAACACATAGAACAGATGAATTACGATGCACGTTTTCCTGATGTGTTAGACGTTATGTCTCGAGCAGAAACACGTATGGATCTATTAGACTCTTGTGACTACTGCTACAAAGAAGATAGTCGTCACCCCAACGAACAAGGGCATCGAATGTGGGCAGATTATTTACTGGGGCAAATATGAAAGCCATAGAAATAACAGACGAAGAAATTTACATACAAGGGCATTTGTTTGCTCGTAAGGATTTCTCTTTAGTAGGTAAAGAGTTAATAATTGATGCCATTGCAAAAAACTACAAAGGGCAAAGTTTGCGTGTCAGCTTCTGGGATGGTGAGAATGTAGAGTTTACTGGCTTTATAAAGTTTGTAGAATATATCTGTCAATGCTTTAGTATACCACACGATCGGGTGTTAATTGAAAGTCACGATCCTGATATAACAGCTTTCCCTAGTAGAGTCATGTTGCCTGGAATATTTCTTGGCATAGGTCAACATTTAAATTTTAAAGGTCACAACTGCAACAACGGGAAATTTGTTGGTACACTGTTAGGAAGATCAAACCCCACACGACTAAGACTAGCATACGAATTAGATCGAGCATTTCCCGATGACAACTATACAGTGTTCCAGCCACAGCTCGAACAAATTCGTTCTGAATACGCATTGGTTAAAGAATTATATAAAAAAGAACTAGACTGGCTAGAGACAAAACAGTTTGATCAAGATATACACAGTCGTAGCCCATCTGGTGCAATGAGCTGGCAGGAATCAGTTGCAACTTATGCTGATGTATGTAATAATTACAAAATTGAAATTATATCCGAAACCGATGCGTTTAGTAATTATTGGTTAACTGAAAAGACTGGGCGCTGCCTAGCAATAGGAAAACCTTTTATATTAATAGCCGGGCAACACAGTTTAGAAAAACTTAGACTACGTGGATTTCATACATTCCATGATGTTATTGATGAACGATATGATTACTCCAAGTCGCCCACTGGCCGAATATATAACGCATTGTCCAGTTTAATGGAGTTACACAGGCATAAAGATAGAGATGCTATCATTGACCGTATGTACAAGATAGCAGCACAGAACGTAGAAATATTTAAAGAATACTCAAGCACACAAAGAGAAACATGATTAAAAGCCCATACGATTACACCCCCTTAAACAGAACCACAGTAGATGGCAAGCGCCATTACATGACTCCTGACGGTAGCAAGGTTCCCAGCGTTACAACTATCTTAGATCGAACTAAAAGTGAAGAGTCAAAGCAGGCCCTGGCCAATTGGAAAAAGCGTGTAGGCGAGCAACAGGCACAACAGATTACTACAGAGGCAGCTAACCGTGGAACACGGATGCACGCCTACCTTGAGCATTATATCCTGCAAGAGGATATGAAACCCTTGCCACCTAATCCCTATGCACATCCAAGTTGGTTTATGGCAGCAGAAGTTATTCTACATGGACTAAGTCACGTGACAGAATTCTGGGGCAGTGAAGTACCATTATATTATAGTGGGTTATATGCTGGCACCACAGACTGTATTGGTGTATGGAAAGGTCGTCCTGCTATCCTAGACTTCAAGCAAAGTAACAAGATTAAGAAGCGTGAATATATCACTGATTACTTTTTACAATTAGCTGCCTATGCACAGGCACATAATCACACTTATGGTACCAATATACGTGACGGTGTAATTTTGATGGCTGTACAGCCCAAAACCCTAGAAGATGGTACCCTTGAGACGCCAAAATACCTGGAATTTGAAGTCTCAGGTGACGAATTTGATCACTGGACAGACGAGTGGACTAAGCGAGTAGAGCTATACTACCTGACTAGCTAAATGGCTAAAGTTCAAATAAGTATATAAGTAAAAGCTGGGTAATGGAGGAAGGCAAGCGGGTTTGGATCGATAAATATAGTAACAAATTGGAGAAATAAAGTGGCAATCGTACAAATCTCAAAAATTCAGCACCGCCGCGGTCTACAGCAAGATTTGCCACAATTGGCAAGTGCTGAATTAGGCTGGAGTGTTGACCAACGCCGTTTGTTTATTGGTAATGGCACACTAACAGAAGGCGCACCTACAGAAGGTGTAACAGAAATTTTAACTGAGTACAGTGACTTTCTGGGTTTCTTGTTCAGTTACACATTCAAAGGCACAGATGCTGGCTATACCAGCCAAACAGGTGCTACAAGTTTGTCACCAATTACACGCAGTATTCAAAGCGTATTAGATGAACACGTTTCTGTAAAAGATTTTGGTGCCGCAGGTGATGGCACAACAGATGATACTGATGCGATTAATCGTGCCATACAACAAATCTACGTTTCTTCTGTTCTAACCACACATCCTAATGTTCGTAGACCAATATATTTTCCAGCTGGAACTTATATAGTATCAAGCGAACTGTTAATTCCGCCATATTGTGTTTTAGTAGGCGATGGTAAAGAAAATACAATAATTCAAAGTACATCAACAACAATCATTCAGCCAACTGATAGCTTATATCAAGTTGGTGCCTATTTTGGAACAAATAGTGCAGCTATGCCTACACATATATTTGTGTCTGGAATAAAGTTTGAAGTAACTAGTGGCACAAGTCCAGTTGTTGTACTTGATAGTACCAATGACTCTGTTTTTGAAAACGTTCAGTTTTGTGGTGCGGCAACTACACTTCAAGTTGTACGTTTTTCTTCTTCAGTGAATACAGCACAATCGACTACTTTTAGAAATTGTACTTTTGACGGTGGATTGGTGGGCATTGGTGCAACAGGATATGCTGATACTGTTAGAGTAGTAAATTGTGAATTTACAAGTTTAACTTCTTATGGTATACAACCGGGAACGTTTATTTCCGGCCTTGTTAGTCTAAACAACTATTTTAGTAGCACAGTAGCAACACCAGTGTCTTCAATGTCGGGCAATGTTTATAGTTTTGGCGACACATTTGGATCAGGTGACCGCACAGGTATCTATAGTGGTGCCTTAAAAGTTGGTACAGGACGTCAAGCAAGTCTATCTACTGGTAGCAATACTATTACATCTGTAGCTACAGGTGCAGGCGCAATTGATTATCAGATCAATGATTCAAGTAACAACTACAGATATGGCGTATTAAAATTCAACAACACTGGATCCGAAGTAGTGTTTGATGACGAGTATACCGAATCTGGTACAACATTAAATGCTAACTTATGGATACATGGCAATGGTAGCGTAATTTGTGCTGCCACTGCTAGCCAAACCTTTAAATACAGTATTAAACAATTCGTATAATAAATGTTCAAACTACCAGCCGAAGACCGATTGAGGTCTTGGCGTGATTTTCGACTTTCGTTAGATTCTTTACCTATAGAGCAAGCCTTGGACCAAACCGCTGAGTTATGGTCCCGGGCTCCCTTTAGCCCTTATTATCTAGACCCAAAAGATCCTGAAAATTGGCCAAGCCCTTGGCAGTTAATTGAAGAAAATTACTACTGCGACATTGCAAAATGCCTAGGAATAATATATACTATATCATTAACTACGCATAGAAACAATTTAGAAGTAGAGTTTAGAACGTATACCGACCCCAAAACTAGGTATGCGTATAATTTAGCTTGGTTTAATCAAGGGAAATATGTTCTTAATTTGATTGATGGTCAGGTTGTAAATAAAGAACACTTCGATAAAACATTAAAGCTAAATCAAGTGTTATCCGCAGACAAATTACAAATAGAAAATTAAGCAAGAGGAATCAATGAGTCAAATATTAGTCACAAAAAGAGACGGACGTAAAGAGCCGCTAAATCTAGAAAAATTACACAAGGTTGTGTTTTGGGCAACACAAGGAATTACTGGAGTTAGTGCTAGCGAAGTGGAAATCAACAGCCATGTACAATTTTACAACGGCATTAAAAGCACAGACATTCAAGAAACCCTAATTAAAAGTGCAGCAGATTTAATTAGCGAAGACGCACCGAACTATCAATACGTTGCTGGTCGTTTGCTAACATATCATATCTATAAACAAGTCTACGGTGGTTACAAACCATGGCCATTGTTAGATCTAGTTAAACGTAATATTGACATCGGTTACTATACAAAAGAACTACTAGAAAATTATTCAGAAGAAGAAATTAACACACTAGGCAATTATATCAAACATGACCGTGATGAGACATTTACCTATGTTGCCATGGAACAATGGCGTGGCAAGTACCTTGTACAAAATCGTGTAACCAGTGAAATCTACGAAACGCCACAGGTAGCCTACATGATGATTGCGGCTACATTGTTTATGGCCTATCCAAAAGAAACACGCCTACAATGGGCCAAGGACTACTATGATGCTATCTCTAACTTTGATATCTCTTTACCTACTCCTGTCATGGCTGGTGTACGAACACCGCAAAAACAATTCAGCTCGTGCGTTCTTATTGAGTCTGATGATAGTCTTGATTCCATTAACGCTACTGCCAGCAGTATTGTCAAGTACGTTAGCCAAAAGGCCGGAATCGGTATCGGAGCAGGGCGTATTCGAGCGTTGGGTTCGCCCATCCGCAACGGCGATGCGTACCACACAGGAGTAACACCTTTCTTAAAATTATTCCAGGCAGCAACACGTAGTTGCAGTCAAGGTGGTGTGCGTAATGGTGCTGCCACTATCTATTATCCAATTTGGCACTTAGAAGTTGAAGACCTACTAGTATTAAAAAACAACAAAGGCACAGAAGAAAACCGTGTACGTCAGATGGACTACGGTGTGCAGTTTAACAAGCTAATGTATGAACGCTTAATTCAAGGCGGCGACATTACTTTGTTCTCACCACACGATGTTCCTGAAATGTACGAAGCATTCTTTAACGATCAAGACCGATTTAAAGAGTTATACGAAAAGGCTGAACGTAATACAAAGTTGCGTAAGAAGACTTTCAAGGCAGCAGAACTGTTTACTAAGTTTATGCAAGAGCGTAAAGACACAGGACGCATTTACCTAATGAACGTTGACCACGCCAACACTCATTCGCCGTTTAAGGAAGATATACATCCCATTAAGATGAGTAATCTCTGTACAGAAATTGACTTACCGACTAAGCCATTAAACGATGTTAACGACGAAGAAGGTCGTATTGCATTGTGTACACTTTCTGCACAGAACTGGGGCAACGTTAAGGAGCCTAAAGACTTTGAACGTATGTGTACTCTAGCAGTTCGTGGACTAGATGCATTGTTAAGCTATCAGAACTATCCAGTTAAGGCAGCGGAACTCGCTACAAAAGAATTCCGCCCGATTGGCAATGGTATTATTAACTTTGCTTACTTCTTGGCCAAGCATGGTGTTAGCTACAGCGATCCAGCTGCATTGGCATTAGTTGATGAATATGCAGAAGCATGGTCATACTACTTAATTAAAGCAAGTGCAGATCTAGCTAAAGAACAAGGTCCATGCACTAAGTGGCAAGAACTAAAGTATGCCGATGGTATACTACCAATTGACACACGTAAGAAAGAAGTTGATGAATTAGTTGAACATCAAGAGCGTATGCCATGGCGTGCTCTACGTGAACAGATTCTAACTACAGGCATTCGCAATGCCACACTAATGGCGTTAATGCCAGCAGAAACAAGTGCTCAGATCTCCAACGCCACCAACGGTATTGAAGCTCCACGTAGTTATGTTAGTGTGAAGCAAAGCAAACATGGTGTATTAAAACAGGTTGTACCTGAGTATCGCAAGTTAAAGAACAAATACGAATTGTTATGGGATCAGCGTAGCCCCGAGGGTTACCTAAAACTTTGTGCAGTATTACAGAAATATATTGATCAAGGCATTAGTGTCAACACCTCGTACAATCCAGCGTTCTACGAGGATGAAAAGATTCCAATGAGTGAGATGCTCAAGCACCTGATCATGTGCTACAAGTACGGAACAAAACAACTTTATTATTTCAATACTAACGATGGCCAAGGTGAAATTGATGTTGATAAATTATCAACAAAAGCTGACCAGCCAGAGGAAGTGCTTCAAGAGCAAGAGGATTGTGATAGCTGCGTAATATGACAAAGCCTAGTGTACTAGTTGCAGCAGGATGTTCATGGGTAGCGGCAAAATCAATTGATACTGATCCAGCCGCTACCAACGTTGACTATGGTCACGTCGAAGATCCTTCCTACGTAGACCAGCATAGTTTTGCTGGCATTCTACGTAGACGCCTACAACTAGACGATCTAGTATTTGTGGCACAGCACGGTTCTAACAATAAGACACAGGCACGTAGATTGGTCGATTTTATAGACCAAAGTCGTTCAAAATACAGCAGAATATTCGTCTTGTGGGGAATAACTAGCCTTTATAGATGGGAAATGTACAGTAGCACCACTAGACAGGTAGAATCGTGTTTAGCTGGTGGCTACTATACTAATCAAGGCCTTGAAGCAGAAGTTAAAGATTACTTTTCAAGATACTTCAATGAAGAATACGAATTGCAAAAACTAGGTCAAGATGTTTTGTTGATAAGTAACTATCTATCTAACAATAATATAGAACATTTGTTTGCCAACAGTTTTCAAGATCTTGATTTATCTGTTAACATACCTGACCAACATTTTTATCGTGTTAGAGAAAAGAACAATGACTTATTAAGTCTTTTATGTAGACGTAATAATATCGACGTAAGCCAGTCGTCGGTGCCTTGGTTAAACTTACTTGACCAGACACGACAGTTTTCAAATAAATCTATTAGGGAATTACAAAATCAATCAATGTTAGATTGTGCAACTGCCCATCCTACAGTAGCAGCACATCAAATTATTGCAGATGAATTGTATGAGTATATACAAGGAACAAAAAATGAGCGTATTTAATATTAACGACACAAAAAAACATACAGAAAAATTAGCCTTCTTAGATGCAAGTGGGCCAACCGCAGTACAGCGTTACGAAACTGTTAAGTACAGACAATTTGACAAGTTAACTGATAAACAACTTGGCTTTTTCTGGAGACCTGAAGAAGTTGATGTTATGCGTGATGCAAAAGACTTTAAGGAGTTAACTGACTTTGAGCAACACATTTTTACAAGTAATCTTAAGCGACAAATTCTTTTGGACAGCGTTCAAGGTCGTAGTCCCAACCTTGCTTTTCTACCTTTATGCAGTTTGCCTGAACTTGAGACATGGATCCAGACTTGGGCATTCAATGAAACAATCCACTCACGTAGTTATACCCATATTATTCGTAACGTCTATAGCGACCCTGGTAGAATCTTTGATGAGCTATTAGAAATTGAAGAAATTGCTAACTGCGCCAAGGATATCAGTCGCTATTATGATGATGTAATTGAATACGGCACCTACCACCGCCTATTAGGTGCAGGCAATCACGTGGTCAATGGAGAACAAATTACCATTGACGAATATGAACTCAAGAAGAAACTATGGCTAGCTATTAACAGCGTAAACGCACTAGAAGGAATTCGTTTTTATGTGTCGTTTGCCTGCTCTTGGGCTTTTGCAGAGCTCAAGAAGATGGAAGGTAATGCTAAGATCATTAAACTGATTTGCCGTGACGAAAACGTCCACTTGGGTAGCACACAAACTCTTATCAAACTGTTACCACAGGATGATGCAGACTTTGCAAAAATTAAAGAAGAGACTCGAGCTGAATGTGAAGAAATGTTTCTAAGTGCAGCCAATCAAGAAAAAGAATGGGCCAAGTATCTGTTTAAGGACGGGTCAATGATTGGCCTAAACACACAGTTACTAAGTGACTATGTTGATTGGCTAACCTGCAAGCGTATGACCGCAGTAGGTTTAGATTGCGGCTATAAGAACGGCAGTAATCCATTACCATGGACAGCCAAGTGGATCGCAGGTAGCGAAGTGCAAGTTGCTCCACAGGAAACTGAAATCACAACCTATGTAGTAGGCGGCACAAAGCAAGACGTTGATAGCAATACTTTTAAAGGCTTTAGTCTCTAAGATATATAATAAGTTAAGGAGATAGAATGTTAACAGTATATTCAAAAAGCAACTGCCCTTTCTGTGATCGTGCAAAAGCACTATTGGAAAGCAAGGGCGTAGAATACAAAACAGTAAGCATCGAGGAAGATCAAGACGCACGTCAACATCTATTAGATATGGGCTTACGCAGTGTACCACAAATTTTCAACGGTACAGCATTAATTCAAGGTGGTTACCAAGGCCTAGCAGGCAAAGGTGACGATTTCTGGACAACATTAAAAGGTTAATATGTTAATTTCAAAAGGTTACAGCGTCGGTGACGTTGTGTGTTTCAAAATCAGTAACGGCGACGAAGTTGTTGCTAAGTTAGTAGAAGAAAAAGCAGATGCTTATGTAGTAAGCAAGCCCTGCACAATTATTCCTAGTCAGCAGGGTATTGGTCTCATGCAGAGCCTAATTTCTGGTGACATAAATACTAACATAACTCTATCAAAGGCGCATGTAATCATGCACAGCCCAGTGATCAAAGATATAGAAAATCACTATATCAAGACCACAACAGGCATAGAGACAGTTAGTTCAGGATTAATTAAGTAAATGTTTGCTGCTAAAGTTGCTATTCCGGCCTCTATCACAGGATTTCCCCTACCGCCACTTGGGCCGGGTATGGTGGAGATTGGTGCAACTACAGTAATGATCGAAGGATCGCCTGCTGCCCGTGTTGGCGATTTAACAACACCACATGGGAATCCTGTTAATCCTAAAATGCCAGGATTCAATGTTGAGTGCGATATAGCAGTGCTTACTCCTATAGGTAGCAGTACCACAGTGTGGATCGAAGGAAAACCGGCTGCACGTCTTGGAACTATGTGTTCGTGTATGCAACATAAGGTAACTATCGCTGCAACCACAGTTACAATAGGGAAATAATATGGCAAGTGCAATTGAATTAAATGCAATTAGCACGGTATTAACTGGCCATGGGTTAGCCGCAAACACTACAGTTACATCAGAAATAACCAAGTTCCACTCTACGTCAACTTACGTCCTAACAGCAAATATATTTTCTTTAATTGGTGATGCACCTAGTCATGCACAGGAATTGTTATATAATTCGGTGTCGAGTAAGTTAATGGCAATTACCGATGGTCATTATCTATTAGACATTTACCCAAGTAATATAACTCCAGTATCTAGTGGAACAGTATCTTATCATGGCAACTCTAATGTGGCTAGCGTTAGTAATACTGTTTCTACACAAATTAACATACCTTTTAGTTATGGTATGGCAGGATTTGCCAATGTATATACACAAGTCTTTGGAGAAATAAGCAGTACCTTTGACCCCGTAGCATCTGTACAGATTCTTAAAAATCAAACCTATGCTGACACGGGTGTGGGCCACACTGGTTTAAATGATTTAGCAACGCACGGATTAAGCAGTTACGGAAGTCTAATTGCAAGTACAGTATCTACGTGGGGAACCATGTATGATATTACAAATCTAAACCTATTAGATGATCCTTATGTATTTGGACAAAATTTATTAAACCAGGGTCTTGGTAAGTACGGGAATCTAACTGTTAATCTAGCAGCCACAGGTCTTGATGTAACAGATATAACTCACATTCCTAGTTCATCAACAACTACAACTGAAGATCTAAGCACAGAGCTAACAACATCGCCGTACGGCGAAATTCCATTATCTTCGATTAAACAGACTGTAACAACTACAATTGTTACTGGCGGCAGTGTAGATGTAATTAGGAACATTTACAAGCAAGTGCAAGGATCTGATTTGTCGACAATGATATCGACTACTGGCTTTTCTGCTTCTACTGTTAATAAGATAACTAGCCTAGACGATTTCTTGGATTTTTACAAGGTTGTGCCTCCTAATTTAATTGATCAATGGGCAACAGTTAATGTAAAATCTTTTAAAGAGTTTGGAAGATTTATTCAGAGTAAAATAGGTCATGCTAATTTTACATCATGGGCTGAGATCGCCACGTTTATGAACAAAATTGTAGTTCCTGACCTATCTCATACTACAACAAAATCAACCGACTCTATATTATCATCGTCAACTGTGTCGTCTATAACAGCATTGGGGACTGGCACAGGACCAATGAACAATCTGGTACTAAGTGACTTCTTAGGGGCAACCACAGGCTCAGGTTATACTGAATCATATAAACAAACTAATAAAGTATCTGACACTTTTGGGGCAACTGTGGCCGCTTCACTAACAACATTGAAGTCAGCTGTTCTTTCTTGGCTAGCCAGTTATGTCCCATATTCGCCCGGTAGTGTTGATCCACCGGTCCCAGAAGTACCAGAATACATCCCTTCGTTCTCTGCTATAAATTCTGCGGTATCTTCCCTAGTGTCTTTATTAGACGATTCATCTACGACTCCGCAAAGAATATTGGCACAAGATCTATATTACATAATGTTAAACAAGTTGTCCACTGAAGTTAGTAATTTGTCTGCTCACTCAGTTAAGTTTATGACTACGGATAGCTCTTATACAAAATCATTTGCACAAGGTATCGTCTCGGCAGTATCAGACGATAGTCAGTTTTATTCTAAACAATTTTTTGCAAATCTAATAACCAATGACAGCTATGGCGACACAATTAGAGCTGCGGTGGCAGAGAAACTCAACACAGAATTGCTAATGTCAGTTGGAATTATAGCCAACAATGATCCACAACCGGCCAATGCAATCTTCCAAGCAAAGGCGCAAAATATACCATTAAGCACCTACTTATCCCAGAATAAGTAAGCCGTTAATGGCCATTTTCCGTATTTACATAGACTTTCCAAAACTTAACTAGTATTATAACTAGTTATATCATCAATTAAATATTCTTACGCTCTTAAAAAAGCGTAACCTGAAGGAGGACGAAATATGAAAAAAATGATGCAAATCATTATATCAATAATCGCCCTGACCGTATTGGCACCCGGTCATGCGAAAGAGGTCGGCAAGCAATCAGACCTCGACTGTTTGGCTCGTAACATTTATCACGAGGCAGGCGGTGAATCAATAGAAGGCAAAGTTGCAGTTGGCCTTGTTACTATTAACAGAAGCAACAGTGGTAGATTTCCTGACACTATATGTGGTGTAGTGAATCAACGCACAGTAAGAAGTGTACCTACTCAAGTAACAAAAACACAAGTTGTTACAGAAGGAACAGTTTTTAAAACTACACGTCAAGTTACAGAAAAAGTAACTGTGTGGTCCAAGCGTACTATCTGCCAATTTAGTTGGAAATGTGAATCTAACAAATTGGTTAAAAACGACTGGAGATGGGCAGAAAGCCTACAAGTAGCATCTGAACTAATGTCAGGTGGTTACGAGGATCTCAGGGTTAAATACTATGACGCCATGTATTTTCATGAACGTAGAATTAAACCCAGTTGGGCACATCAAAAGCGTTTTGTGGAAAGAATTGGCGGACATATATTTTATGCTGATGCCTAACAATGTTCTTTAGTACTTACAACCGGCTGTTATGTGTAGGTGAATACTACACAACTAATGCCCGAGCAGTTACAGCCGGTGAAGTAACACGAATAATCCGTAGACAGTTTTCTGCTACGGATTTTCTCTTTATTACAGACAGGAATTTGGGCGCAGACCCCAACATGATAATTGTGTCAGGAACTTATGATTCTGATCATGATGCCATGGGCTTGCCCAGTGTGGAAATTACACTATCTTACCATCCAGCACAAGATAGTATCAACACCAAAAATATCAATTGGGCACAACTAAGTTTTGATCTAGCAGAATGTGCTGCCCATGAACTTATACATCGTGAGCAACATCAAAGTGGGCGCAGATATAAACGATATCATGGGGACACAGAAGATCAAATATATTTGGGCGACGAAAGCGAAATAGATGCCTATGGGTTTAGTATTGCTGCCGACAGCGTAGTTTCGGGCAGAGACTTTCGGGCCTGTGCCATGTATCAAGTGTACCAAAATACTTTTGACACAGATCAATCAGTGATAGTAAAATTAGAAAAGCAAATCATTAAATACTTAAGAAGACTGGAGCCAAGCGATGAGCAAAACAGCAACCGATATTGTACAAGAATATGAAGAATTGTACAGTTCAGATATTGAAGACGAAGACTATGTTTTTGTTCTAGGGCCAGAAGGGGAGTTAAAGCAGGTAATACTGCCCGATGACGTCCCATTCAAAGCGCCAAAAAACATCGCTAAAATATTGAAGATTTTTAATATCCACGATGTAGGGGATATTTCGGGCGAAGAAACAGTACACTAAAGTATTACATTAGGCGTAAATCGGCAATCGTGCTACACTACTTGACAGCAAGTTAAGTAGGAGAATTTATGTCCTTGCCCAAAGAAATTACTATGACTAAAGACGGTGGCTTTTACTACCGCGCTATGGTCTTTCGCTATGCGTTTACCTACGCAATCATCCCTTTTGTTTTTGTGGCCATTGTATTGGCTGTACTTAATCCATTTTGGTTTAGGGACAGCTTCTTCCGTTGGGCCGAACAAACAGTAAACAAAATTGCACAATGGCGTAACTATCGCATGTACGCATTGTATCTTGGTACTGATCCTAAAGTGTGGCACACTCTTAAAGATGCAAATGACAGCGTATAAAGTAGAGTTATTCTTTACTAACCTTGACAATAGCCTTTATACAAATGAGGCTGCTAGTGTTACAATGGATATTAAAGCAGATAACGAATCTCACGCTATTATGTTGGCAAGTCGTTTCAGGCAAGTGTTTGATGCTGACTATTATGTACTTGAGGAAGTAAAATGATTGAAACTATTTTAATTATGTTAGTGGTTGTGATTATTGGAGTAAATGTTGCAACCACATTATCAACAAGATTTCGCCGCTGGCTTTATACTAAGGATTAAAATGAACAAACGAATCAGGGAACTTGCCAATCAGGCACGGTGTACCGTAAATCAAAGAATTGGGTTTAATGATGTACAGAGGCAAGCGTATTTTGATGAAAAGTTCGCCGAGTTGATTGTGAAGAAGTTTGATGACATTCTACTGTTGCAACAGTTAGATTGTATCGGTAACAACGATAAGAAGTCTGCTGAACTGATTGAAAAGATTCGTCTTAATACGAAAACATATTTCGGAGTTGAAGAATGAGTCGTAAATTTTCAGAAGTTTTAGAAGAATACTTAGACGAGCGTGAGCGCCAGAACAGTGACTACTACGACAACCGTTTTATTGGTTCGAAACTACAAGGTCGCCATCTAATGGAAGATTTGGCAAAAGAAATGGACCTAATGGTTCAAGGAGTTGAAGAATGAACAAATACTTTCACATCGTCCAAGTCCACCCCGTAGAGAACGGTAAGATTAACTTGACCGATGTTACATTTGCAACCAAATACTCAACCAAAGAAGAGGCATCTGCTTACATTGAATGGTTTGATAATAAACGACCACCCACAAAATCATTTTTCAAGGCAGTCTACCGAGGCTGTGTCAACGATGCTACAGGAGAACTGGTATGAACGAACGAATTAAAGAACTAATTGAAGAATCTTACGACCTTGCGGAATACAACTATGCACCTCCGCAAAAGATTTTTAATAAAGAAAAGTTCGCCGAGTTGATTGTTCGGGAATGTGCCACATTGGGTACAAACTTTACCAACCGTAACTACAGTGACGATGCCGGTGAAAGAATTGCAAAACATTTCGGAGTTGAAGAATGAACAAATATACCTTCAAATATGCTTACTGGAAAACGGCAACCGTCACCGTTCGTGCTATCAATGAGGAACAAGCGAGACTAAAAGCGTGTGACACAATGAATAAGAGATATGAAAAACGAAACGAAGAACCTCCCGTTGGATGGACTTTAGAACTCGTTGGAGTTGAAGAATGACATTAGCGTGTTCCTGGGAAGAGTTTAAGCATCGTGCCAAAGAGTTTCATCTTGCGGCACCAACACTTGACTACGATGGACTTGACAATGCTTTTAAGGCACTTGGGTTAAGTTATCTGGGTATGCGTGAAGATATGTGGCGCCATAGTGCCGCAGTTGTGTTAAAGATGGCAACAAAAACCTATGTTGAACGAGAAGTGGAGTTGGACTATGAACGAACGAATTAAAGAACTGATGGTAGAGGCTAAACGATGGGCAGATGAACTTCCCACAGAAAGAATTCTACTGCTTACGCAATGGCAAGATGAGTGGCGAGTAAAGTTCGCCGAGTTGGTTGCTATGGAAACATGGAAGGTGATTGTAAAATCACAGCGTGGACATATGAATCCGACCTCTGCCCTTGACGCAGTTAAACAACATTTTGGAGTTGAAGAATGACATTAAACGATAAACTTAACGAACTGGCAAAACTTGCCGAACAGCGTATTACAGCAGACAAGACGGGTAATCCTACCGAGTTATTTGATGCTGAAATCAAAGACAAATTTGCCAGTGCCTTAAATCATAATGCGTCAATGTTTGACCAAATTCGTCAAGCACTGGCAACCAAACTGCAGGATGATGAAAAATGAACGAACGAATAGCAATACTTATGAATCAAGCCAGGGCACAATACCGCAACCAAGATTTGCCCCACGAACAAGGGCTGATTGCGTATTCAGAAAAGTTCGCTGAATTGATAATCAAGGAATGTTGCGATGTAGTTGATTACAATAATGCTCGGGCAATCGTTAATCACTTGGGAGTTGAAGAATGAACGAACGAATTAAAGAACTTGCTGAACAGGCCGAAGATGATGTTGTTGCTGACCACCGAGGCGATGAATTCCACAAAGCATATACCCAAAGATTCGCCGAGTTGATTGTCAAGGAATGTTCCGCCAAAATCGAGCGTGATTACAAATATGAACGCGGCGAAGATACAAAGTGGATCATAGCATTTGCTATTGCTAATGATTTGAAAGCACATTTCGGAGTTGAAGAATGAAACAACATATCGTTGAAGTCAGAATTCACAAGCGTTGGGATTCTCAAGAATACAAAGTTCATCACGAAGAAAAGTTTGATACTAAACAAGGGGCCGATGATTTTGTTGCGTGGTTTAGCGAAGTCAGCGACAAGAATCGCCGTGCAGTTTATATTGGAGTTGAAGAATGAACATCCATACAGTAAGAGATAATCTGAAAAACACAATTGCCGGCAAGGAAAAATTGTTGGAAGCACACCGAAAGGTCCTTTGTCTTGGTACTATGGCCGAGGATGCGGCATTGTATGCTACAGTTTCTTTCCTTGCGGTTAACATTGACGAACTCAAGCGTATCTTGCAGGATGTGGAAGTGTGTTGCGAAAAAGCCACACAAGATAGTTGGGCACAGAACCCTGACCGTTCAGGTGGTCAGTTTACGCAAGAAGAAATCGACCGTGCAAATGAATGGCGATAAATCATGAGAGCAAGAAGTGGTATTATTGAACGCGATGAAAAAAACAACATTGTGTTCTTGCGTGACCTGTCACCCTTTGATGGCGGCATGACGATCACAAATGATGCTGAAGCGGTAGTAAATTATTATCGTTCAGTCTACGGCAATCGTGTTCGCATCGTCTACCTAGACACAAACTCGGAGTGGTGGGAACTTGATTGGGCCATGCACGACCCAACTCGAGTCGATGTTGCATTTAAGCCTTGGCATGGCATGGTGTGGGATATATTGAGTAGAAAAGATACAGTATGAAAGTTTTTAAGTCGGACGGACGCTTTAACCACCATAATCGGGGGTACCACTACATTGCTCAATTCCAATGGAGCAATCTAGAAGATTCTAAGTTATGGAGTCAGTTAAGTAGAGCTCTGGCAGAAATTCACGGCCCCCATATCGAACGTTACTTTGACGACAATGGGTGGCCACGTAATAAACAAAATGATCATTATATCCTTGAGCAAAAGCGACCCGAAAAGCGCCGCCGCATTTATGTTAAAGATGAATCGACTATTACTCTAGCATTATTGAAAGTAAAACAATGACTGAAGAAAAAATTAAGTTAATGGAACAGTGGTACACCACAATGGTGCTAATGGGACATGACATGGATTCCATCTATGATGATTGGAATGGAAGTGATACAATCTATACTTTGCTTGAATTAGAAGAACAGCGTCAACGGCGTTTAGCTGATCCTGATGATCAAGTTAAAGCGTTTTTGCTAACATTAGAAATGGGCATTGCAACAACCGACATTGATGAATTCCAACAGTATCGTGAAGAACAAGAAGACCTACGGATTAAAGCAGAACGTGAAGAACGCGAACGTAACAATCCTAAGATCAAGGCCTTGATAGAGGATCATGCATTTACATGGATCAAGTCCAAGCAATATCCCAAACATAAACATTTTACCTTTGTTGATAAAAACGGAATTCCTGTTACAGGACGGTTGTTTAATCCTTCATGGGGCCATGTTAGAATATGGCTAACTTGGAAAGAACCAAAAGGTAAACGACAATTCCGTTGGGATGCAAAAATAGTAGACATGATCGTGCCAAAAGCATTTCCGCATGAATGGCAAGAATGGGGCCACACTTCAAATCTAGACAGAATAGCACAAATTGTTGCACATTGGGTGGTTGAAAAGTGTATGCCCAAACAAGCAGGATTTGTATACCCTAAAAAGTAATACTCTAGTACTAGTTGTTGCAAAAATACAACAGAAATATTTTGCAAAAAGGCGTCTTTTGGGCAAAATGGTTGTATAATCAATACATGTTCAACAGTAAACAGGAGTCAAAAATGTCAAACGCATTTGTAAACAAATTGCTCGAGCGTAAAGGTCAAATCGCAACTTTCACTACAGCTCGTCCACTCAAAGTTCGTAAGAACGAAACAGCAATTACTAAGACTAGTACATTCCAAGCTCGTGTTGGAGTAGACTACGATAACATCAAAGCCGTGCAAGAAAAACGTGCATCAGGTGAACTGCCAGCAGAAAATGCAGGCCTGCCTTGGGGCACTTGGAATGTGTTTCCTTATGTGATCGAACACAAAGGTGAGTTCTACTTCCGTTGCACTCGCATCCGTAACAACTTCATTCCTAAAACTATCTACACACGTGATGGTGTAGAAATTACCAAAGAAGAAGCCGAACGTGCCGCTCTTGCTAGCGAGTTCAAAGCAGATGACGGCAACGAAGTGTTTAACATCAAAGTTAGCAGTATCCTCAACGTAGCCTAAGGAGTCAAAATGCAAAAACTTGACGTTACCCTTAACACCAATGGTTGCGGCTATTGGTCCGACATAGCCAAGGAAGTTCGTGTTAATGGTATGCGTATTGCATATCTTAACGAAGAAGAAGATTTTGGTGAACTACGTGTTTACTTTGATAAATCAACGTGGAACGTAGATAAAGATGGCCTGATCTATACGGATCGGCAATTTGAAAAAGAGCTAAAAGCTCACCTAAAACAACTTGGGTTGGCTAGCGACGATATTGACTACAGCGAACAAGGCATGCAAGGCAACAACTATGTTAGCCTAGACGTTGGTAAAAAATTCATTCAAAGTTATGAGCGATACGAAAACCGAATCCCCGCATAATACCTACATCCTGTTCTGGGATTGTCACGGGTTAGAAGCCTGTCACGATCTTACACAAAAGATAGTGGATGTAGAGGAAACGGACAAGCACAATCTTTTTGATCGCCTTAAGTTTCCCGAAGTGGAACCGCCTAATCGGGCCTTGCGGGATATTGGGAATATAATTAAAGTGTCAAGTCTTCGTGCAAGACTTAACCCGCAACGTAACTACGAATTGTATATGTTGCATACCGATCCTGATATGACTAAGGATGCGATTACAACGGGGTTTGATCTTAACCCCAATGACATGGCTGAACTAGTTCGTAAGCGTGGCGTTAAACTGTTTAGTTATCGTAACAATGAACCAGAAAGGGTAATCAAATGAATGATAAAGAACCAAAGCATCTGTATACTATTAGGTATACTATTCAACCTAACCAAAAAGAAGATGATGTTATCTTTGCCTGTCTGCAGGAACTGGCTGAAGAACTAGCCAATGCTGAAATGGACGCCATGGGATATCCTGAAGCAAAAGAAGTTATTGCACGTATCAAGGCCCAACTGTGAGTGCAGCCAAGGACCTTATACTTGATGTTTACTACGGTAGAACAGCAATAGAAGATCTAACTGAAGAAGAATACAACATCGTCATTGACGGATTTCGGCAGGTTGCAGAGGAATTAGTTAAGATGGCCGAAACTGGTGAAATAGGTAATGCTATTCTTGTGGCCATTGCTGAAGCAGAAGCCGATCCTTTTGAAGCGGCAATTACAGCCGCAGAAGCCCGCGGAAATACCTACTGGGAGTTGGAAGTAGACTACATACATTAATGTTAAAAAATACTTTTTGTTCTAGTCCATGGTTCCACGTTAGATTAACCTACAACGGGGACTTTCAAGAATGCCGCTGGTTTAAAGATCGGGGCAGTTCTCCTATGAATATACGCACCGCATCTGTTATGGAGTTTTATAACAGTGATCGTATGCGTAGTCTACGCAGTCAATTTTTAGAAGGGCAACAGCCCGCAGGTTGTGCAAACTGTTATTACCAAGATCAATTTGGCAAACTAAGCGGCCGCCGCAGACAGTTATTAAAAAGCGGAATAACTGATCAATTTGAATTGCAGACTCTAAGCAGTCCGCACTACAGCCATTTTCAACACAGCCAAAATAATAGTGGCTTAGCTGACATGCACCCAGTTGATCTACAAATTGATTTGGGCAATGTTTGTAACAGCGCCTGTATCATGTGTGACCCCATCGCCAGCAGTAGATTAGAACAAGACTACGTTAAGCTACATCAAATTGACAGCCAGACTTTTAAACAGCCCGACCGATATCACAGTTGGACTCGGGATGCAGTGGATCAATTTGTCTCAGAGCTAAAAACAATTCCAGTTAAGTACATACATTTCCTTGGTGGCGAAACGCTATTTGATTCAGCTTTCTATGATATATGTCAGGCATTAATAGATGCAGGATTAAGCAAAGAAATTATTGTTGGTACAACAACCAACGGTACAATTTACAACGAACGTGTTGAACAGTTAATTAAACAGTTTAAAGAATTTCATATGGGCATTAGCATTGAATCGGTTACAGACTTAAATGACTATGTTAGGTATCCCGGGAAGATTGGGGACATACTTGCCAACATTGATAGCTTTCTTGAATTGCGAAAGCAAAGTGGGTTATACATTTCTCTCCGTATTACACCTAATATTTTTACAGCATACGAACTAGATCAACTGTTTGAATATATGATAGAGAAAAATGTCATTGCTGAAAGTTGCGATATACTAAGTGATCCAGCCTGCCTGCGTATTGAGATTATGCCCGATGATATCAGACAGGAAGTTGTCGATAAGATAGCTTCGGTGATTCTACGCCATGGACTTGTTCACACTGGACAATTGAACCTACGCAATAACAGCCGAATTAATCAGGTAATTGCAGACACCATTATAGACTACTATAATTTTATGCAGAACTACAGTGTCCCCGAGGATGCAGACCAACACAGAAGTCAGTTAATAAGATTCCTTAAGGGATTTGAAACACTACGAAAGAATTCCATTTTAGATTATGTACCAAGATATAAAGACTTTCTCAGATCTCTCGGCTATTGACACACACCAAAAATTAGTAGTTGATCTATTAATAACTCGTTATGGCCAGACGGATAGTTTCGTAAAGCTCAACGGATTTATTATCAATGTAGATAAAATTACATTTACATTAGATCTATTTGATCCTGTTAAACTGGATGTTAATCTAATAGAGTTTAAAGAAGGCACAAGCGGATTAGATATTGGATTAACAGTGAATGGGCTAGAGGTGTTACCAAAATATCAGCACTTATCAAGTAATAAAAAGTGTTACATTGATACATTGGATCCATGGACTTTTAGTATTCCTGCTAACTTTTATACTTGGTATCATGATATATCCGGACAGGGCTGGATTGCTTAATGTAAAGTGTGTTATAATATGACTATGAACAAACGTATTGGCTTTGCTTGCAAATGGATTGACCGCCCTGATCAAGTTGATGGTATAGGTCCCAACGACGATGCAAAACAATACAACACCGGCGGCACTACTGTAGCCTGGCTCAAGCGCCAGACTGCTGATGTAGCTGAACAGAAACTGTGGGACCTTGTCAAGCAAAACATTGAGTCCACACGCAAGCTCGTTGAACGAGTTGGAGAACTAGATGCACCCCTTCGTATGGTACGCCTTAGTAGTGATATCTTGCCTGTCTATACTGAACCTACTTTTGGTTCATTTTACAATGACACAGCGGTTGAGTCCTTTTGCGAAAAAGGCTTTGCTGAGATTGGTGCTTTGGCTCGCGCCCGTGGAGTGCGCCTTAGTTTTCATCCTGGCCAGTTTACAGTTCTTGCTAGTGAATCCGACGCTATCGTAGAACGCAGTATAGAGGAGTTTGAGTATCATGCAGATATGGCCCGCTGGATGGGATACGGCAGAGAATTTCAGGATTTTAAGATCAATGTCCACATCTCGGGCAAGAGGGGGCCGATGGGTATTAGAAGTGCGTGGCAGCGTCTATCACCTGAAGCTCGTAACTGCTTAACTATTGAAAACGAGGAGAATGCACATGGGCTTGATACTTGTTTGGAGTTGTGTGATCTTGTACCTATTGTGCTCGATATACATCATCACTGGACCCGAGAAGGGGAATACATTGATGTTGGTAGCGATCGTGTTGCAAAAGTTATTGACAGTTGGCGGGGTGTGCGTCCTACTTTACATTATTCCGTCTCCCGAGAAGACTACCTCGTCGGCCACTGCCCAGACACGTTGCCCAGCTACTCAGCATTGCTTGTAGAAGGTTACAAAAAACAAAAACTGCGGGCACATTCGGACTTTTACTGGAATCGCGCAGTAAACGAGTGGGCATTGACATTTAGGGACAATTTTGATATCATGTGCGAAAGTAAGGGCAAGAACCTTGCAAGTCATGCACTGTATGAGCTAGCCAAAACACTATAACTACCATAAATACCGTAAAGGGTATTTATATGAGTTTTGCTAACGTTAACGTAGGTGCAACAGCAAATGATGGGTCTGGTGATCCATTACGTAACGCATTTCAAAAAATTAATCTTAACTTTGCCAATATTACTAGTGGCAATGCTTCTACTCCTGTGCATTCAGTTGCCGGTCGTACCGGAAACATTATATTGTCAGTTAATGATGTAGTTGGTGCAGCCAGTAATGTATATGCACAGAGCTATACTATGGGCAACAGCGCCAATTGGAATACCAGTGTAACTACCATTGGTGCCGCATTAGACCAGCTAGCCGCAAGACTAAGAGCAGCAGGTCATTAACCACTAAATACACTATGAGAGTAACTGACATTATTAGACAAGTGCTAGACATCGTTGATGCAGCCGAGCAACCAGAAGTTGAAATAGCAGTAGAGCCAATTGGCATGCCCAAACCAGACGAAGTGGCAATTATATCTGCCCTAGCAGGTGTGCCCGAACCAGAATATGCAAACGAACCAGCAGAAGTTGTAGCACCACTATCGGCTGCATTTCCTGGCGGCGACGATATGCACCAAGAAAAAAATCCTGCTGATATCAGAACTAACGCACCTAGTATGTACCCAGGATTTCAAGCGGAGAAACGATAATGTCAGCAAATGGAATCGCACAGTTATCAACTAAACAGGCCAAACAGGTTGCTAAATTAAATCTTGCAGCCGCTAAACGCCAGGCAGATGCTCCTAATAGAGACCAGGCCACTAGCGCAGATGATAGGTATACTTACGATATTAATAAATTACCAACTAAGTATTCTGGCAACACTATAGTAGATAATGCCAACGTTGGCGGGTTGATCCAAGGTCGTCCTTGGAGTTAATAAATGTCTTATAAAGCGCCTACTCCGGGTAGATTTGACGCAAGACAAAATACTACCGACTATCAGCACCCACAGGAAACTAACCTATTATCAGTTGAACGTGCGTTGCAGTACCGCTATGGTACCGGTGAACCTGAGCTGCGTGTTAATCTTGGCGCCAATGCTTTTACTATTTCTGGTAACGTTCTTATTCCGGGAATTGTACAGGTCTTTAGTAGCCCCGACGATCCAATACATTCACACATAACTGAAATAGGCACAAGTGGAATATTAACAGTTCCATGGATGCCTGTTGCTGGTAATGTTCGACTGGACGCAGGCACAAATCTAATTGGCAATGTTCGCATAACAGACGGAACGATCACAGTAGCCAATTTCCCAAGTAACATTCGTATTACTGACATGCCTGGCATTACTGGCAATGTTGGTGTAAGTGGCAACGTTGAAATATCACGTATGCCGGCAGTTACAGGTAACGTGCATGTCTATGGTAATGTTAGCGTAGACAACTTTCCTAGCAATGTAAGTATTACATCAATGCCGCCTGTTTCTGTTACAGGAAATATCAGTGGTATTACTACTTTACCAGCCGTTACTGGCAATGTCTCAGTTACACAAGGCACTAGCCCTTGGGTAGTAACAGGTAACGTTACCATGTCCACAGCAGCCAATGTACCGGCAGCAGTTTACTTTGCTGATACTGTACAGATGGATCCAACCGATCGTCTACGTGTTGTAACAGGTGGACAACAATGGTGGTATGTTCCTACTGTAGACAAAGACGGTGATCTGCGTTTACAAGAAAAATTTATAGGCACTGGCGCACAAAGTATTTTTGTTCAGAACTTGGCTAGTGTAGAAATAACACCTGGTTTAACATACAACGCCAACGCAAGTTTAACAGGCACAGCCATTCGCGCCACTCGTAGACGTTTTAAAACCTATCCGGGTGTTAGTACAGAATGGGTTGGCGTGATAAACTGGGACGGCATTGATGCCAACGTAGCAAAACGTATGGGTTTGTTTACTAACTACAACGGCATATTCTTTGAAGTTACCGATGACCTATACTGTGTAGTTCGTAAGCGAATGACTGATGGCACACTAGTTGAGACTCGCACTAAGCGTAGTGATTTTAATCTTGACCGGTTGGATGGAACAGGACCAAGTGGACTTAATTGGAACACTGATACTGTTACGGAAACCATCAGTGGGGTGAACTCTCAGAGCAACGTGGCCATCATTGGTGACGGCACAGTATATCGTGTTCAGTATAACATATCTGGAAACATTGCTAATGTAAAAGTAGGCGACAAGTATACTATTACCGGAGTTAGTCCTACAGGGTTTAATGGTTGCGGACTAGTTACCGCGGTTGATGCAGGCAACAGTCGTGCCAACGTGGTATACAATCAGTATCCAGGTACATATTCAAGTGTTAGTTCTGCCAGACTGACTCACACGCCATTCCATGACACCAACGTGTTCTTGTTTGACTTTAGAGGTTCGCGCACGGGTCGTATTAGATTTAGTTTACAATACAATGATCACAAGTATGTGTTGCACAACTATTTAGATCCCGTAACAGGCACACAGTTTGAAAGTGCCCCGGGCATAATGGATCGTAAAGAGATAGTTAACACAGGGGTGCCAGACTATACACCTCGTATGACCATCGGCGGATCAGCAGTTAACGTAGAAACTACTGCTGGTATAAATCCCAGCTTTGGTATTGCACAAACTGCTGTATCAGTTCTGTTTAATAAAAACACAGATGTTGGAAAAGAGTATGCGATCCTGGGACTGGGTATTCGTGCAGGTGAGCCATACCAACGTGCCGATATTCAAGTAAACGCTCTACAGCTAGTCGACTTGGGTAACTTGAATCCACAGAACTCAGGTATTTTTCAATGGCGTCTAGTCTTAAACCCAACAACCAGTGCAACACCCGCCCCATCTAATGTAGGCAAGGCCGCACGTATGTTCGACTATGTCAGTGGCACTACAGCCACGGGTGGCATTACCTTAATCGGAGGGTACGCACAAGGAACATTTACCGGTGATGTTAAAACAGCCCTAAACTTTTTGAATATGGGTTCAAACATTGACTACACCGATTCGGATACGGTTGTACTTTGCGTTAAGTTATTGGTAGGTGGCACAGATAATTCAAGCGTAATAGCTACATTTAACTTTACCGAAGATCTATAACCAAAACGTTTGACACAAAACAAAAGTCAGTGTAGACTAACAGTCTAAAACTCAATAAATACTGACTATGATATTTGGTTACTTTACCCTTTTTGTTGCGCTGGTTATCAGTGCCGTAGCAGCCTACTATAGTATTGTAGGTCTTACTGCTATCTTCTCTGCCGCGGTTATTCCTATTCTTATTATGGGCGCCAGCCTTGAAGTAGGTAAAGTCACTGCCGCTGTTTGGCTTAAACTTAATTGGGATCGAGCCGGTTTCCTATATAAATTCTATCTAGTACCTGCTGTGGCATTCCTAATGCTGTTAACTAGTATGGGTATCTTTGGTTTCTTAAGTAAAGCACACAGTGATCAAAGTCTAGTATCAGGTGATTCAATGGCAAAGGTGGCAATCTATGACGAAAAAATCAAAGTATCCAAGGATAATATCGACGCCAACCGTAAAGCACTCAAGCAAATGGACGAAGCCGTTGACCAAGTCATGGGGCGTTCTACTGATGAAAAGGGTGCTGACAAAGCGGTTGCAATTCGACGTGGGCAACAGGCTGAACGTAAACGACTATTATCCGAGATTGAGAGTGAACAAAAGAAGATATCTCAACTCAATGAAGAACGAGCACCAATCGCCGCAGAGTTCCGCAAAGTCGAAAGCGAGGTTGGTCCGATTAAGTATATTGCCGCTTTGGTATATGGCGACAATCCCGATCAATCAATTCTTGAAAAAGCCGTTAGACTGGTAATCATTATCATTGTTGCAGTGTTTGACCCTCTTGCTCTAGTATTAATTATTGCGGCACAGCAAAGTATACGCTGGGCCAGAGAAGACCGAGAAGAACGTGCCAGCATTGATCAATTTATGAATGATGCAGCCGAAGAACTACTTAAAGATATTGAGTTGCAAGAAGTCAAGGCAGCAGAGCCCGAAGTAGATCGTTTTGCCTATCTCAAGCAACCATTTGTGCATTTTAAAGATCTAGTTCCAATGGTGTTTAAGCCTGAAAAGACTGAACATACTATTATGGAAGACACTGCATCAATTGCTATTGCTCCAGCTAAGATTCAGGAGGAAGACACACCTGTCGAGGTGAACAAACATACGCAAGCCGAAGAGATCAAAACTTCGGAAGGAGAACCTGAACCTAAGATCTTGGCAATGGGCGTTGATGTAGTTGATCGCCCCGGGGACTATGTAGTGCCACCAGAAGAGCCAGTGGCAATAACAAGAATACCTGAGGCCGCACCGGCACCTAATCGTGGGGTAATGCACAGCCATTTTGCAATACAGGCCGACAACGGACCAGATTTAGGTAAAGCCAGCAATACTAGTTTTGGTAACGAGTATCCTGCTGGTCCAGAAAAAGGTGACTTATTCTTACGCACAGATTTCTTACCAAACCGATTGTTTAAGTACAACGGCACAAAATGGATGGAGATTGACAAAAATCAAACAGACGTTTATGCTTACGAAGAACAGTATATCAAACATCTGATAGATGAAATTGATTCTGGACGCTACGATCCTGATACACTAACAGACGTAGAGCGTGAACAAATTCAACAATATCTGAATAAAAATGCATAGCAACTTTATAACTCCCCCGGATTTAATTGAGACTGTACTAATTGTTGACGCAACTCAAGAACAAATTGAGCAGTGCGCTACAGCTTGTAGGGATTTGGCACGACCCTACAATGTTTACTTTTACCACAAGGGCATGGAAGATGTCAACTGGTTGGTAAAGGTTGTAGAAAGAGCTGACACTGTACTACAGGCAGAAGACTCAGATGTGCCCATTCTAACTGGAATTCGGTTTGGTGCAGAATGCCCTTTGAAATCACCAGCTGATTACTTTACTAAATAAACTTATGTCAAATAAAGATAAAATTCGCGGTCTTGCTATTTCTGTCTACGATGGTAATGTAGAAAAGGCCCTTCGTAAATTCAAAAAGAAAGTGCTAGAATCTGGCAAGTTACAAGAACTTCGTGAGCGCGAGTTCTATGAAAAACCAACAACTGAGCGTAAGCGCAAAAAGAACCAAGCAGTTCGACGTTGGAATAAGAAGATAGCCGATCAAAGTTTACCAAAAAAATTATATTAAAATGAAAATATCTAAGATCCCTGGCCTTGGAAGATTCGGGCATTATATCGACGGCCTCAATTTCGACCATATTACTCCCGAAGAAATCGCAGAAATTGGAAAATTCCATTCCACAGATTTAGTTACTGTTTTACGAAATGTTAAAATTAACTATGATCAGTATGCTGAAATGATACAATCTTGGGGAGAAGATCGAGTTAATAAACATTCTTGGAGAAGCATGTTTGCTTATCGTATGATTAAGAAATATGGTCCACCAAACACTTGGCCAACAACTAATATGCCCGAGGATATGGCTATTAGTATGAAATATATGCGCCATGCTACTAAAGTAACTGAGCACGGTAATCGTTTGTTACGTATCACTGGCGTAACCGACGATCAGGGTAACTTACAGGGAATCTTTACCAATGGTGATTTACACTGGCATGCTAACGAAGCTGCACTACTAAATTTTACTCCCGGGGTTGCATTAATGGGCGATCAAAAAATGATAGGCTCTGCAACAGGGTTTGTTCAGACAGTTGATTTTTACGAAAGCCTAAGCGAAAGTTTCCGTAGTGAATTAGATGAAATGCGATTTGTGCATGCCTGGAGCACCGGCGCTATCAATGATTACGATACCGCAGTCCCTGAATACGCAGAATTTTTAAAAGGCAATTTTGTTCCCGATGATGCTAGTGTACCTACGCCAGTGGTAATTACAACCCCAGGCGGCATCCGTGGTATTCGTTATAGTCGTTGTACAGTTGTAGGTATCGAGGGCATGAGCCGCGAAGAATCTCAACGAATCATTGACATCATTGAAAAAGGTGTAATGGAGGATGGTGCAAATCAAATCTACGATCATTACTATCAGCAAAATAACGATATTTGTTTGTTTGACCAATGTGTTACTTTGCATCGTAGGATTGCAGGCGATCCTGGTAGAATTGCATACAGAATCAGTTTTGATTATGCTAAAGTAATTGATCGTCCATGGACTCCGTATCACCAACCAGCATTTGCAGCTCAGTTTGCAGAAGAATGGGAAGATTACCAAAAGGTAATGAAAACCGGCGCAAGCGATACCGTATTAGTTGCGTACTAAGTTAGGTTTATCTATAATAAATAATTGTGTAGTGCCAATGGTTGGGCTACACACTATGTCATAACTTGCTTATTAAAGGAGAATAAAATGACAAACTTTTCTATCCGTACTTTTGATCTACCCTCACTACATCGCCACGCTGTTGGCTTTGATCGTATGTTTGAGGAACTAAACCGAACTTTTGCTGCAAGCAAAGATAACTACCCTCCGCACAATATTGTCCAATTGGATGAAACACATTTTGTGATCGAAGTGGCAGTTGCTGGCTTCAAGGAAAGTGAAGTTGATGTAGAACTCAAAGACAACTTGCTAACTGTAAAAGGCGAGCGAGCAAAAGATGAAGATAAGCCTGAAGTAGAATATCTACATAAGGGCATTTCAACTCGTAATTTTACACGCACCTTCCCACTAGCAGAAAACGTAGAAGTACGTGCTGCCACCGTGGAAAATGGCATTCTTTCGATTGCTTTGGAACGCATCATTCCAGAGGAAAAGAAGGCTAAGAAGATTGCAATTACGTTTACAAAATAATCGTAATAGTGTATAATTAACGCAGGGGAGAATCACCTCCCCTGTATAGCAAAGTAAAGTAACATGACGACTAAAATCAAAGCTCAGGTGCGACCTCAAATCGAACCTAAACTGAATATCAAAGAGCCACCTAATTTTCGTGTAATCTATATTAACGACGAAACTACTACAGTAGAGTTTGTTGTTGAAACTCTTAAAATTGTTTTCAATTACGATGAAGGTGCTGCTGAAGCACTAACAGTCAAAGTACACGAAGAAGGTAGTGCAGTAGTTGCCGTGTTACCTTACGAGATTGCTGAACAAAAAGGAATCGAAGTTACTATGTTGGCACGTAACAATGGTTTCCCATTGCAAGTCAAAATCGAACAAGACGTGTAATGAGCAGATCACTGGAATGGATTAAGGCGGCGGCACCAAAGACTCCCGAAGAAGCCCGTGCGTTTCTGAAGAGTCTAGGTTTACTCAAAACTACAAGAATCTTAGAAGGCGAAGAACGCAAACAAGTTGAAACTATGTTGCTCTTACTACCTCCACCAGAATCAACCAACAGTCAACGTTTTTGGACAGACACTTGGGTAGTTGGAGACAAAACTTATCAACACACCACTGGCGAAGGTATTGACGAACTAGCAGAGATTACAGAAGATGATATTTAATCACATCAAAAAACTAAAAGCAGAAGGTAAGCGCATTGGCATCACATTTAGTACGTTCGATATGCTACATGCTGGACACGTTGCTATGTTGTCAGAAGCTAAAAATCACTGCGACTATCTCATCTGCGGATTACAAACAGATCCAACAATCGATAGACCGGACACCAAGAACAAACCTGTACAGAGTATTGTGGAGCGTCAGATACAACTGGCTGCGTGTCGATATGTTGATGAAGTCGTGGTTTACTCCACGGAACAAGATCTCATTGACCTCTTACTCATCCTTCCAGTCGATGTACGGATTCTGGGTATAGAGTACCAAGATCGAGATTTCTCAGGTCGAATAGAAGGATTTGATCGTGGCATCGAACATATCTTTAACAGTAGAGATCATTCATTCTCTAGTAGCGGACTACGTAAACGTGTAGTCGAAGCTGAAACAATGAAGATACTTAAACAGGAAAAATAATGGATGTAATGTTGGACCTTGAAACGTTGGGCACACGACCTGGTTGTGTTATCCTAACTCTAGGTGCAGTTAAGTTTGATCCATATTCATTGGCTGACCCAGGCCCGGGCCTTTACCTACGTCCAGATGCAGATGAACAGATTGCTGCCGGGCGTGAAGTGCAAGAAGAAACACTGCAATGGTGGATGCAACAGGCAGAAGATGTGCGCGAAGAAGCATTGGGCACCGAAGACCGCTGTAGCATTGAACAGATGTATAAAGAATTAAACAGGTTTCTAGTAGGCGTAAATAATATTTGGGTACAAGGTCCCGTGTTTGACATTGCTATTCTAGAAAACTTGTATCGCCAATATGGCTGGCCCACACCATGGCAGTTTTGGCAAATAAGCGATAGCCGTACACTGTTTAAGGTGCATGGTGATCCTAGAGAAAAGAATAAAGCCGGGCTACACAATGCGTTAGAGGATTGTGTTAGTCAAGCTGTTGCGGTGCAGACTATATATAATAGATTAGGTATTACTAAAAGATGAGAATTATTCAAGACACCAAGTTAGATTTTAAAGACGTATTATTTGTACCCAAGCGTAGCACACTAAACAGTCGCAAAGAAGTAGATCTAAAAAGAACCTACACATTCCGTAACAGCCAACAGTCATGGACTGGTATTCCTATCATGGCTGCTAACATGGACGGAGTTGGTACATTTGCTATGCATCAAGCCTTGAGCCAGCATGGTATGTTAACTACCGTTACCAAGCAGGTGTCATTGAATGATTGGATAGATGCCAAGCCTGGGTTTAAAGATTATATTGTTCCTAGCATTGGTATTAATCCAGAAGAACTACAACAATTAAAATATATTCTAACAGCATATCCTGCTATTAAGTTTGTCTGCATTGATGTGGCGAACGGTTACACAGCAGCCTTTCAACGTTTTATTGAACGGTTGCGTACAGAAGTAGGATCAAACGTTACACTGATTGCAGGTAACGTAGTAACACCAGAAATCACAGAGGAGTTAATTCTAAATGGTATTGACATTGTTAAAGTTGGGATTGGCCCAGGTTCGGTCTGTACTACCAGAAGACAAACTGGTGTGGGATATCCTCAGCTTAGTGCTATTATTGAATGTGCTGACGCTGCTCATGGCCTTGGTGGTCATATTATTGCCGATGGAGGCTGCACCTGTCCTGGAGATGTTGCTAAAGCCTTTGGTGCCGGCGCTGACTTTGTAATGCTTGGTGGTATGCTAGCCGGACATGATGAAGGTGGTGGAACAATCATTGAAGAACGAGTAAACACTGGTCGTCAACATAAAATAAATTTAAATAGAGATTGGGCAGATACTTTTGAATATAAAAAGTTTGTTGAGTTCTACGGCATGAGCAGCGACACAGCTATGAACAAGCACAGCGGTGGTGTTGCACATCATCGCAGTAGCGAAGGCAAAACAGTTCGTGTGCCATATCGTGGTCCTGTAGACAATACTGTGCTAGATATTCTCGGAGGCCTACGCAGTACCTGCACATACGTGGGCGCACGTAGTCTTAAAGAATTAAGCAAACGAACAACTTTTGTTCGTGTAACGCAACAAATTAATAACGTGTTTGGAAGTGTCTAATGCAGATTATTTGGAATCAAGAAGTAGCAGAACAGATGCGTAGCACACATACTGTACTTGAATTAGAAACCTTCAAAGTTGAGGATAAAGACGTTACAACATACTGTGTTGTTCCACCAGAAAAAATAGGTATTAATGGATTTGCTAGTTTAGAAACTTATAAAACTCTACACGAAGGGTTCGTTAAGGCAATGAAAGAAAATGACAGCAAACTATGCAATGATATTGCAGAACACCTTAAAGGACAGTTTGGCGGAGAACTAGACACATTTTATGAAGAAATTCTAAAAAGATTTAACAATACATAATCATTGTTGCGGCCTTCTTAAATATTAAAAGGAGGACGCAGTATGAGTTGGTTTAAGCGCAGACCTAGAGTTAAAGAACCCGCTAAACAAACACCTCATCATACTAGTCCGTTAACGCAAAAACTTCTTAAAGAACAAAAAGAAGCAGTTAAACCTAAATCAAAGAAATGACAGAATCTCAACTACAGCACGTTTACCAAGCATGGCAACAAGGTAATGAACATTATGTACGTGACTGGAGTTACTTTGTTGAATACGCAGCCAAGAAATTCAACACCACCGGTGATAGAGTAATACAGGTATTACAACGTTGTCATTGGTTTACCTTCCCAACAGATAGCAGCATTTAATCTAGAACAAACTCATTGTAAATACTAATACGCATTTTTCTTAGTTAGTATAATAAGAAAACCATAACAGGAGATGAGAAAATGCAGGGAGCGAAGACTAGATTATTGGCCATTGTTATGGCTTTTGCCGTTGGGTCAGCGGTTGCACAAACAGACCCAATTATCACTCAATCAACTTCAAACAGTACAACTACGACTTTTAGCGACAGTAAGACCACTGTACATAGTCCACCACCTAGTGCCATTGCGCCAGCAGTTACAGTTATTAATAATGACGTATGTGCAGTTGCAGCATCTGGTGCAGTACAAACACAAATTCTAGGTATCAGTATGGGCGGTACTACAACCGACTATAACTGTGAACGACTAAAACTAAGCAAAACCTTATTTGACATGGGCATGAAAGTGGCAGCAGTTGCTACTATGTGTCAAGACCGCCGCGTATGGGATGCTATGATGGACGCAGGCACGCCCTGTCCCATTGATGGCAAGATCGGTGCGGAAGCAAAAGCGGTATGGGAAGCGAACCCGGCCCGTACACCGAAAGTAGTCATTGAGAAGAAATGAAACAACTAATTGCGCTGATTCTGGCACTAGTTGTTTCAGCAGTTAACGCAGACACAACTAGCAACGTATTAAGTGGGACAAACTGGACCGGAGTAACCAACGGCACTTTACCTGCTAATCGTATGCCAGGTTCTGTTCTACTTTACGATACTGCAACCGGCACAGTTAACTGGAGTTATAATCAAGCCACTGCCTCTAAGACTACAGCAATTAATAACGCATTAAGCGGGTCTGGCGTACAGGTAGATGGGTATAACTATACCTACGATCTGCGTAACATGAACGGCGATAACAGACAAGGCAGTGTGGACACTATGACTGTGGTTACTAAGATGACTAGTAACACTGGCGCTACCCTATTAACTAACACCACGACACACAATACAAAGTTTGATTGGACTACATTTACTGGTACACAAACATTAACCAATCCGGCTAACCTAAGTGGCGTAGGGAATTTAAGTATATCCTTTAACAGTAAGGACAGCGGATTTTGGGCTGGATACTTTGGGCCAGAAGTTCGTAATGTAGGCATGAGTTTGAACTACAGAGTTGATCCTTGTGTTACTAATCCTGCATATAGTCCAACTTGCCCAAATTATAGCACCGTACAGACTAGCAGTAACATTTTAAGTAATGTTGTTGGACAGAGTTATGCTATTAATCAAGCATTGGGTCTTAGTGGCGCCAATGTAATGATCCACGCATTTAATTATGGATATGATTACAGTGTGGGAGGACAATATTGTTCTGGTTGGCAGTTCTTAGGATGCTGGGGGTGGACTAATAGTAGCGTTACATTAAATGTTGGACTAACTGATAGTGCCAATAATTCGTTGTATTCAAATAGTCATACTCACACTGGACAGAACATATCTGGTTCGCCTAGTTATCGTTATCTATTTCCTGCAAGTCGCAACCTATCAACGTTGGGTAGTGTGAGTTTTTCTGTATCAACCACTGGCGTAGCAAGTATTGACAATGTCTGGAGTAACTTTGAATACACACCAGATCCTTGTACTGTTAATCCATTGAGTAGTACTAGCTGTCCAGGGTACCAACAGGCATATCATGACCAACAATGTAACATTAATCCACTATGGGCAAGTGACTGCCCAGGATATCAGTCTGCCTATCTAACACAGCAATGTACAGCCAATCAGCTATATAGTCAAAGTTGTCCTGGATATGCACAGGCATTATTTACACAACAATGCACAAACAATCCACTAAGTGATACAACCTGTCCCGGATACCAGCTGGCCTATTTTAATCAACAATGTGCCGCTAGTGCGTTATATAGTAATCAATGTCCCGGTTATGCAACAGCTTACCATAATCAACAATGCAGTCTTAATCCTTTGTATATGAGTGACTGTACTGGATATGCACAGGCCTACCTAACACAACAATGTAACATTAGTCCATTGTACAGTAATCAATGTACTGGATATGCGGTTGCCTATCATGACCAGCAATGCAGTATCAGTGCTTTGTATATGAGTGATTGTCCGGGATACCAGCAAGCATACTTTAGTCAGCAATGTACAGCCAATCCATTATACAGTAACCAATGCCCTGGTTATGCAGTGGCCTATAAGAATCAGCAGTGCAGTATTAATCCGTTGTACGCAACAGACTGTGTTGGGTACGCACAAGCATATCATACACAGCAATGTACAGCCAATCCATTGTATATGAGTGACTGCCCAGGATATCAGGCAGCATACTTAACACAACAATGTAACATTAGCCAACTATATTCAACTAGTTGCCCTAACTACCAACAGGCTTATTTTAGTCAACAGTGTCAACTAAACGGACTGTATGACAGAACATGTCCTAACTATGCGACAGCATACGCAGCCAAGAACATATTGTCTACACCAAAGACAACAACTACATCGGTTGTAACAATAACTACAGAATCTCCTGCTACAGTAATAAGCAATCCTGCCGCAGTGGCAATCAGTGATCCTGTGGTAAGTTCGGCGGTGAGTACACCTACTACCACAAGTACAACCAGTCCAACAAGTGTAACTAGTGTAATTAACCCTCCTAGTAACAGTGCAACCACAGCAGCTACCGCAGCAGCCACAACACCTGCACCTGCACCACAACCTAGTGCAGAAGCAAAAGCAGATGCAAAGAAAACAGAAGGTGCAGTGGCCAAAGCAGCCGCCCGTGGTAATGCGGCAGCAGCCGCCAAAGATGCAGCAGCAGCAAGTGCCAACGCAACCACAATGGAAGCACAGGCTGCAACACAAGGTTTAGTAGTAGGCCTAATGGGGTACGTGCCAGGATTCTCGGCATATCAAAATTCAATCGTACCAGATACTTTAGCGAACGCAGTAGCACGCCAGTATCACAAACCTACCGTCGATAATCGCAATGCCCAGCGAAGACTGTCCGGCGCCAGCGATGCAAAATGGCAAGAAATGGTTGATAGCCAATATAAATTAGGAAACTAAAATGTCAGAAGAAAATAAACCAGAAGACGAAGAACTAGACGAATCTGAAGAACTAGATGAGTCAGAAGAAGATACTGAAGAATCCGAAGATGAAGGATCTAATGCTGGTGCGTTAGCCGGTCTTGCTGGAGCCGCGGCAGCAGGTGCATTAGCACGTAAAGGCAGCAAGAAACCAGCTAAAGGTAAAGCAGGTGCCAAGTCTAAGAAAGGTGCAAAACCAGTCGCTAAGACATCCGCCAAGCCAGCAATGCCTGCAGGTACAGTAGATGTTAACGCCGAAGTTGAAAAACTTCAAAAGCTAACAGATAAGAACACTGTATGGACCATAGCAGGCTACAGCTTTACTCCTGCTAAGTTAATGATTGTAGGTACTATCATATCATCTGCCCTTGGCGGACTTTATGGTTCCTTTGAAGTCTACAAAGACTACATGGACATGAAGAAGAAGATTGCTATGTATGTTGCTCCAGACCTAAGTGAAATCTACAAGAAAGTAGAAATCGCCGAACAGAATTCTGAAAAGTCAGTTCAATATACACAAGATATTAAGAACGACCTAAAGAGTGATATTCGTCGATTAGAAGGTGTAGTTGAAAGTGTTGAGCGTAGTAGCAAACAAAACGCTCGTGAAGCCGATTTGGCTGTTCGTGAAGTACAACAAGATCTACGCAAGAACAGCAAAGAAATGGATCAAACAGTAAAGCAACTACAGCGTGAAGTAGACCAAAAGATACAAAAGGCTATGGATAACCCATTAGCTGGCAAGTAATCTGGGGTTTTATTTAGTATAACTTAAACGCAGCGATAATTTTTCAGCCCATTTCCTTAAATATAATAAGAGAGGAATGGGCTGAAAACCTATGGATCCATTAACGCTGTTTGCCCTTGCTAACGGCGCTGTAAAGCTCGTTAAAGAAGGGTGCAAACTTTATAAAGACATAAAGGGTGCTGCTGGGGAAGTGAAAGAAGTCCTCAAGGATCTCGACGACCAATTTAAAAAGCTACATCCTCCCGAGAAACCTGCTACAGTAGAACAGCGCAATCAGTATGTTCAAGAGCGCAACAAAATTGTTGAGCTAAACAAAAAAGCCAACAGCGGCGAACATACTGATATCTATAAAGAAATTGGCGAAAAGCTAGGCGAGTATTACGACAACTATTACAAGTGTGTTGCCATATTCGACGAAGAAGAACGCCGTGCTAAAACAGAAGTATACACTGGTGATGCAAGCCTAGGTAAACGTGCCCTACAACGTATTCTAATGCGTAAGCAATTAGAAGAAATGGGTAAAGAACTACGTGAAGTAATGATTTATCAAAGTCCGCCTGAACTAGGTGCCTTATACACCGAAGTGTCGGATATGATGGAAGTTATGGGCAAAGAACAACAGCAGTTAATTGCCAAACAGATGCGTGAAAACGCAGCAAAAGAACGAAGAAGAAGAGATATGTTAAATCTCTACATGGTAGAGGTTGGGATTGGTATAGGATCAATACTAGTTGCGGCAACAGTTGGGTTGGCACTGGCTCTGATAGTCGAAGATAGGATAGAGAAATATCCTCACCTTGGCACTGGCTGGATACCCAAGACAGAACAACAGCGCCAGGAAGAAGCTAAACCAAAAGTTTGGACTGGACGATAATGAAAAAATGGTGGAGAGAACTGTTGGCCTCTAGTTTGGCAGTTGCAGCATTTGCCGCAATTAGCTTTTCTACGTTGGCACTTATGGTTGTGTTAGCTGTAGTAGTTGGCATCATTAAAATAATGTCAATGATTGAATGACTAAGTACTTTATGTCTAAATTACTTGTATCGATTCTATTTGTTCTTTCAACGGCAGCACATGCTGATGCTATAAGGGCCGAAAAGCCTATCGTGTGTTTTGATACAAAGACTTTTCTAAAGCAGATTAAAGAAAAGTATGGCGAAGAACCAATGATCATTGGCAAAACATCAGGAGTTGCGGGTGTTGTTACTTCAGTTTACATTAACAAAGAAACTGGGTCATTTACCATTGCCGAAGTAGATCATGAAGCCGCCTGTGTTATCAGCGTTGGCACAGAAGTTAGATATCGATATCCCAAACCCAATCTAAGTCTTTAACATATGGTTAAATAACTAATGTTACTAGAAGAATATTGCGACATATGGCTAAAATTATACTTGTTCTGGCATTACTTGCCGGCCTCAATTGCTGGGCAAAACCTGCCGCAACTATTGACGACACTGATGACCTTACAGCCAGAAGCTGGCTCGTTGCAGACGAGAACAATCGAGTATTGGGCAGCAAGGACACAGACACTGTTAGACCAATTGCTTCCATTACCAAGATATTCACTGTGTTAACAGTGATGGATGCAAAGCAAGATTTAAATCAGTATATACGTTATAACAATAGCCTAATGGTTACTCGCCAAGATTTAATTGAAATGGCGTTAGTGCGTAGTGATAATCATGCCGCAGATCTATTATGTCGCAATTATCGTGGCGGATACGGTAACTGTATTGGTGATATGAATGCCAATGCATATCGTTGGGGACTACGACATACCACTCTAGTAGACGCAACAGGACTGCTACCAGGTAATACTAGCACAGCCGAAGACCTATTGCTATTATTACAACTTGCTGAAAAGAATTATTTAATTGTTAGTGCCTCTAACAAAACTAAAGTTGAAATTAAAAACAAAAAGAAGTGGCTCATCTTTAAACAGACCAATCCATTAATAGGACATAAGCACGAATTTGTTGTAAGTAAGACTGGCACAACTAATGCAGCCGGTGGGTGTATTATTCTAACTGTTAAAACTGAGCGTGGACTTCGTAGAGTTGTTGTGCTAGGCAGTAAAAACGGGCGCACACGTATACCCGAAGCTGAGTTTATTTACAAAAACGTTGACTTAGCTCAATAGTAATTGTTTAACAGAATTTAAATAGCCAGGTTCAAACTCATATCGATGGTGATACTTGCTGTGATTGCCAGGTTGTTTACCATTATTGAATTTAGTTAGTATACTGTCGAAGTTATCTACTAGTTCGTCGACTATTATCTCTTTGAATTTGTTGTAAAAATGATGATAGTTATAAGTTAATGTATCCTGCATATCTAGATACATATCATCTAGCTCAGATTTAGACATTTGGCATAGTCGAGCAATTTCTTGAGTTATCATTTCTATACGTAGGTAGTTGTCTGTTTCTTGATCGTAACTCTCGTCTATCCATCGATCAAAGGTTTTAAATCCGTAACTACGTAGATATGCCAAATTTCCTGGTGCAGCCGCAAGTATAAATGGGCGTTGGGCAACAATAGGCTTAAATGTCTTTTCTGTTAGGTGTAATTTATTCTGATAGAACACGGTTTCTGTTACTATATGGAACAATGCATCAGTTAAATGATCTAGATTTAAGTTAGAACTGTAGGTTCCGTTTACGCTAGGGGTATCTGCAATTAACGGCCCATCAAGTTGTTTCAGTGAATTGTATATTTTGATCCTAGCACGACTATCTAATGGGTTTGTTGGGCTTTCAATAGTATCTCGCCAAGTTCCATTTTCATCACAAAGGCTTAAACTAACACTACCATGCTTAACAAGGTCCTGTTCTATTAAATTGCTTACTAGGTGCAGTCTATAAGATCTATATTTAGATATTAAATGGTTGTAACATATAAATACTTTGTTAATTCGATTAAAGCTATTTGGCTTTACATACTGAAAATCTCTAAACCAATCAAGCGCAGCAAAGCCGTGATAAAAATAATACCAATCTTGTAAATTGTTATCTCTGAGACATTGATTTTTAATGTCCGAATGTTCACTGTTTGCAAGTATACCTAGGTATCGTGGAAAAACTTTTGCTTGATATGTAGGAAATAATAGTGTATTTTTAAGTATAGGTAATGTATAATTGTATAGAGGTTCTTGATCAAAGAAATAACATTGCAATGATGATTTTTCAGCATATAGAGTTCTAGTTTCAACTTGATCACAGGGTGTTTCGAACTTATCATGTAACTGAACAGTAGTGTTATAGGTACCAAATGGATAAAAATAAACTGATCTGCCTGTATGATGTAATGGTGCAATCAAATTATTGTGAAGAATATTATAAAACTTATCTAAGGAGAACATAATTGAACGTTGGTTTTATTGGAATAGGCAAATTGGGAATGGCGTGTGCCGAAGTGATGGCAACAAAATATGATGTGACTGGCTATGATATTTACCCAAAGACCAGTGACAAGATTAAAATTGCATCCAATCTCAAGGACGCTGTATTAGGTAAGGACATTGTTTTTATTGCAACACAAACACCGCACGATCCAATGTATGGCGGCGCAGAACCTATTACACATCTTAAAAACGTAGACTTTGATTATACTATCGTTGAAAATGTTCTTCGACAAGTTAATTGTTGGGCCAGACCTAACCAATTAATTGTTCTTATTAGTACCGTACTACCAGGCACAACCCGAGAACGACTACGCCCATTAATCACTAATGCACGTTTTATCTACAATCCTTACTTAATTGCAATGGGCAGTGTAGAATGGGACATGGTTAATCCCGAAATGGTTATCATTGGCACCGAAGGCGGAGACACAACTACGGATGCACAGGAACTAATCGACTTCTACAAGCCCTTAATGCAAAATGATCCACGCTATGAAGTTGGTACGTGGGACGAAGCTGAATGCATCAAGGTCTTCTACAACACATTTATCAGTGCCAAGATAGGCTTGGTTAATATGATCCAGGATGTTGCCATCAAACAAGGCAATATCAATGTTGACGTAGTAACAAACGCACTAGCGAAAAGCTCAATGCGAATTATGGGACCTAAATATATGACTGCGGGTTTAGGTGATGCAGGCCCCTGCCACCCACGTGACAACATTGCCTTACGTTTCTTGGCAGAGAAACTAGAACTAGGCTATGATCTGTTTGATGCTATCATGCACGCCAGAGAAAAGCAGGCAAAGTTAATGGCTTTGTCACTAGTAGAGCAGGCAGAGTTATATGAATTGCCTATTTACATTCACGGTAAGGCATACAAACCTGATGTTGCCTACATAGAAGGCAGTTATAGTTTGTTGGTTGGGCATTACTGTAGAGAGTTTGGGCACGAACCAATATACATTGACCCACTAACAGAAGACACAGTACCACAAGAAGTTCGTGGTGTTGTTCTACTTGCACACAATAGACAAGTAACGTATGGGTATGCTGGGGTTAATACACCACAAAGTCAATACTGTCTATTCTTAAAGGGCAGCGTAATTGTTGATCCATGGCGCACCTACACCGTCTCGGATCCAGACATCAAGGTATTACACTATGGCAACACCCGCACCATTTAAATATCATCTAACTCCATTCTGGGACGATGAATTTAAAAAGCTAGATTACATACAAGAACCATTTAATGATCCTGTAAGTGTTGACTTATGGATTACACAGGGCTATACCAATAAGATCACCGGTGATCTGTGTGACATGCGTCATCGTTTGCCCACGTGGTCAGACAAGTTCTTTAAGATATATCGAGAATTTGGATGGCACGATATTGGAATAGCCTTCTATCGTATGAAGACTGGCACAGTAATGCCTGTGCATAGTGACGTATACAAGAGATATATTGAACTATTTAAATTACAAGGCAAAGAAACACGTATTCGTAGAGCACTAGTATTGCTCGAGGATTGGCGTCCTGGCCATTATTTAGAAGTTGGCGGCAAACCATATGTTAACTGGACAGCTGGAGATACAGTAGAATGGGCGTATGATGAACCACACAGTGCTGCCAATATTGGATTAGAAGATCGCTACACACTACAAATTACAGGTTGGGTATGATATCAAGTTATAATGAATGGGATAGTCTCAAAAAGATAGTAGTGGGTCGTGCAGACTATGCTAACTGGCCTGTAAATGATCCAGTTTATCGTGCAGAAGCCGCAAACAGTTTATGGACAGAAACTCCAGCCCCTTCGGGTCCTGTCCCTCAATGGATAATTGACGAAACAGAAGAAGATCTACATACGCTATGCCAGACATTGGTCAAGCTGGGTGTAGAGGTTGTGCGGCCTGACTGGATGAACTTTCAAGTGCATGATGGGCTTTATAACTATTGTCCCCGTGATCGTTTACTAGTCTACGGTGATACTGTAGTAGATCCTGCAATGATGTACCCTTGCAGGGATATGGAATATCAATGTTATATAGATATACTAGAAGATGCAGGACGTATTCTACACATGCCCAGAAGTCATGGCATGGTGTTGGATGCCGCTAACGTACTACGTCTTAACGATCGTATGCTTATGTTAGAATCTGCCAGCGGAAATCGTGCAGCCTATGATTGGTTGTGCCAACAGTTTCCCGATGTAGAAATCGAACTGTGCAACTTTTACAGTGGTGTACATATTGACAGCACCGTTGTAGCATTAAGAGAAGGGTTGGTATTATTAAATGGAAGCAGAGTTACTGAAGAAACGTGTCCTGCTGTATTCCGGGATTGGGAGAAGATTTTTGTGGATACTGTTGAACCTCAAAATTTTTACCAGTACCCGTATGCAAGCAAGTGGATCGCCCTTAACATGCTCTCAGTGGACAGCAACACAGTTATATGTGATAGTCAACAAACGGCGTTACACAGTACTTTGGAAAAAAGAGGATTCACAGTTATTCCTTCAACATTGCGACACAGTAGAACCCTAGGAGGCGGCTTTCATTGTGTGACTCTGGATTTGGTTCGGTCCGATAAATAACTACATGAGTTTCGCAAGATATACCGATGCAGTTTTATCTGCATTACAATTTAATCCTAAGTTAAATGAAGTAGTCGCCCGTAAACAAGATATACTTGATGGCGTCTACAGTACAGAAAACCTAGATCCTACCAGCATATTGTTCGTGGGATTTAATCCTGCCTTGTTAAGTTGCAAGTCTAAATCAATTTCTGTTACCGAAATCAGTGACGCAGCATTATCTTTTGTAAAAAGCCGCGGCGTTAATGTATCTTATATTAACGAAGATGATTTAGGTCAATACCGTAAACAATTCCAATGCGTAATTGCAATGGACGAGTATTTTACATTTGCAGACTCGGATCAAGATCAACAGACAAAAATAAACAAGATTTGTAGCCTGGCTAAAAATTTTGTTATAAGTACACTACGCGATTATAAAAATCAAGATTTCAAAGATCGCGAATTTAGTCATCCTGCTCTAGTTAAAAATGGTGAGTCTAGTAAGTTATTCTTAGAAAACCATAATTGGGATATTAAGGATCGTACATTGTGGCATACCTCAGTGCATGAAATTAACACCCCAGATAACGAACTAGTAACATATGGTCCATTTAATCGTAGGACCATGTACTTTAAGCAGTTGGCTAAGTTTAGTATGGATTCGGGTGCGGCAAATTTCTTTGTACACAAGAATCTAATGTACAAATCTCTAATAAAGAAAAACTACGAACACGTAGTTTCTATTCAATTCGACTAAAATGGATCTAGACCAACACGTAAATCAAATAGTACAGGGAATAGTAGCAGAAATAACAACTAAGGTTCAAAGCCAAGTTGCTGATATTATTAATCAAAGAGTAACTGAGGTAGTTAATGCAATTGACTATACTCCATTGCTGTCCGAAAAATTAAGTCAACGCATTGATGCAAAACTTAACCAATTGCCAATTGATGCAAAGTCAGTTGAACGTGAGTTAGCAACTCGTTTAAATGTTGCGGCACAAACGGCAACAGAAAATGTTGAAAATCAAGCAGTCATTGCAATCAATGATGTAGTTAATAATAAGATAAATGCACTAGACTTTCGTGGTGAATATCAAAAAACTATTATCTCTGCAATACAAAATGGTCAAGTAACATTCCCCCATGCTAGTATTGATCCCAGCTCGATTGATTTAACAAAACTATCTATTACCGGCGATCAAGTAGCGGGCGGCATTATAACTAAATTTGGTAGTACAGGCATTGAAGATCTAGCATCAGGATGCCAATTAACGATTACAGATGACGTTACCGTTGTAGAAAACAATTTACTAACTAAAGATCTAACTGTAAAAGGATCTACTACCATTGAGGGTGATCTAAATGTAACCGGTTCTATTCCCGAGAATAGTCCTATGTTTACAAAGTTTGTCAACGCCGCTACAAACAATCTAAGAACCAGTTTAGATAAAAGCATGTTTGATGCCTATGCAAAAACTGTATTAGATAAACTACGTGACGAAGGTATCACATTAGATAAGATTACTGTCAACGGGCAAGATGTTGTTAATGGATCTATGCTTGGTACGTTTATTACACAAAGTAATTTACAAACAGTTGGTGCATTACAAGAATTGCAAGTAACAGGCGAAGCATTCTTGGCTCAAACACTATACGTAAGTCAAAAGCGTGTGGGCATTAACACCATTGAACCTACACATGCACTGAGCATTTGGGATCAAGAAATAGAACTAGGATTTGGTAAAGTAGAAACCAATACCGGCTTTATCGGAACACCTAGGGCACATAAATTAGTGTTAACTACTAATGGTAAAAACAATATTGTTCTAACTACAGATGGTGGTGTAGAAGTCAACAAGATTTCTATAGGTGCAGTAACGTTAACTAGCAGTAACACACCACCAAGCGACAACAGACCAAAAGGTACTGTTGTGTTTAATGCTAACCCAACATTAGGTGGCCCACTAGGCTGGATAAGCCTTGGTGAAGCACGTTGGGCTAATTTTGGTCTTATTGATTAAAGTAACTGACAAACGCAGGCATAAAGTATGCTTGGTACCAGGGTGTACGCATCATGTGGCTGTAGTTATGTTCGCATCGATTGCGAACTTCATCGAGAACTTCACGTTGATCACGTCTAGACAATAAACGAACCTGCTCAAGTGCAGCACGGAATCGTTCTTCAAATGGTTCAATCTTGTCATAGGTCTCATCAATGATTCCATCAAACGTTTTAAATCCTAATGCCTGTAAGTTGCGTAAGGCATATTGCCCTGATAGGGCGATAAACAACCGTTGTCCCAGTATGGGCTTAACTGTTTTTTCTGTATAGAAACTATAGTGATTACTGTAGTTTGTTTCGGCAACTAAACTATATGCAGTTTGATTGTAAATTTCTATTGGAACAATCTGACTCAGACTCATACGATAGCCGTGATAGTTTACACGTTCGACAGTCCATTCAACTGGCTGTTCAATTACTAATCCTGAACTTTCCCAGCGCCATTTATCGGGCGTACTAAAATCACATTCAGTATCATTTAAGTAGGTTACAACATTTAATGTACGATCTAAATGATCATAGGCAATGTCTCTGTGCCTCTTCTTGCGACCAAGTAAGGCGTCAAAATAAAACTGTTTAGTTTCATATGGATGTAGACTGTTGTCTAACAGTTGCGGACGTTCGTTCTTATAAAAGTGTACAGTAGTAGTAAACCAATCGTAGAATTTATGTATGGGACTATGATCCACTGTAAAATTTAATTCACCACAGATGAAATAACTTATATCTTTACGATCATTACGACGAATAAAGTCTACTGTACGATCGTGTAGCTCTGCCATTAAGATCAGAACATGATCACACTCTAGACTCTGCACCAGAGTTTCAAATGATTCCTGATAAGGGTATGGCATTTGAAAGCAGGCAATCTTGCGACTGTGACTGCTAGCACGAAATAGATCGAGGTCGCTGTAGACCTGTATCTGATGTTGCAAGTAACAACGGGAAAAATGAAAAGAAAAAAGGGCGTCTGTTTCTTGCGGAACAAACACCCCTACCATGTTGGCTACCAATTACTTAGCGGCTTTTTTGGCTTTTGCAGGAGCCTTTTTAGCTGGTGCTTTTTTAGCGGCAGCTGGCTTCTTTGCGGCAGCAGGCTTTTTAGCAGGAGCCTTCTTGGCTGGTGCTTTCTTAGCTGGTGCTGCTTCTACAGTACCTGCACCTTCAACGATAGCTGCGGTAACTGCTTCTGGTACAGGAGCAGGTGCTTCTACTTTATATGGTGCGGCAGGTGAAACTGCTTCTTTAACTTCTTCTTTAGTCTTTGGCCAGAATACAATGTATCCGATTACCATTAGAGCTAAAATACCAATTACTAATTCCATGATTTTCTCCTAGTTGAAAAATATTAGTATATTATTTAACCTTGATCAGTATCGTGCATACGATTCTTGAGGTAAGATAATAAAACGCCGTACGCTGGTAAGAAGAAAATCAAACCAACTGCAATTTTAAGAATGGATTGCGACATGGCAATTTCCATCCAGTTAGCGGCCATATACTCGTCTGCACTGTTGTTAAATGCTACAGCGAAGAATGTATAACTGTCGATAATGTTAGCAACAATAGCACTTAATGCTGGTGCTGCCCACCATTGCTTAGTGAAACGCTCACGAATGATTTGGAATACGTATACGTCCAACAATGTACCAATTAGATACGCTGTGGCACTGGCAAAGCCAATACGCATAGCAACCGATTCGGGTGCGCCTTCTGCAAGCACTACCGCAATACTGCCAAGAATGGCAAACGGGTAAGCGGCTGCAATAGTTGCCCTTGCAATCTGTTTACCAATTAAACGGATAGTCAAGTCAGTGGCTAAAATAACCAATGGGAATGTAAATGCTGCCCATGTTAGTTTGAATCCTAGAATTTCTACTGGGATTGAGACTAGAGCGTTACTTACAATAATTACGGCGATGTGTAGCAATACCAATTTGGATAGCATGCCTTTGTCTACGCCTTTAAAAATATCGAACATTAATATCTCCTTCTAAATGTTGATACACTTAATTAGCAGACTTTTTGGGAGACAAAAAATTAGTGACAGCTCACTAGAGAAAATGCTTGATTTTTGTTGCACTGCAACATATAATTGCTAAATACTTTAACGGTGCTGCATGGGGCGGGCCGGACAAAAGTATTTCGTCTATTTAGGAGAAAACAATGTTTACATTAGACACAACCATCGACGCTGTTCAGACAGCAAAAAAGCAATTCGTTAACACAGCATTTGCAAACCACGAAGCCGTTGCTAAGGCACTAAACGGTTTTGTTGACGCACAAACTGAGTACACAAAAGCCGCTGTTAAAGCTGGCACAGAAGTTGGCACCAAGTTGGCCAGCGAAGCTGTTAAGTTGGGCCAAGAAGCCGCTAAGTTCGATTACACAAAAGTAACCGAAGCATTTAGCAAGGCTTTTACACCAGCTAAAAAGTAATACTCAAGTACTACAAAAAATAGCCCCGTCCGCGGGGCTTTCTTTTGGCTTTTTTGTGCTATAATACAGACTTGTTCAACAAACTAAGTAGTACCAAAATGCTTACACAATTTCAACGCACATACATTACACAGTTGCAACAGCGCCCTGACGTTAAGCACTTGTGCCTAGATTACTTAAACGACGACTACAAATTTGAGCGCCCATTCCCTGTATTGTTTGTGGACGTAAACGACAACGTGTGCGGCATCCGCCTGGGCAAGAAGCGTGTCTTGGGCACGACTGCAAACACACACAAATAAACAAAATCGCCCTGCGTTTTTCTGGGATTGCAATATTCCCTCCGGATTGGGCACCCGGGCTCCTTGAGAACCCTTGAGCTACCTGGGGTAATTTTGCAGTAGCTAGCGCAGTAACTTGTCCTATCGGGATAGTCGTAAAGTTACACTTTGTTGTAAAAATACAACAAAAAAGATTGAAATTTGGTGTCTTTTGCCCAAAATGGTGTTATACTAATGACATAGCAACAAACAACCAGGAGTTATAAATGTCATTCGAAAAAGAAGTTCTTAGCAAAGTAGCAGAAATTGTCAAGTCAGAAGATCTTGCTACATTCTTCTTTGGTACGCTGTCAGTTATCTGCACCGAAGCCGAATCACGCAAAATTCTCAAACAGTTGAACAAGGACTACAATAACAAAGTTCAAGTTAGCCGAGATGGATCCTACGGTTATAATTTTGATTTTGTTGCCTAAGGAGTTGGTATGATACAAGATGCAATTGGTCGTGAAATTAATATCGGAAACGTTGTTTTTTACAATGGACGAGTTTACCGTGTCAAACAAATTGCCAAAGATGGTAAACGTGTGTCTCTTAATAATGCCATGGGTTGGCAGTTAGTTAAAGACAAAATGCGAGCCGGGAACGAATGTTGTATTATTGATGACACACCATTTCTAACTACTTGGTTGTTGAAAGGAACAAAATGAGCTGGAACTTAGAAGGCATGTATGTTGAAGCCACATACCTGGAAGAAATTCCTGTGTCGGGTCGTGTTGAACTTAGCCGTGTAGCCTATGGTGGTCGTGTTAATCACCACATTGTGTTGACACAGCCTATTACAGTTTATGGCGCAATCCGTGACCGTGTTATAATCGAACATGCTCAAGTTGAGCGAGTAAAGGACTAACATGTACATCGATGACAAAACCCGTTTGGCACAGCCCATGGGTCAGTTTCAAAACTGGTATGGCAAATTGTTTTATTATTCGGGACAACGACTCGGATGGCGCTATTTGAATGGAGTTGCAAAATGAATTATATTAAACCAGAAGATATTAAAGAGTATGTTAGCAAAAACCCAACAGGTATTGCTGGCATGAGTGAAGAATTGTCAGCAATGGTAAATCACTTTGCCGAGTTGATGATCGTTGAATTCACTGAAACAGTTAAACAAACTGCCACACGCATCGCTCAAACTGGATTCAATGATGGTCTCTCTGCCGAAGAAGTCAACAAACGAGTCAACAGTGCGTTGTACGTGTTGGAAGTGATGCGTGAGCGTTTTAAGGATTAAAGATGAAAAAGTTTGTTGTAATAGAACAGCACTACGATATCACACCGGGTACGGTGCTGACTTATATTAGTCACACTCTGCCCGAAACAAACGCTCATGGTTGTATGCATATCATTGCAGAACATCCTGCAGGGTTTAAGGTTTCTATTCCCAACTCAAAAGTAATGTCGCAAGGAGACACAGATGTCAAAGAATCTTGAAGCTTGGTTAGAAGAAAAGCGCCACCTGCCCGAGTGCATGAAAGACTTTCACGACTGCAAGGATCTATTTAAAACAATCCACAGTCGTGTTAAGCCTGAGCCACAGATTGATTTTATAACTGCACAGATCTACACTGTTGATGTGTTCCTGCACTTCATGGCACGCCGCGGCTATACTCTGCAACGCAACCGTTCTAATGTTGAGTTCCGTGATCTTGATGCAGACATTGAAGAAACTATCAGCAAGCAAGAACAAATGTTTGCTAACCTGATTATGGGGGCAATGAAATGAACGAACGAATTCAAGAACTTGAGCAACAGGCTCGTATCTATGCTGTCAAGCAAAACGAAACTACAGCAATGCCGTATAGTCAAGCATACGCAGAAAAGTATGTAGAGTTGATGGAACGAATGGTGTTGGATGCAATGGTAGAATCTGAATGGTTTCATGGCAAAGCAACCAATAATCAGCGAACCCAAGCGTATGTGGCAAGAACATTTCGGAGTTGAAGAATGAATGAACGAATTGGAGAACTATACACTCAAGCGTTGGAATATGCTGATAGCAAAGTGCCACCAGCACTCCGATACAATGACATTTACTATGCCATTGTTTCTGTCAAGCACGCCGAGTTGATTGTAAAGGAATGCATTGAATTGAATCGACAAGAGTTAGCGTTCAATGCGTTTGAACGGATGCTAAACCGATACAAAGAACATTTCGGAGTTGAAGAATGATTATCCATAATAGTAATCCTAATTTACTTGTTGTTTTCAAAGCAAAGCTATTGAAAAAGATTCCTGGTAGTGGAGTAAAAGTGGGCGGCACTATCTACGGTTCGTTGATGCCAAACAATGATTACTACTTGAGTAAGAGTGGTACGGTTGGTAGTCGCATCCTGGGTAGAGTGTTCAAAACTGACGCAGTTGAAAATGTTGATTTTGTGAGGGTGCCGTGAACGAACGAATTAAACAACTTGCTGAACAGACAGGATTCCGTTACGATAATGGAGAGTGGCATTTTTCAGATGACAGCGATGTTGAAAAATTTGCTGAGTTAATTGTTCGGGAATGTGCCGATGCTTGTTATAAACACAAAGATGTTGAAAGATTCGGAATCTATCCAATTAGGGTAGCAATAGTCACTAAGGCCTGCTCAGACAATATTAAAGAACATTTTGGAGTTGAAGAATGAATGAACGATTAAAAGAACTTGCTCTACGGGCTGGGTTTGAAACCAATGGTGCTATCTACACGGTTGGTAATTACCAAAACGGTCACGAATACTTTTGGGCTGAAGATTTTATCGAAGATGAACTTAAAAAGTTCGCTGAGTTGATTCTTGCTAATGCTGATGAACTCAAGCGTATGATGAACACCGATCCAATCAATAAACCATTTGAATTGAATCCAAAGTTTGTTGCCAAGTGTGATGAAATCGGTCGTAGCCGTCGGCAATTTCAATAAGGAGTTGAAGAATGAAAGCCAAAGAGTTTGTGGTGAATTTGAGTTTCACTCAGTTGGGAGAAAAACCCAATGGTGAGTATCAAGCCAGTATTAGTTTTTATCCTGTGTTTGCCACAAACCGAGAAAATGCTGTGCTTTTGGCCCAACACATGATGAAGATTCATGGTGCCAGCAGTTATACCGTGCCGTTAAGGAGTGATGAAGAATGAACGAAGAATTAAAACCGTTTTTAGCAGGATTTGACCTCGCTGGTAAGCGTTTGCCAAACGGAAAACTACAATCATACGGATTGCAAGAAGGGCTAATGGACGACTGGCCCGAAGAAATTGAGTTGTTTGGTAATACTTACACACTTGAAGAAGTCATCAAAGGCGTAGAAGGATACGAATCAGGAGTATATGTATGAACGAACGAATTAAACAACTTGCTGAACAGGCTACGACTTACATTGAGCCAACATCAACAAGCGGTGAAGGTTGGATCTTTGACAAAGAAAAGTTCGCCGAGTTGCTCGTCAAAGAATGTATGACAATCGTTTCTAAAAGTGGAAACAGTAAAGCAGAAGTCCTCTACGACTTAGAAGAATTTATTTGGGGTAAAAATGAATGAGTTTGAGCAGATGCTGGTCATTGAAGATCTGCGTAAACGTGGCATTGAAAACTACAGTATGCAAGCGGGTAACAACTGCATTTGGGTTAGCTACGGATTAGTAAATTCGTATTACATTTTCCGTAACGGGAAGATTGCTGACGTACAAATTGATTGATTTTTGTTGTATTTTTGCAACAAAACAACACTTTTTGGATAAATCTGCCCAAAATGGTGCTATAATTTAGACATAGCAACAAACAACCAGGAGTTGAAAATGGCATATATGAGTCAAGAACGCAAAGCACAGTTGGCCCCGGCTATCAAAGCAGCCTGCAAGAAATACGGCATCAAGGCAACTATTGCAGTTCGCAATCATATGACACTTTGCGTTAACATCAAGTCAGGTCGTTTGGATCTGATTGGTAACCATGTTCGTGTTATTGATCAACCCGACGGTTGGGCCGCACAGAAGCAGGCCATTGATGTTAATCCTTATCACTATCGCAATCACTTTGATGGTGATGCAAAAGAGTTTCTGATTGAATTGTTCACAGCAATGAATCAAGGCAATCATGATCGTAGTGACATACAGTCGGACTACTTTGATGTGGGCTGGTATGTTGATGTTAATATTGGTTCTTGGAACAAACCCTACACCGTGGAGGCTTAAATGGAACAGCTAACTCAAATCCAGCAGATCAACACTGCTATCATGTTTGGTAATCTTACTAACGATGAGTTGAACTCAATCACTGATGCAGTCAAGTATCGTAGAGCTCAACTTACAAAAGAAAACAAACGTCAGTTCTCAGTAGGTGATACTGTTAAGTTCCGCAACAATCGATCTGGTGGTATTACTGTTGGTACTATTAAAAAGATCAACATTAAATACATTCTAGTAGCTGAACAACGCACTGGTTCACTGATCACATCAACCTGGCGTGTGCCAGCTAATATGTTGGAAGCCGCATAATGGAACTCAATGGTCGTGCTATTGCAATAAACAGTTTGGAAGTCGACGGTGTTGACAGCACAGACTACCCAGACTTCTGCGATGCTTATTTTTCATATGGTGAGTATGAAGATGGCACTGAGCTAACCGACGATGAGTTAGAGCAATTGACTCGCGCCTGCCCGGAAATGGTCAATGAAATGGCCTACGAGTCGTTAGTTTAATTCAAGACGCAGTATAATATGCACTTGTTTAGACTAGGAGTCCAACTTGAGTTTATTATACTTACGGTCCCGGCCTATTGTGGCGTTTAACCCTGAGAATCCGGAACACAGAAAATGGTATCAGGAGTTTACCGTAAAACGCAGTTGGGGCCAATGCCCTGTGCGGTTTATGGCAGAAAGTTTAACTACAGACCTAGTGAGCCATGTGAATAACTTGATGCTTGAATGGTATGTAAAAGAGGAATTTAAAAATGTCAGAAAGGCTAAAACTAAAAATCCCAAGAAACCCAAATCCAAACCCACGGGCACATCGGGTACTGTTCGACGAAAACAGTCCGTTTCGGCCAAAACAAATCAAATCTAAGTTACAATATCAACGTAAACCCAAGCATCCATCTAAAGGAGAAAATGATGCAAACTAACCAAGTCGAACGCTTTGCTAACGAAGCAATCTTCACCCTGCAATTTAACACCTATGATGCTGTTCGCTATGTTCAGCGTAACGCTGGTGTTAACGAGGCCACTGCCAAGCAGGCCATTAAATCTGTGGTAACATTCCACAAACAACCCCGTACACAGTGCGAGTCGGCCTAATCATTCTTGCCCTACTTACTGGGTGTGCTACACAGGCGCCACCCCAGCCTAAGAGTGTAAGTTTGGCCGAACTTAAAGCCGTCAAGTTGAGCAGTCGCGATTGCCCATACATTGATCAGCGAGTTAAGTGGGCCGAAAATCAACTTAGGTTGCGTGGCACCTTCTATGCAAATCCCGAGGACCTGCATGGCGAGGACAGAGAGTTCAATGCTACAGCTCGAATTCAAATTTGGAGTCTACGCATTGGTTGTGCAAACCCTGACAGGTACGCAAAGAAATGAAACGATTAGCCTTACTACTGTTAATTGCATCTGGCGCAGTCTATGCAGATTGTCATATGCGTGTTGCTGTGAACTTGTCTACCAAGACAGTGTTTGGAGAGCCCACAGACATTCAACGCATGGTAACGCCAGATGCTCGTGGACAGAAATGTGTTATACGCTATCGTCTTAACATTAACGAAGATTGGCAAACCATTGAAGGCGAAGGCGTTGGCAAAACCGAAGCACAGGCCTGCGCTCAAGCAATGGACATGAAACGTGGCGCCGTGCTAACAGAAGTTGTGCCACAGCGAGTTGGCGCAGATCAGCAGATGGTCTGTAGCGATCTTCCAGACATACGTGTTCGCCGTGTTAGGATTGGTGAGTCAATTTGGGAAAGCGAAGTTGACGTACACATCATTCCTGCAGAGCGCCCCTACTTCCGCTACAAGAATACGCAGTGCCGTATGTTTGTAGAGCGTAACTCAAATGATCGTAATTTGTATACACATCAAGGTGTTATTTGTCGCGAAAATACAACAAAAAACTCCAAATGGCAAGTTGTGGACAAATACTGAGTTTTTGGTGTTATAATATAGCTATGAACAAACAATACGCCAAATCAATTTACGGTACCGAACCTCGTACAATGGACGAGCTTGGGTTTGCAGTAATTCAGGTTCTCAACGAACATCGTGAGCGCCGTATTTCCACAGTTAAACGCAAACAGGTCTACACAGAAAGCCCCAAGGTGGAATGTGTTGGTCTTAGTTGGCAAGTAACGCATACTGACCATGTCAGTAATAGCCACAGCGGGCCCGAAGGCTACCCACAGAATTTCATGCGTAAAGATGGTGTGCCCACAGGCTACCCAGGGTGGACAGGTCGTGTATGGGTTCGTTACCGATACGAACGTGGCTACACTTTTGGCAGTGACCCATTCCGCCGAGCATTAGTTCACACCGGCACTGGCGGTGGCGGATCTTATAATGGACCATGGTCCAAGGTGTCCAGCGCACGATTCCAACGCTTTGGTCATAACAACAGCACAGATGTTTTTGGTCCAGTTAATTGCTATAGCTGGGATTTTCGTATCTTTGATTATGATTGGCCAGAAGTTACTGCTGGTATCATTGAGCAATACGAAAAAGATTGTGTTTGGGCTGAGTTGCAAAACAAGTCCAGACCCACTGCCCCTACCCATAAGTTCTTGTGGGAAGATCCTAAGCAAAAAGCCCTAGACGAAGAATTTTTAGCATTTGTTGCAGAAAAACAACAGGCCTAAAGATTTTGGTGCTATAATTTAATTTTAAACAACCGAAAGGTAAAACATGAAACATCTTTTAACAATCGCCGCAGTTGCATTGCTCACAGCATGTAGCTCAACTAAGCCTGAGACTACAGCGTCAGCTGACCCATATGGCAATCGTGCCGCGCAAGAACGTGCCGCACAGGCACAGGCCGCAACACAGGCAGTTACCCAGGCCCCGGACTGGATGAGCAAGTTGCCTAAGAGCACAAACGCTGTCTACGAAAACGGCACAGCAGTCAGCGCAGACTTTGCAATGGCTGACATGATGGCCAAGACTATTGCCTACACTAAGATCTGTGTAGCCGCAGGCGGCCGTGTTCGTAGTCAAACTAAAATGTTTGGCACACAAGATGGTATGACTATGGAAATGGCAGTTCGCAGTATTTGCCCTGACGTAGATATCACTGGTGTTGAAACTGTGGAGATGAAGCACGTGGCCGAAGGTAATCGTGTACGCACATACGTGTTGGTTGCACTACCAATTGGCGATGCTAACACAATGCGTAAAGAAGCTGATGCTCGTAAAGACCGCTTAACAGAAGGTGAACGCAAAGAAAAAGCCTTTAAGGAACTTGACGAAAAGGTTGATGGTAAGCCACAGTCTAATGCTGATCCAGACAAGCCAGCAGTTACAGGCGGTATTACTTTGCTTAATGTAGATAACAAAGAATACGTGCAAAAACGTGATGCGGCACTGCAAAAAGAAGGCGCAGTTATCGGGCAAACTACAGTTCGTTAAACACAGCTATAAAGAGCTCTCCTGGGGTATGTAAATACCTTAGCGAGGGCTTTTTTATGGCTAGACCAAACCCAGTAAGAGCAATCATGGAAGCAGAGCTTCCTAGTCTAACTTATCAACGCCGTAAGTTATTTCGCCCCGACCCAAACGAAGTTATATACGCATATAACATTCTAAACAGGCATGTGTTTGACAATGCCCTAAAACGCCCAGACATACACGTAAAGTCCATACGCAAAGCATGGGGCCACTGTCGCTGGTTCTACAACAAACAGCCTTCGGGTTCCTATTGCGTTATTAGTCTAATGGATAAATGGTTCTGCTCCCAATGGTTCCTGAATACCCTAGCACACGAAATGGTTCACCAATATCAGTGGGACATCTACCGTTGGGAGCACCTTGATCTTTATGGCCGACCCATGTATGAACAGTCCGGCGCACATGGACCTAGCTTTTATGCTTGGCGAGATCGTTTTGCCGATTATGGACTTAATCTAAAAATATCACATGGGCAACGCCGGTGGTTTAAGTATCAAGACTTTACAAAATGTTAATTAACTGCTAAAATGCCTAGATGCATAAAAGCCTGTTAATAGAATACACAAACTCTACAGACTCAATAACACTAGAATTTGCACTACGGGACAATCCTGTAGTTGAACGCTGGATTGAAAGAGTTAAAACAGCACAGGCCAATTACCCAATTGATGACCCCAAACGCTTCTATGGCTTTGGTGCAGAAGAAGAACAAATAAAAAACGCATTAACGGGCATTAACAAATGTATAGACATGGTAAACAGTCATAGACCTATTATTAATAGAGTTTTGCTGGATATACGTGATCAGGACACACTTAACTACCTACATCACGTGTTTGAAGTACATCACGGGCTACTAGATCAACAGACTGGAGACTACTGGAGTACAGCACCAGAATCTGCTAGACGTGCTCTAGCAGATTTAAACATCTGGGTGCATCGTTGTGAAACAGTGGCCAGGGGTGCAGAACCTAGGCATGTTGTTACTTGGTTTGGATTGCCAAAAGATCGCACACTTGATATTGCAGATTACTCTTACTTTGTGGATACATGGGCACCGGGCACTGTATTTTTAAACTATGTTGAAATTGGCAAAACCATTATGGAACTAGCCGAGGACAATGATCAGTATATTGCCCCTGAAGCATTTCAACCATTTAGGCATTACAGCGCAGATTTTGTAGTAAGATTTTTTACACAAGATCAGGTGCAGGCAAATAGGAAACATGCTATAATGCTAGAATACTATCAGAAGCATCGAGAGTTTTTTGGTGACTGGCAATGGTGCTATACAAACGGCAGTTTGCCTGTAGCAGATCTAGTCAGTCCTATAGACTTAACAGTGTTAGCTGGGTATCAATGCGTTAAATCAGTTTTATTCAACTAAGTAAAACGATACCATTTGTCTTATGACATCCGCGTCAAATAAATCGACACTATGTTGAAGATTGGATACTGTTTGTTTAAATACCTTTTGGAATACTACAGAAGAAACTAAACGGTCAACAGTTGATTCAATTTGATCAATACTCATGCTGATGTATTTCGGCTTAAATTCCATTTGTATTATTCTATAAATGGCTGTTAATAAAACAAAGTAGGCATAGTCTTCTTGAGAATAACTTTTGGTGCTAACTACACCTTCCGCTGGCTCACTCATAAAATAATTGCATTCAATTATTCTAGTTTCAATTTCATTTTTATTTCGAAATTCTAAGTCGTAACCTGCGGGAGAATTGGGAAGCATAATCCATAGGTGTGGGAAAAACACAAACTTATGTAAAGAGATTTCTCTAAACATAGTACGCATACTCGCTCGAGTTTGTCCTACCAGTCCAATCATAATTTCTATTATTACTGGTTTATGCGGATGTTTATTTTTTAATTGTTGTATATATGTAAGATGTTCAGTCCACGGGATATCAGGACGATCATTTTCTAATAGAATTTGGTCATTTATATCCTGCACTGATATTTTAGGCGCATATAGAATGTCTGCACCGACTAATATATCCATCATTTCAAATGCATTTTTCTTGTGGGTTTTACTAGCATTCCATCCTTGTATTTGAAATTGGAATCCGCGTTCACGTTTTAAATCAGACATAGCATGGGCAACACCAACGTCGTCGTCCCATTGCCCAATGTTTGCATCGGCCATAAAAAATTTCAATATGTTTAGATTACCAAACAATTCAAACTCATCTCGATAATTAAATCGACGTTTGCTTACCTTATGTGTAATACCCGAGGTCCAATCGCAAAAACTGCATTTAAACGGACACCCTCGACTAGTCTCATAAGGCAATGCAAATTCGTATCCAGTATATTCTGTATCTGCTACTATTTGCTCAAGTAAATGTTTAGAATCGATATAATAACTACCACTGGTTTTTTTATAAACTCTGTGATCAGCAACTCTAATTCCAGTTGAAGTTCGCCAACTTAAATTTGATGCACGTAACCGATCAATTGGTCTCTGATTTATTTCATGCTCCAATATTTCCACAAATGCTTCTTCGCCTTGGGAATAAACCGCATAGTCAACATCTATATGTTGATTTAAAAATTCTCTATTTCGGTAAACATCAATACTTGGACCACCAACTACTACAATAAGGTTTGGCAGGAATTGCTTAATTCCTGTTGCTATAGCCATAACTTGCACATGGTTCCAGATATAACTGCTCAGACATAACATGTCGGCGTTGTATTCTTTTAGTTGTTCAACAATTTCTTGTTGGGTCTTTCTTAATAATTGTATTTTGCACCAGGTTATATGCTCATAGAGATGCGGAGCTTCATTTTTAATGTAGCTATCAAGGTATAATGGTACGGTGTTTAGATAAAGGTCCGGATCTTGTTCCGGTCTCACATAGCCCGAGCTTGGACTATAGAAATAGATGTTCATAAATGATCTTTTATGTATTATTTATTTTTACATGATCATAGGTCTTTGTAAAAATTCAAACTAGTGTTATAATAGATACTCAACAACTGTTAACAGGAATTATGCCTAATTTTGTACCAACCGTATTAGAAAAAACCGCTAATGGCGAACGTGCTTACGACATCTATAGTCGTTTGCTCAAAGATCGCATTGTCATGCTCGACACTGAGGTTAGCGAACACAGTGCTAGCCTTGTTGTTGCTCAAATGCTCTTTTTAGAAAGTGAAAATCCCGATGCAGACATCTTATTCTACATTAATAGCCCAGGCGGTCTCGTTACAGCAGGCTTGGCTATCTATGACACTATGCAGTTTATCAAACCCGATGTTAGTACCATTGTTGTGGGACAAGCCTGCTCTATGGGAAGTCTTCTTGCCCAGGCAGGTGCCCCTGGCAAACGACTAGTATTGCCCGAATCGCGAACAATGATTCACCGTGTTAGTTCAGGCACACCCAGCACTAAAGGATCTGTACACGTTCAAGAGCTGGAGTTCGAAGATGCAAAACGCACTTTTGAGGAAAGCCAACGCCTGAACAAGCGTCTAACTGAACTTTATGTTAAGCACAACACAGTGGGCAAAACATACGATGAAATGTTCGATACTATGAAGTTTGATACATTCTTGTCAGCAGAAGAAGCTGTTGCGTTTGGTCTAGCCGATCAAGTTGTGGAAAAACGCTGATGTAACATCTGTTACAGATTTTGGTAGGAATATCATGGTTTCTACTGAGTACTAGTGGTAAATACTACGAAAGGTAGAAAACTATGAAACTATTAGAATGGATCAAAAGTCTATTTACAGAACGCACTTACCAAGACAGCGTTGAATATTATGTAGCAAGTAAATACCCAACTAGCACAGCAGAAGTTGAGTATTGGATTAGGGAGTATGACACCCGCCGTAAGGACTGGGCATTATGAGCAATGTAAAAAACAACAATTCTGTTGTTACTGAACCAAGTGAATTAGGCACAAAAATTGCAGCCTGGGGTATTGCGCTGATGGTAGTTTATTTGATTATTGCACAATGATTACTACACGTTTATTATCAATTACCGAATACGGGCAGTATGCAGTTTGGCTAAAGAAGCTAGATGCTGAAACTAGACAAACGTATTTTGGAATACACTGCTCAGATGAGCAAATTGATCGTCTAGTAGAAGGCGTCGTTGAATCCGCTCCTAAGCATCACTTTTTAGTTGCAGAATATAAAGGTTCGTGGATTGGCACAATTCATATTTCTGAAAGCCAAATTGACGAAGTTGAGTTTGGCGTTATTGTTGATGCCGAACATCGCGGAAATGGCATTGCTGATCGTATGATGAGCGAGGCAATTGTTTGGGCACGTAATCGTGGTTATAACAGTCTGTATATGCACTGTCTAAGCTGGAATCAACCGATTAAGCATCTATGCACAAAGTATGGAATGTCACTTAGATCTGAATACGGGGAAACAGAAACCAAACTGCCCTTGCCCCCAGCAGACTTGAATACAATCACACAAGAAATTGTCACACGTAACCGCAATGTGTACAGAATGTTCCTGCAAAATACTAACCCACTATTTGCAGAGATATACGGCTAAACAGTAATAAATATATTACTGTGAAACTTTTTGAACTAGAAAATCAATATCATTCAAAACCCCTAGTCTACGTAGATATGGACGGGGTTCTTGCTGACTTCTTTGGGGAAATTGCCCGCAAACATGGAGTTGAGTATTGGCGCGAAATACACCGTCAAGACATAGGCATCGATCAAATTGCCAAGCAACCTGAGTTCTTCGAGACACTGCCCCCAATGCCTAACGCCAGTAATTTACTACAAGGCGTTATTAAAATTGCCGGCAACTACAGCATACTAAGCAGTCCCTTACTAAGCAATGTGGATCAAAGTAGCGAAGAAAAAGCCAAATGGCTAGACAAGTATATCCGCAAGGATCAGCCACAGGCAGTTATATTTGATCACGAAAAATATCGCTATGCACAGCAGCCAGACGAAACACCCAACATCTTAATTGATGATTGGGAAACTAATATTCGTTTATGGGAATCGCATGGCGGCATTGGCATATTACACGTTGATACTGATTGGAAAATAACATTACAGAAACTACGTGATGCACTGCATGGGCAGATTAGACCAAGTAAACGTGATCCAGTTGATGAAGAAATTGATAGTCCTAAAGGTGTTGGTAAATTGTTTACTAGCCGCCAGGTACTAAAATATGTACAGGGCATACATCACGAGTATCATTTAGAAAAACCTATTCTGGCCAGTAAAGTTTGGGTACTAGGATATGTACCAGTGAGCTCATTAAAAACTCCTGAGTATGTACACCAAGATGATCCATATCGTCGAGTTATTGATATCAACTGGGACCACATTGATGATGTTAGTAGCTATAACGTAAATCGTAAGCCAATTGTCGTTGATGCAGATGGCTGGGTACTAGATGGTAATCATCGTGCCATGGCTGCACAGGCACGTGGACTGGATCAAATCCTTGCACTAATGCCTTACAATAGTCGCATAAATAACTGAAACTGGTTATTTTATGCGTTTTAAACAATTTGGCCCGCAGGTATTAAGAGAATACAATAGAGACATTACAGCACAAAAGCTGGGCAATGCTTTATTGGCAAAGTTTCAACGTGAGCCTAAGTCATGGCAAGATCGTATTTTGCCCATGCCCGCCAATCCTAGCGAAGAAGGCACAGCCAACATTATTCATCATTTGTTGGTTAAACTAGAACAGTTTGATCCTACAGCAAACAAACAGTATGTTGCCTGGTTGGCACGTGCCTATGCACAGGGTGATGTAAAATTTGAAGATATGAGCAAGTATACTCCTTACCTTGCTAAATTCTTTAAATTAGTACAAAAGAAAAAGATTCCAGTTCCGCAAAACGACATTAATCGTTATCGTGGATTACCCGACCTAAGTCAGGTAGTTGACCAGTTTCCTGATGTTGTTGACGAACCTAAAAATGTAGACCGTGGATCAGCAGAAGAAGTCTACCGCGATGCTGATGTGCGTGTTATTAAGCCCAACGATGAAAAAGCATCATGCTACTATGGGCAAGGCACACGTTGGTGTACAGCAGGTCGAGACAACAATATGTTTGACCAATACGCCAAGTCCGGACCATTGTACATTGTTATCCCAACAAAGCCTTCACATCCCGGCGAAAAATATCAATTCCATTTTGAAGCTAAACAGTTTATGGACGAGAATGATCGTCAGACTGACATTCCTTCATTGCTTGATAGGTTTCCACAATTAAGAGATCTGTTCCGTGCCACTGCCGAACGTACTGGTGCCTATGCGTTCTTGTATTCGCCCGAACAGTTTGACACAATAGAACAAGATGTTAAATCTCAATTAACTAAACAGCTATCAACATATCTAAAGAATACTGCAAGCACCGAAGCCAAGAAACTTGCTAGAGATGTTGTACGGTCAGATTCCCTGGTAAGAGATATTATTGATTATGAAGAACTATATGCAATGATAGAAACTTCGTTAACACATTCTTGGGACCTAGCCAAACAAATTGCATATCAATCAAGTCCAAACGATTGGGGAAATATAGATGGCATGTATGATCTTATCTTTAACCTAACTGGCGATTGGATGCGTAAAGAAGAATTTTGGATGTATGTAGAAGAACTGGATGAAATCGATCCCGATGTATTCCAACATGCCGGAATGACATTAGAAGGAGATCTTTCTACATTGGTATCAGGTGCAATTGAAAAAGTATTACCAGGCATAATTAAAGATGCTACCAGCAGATTATAAGAGAACAATATGAGATACAAAGAATTTAACAAATTATACGAAAGCATCAAACTACCTGGCGTAGAAGTAAAGCCACTGAGTGCATTGTTTAAAGGTCAACAGCCCGACGCTGAAGTAGATGAAGCAATCGGTCTAGACGCACCACACACTGAAGTACCTGATGAAGAAATGGCCGACTATCTAGGTCGTATTAAAGCTGATGCACTGCGTAGAGATGCTGAGAAAAAGACTAGCAAGACTCAGCAACAGAGTCAACAGACATTACAAACATGGGGCCCAGATGCTCCAGAAACACGTAGTGAAAAAGAAAAGACCACTGACTATTACACAAAGCCTTACATTCATGCCAGTAGCATTAAGTTTATGGCCGATGGTAAAACCATTGATGTTGAAGCAATGAAGGCTATTATTAAAACTAGACCTAAATCTATCCTAGCACAGAACAGCAAGATGCAAAAATCTGGTGTTTACTTTAACACTTCATTGCCTGCATTAAAAGGGCTGGCAGTAGACGAAGAAACAAATAAGTTTGTCTATGTAAACACTTGCCCGGGTGCAGGCTCTTGCCAACAGAACTGCTATGTTAAAGGCGGCTTTTACATTGTGTTTGATGGCCCATGGAAAACAATGAGTCAGAACTTAAACTTCTTGCTAAATGATCCACAGGGGTTTGAGGAACAACTAAGTCACGAAATACAAGGACAGTATCTAGCCTACAAGCGTCAGAAGATACAAGTTAACGTTCGGTGGCATGATGCCGGCGACTTCTTTAGTGATGCCTACTTGCAAATGGCCATACGTATTGCCAAACGTTTTCCTGAAGTTAAGTTCTATTGCTACAGCAAAATGGCCAACACTATTACTGCCGATTTGCCACCAAACTTTGATCCTAACTGGAGTGAAGGCGCTAAGGGCGAACAGCGTAAAGTAATTAAGATTCACCAACAGCAGACTGGTAAACGTGTCAAACACAGCCAAATTGTTCCACGTGAAATGTTTAAAGGCCTATTAGAACGTATACCAGATCCGTTTGATCTTAAGGGTAAGGATAAGATCTGGGGTTACAAAGAAGGTGCTTTAGAAGAACTAAAAAATCGCATAGCTCAAGCCTACAATGTTCCTGTTGAAAGCATTCTTGACTATGACGAATGGACAGATTTGCCTGATGAACAGCACGATCCAGAAACACCAAAGTGGAACGTTATTGTTCGTCCTGGATTCCCCGACACAAGTGCCAACAGTCGTGACGTTATTGGCACATACTTGCTAGAACACTAATGAGAGCACACGAGATACTTGATAAACCCACACTGTCCCCTGAGCAGTTGGCCAAGCGACACAGTGTATCTGTTGAATATATTAAACAACAGTTAGCTAAAGGTATCTCCGTGGAACATGAGCATACAAAAAACACAGCAACCGCCCGTGAAATCGCTCTAGATCATCTTAAAGAGCGCCCCGACTACTACACACAGTTAGCAAAGTTTGACTGACAAAGTTAGTCCAAAATTTGGTAAATACTTTACCATTATAAAGGACTTTCGATGAAAAAAATTCTCTTTTCACTAATTCTCGCGGCGTTAAGCATATCAGGTTATGCTTGGGATCAACGAGCTCCATTGGCACCACAGGCTTGCCAACCACATAGCCCGTACGGCTTTGCACAAACAGCACGTCAAGTGCAACCTATTTGCCGTGAAGCATACCTAGTAGCATATGATGCTCCTGTCAAGATACCTGCTTATGTAGCCTACACATTGTTACCACAAAACGCATTGGGTTGTTTCCCACGCACAAACGCTTTCGTTGCCGACGCAAGTGTACAAGGTGGTGCTCGTCCAGATGATTACGCTGGCACTGGCTACGATAAAGGACACGCTGCCCCAGACGGTGATTTAAGCTGGAGTGCTATTGTAGAGTACGAAAGTTTTTTAATGACAAATATGTACCCACAACACGGAAGCCTAAATCGTGGGATATGGAAATTACTGGAAACGTCTGTAAGAGGATGGTCGGTACAACTGAATCAACCCTTTACGATATACGTTGGCGCATTCTATGGCGCTGGTGATGAGTTTATCGGTGCAAAGAAAGATATCATTGTTCCACATGGATATTATAAAATTGTAATTAACAATGCTACAGGTGCAGTTGCTGGATGGGCATTTCCGCACACCAAGCCCTATGTTAACCTAGGCAATGACTTAACTAAGTTCCGTGTTCCAGTAGCACAGATTCAACAACAAGCTGGTGTACAATATAAGTTTCCAGCTAACGCCAAAGAACTTGCACCTGGTCAAGAATGGCCAGTGGACTTTGGTGCGTTAACAAATGCTAAACGTGCTAAATGCGGTAAGAACGCAGAGTAAGATCTGTTTACCCAAAACAAAACCCGCCTAGGCGGGTTTTTTGTTGAACTGTTATTGTTATTATACAAGTTGATAAGAAAGAGTGCGGCTTACATTTGGCCATTGAGTCAAATACGGAAGATCGTTAAAATGATTCTGTGTAAATTCTGTTGAATTATTAAATCTATAGGTAATAGCAACGCTAGTTGCAGTAACATTAACATCTGATACATAGTTGCTCAATGCCGCAGCCGGAATAGCTGTAATTAATTCTTCGCCATCTGCATTTGTTGCGCCTTCAGGAAACGAATAGGTTATAATATGATCAAATGGTTGCTCAATACCAGTTTGTACATAATGGTCAGGTAACAATGGGAATCCATGTGATCCAACATAGTCCAAGAAATCCAAATCCATTGCAACAGTTTTTAATGAATCAACTTGACCGTATGTTTCTAAATCAGCAAACGTAGTTGTGTATGTTTTTGTAAGTCCATCGTCGCTTAATGTTTCATTGACAGTTACTTTTCCTGCATCAATGAATGTTTGTCCAGCGGCAGCTACGGCAGCATGAATTGCAGAGCCAGACTCATTATAAAATTGTACTGACGTGCTAGAGCGCTTTGATTTTTTAATTTCGGTGATCATGTAGGAATCCTTTATTAGTGTATTTATAACTTAATACTTGAGTATTACTTTTGTGCCCGTTGTATTTCTGCAACAATTTGGGAATTCTGGGCAAAAACAGCCCATTTCTGTTGTATAATTAAGGTGTTGCAACAAACAAGCAACATTTTTTAACTACACACAGGAGTGTAAAAATGCAAGTTATTGTTTCTAATTTTTCAAACGAAGCACCCCCTACCCGCAAGGGCGGCGCATGGCTCGACCGTCGTATGAAGAACAGCGTTAATCGTAGCCTTTATACTGATAAACAGAGTCTCCTTTTGGAAAAAGTCAAAATTGGACTTGGCGAGGTTATTGAAGGAACTATTTACCCTGTTAGCTATGACAAGAAAACAGCCTATGTAAAAGTTGCAATTGGCTATCGTATTACAGATGGCCAAGCTCTCAAACTGCTCGAAGCAGATTGGGCCAAAGAAGGTGTCTGGGGTAAAGTTACTCCCAAAGGCACAATGTACAAACTTACCCGTTAATCAAGAGGCCCAAAATGCGTAACATTCTAATTGGATTCATTTTGGGCATCGTTGTAGCCACAGTCGGCTTTAGCGGTGTTGCTCGAATTCTGGACAACGGTATTGGTGCTGTTAAAGAGCACAGCAAGGAATTGGCCCAGTAAAATGGGCAAACAAGGTTCAAATTGTGGTTGACGCTAAATTCGGTTTCAACTACAATTTGAATATGTCCAGTGTGTGGACATTTCAACAACAGTCTTTTTATGGAGTAAATTATGACTGATAAACTTTTTAAAGTTGGTGGTGTTAGTAAGTGCAAATCTGGTTACAAAGTTCGCTTTGCAACCGACATGACCCGTGTCAAGATCTTGGCAAAGACAGACACAGATGTGCAACTGTTTGAGTTGCCCAAGGCCATGACCAAAGCTGAGTTGGTTAGCCATCTCAAAACAACTGACTTGTATTCTAATGCCGCATACAAAGAAGCCATTGACACAGCAGATGCCAAGTATAATGCTGTGGCAACTGTTAAGGCCAAGGCTGTTAAGCCTAGCATGGAGTCTATCCAAGCTCGTGCCGCAGAAAAAGCAGCCGCTTAATTGCGGATTTCTCCTTAGTTAATGTGGTAGCCCTACTTCGGTAGGGCAACCTATTTGTATCCAAGAAGACACGAAATGAGCCCGGAACACTAGGTTGGTTGAGCCTACTATCTGTCAAGTCAGATTGTTGACCAACTTGGATATAAATATAAAATGCGTATTACAGAGATTACTAGTCCAACATTTTACCACGGCAGTTCCACAGAATTACCAGTAGGTACAGTTCTAACCCCACGCAACAACTATGAGGCCAATTGGGGGCATACGGACTTTTATCGTCCATTGGAAATGTATCGTCCACAAAACATGCTATCACATAAGCAAAGTGTTTTTATGTGTAGCGATCCAGATGATGTAGATTTAGCTGGTGGTGCAACTGATTGGTTATTTACTGTAGTCCCAGAAGGTCCTGTGCAACGTCACGATCTAAACTGGGGCAGTGAAGTAAGTATGTTAATCGGTGACGGACATGCAATTGACAGTGCTGAAGTTAAATCAGCGGCAGAAAACTATTGGGCAGGTAAGCCACACTACAATGAAAGTGTGTGGGAATATTTGACAACTGCCGCAAAGATTGTTAAAGTAGAAGAGTATTAAGTTATTGCTGTATGAAGCAAAGAGAAAAGGATTCAAGACGGCGGGGCAGTGCCGCCCAGGTCCACCATAAAACACATTATGTACATTGTTTTTGACTTCCAGGTCTTTTTGGCAATGTAGTCGTGCTTAGTGTGTTTTATAATGGGCCTGACACAGGATCGATTGGGTCAAGAGTAACAGAGTGGACAGCAGGGCAATGTGAAAGCCCTTAGGGTTGGGGTTTCCCGGCCGTAGAAGCAAAAAAGTAAACGCAAACGACTCACAGTTCGCATTGGTAGCCTAAACGCCGCCTAGGGTTTCGGTAGCTTTCCTCGTAACAGAATAAGCTACCACTATTCAAATACATATATCCAATGATTAAAAAAATAATTGTAATTGCTTCTATGGCAATTTCTTTGTGTGTTCATGCAAACGAAACTAAAATTGTAGTTCCATATAGTCCCGGCGGCGGTAATGATACTATTGCTAGATTACTAGCAAAAAATATGTCCACATCAGAACGTCCTGTAATTGTAGAAAACCGTCCAGGTGCAAACACTACAATTGGTTCTGCACACGTGGCAAAAAGCACACCAGATGGTCGCACATTGTTGTTAAGCTCGGTGGCAGTATTGGCCATAAGCACACACTTTATGACTGATCCGCCTTACGACTACAAAACAGATTTAATTCCTGTGGCCTATGTTGGGACAGTGTTACCTATGGTAGTTGCAGTAAATTCTAGTTCAGGCATTCAGGATATTAGACAGTTAGTTGAACTTGCACGTACAAGAACTCTTAATTATGGTTCGCCTGGCGCAGGTAATGCTCAACACGTATTCTCTGCTATGCTAAGTCAAATTACTAACACCAATATGACGCACGTTCCTTATAAGGGACAGCCATTGGCTACACAGGATTTGTTAAGTGGTCAATTAGACTTTATGACTGCTGTTCCTCAGGCTGTGTTACCTCATGTACAGACAGGCAAACTACGAGCTATTGCTGTAGTAGCAGACCAGCCATATCGTGAATTGCCCGGAGTACCAACATTGCGTAGTTTAGGATACCCACAGTTTGCTGGCCGTGACCAATGGTTTGGAGTCTGGGCACCTGCAGGAACTCCGGCTGATGTTGTACAACGTCTACGTAAAGAGATACATACCCTTATGGCAGGCGAATTTAAGCAGGAGTTAGTACGTTCATTTATTATTGACCCTAACAGCACACCGCCGACAGATCTAATGCGCGATCAAAACAGAATTGCTAATAGTTATTTGCAACTGTTTCGCGACTATAATATCAAACAATAATGTACTACTATATAGTAAATGGAAAACGTTTCCATAATATATATCTGGCCCAATACGAAAGTTATCTAAGCGGTGCACCTGTACAATTCTATTGCAATACCGCCGAGTACGACAAATTAGATTGGACCGTTAATCCAACTGAATCAATTGAAGAATTGATGGATCAACATGCACGTAGGATCAGGGACAAGTATGACATACTAGTATTCTATTGGTCCGGCGGCACTGATAGCCAAACAATTTATAATGTATTTGCTAGAAACAAAATTCACATAGATGAAATTATATGTGTTGGCAATGCCGATCTCAAATATATGCCAGCATCTCAATTTAATTGGCTAATTAATAATCATTGGGATAAAACGACTAAGTTATCATTTGTTGACAAATTAGATAGCAGTATTAGAGAACAGTTTATCGACAGTGAAGACTGGGTTTACAAAAATCTCGGAGACATTAGAACATTTACTAATTGTGTAACTGACCCTGTTGCTAATATTCAATGCGAACAAAAATATAATGGCCGAAATTGGGCAATGATTTCGGGACATGAAAAACCATTCCTAATATACAAAAATGGTCTGTGGTGGTCTAGACAAAAAGACTTACCAATGCGACAGGTATTTGGTGCTGACAACAGATTAGAATGTTTCTTTTTAGAACCCAAAATTTTACTTAAACAAAGCCATTTATTAAAACAGGCTGTGTCTAAGTTGCCAGTTGAATTATATGAAGGCACAGAAGCTGAACACCTATTCCCTGAAGGTGTTTCTGGGCACAGGGGATTTGCTCGTTCGTGTGGACGCCACGATGAATTAACACCCGGCGTTAGTGCATTACAGAAACAAGTACACACTAAGATATTGTCAATTTCATTAGATTCCAATGGAATAGTAGATAACACAGATCTGTCTACTGCTGAGCCAGTACTGCAAGAGAAATTTAAAAGCCACGATCCGTTGGCATTAAATTACATCAAGGGAATTTACAATCTTGCATCCGATAAACCATTCTTAGAGTACCTAAATGCGTTTGTGGCAGTATCGCCAAACCAGTTATTGCGTACCAAGGGTGTATTCAGTAAGCATTACTGTTTGGGTAAGTAAAAAGTATTACCTAGAATAAAATCCAATCTGTGCTATAATTAGCACATGTCAAAACTACTTCTCAAATACGATGGCACTGGTGTTCCTGAGCACACAGCACGGGCACTAGAAGATTATCTGTTACGCGGCTACGAGCCCGGAAGGTTTCTTACGTCAGTATTGTCTAATGACCTAGCAGGTGCGGCTTGGAGCGCCGATCATATTAATCGAGAAGCACTAATAGATATTGTCAAGTTTCTTGGACACGCTATTCCTAGTGCTGCATGGGGTAGCACATCATCAGTTCATCGTTGGCTTAAAGATGTTGACGGATGTAGAACAGAGTACGCTGATCGAATTGAAAAAGCGCATGTATGGGAAATCTTACAGGAGAAAGCATGAACGAACAAATTAAAAAACTTGCTGAACAGGCATTTCGTGATACTGTCTTGTCTGGCAGTAAACGTGGTGACAAAGAGTTTGACCAACTATACAACGAAAGGTTCGCTGAGTTGATTATTCGGGAATGTATTGAGCGTGTTCGCAGTCAGTATATTCCTGTTCGGGATTCAACCGTTGAAGGGCGAACAAATCCATTTCACCCACAACTCAAGGTTCGCACTGAGCGTGAAGAAGGCGTTGTTGAGTGCGGGGTCAATAGTGTTATTGCATTGGAAGAACTTATCCAGGAACAAACTGATAAGTGGTATGAAGAAAACATTTCGGAGTTGAAAAATGATTAATTTTAGTTTTAATTTAAGCAATCCATTTAGTGATCGTTGGGACAATATCTACAACCGCAGTGCAGTTCTTGGCAAGAAGGCTGTAGAATTTGAAGTCTATCGTGATACTACAATTATTAGCTTATCGTTTAGATGGGCTATTAGACAAGATCACGCTGGCATGAACTTGGAACTTGGCCTACTAGGATATACTGTATCAGCACAGTACTACGACACACGCCATTGGAATGATGAAGCGGGTCGCTTCTACAACTATGATAGTGCAGGTAATGCATCGTGAACGAAGCCGAAAACACCTTTCGTCTCCTAAAGGACGAAGAGCTCCTAGCCACGGGGCGATGGTGTTGGCTAGGATTACATAAGTGGACTAAGTGGTCTAAACCTATGCATCGCAGAGAAGGCGGGTACGATATTGATTACCAGGCACGAAAATGTGATCATTGTGGTGTAATCGGTCTTAAGCAATTAAGGAAATATTAATGAACGAACGAATTCGACAACTTTGGGACCAAGCAGCCAAACTCGAACCCGATCCTTCTTGGGCGGGGCAGACAAAGTTTATGGAAAAGTTTGCCGAATTGATTGTGCAGGAATGTGGTCAATATCTTAACTCTCCTGAGTTTATTGGACGCAGTGACTTGGATTGGGCAATGGTTTTGAACGAACATTTCGGAGTTGAATGATGAACAAACGAATTAAACTACTTGCTGAACAGGCCAACCCAGACTTTGCTAAATTCTATATAGTTGGGCCTTGGCATGCTGAAGATATTGAAAAGTTTGCCGAGTTGATTGTGCGTGAATGTATTGACATTGTAGATAAAGTGTATGACGATCAAACAGGTATGGGTGCGAAAATGTGCCGCAGGGCTACTCCGTACCAGGAGATTATAAACGAGATTGAAGAACATTTCGGAGTTGAAGAATGAACGAACGAATCTTAGAACTTGCCGACCAATGCGAAGGTCGAACTATTTGTGACTGTGGCGAAATCGGATTCAATTTTGAAAAATTTGCCGAGTTGATTATCAAGGAATGCATCGAACTGAACAAACAAGAGTTGGCGTTCAACGCCTTTGAACGGATGCTAAACCGATACAAAGAACATTTCGGAGTTGAAGAATGAACGAAGAATATAAACTTACTACAGACGTTGATATGAACACTGTCCCAGAACATGCTACAGTGGATGACATTCGTTATTTTGAGGACAAAGTAAAACGAAACCCTTGGGATAAGAAGGCTATACTACAATTGGCTACGATTAAGAAACATTTCAGTATTGAAGAATGAACGAACGAATTAAACTACTTGCTGAACAGTCCTGCGAACAAGTATTTGGTGGGAAATTCGGTGAAATGAAACTGACAATGCTTTTTGCTGAAAAGTTCGCCGAGTTGATTATTCGTGATTGTTGGACTACAATATCTCCGTTCATAGAAGATGATAACCTGGCAGAAGATGCTCTCGCAGAATTAAAAGAACAGTTTGGAGTTGAAGAATGATTATACGAAACAGTAATCCCGACCTTCTTGTTGTTTTTAAAGCAAAGGCATTACGAAAGTTTGCCGGAGAAGGCGTGAAATCAGGTGACGAAATCTATGCATCACTAATGCCAAATAACCAATACTACCTGAGTACGCATGGTGTCGTCGGCAGTCGCAATCAAAGTGGAGTGTTTGCTACCGATGCTGTGGAAAATGTTGATTTTGTGAGGGTACCATGAACAAACGAATTGAACAGCTTATTGAGTCATGCACTTATGTAGACTCAATTGGTGTTGATGAAACAGTATATTACTCGTTTGACAAAGAAAAGTTCGCCGAGTTGATTGTGCGTGATACATTAGATCAAGTTGCTGAATTTGGCCGTCTAACACGGGCATATCAAACACAAGGCATTGATCCCGAGATTGATGTTACCCGAGAAGTTTTGAAGAATTTTGGATTTACTCGATATCCAAGGAGTTGAAGAATGAACGAAAATATACACCGTATCAATGACTACATTAGAATGGTGCCAGGACTGCAATACGATGCCAGCACTGGCTTGTTTGAAACTGACCGAAAGTCATTGTATGACTTTGCGATAATGATAATCCAAGTCTGCGCTAACCAAGCAGACAGGGGAGGAGTTGATCCTGGTGGGTCTGTTAGAGAACATTTTGGAGTTGAAGAATGAAAATTATTGCAGACATGGGCCATGGGCGCCGTATGTGCGAAGTAACTGAAGCAGAAATTGTTCGCCTACGCGGCTACTCTAGCAGTTACGACAATGAGTGGCGTAAAGAATACGCTATGGTTGGCGCAGAAATTGATCTGGCCGCAGCCTACTCTACACTAGATGCTCTGCGCTCACTTGATGTAAATCAATTACATTCGGTTGGCAAATCAATTGTAAACCTGCAGGATCGTTTTGATACAATCAAAGCGGCACATGAAAAGCTCATGCTGTTTGATACGCTAAAAGAAGCGGGCAAAAGTAATACTTAATACTACGTTGTATTTTTGCAACATTTGGGTAAAATTTGCCCAAAATCATGTTATAATTTAGACATAGCAAAACACAACAGGAGTTGGAAATGGAAAAAACATACTGGAGCGGCAACGGTCGATATCAAGCACTTGCAGATGCTCTGCACAAGCGTATTCCCACAATGGGTCCAGTAGTTGATGTTAAAAACAATCCTGCTCTAGAACGTTTTCGTATTGCAATGAACTGCTACTACGATCTGTACAACAACGGATTGGGCAATCGTGGTCGTGAGTTTCCTAAGGCATTTAAATTTGGTGCCAGCCAATACAAAATCACTGGCAACTATGGTAAAGAATATAGTCAAGTAATGTATAATCGAACTGAACTGGCATTTGATGAAATCATCATGGACGCGGCAGTGGAACAATTGAACAAAGAGTACGACTATGAATAAACCTTGGGATGTAATTGCAGAACTTGAAAGCGACAACAGTCGCCTGTTTAAGGAATCTGTTATCCAACGTGAAAGTGCCGCAGGCAATGACGAGCTGTTTAAAGGCTTTCGTTATGCTTACGATGCTATGATTACCTTTGGTGTTAAAAAGGTCGAAGAAAAGACTGGCGACGGAGCCGGACTCAAGCCCGAAACATTTTGGCTGTTTGCTGAACAACTTCGTAAACGTGAACTAACTGGTAATAACGCCATTGCCGCAGTTAACCATATGCGCCAAAAGGCAACCGAAGCTGAATGGAATCGTTGGTACCGCCGTATTCTTATTAAGGATATGCGCTGTGGTACTAGTGACTCAACTGTCAACAAACACGCAGATGCCCGCTATCATGTGCCTGTATTTGAATGCCAGCTAGCACATGATGGGGCCAAGCACGAAAGCAAGGTTTCGGGCCAAAAACTCATTGAAGTTAAACTAGACGGTGTCCGTGTTATCACAATCGCCTATCCCAATGGACAGGTTGATCAATATAGCCGCAACGGCAAAGAGCTGGTTAACTTTGAAACAGTTAAGCAACAGATTGCCAAACATGCTATCTTCTTTAAAGAGCCAATGGTGCTTGACGGTGAGATTATGTCAGGCAACTTCCAAGATCTAATGAAGCAGATCCATCGCAAAGGTGATGTTAAAGCCGACGATGCAGTACTCAATCTGTTTGACATTCTGCCACTAAGCGAGTTCCAAGCAGGTGTTAGCACTAAAACGCAACACCAACGCAGTGCCCAACTTCGTGCGTGGATTGCACCTATTGCAGAACACATGCCCAATGTAAGTGTACTAGGGCAAGAACTTGTTGATCTAGACACTAACCAAGGACTTGCTCGCTTTAAAGAAATTAACGCCACTGCCATTGCTGGAGGGTATGAAGGCATTATGATCAAAGATCCCGATGCTGTCTACGAGTGTAAACGCAGTGTGGCCTGGCTCAAGCAGAAACCTTTTATTGAGGTTAGTTTGGAGGTCATTGATGTTGAAGAAGGTACTGGACGTAATGTCGGACGCCTGGGAGCATTTGTTTGCTCAGGTGTGGACGACGAACGCAAGATTACAGTCAACGTTGGTAGTGGCTTTAGCGATGATAATCGAATTGAGTTTTGGAATCATCGTACTAAGTGCCTTGGTCAAATTGTTGAAGTAAGAGCAGATGCTATTACACAGAACCAAGATGGTACCTATAGTTTGCGCTTCCCCCGATTCCTGCGATTCCGCGGATTTAACCCAGGAGAAAAACTGTGATAACTCTTAGTACTGGCATGCCTAGCACACTAGGGTCATACAAGACATTGTGTAAACTCTTCTTCGGCGAAGACAGCGCACAGTATCAATTTATTGAAAGCAAAATTATCCAAAGCCCTAACGGGGAAGACGAAGAAGTTATTGCAGACGAATCGCAAATGCTATACTTATTGTCAACTATGAACAAAGAGCAATCTCAGCAAGAACTTATAAGGAGTTTGATAGAATGAGTGAACGTGCCCGAGAATACTTTAATACCTATCCTTGCCCGAATGAGCCTAGGTATTTTACTCTGTTTGGTTATTTATTTTCAGTAAATTGGGCCAACGATTGTTGGACACATATTACTGATCGTGAAAAAGAAAAGACCAGCTATTTTCTTTTCGGTCGAGTGCGTAACATGCAGGGACAGACCATGTACGAACTTGTTATCTGGCGTTTCTTAATGTTATGGGGTAAGTGATGAGCGAACGAATTCGAGAACTTGCTAAAAAGAGTGGCTTTAGTTTAGATAGTACCGGGATTTATACTGCCAAACTAGAGCATTTGCCTATTACCGACAATATGGAAAAATTCGCCCTGTTGATTGTCAAAGAATGTGCCGGCATCTATGACAAGATTGACAACGGTAACCAACATCTTGGAACTGACAACTACCTAGAAGCAATACAAAAACATTTTGGAGTATAAAATGGCTGCTATTCTAATCATGGTAATTGAGTTTGTCATTAAATGACTTATATCCTGCACGAATCCAACACAACTGCCTTGCAACCCGGAGATGAAGGTTACAATCTTGTTGACGGAGTAAGGCTTGTTCCACGGGCAATGCTGGCCATTAAACACGATTGCCCAACATCGGTCCGAGACTCACTTAACTGGGCACTTGATCGTGGATATGTAGTTCCTATTGCCAACGTGTATAAACACGAACAAACTTTCAACGTTCTAGCTGACAAAGCCTAGACTTTTTAAGATAATTATTGTAAAATATTCATTTAACTAAGGAAAACAAAATGACATGTAAAGGTTACGATCCCAAGGCAGTTAAACTGACCAAAGAAGTAAAGCGCCGGGCTAGCACTATCCCAGATCGTCACGTTCGTGGCGCATTTGTCCGTAGCTTTGTTGAAGTTCTTCAAAGCGAAAGCCGCCAACGCACTAGCCGCAATCAGTCTAAGTAATGGGACAAGTATTCCGTCGAGCCGAGCAGTATCTAGATCAATTTGATCCGGACTACATTGGCCAGTTTGTAGAAATTGGCACAAGTCGTAATGGCGATGACGGTAGTACAAAAACCATTGCTGAGTGGGCCTCTAGATTTGGTAAAAGCCTGTTTACAGTGGATATGGACATCAATAACTGTAACTTTGTTATTGAACAAGACATCCCCAACGTAGAGGTCATTAACCAAACTGGCGAATCTTATCTCAAACATTTTCCCAGTCATATTGCTTACATTAGCTTTTTGTACTTGGATAACTTTGATTGGGACTGGCACCCAGAAAAGACTGAAGACTTTGTACGTGATCAACAGGTCCGCTATAAACAGTTGGGCTTTGAAATGAACAACGTCAATAGTCAGGCTGCACATCTGCAACAAATGGTCTACGCACTACCTGCAATGGCTGAACAGAGTATTGTGGTATGCGATGACACTTGGTACAACAAATACTGGGGACATTACAGTGGCAAATGTGGCGCTGTGGTTCCGTTGCTGTTAAACAACGGATATCAGGTCTTGTACACTGAGGAAAATCCAGAATATGGTACAATACTAGGACGAGGTATACAATGAGTTTAGACTACGAATTTAACAATGACAATCCAGACTTTGATTTGGATACACGATTCCGCGAAATCCAAAACTTACTTTGGAAACATCAATGCGAAGTAACCTTTACAAAAGTAAATGGCGAAAAGCGTACAATGCCCTGCACATTAATGGCATCAGCATTGCCTGCACGTGATGCAGCCAAACTACATGAAACACGCATACACGATCCAAAGTCAATGAGTGTTTGGTGTTTGGATAAAAGTGAATGGCGCAGTTTCCGTACCGCCAATGTAACACACATTCGAGTACTGTCATGACAAGCCCTAGTCTAGAGCATGAATTAGAAGATTGCGACTGGATTGTTGCAAAGATTCGTACAGACTATGATTATGCACAGAGAGTCTATGCGGCACTCTGCAATATGCAATGGCAAAAGCGTGAAGTTATGCCTATCCTTAAAGACGACACTTGGTCATGTACCTGGCGCTATGCAGGAGGCATGATGGCACATATAGCTAGACGCAACGAAGATTACATGGACTACTACTGTTCAGGTAACGAAGGATTTGTTGCTGACGATGTTCGTGAAGACTTTCTAAAGTTAGGATGGCAACCGGTACCATTTGATGACGAAGATCTGGTATAGCCTATTACTTGTTCAACTAACTGGATGCGCTGTGGTTGCAGAGTATCCAGTTACCAGCGCCAGCATGGCTGTTATGGCTGCAACAGGTAAAGGTCCAGCAGATCATGCACTAAGTCATGTAGCAGGGCAGGACTGTGCCACACTTCGTGTAATTGAAAACGAACGTATTTGCCATGAGCACACAGTGGCAGAAGTGGTCGATTTAACAAAGCCTACACCTAAGGTATATCAGCAGACCGTGGTTGCCACAGCCAATGATGTCTTTGCCCAACGTGCAAAAAAACGTTAAACATGTCAACGTAACGTAGCTATCAAACGTTATATATAAGTTACGGAGACATGTATGCAATGCTCAGAATCAAAACCCGCAAAATACGAACCTATAGTCTATGCTCCACGTTGGCTAGCACATAAAGGTGCCTGCGGTGATTGTGACATCAAAAGAACTACACCCTGCAAAGACTGCAATAAAAAATAACCAAAATACTTGCAGTTAAATCAAAATCTTGTATAATTACTACATGCGCTAGTAGCTAAAAGGTTAGAGCAGGAGCCTCTAAAACTCCCATGTACGGGTTCGAGTCCCGTCTAGCGCACCATTTATAAATATTATTGACATAACCAAGGAGAACAGCATGTCACAAAAATAGATTGAATACAAATGTAAAGACCTAGTGTTTCACTTTAACAAAGGACACTTGGCAGATCCAACCATACCAATGTGGGTTGTAAAAGCACATGGCGTCACGTTCTACGTCAATCACGTAACCTCAGATATGCCTTGGAGCACCAAGGAAACTCCTGGTAATGAAAAGACCAAGGGTAGTATCAAATTCAAGAAGTGTAAGTTAACCATTGATCCAGACAATAATGCCACGATTAGTTCGTTGGGTATTATGGATGCATGGCTCAAACATCCCGAACAGCGAGCTGGGCGTATTATTTTAAGTCAAGGGTCTGGTATTCACCGAGCCCTTAAAGATAATGAATTTAAACACAGTAAGCTGAAAGAAGTTATCGGGTCGTGTGGTAGCAGATGGGCTATCTGCGATATCCGAGAAGAATACGATCTTACTATGGCTGCATTAAAGTACGCAGGACAATTCCGAATCCTTGCACCAAATGAAGCCTATTATCAGGACTATGATAACAAAGACTACATTTATGAGGACGAAGAATATTATGAGGACATCGATGATTAATTAAATACTCGATGATAATCATCGAATTAATTGTAGCCGGCGGACTATCGGCAATTGGGTGGTGGGGTGCTAACTACTATGTTATTACCCCGCACCTACCTGAACCTATCTATGCTGAAAAGAAAGCAGAAGTGGAAAAAGCCAAATGACCTGGGATATATACCTAATAACGTTTTTGGCTGTGTTTTTCACTGATGTAATTTACATCTATTTCTTAAAGAGTGTACAACACAATCGTCCTGTGGTAGCAGCCTTGTGGAGTGTGGTTGTAACATTCACTGCTAGCCTAGCAGTAATTAACTATGTTACTGATCACTTTGCTCTAGTGTTTGCTTTACTAGGTGCGTTCTTTGGCACACTACTAGGTATGAAGATCAGAGCATCAGCTGATCAACAAAATTAAGCAACAGCCGATTGTGTTGCCCATTGTGCCAATGGCCCTTTAAGTAGGGTTTATCGTACCAATATTCTTGGCTTTCGGGATGACAGCCAATTAACCCTATACTGCCTTTTCTTATAGCCATTGGGTCACCGTTTGCGTAACGTGCCACGGTTTCAAAGTTGTTGCCCGTAAACGTACAGCCATCGTAGAAATACATATTATAGCCTGTATTATTCCAAGTAACAGGAGCCACAGTTCCGTAGCTACGGCGTATGTCAGCAGTGGGTTGTTTGATATACTGTACTGCGTCTGCTCCATCTAGGATATCAAAATAGTTAAGGCCAGCCCAGTATGCGCCCATACAGATACCTAGATAGCGGCCACCACGGTCAATAAAATCGGCCACTCTATTGGCCGTTTTGCGTCGGAAGAATTCGTAGTATTTGTCTGCATCTCCTATTCCCCCGGGAAATGCTAGCAGGTCCACTTTGCTTAGAAATTCATCTGTGCAGTCCTGCTCAGCGAACTCTACAATGTTATATCTATCAGCCATTGACAAAATTATTCCCTGCCCGCAATCTCGGGAAGCTTCGGGATGGTGTTGATAAAGTGCAATGGTTGGCTTGAACACAACGTATTTAACCAAATGACTTGATTTATAGTTATATGCGTATATAATTACCAAGTATAGAGCACTAAGTAATTACATAGTGCTTTTAGATTAGCTCTAGAGAAAGAAGATATGTCACGTTGTTTTACTTGTTTGAATTGTGGTCGTAACAATCCTATCAAAGGTAATAGTTATACTAACAAATACTGCAACAATAGTTGTCAACAACAACACCGCAGCCGCCAATTGGTTAACGATTGGAAAATGGCCAAAGAGCCATCAGCTTGGAGGCAAGTGCCAGATTGGGTTAAAAAATATTTGATCCAAGAACGTGGTCACAAATGCGAACGTTGCGGTATTACAGAATGGCAAGGAGAACCTGCACCTTTGGTAGTAGAATACAAAGACAACAACAGTTACAATAATGACGAATCTAACTTAGAATTGATTTGCCCAAATTGCAGATCACAAAAATAAATTCATTAACTTAAAGGAAACTAAAATGAAAACTATCGGCGACAAAATCACAAGTTTTGCAGTAACAGGCGTTAAGCCAGGCGCATTGACACCAGACGGCGCATTTGAAACCATCACAGACAAGAGCTTTGAAGGTAAATGGAAAGTAATCGTTTATTATCCAAAGGACTTTACTTTTGTATGTCCAACTGAAATCGTAGCCTACGACAAGTTGAATTCGGACTTTGCTGACCGTGATGCAGTATTGCTAATCGGCTCAACAGACAATGAGTTCTGCAAGTTGGCTTGGCGTAACGCACACGAAGACTTGAAGAAAACTAACAGCTGGTCATTTGCTGACGTAGCTCGCGACGAAAACAGCTTGGCCGAGCAATTGGGTATCTTCTATGGTCCAGCAGGTGCCGCACTACGTGCAACATTTATTGTTGACCCAGACAACATCATCCAACACGTTACAGTAAACAACTTGGATGTTGGCCGTAACCCAGACGAAGCATTGCGTGTATTAGATGCATTGCAAACTGGCGAGTTGTGCCCATGCTCACGCCCAATCGGTGGTGAAACACTTTAATGAAATTTAACCTAGAGTTTATAGTAGAATGGTCAGCTACACTAATACTGTTGTTGGGTGTTTGGTTAACAAGTTTTAACTATTATCCTATTAATATATTTGTCTGTCTAGCTGCCAATCTATTATGGCTCTGGTTAGGATTTATATGGAAGAAATGGAGCCTAATCATAGTAGAACTAGTTGTGGTTGTAATCTATCTAGTAGGCTCTTTTAAAGCATTAACGTAAGGAAAACAAAATGACAGCATGGGTAGATGCATTAAAGGAAGCCAGTATTCCTGACTATGCAAAAGATACAAAATTAAACATTGACGCAGTAATCAAGCGTAGCACACTACCAGTAGAAGAAGCAGAAGCTGTGGCCTTAGCGGCAGCTTTTGCAACAGGTAACAGCAAGCTATGGACTTGGATGGAAAGCCAAATTGCCAACAAAACTGAAACACAGGCAGCACTTACGGCTGGCGCATTAATGGCACAAAACAACATATGGTATCCTTATGTTGAAATGGCCGACGATGAGCAGTTAAAAGGATTGCCGGCACAGTTGCGTATGAACGCTATCAGTACCAGTGGCGGTACAACCAAAGAACGTTTTGAAGCCTATAGTTTGGCTGCAAGTATTGTTGGTAAGTGCCACTTTTGTGTTAAGGCACACTATGAAGGATTAAAGAAGATGGGCTACACCGTAGAACAACTTCGCGATATCGGACGTATTGCCAGTGTTATTAATTCTGTAGCAAGGGTAGTAAGTAACTAATAAATACGGTTGATGACAAAATCAAACGTATATCTATTTCAACCACAGTACGGTGTTGAATATAGAGACGAAAATACTTATTGGCTACCGTACAGTGTGGGTTGCATATGGAGTTATGCAACCCATTTTTCTGACATACGTGAACAATTCCATTTAGCTGATATTATATTCCGCAGAGAACCTGTTGAAGATGTATTGGCACGAATGTCGGATCCTGTCTTATGCGGGTTTAGCTGTTATATATGGAATAAAAATTATTGTCTAACATTGGCCCAAGAAATTAAACAACGTTGGCCTGATTGTGTTATTGTATTTGGTGGAGCAGAACCCAGCGGTAAATTAATACAGCATAAATTCATTGACTGCATTATCATGGGCGAAGGTGAGGAAAACTTCACTGCCATACTTCGAGACATTGCTGCCAATCGACCTATAGAACCGTTTTATCAACGACAACGACTACAAGACCTAGACATTCCAAGTGCATATACCTCAGGAGTGTTTGATCAAATCGTCAAAGACAATCCCAACTTTGTCTGGGCAATGACATTAGAAACCAATCGTGGATGCCCTTATTCATGCACGTTTTGCGATTGGGGCGGAGTTACATACTCAAAAATAAAAAAGTTTCAGTTAGAGCATATACAAGCAGAACTAGACTGGGCTCGAGCAAATCCTGTTGTGCATATATTTGTAGCAGATGCCAACTTTGGTATATTGTTCAAAAGAGATCTTGAAATAGCACACATGATACGTGAGGCCGCAGATAACAGTATGATCAGTTCTGTCAATATTCAGTATCCTAAGAACAGTTCAGAAAATGCATTTGAAATTGCGCGAGTAATAGGTCCTTATAGCAAAGGTGTTACTGTGGCATTACAAAGTAACAACGACAATACCTTAGATGCAATCAAACGTAAAAATCTTGCCATTAATGATGTACAGAAGTTAATGAAGTTGAGCCAACAGCACAAGATACCAACCTATACAGAATTAATTATTGGTCTGCCCAATGAAACACTAGAGTCCTGGAAGCAGGGCATAGCTGATACGCTAGAAATGGGACAGCATCAAACCATTGAAGTATTTTTTGCTCAACTATTGGAAAACAGTGAATTATCTCAACCTGCCAGCAGACAGCAGTATGGTATTAAATCTGTAACAGTAAGAGATTTTGTTACACTATATCACCAAGATGACTGGCGTGGTATCGATGAAGATATGGAATTGGTACAGTCAACCGACACTATGAGCCTAGATGACATTGTTGATGGTTATCTATATGCGGCCACTGTTATTAATTTTCACATACATGGCTATAGTCATCTGTATGCCAAGTATTGCAGAAACGTATTAGGTATATCCTATAGACAATTCTACGATCAACTGTTCGAACAATTCCGCATAGGAGACTTTGCCGAACAGTTTGTCAAGTCTAGAAATATTATACACCAATATCTATCAACTGGGGAAATAAAGGATCTTGAATCATTTCGAAAAAATGGGCATGGGCTTTATCATAACTTAAATTCCGAATATCTCTACGATCATTTGGATCTTACATTTGACCTAACAACCAGTGTTGCCAGAAGTTTAACCAATATACCCGATTCTATCTATCAGCTACAGACTAATTCAATGTATCGGGATTCTGTATCTTATCCTTTAACAGTTGATACTGATGTTGATATAGAAACGTGGGATCGGGGTGCGTTCCAGTACCAAATTGAGCCGAGCACACCAAATATTAAAGACTTTAAAAAGTTTATATTCCGTAAGTTGTATTCAACGAAAAATAAAATTACACGAGTTTAACCAAAATATTTGATTTGTAGTGTTGCTGTTGTTACAATAGATCTAGCTGTTGCGTTAACAGCAAATACTTTAAGGAAATTAATATGTTTGATTTGAAAACTAAAACTGGTAAAGCCTATAAGGCATTGGTTGTTGACGGTGAGTCTTTGACAGCCGCAGAAGCTAAAAAGCGTTTTGGCATTGGTAACTTGAGTGCAGAAGCAACTCGTTTGCGCCAAGCAGGTTTTGCAATTTATGCAAACCAACGTAAGGCCAAGAACGGCGTTCACGTTACTGAGTACCGTCATGGTAAAGCTAGCCGCAAGATCATTGCCGCTGGTTACAAGGCCCTGGCAATGGGTTTGGTCTAATACTAGACTTATTTCTTTTAAAAGCAAAAAGCTCGCTTAGGCGGGCTTTTTTGTTGCCTGTATTAAATACAATATGGGGCGCAGGGTTTTTAATCTGGAACGTGACATTAGAACAACTACATGGGTAGTTGATAAGATTCAGCGCCAAGAAATATACGCACAGAACTTATACGCTGCTCTGTGCAACAATGTTTATCAACCAAAAGATGTCTGGGGCATATTAACTAATATTACCTGGGACACAACCTGGCACAATGCCGCAATAATAGTTTCTGAAATACGACAGCACGAAGATTATCGTTCTTGGTACGGATCGGGATCGGGGTTCAAAGGAACCGACTTTGCTGGCTTTGTCGAAGAAAGCTATGTAACAGAAGAAATTGAACAAGATCTAAATCAAATTGGTTGGCTATTAACTAGTCGCCGTTTCGTTGACATCTAATCAATTTAGTACTATAATCTGTGTATGAAAATAAATGTGATCTCTGACCTGCACCTTGAATTTGCTGACCTCGAATTACCTGGCGGCGAAGTGCTACTATTGTCCGGCGATGTCTGCGAAGCCAAGCACGTTAAAGCTGAGTACGATGTAAACAACATTCTAAACGAAGGTGGGCCAAGCACTGGCAACATGAAGCGTATGGATCGTTGGACACGCTTCTTCCACGAAGAATGTTGCAAGTACGACAAGGTATTCTACGTTGTAGGCAATCACGAGCACTATGGTTACACTTACCATAAGACTGTGCCGCACTTAAAAGATATGCTGCCTAAAAATATTACAGTGCTTGAAAAAGAAGCCTGTGAATATAATGGAGTATTATTCTTAGGTGGCACACTCTGGACCGACATGAACAACTTTGATCAATTGACCTTATATCATATGAAGTCAATGATGAATGATTACCGACAGATTACCATGCTTAACGAAGCTAAGAGTGTTTACCATCGCTTGGTTCCTGAGCATACTACTACCGAACACGTTAAGACAAAACAGTTGTTTAAGTTTTATCTAGAAGAAAACCGCAAACGTGACAACCCCTTGCCTGTGGTTGTACTAACACATCATGCACCTAGCAAGTTATCTACACATCCGCACTATGCCGACGACACTATTATGAATGGTGCCTACAGCAGTGACTTGTCAGAGTTTATTCTAGACAATCCAGAAATTCGAGTTTGGACACACGGGCATACACATGATCCGTTTGACTACCAAATTGGCGATACTCGTATTATTTGCAATCCACGCGGTTATGCAGGATACGAGTCAAGAGCCGCTGATTTCGATCCAACTTTTGGATTTGAAATTTAACCTGGGCACAGGTTATCTTATAACTACAATGTGTAGTTTTTACATACTTTTATAAAAGGAAAATAAATGAAGAAAATTTTAGCAATCTTGGCTTTGGCCGTTTCTAGTTCTGCTTTTGCAGTATCTTATGTATCCGTTGACGTTGATAACGTTTTAGGTCGTAATGGTTCTGGCGATAGCACAGCACAATACATTCGTGCTGGTAAGGAAATTGGCGGAATCCAATACGGCTTGCAAGGCCGCACAGCCACAATGAAAGACAATTCAGGTATCTTGTCTAGTGTTGAGGTTACTGCCGCAAAGAACGGTATCAACTTTAAAGGCATCACACCATTTGTTGGTGCAGGTCATGACAATGGCTTCAACGGTGGCACAGCTTACAACTATGGTCTAGTTGGTGCAACATACGGTTTGCCAGTTGGCCCAGGTTTCTTGCTAACCGGTGTTAAGACTCGCGTTGGTTCAACAGAAGTTGGCGCACGTACCAAACAGACAGTTGGTTTTGCTACATACAGCATTCCAGTTACAAAAGATGTTTCGTTCAACTTGAATGCTAGCCGCTCAGGTCAGACTATCAAAGAAAACGCATTTGGTGTTGGTCTAGGCTTTAATTTCTAATTAAGACTAACAAAAACAAAAAGCCCATCATTGGGCTTTTTCTCTATTTTAAGGAAAATAAATGAAGAAAATTTTAGCAATGTTATCGCTAGTTGCCTCTGGCTTGTCATTTGCAGGTTCAAGTGCAACTGTTGAATTTGCTGACTACACAAATCAAGTAGCCGGTGGTGCAAATAGTAAACTGTACAGCTTAATTGTCAAACACGATTTAAGCAATACACTTGCTGCCGATGTAGGTTTTGGTAACCAAGTTACTGATGGCACTGGTGCATTAAGCACACGCCTTGAGGCTGGTCTAACTGCAACAAACACTATATTTGGATCAGTTAAAGGATATACTCGTATCGGGGTAGGTCAGAAGTATACAAACACTACAGACTTTACATATTACAGTGTTGAACCAGGTGTAAGTATGCCAGTTGGTCCATTTACTGCAAAATTGGGATGGAGATATCGTTCAGCAACGCAGCTCGATTCCGACCAGACACATACTGCTCGTGCCAGTTTAACTTATCCATTAAACAAGAACGATTCTGTAACAGTTGGCTTTGATAGAATCAGAGGCGATACAGAAAATAATGTAGTCAAAGTTAGTTACACACGTAATTTCTAAACTGTTGACTTTAGTTAACAAACAGCCTATACTACGGTATAGGCTTTTTTATGGCCTCTTATTAATATGGCAAATACAGTATATACAACTACATTACCTTATACAAATACAAGCGCCGCAGGAACTTATACTATTGGCGTAGCAAACGGAACCAGTGCGATAGATTACAATACAGGCACATGGACTTCGGCTCCAATGACCGTTAGTCAAAAAGCCCAAATTGAACTCAAAGGTGAAGAGGCCGATATAATCATTAACGGCGACAGTCTAAACGCAACTCTTAAAGAAATTAAAGAAGCATTACGTATTCCGGACAAGATAAAAAGAGACGAACATCTCGAAAAGAGCTTTGAAGAGATTCGCGTACTCCGTGAAAAATACGAAGCAATGGTAAAAGAATACAAAGAAAAACAAAAGGTCTGGGACATTTTAAAGAAATAGTTTTTAACTATAAAGATGTTATACGTTATAATATACGCATATGATTAGTACTATTACAGTATCTGGTGCAAATAGAGCTACGCTCGCGGCCACCTGGTGCAATAAGAATTTGGATGAATCTGCATGGTCCCTGGACTTTGAAACAACACTTTTTAATGAGCAGTATAGGTTTACTTTTACAGACCAAAAAGCTGCCACAGAATTTGCATTACGATGGCGGTAAAATTAATAGTTCACACCTTCAGCATGGGCGATGTAGACGACCCAGAAATATATGCTGCCCAACCAATTTGGGAATGGCAACAGACTGACGCTGGTAAGTGGGTAATGGAAAATGCCGTTGAAGAACCTTACTGGGCCCTGCACTTAGATAATACAACCTACAGTTATAGGTACAAAATTGTAGCAACACTAACTGAATCTGATGCAACTTGGTTTAAGTTAAAGTATGATATCCTTAAATGAGCGTGAATGGACACGCATACGCAAACGAATTAAAGAAGAATATAAGACCAAGCCCAGCGTCTTTATGATTCGCGAAGTTATGCGGCGCGAACTTGGATTCACTACACGCTACCACCAAGACTGGGTCACCGATACAGATGGCCGCCATCAACATAGAGAAATGATCTGCTTAGACTTCTACGATGAGGCTGCAGAAACATTCTTTAGGATCAAATATCTATGACAGATATATTTGAAGAGTGGCGGCATCACCGTTTTATTATTGCTCCAAGTGAATTATTGGATACAGACGAGCGACTAGTCATTCTGACAGATTATAAATTTTGGGCAGATAATATCGACGCATTTGCTGATTGGTGCGATGCTAGAGACACAGTAATATCAGAAGGTATGACTGTATTATTTGCCGATGATATAACTTTAATGGAATTTGTGTTAAAATGGAGTTAAGTTACTACACACAGAAACGAAATGAGATGCACCTTATGAGAGTTTTAAACAAGAAATATTGGCCGTACCATGTAGAAGTCAAAGATGATACTGGTGCCAAAGAACGCTGGTGTTACGAAAACTTTAAGAGCAGTGAGTGGCGCAACGTTGGCCCTTACTTTGCATTCAAGCGTGGCGAAGATGCAACCTTGTTTAGTTTGAGATGGTTATGAAACTTCCACGAAATGAACTCAATGGTTGGATTGTAGCAAGTGTGCCGGCACCTGGTCCTAATTCAATTGGCAGCGGTATTGTTAACACATACTATCAAGGTTGGACTCCTTGTATTACATGGTGTGCTGAACAAATCAAAGATGGCAACTGGCGCTTTGTTGGCGAAGGGGTGTTTGAGTTTAGGCGTGCAGACGATCACATGATGTTTGTGTTGAGGTGGGCATGACACAGATCTCACAAAGTCATCAAGATTTTAAAAATGCAGGATGGACCTGCATACACTTTGATCATTCGAAAGTGTTGGACCTTCGAAATGACCACAGTTATTTTGAATTTTTCGAAACTGAACATATTCGTAACCTGTATGCAATCTTTAGTGTACCCGGCGGGCACGACTACTTTTTTTACAATGAAAAAGATGCTACAGAGTTTGTGTTGAGGTGGGCATGAGACCTGTAAAATATTGGTGTACAATTCCAGTCAGTGTGCCATGGCGTAGTACTGGACACTTTAGGGACCTGCGTATTTGGTTGTTGGACAATGTATCGGATTATAACTATGAGTTTGATGGGGTAGACCATCCGTTTACTGATAATCGTGTATACTACTTTGCACTAGAACAAGATGCCGCAATGTTTGCACTGAGGTGGTCATGAGTTATTTTAATCATTATAAAAAAACACACTTTAACTTAAAATTTAAAGCTCAAGACTGGGTGCCTGTAATTGACAGCCTGCGTAAGGCCTACGGCGATAATGATCCTTACCAAAAGTTCATCGAACGCCCTTGGTTTACTCAAGGTCATACTATCTATATCCGCAGAGATCTTTACACTGAATCGTTTACTACATTTTTGTTTCTAAATTGTATCCAGAAAAATGAAGAATAACATGTTGATAACCCAACGCATATACAATGGCGCCGACTGCTATCCATGGCGCCGGACCTTTGCCATTTGGCCAGTTAAAACAATTGGCGGGAGATATGTTTGGTTAAAGACTGTATATAAACAACGTTTTTGGGCGGTATGGGGGAACGGGTTTCACATGGAGCCCGAAGTTGAATACGCTGAATTATTTGATATACTAAAAGATGACTAACACTCCAACCTGGCAAGAGTTATTCATGCTCTTACGTGCAGCCAAAAAAGAGTATGACACCACTTTTACTGGATATTATGAGCCCAGCACACAGGATTTTGTACGCTGGCTAAATGTAAACTATGGTATTAAATTAACTGTGGCCGAGGATGATTTTAACCTGCGTGATACACTTGAAGTTGTTGACGAGCAAAAATATTTGATATTTGTGTTAAAATATGCAACATGAGAACAAGCATTTGGTATAGAGTAGAAGAACGTCAGCCTAGTAAGAGCGACTACTATCTCTGCTACCGCGGTTGGGGCATGGGCGGTAAAGGCGACGGCGACAGCGACCATGGTTATCTATGGTACGACAAGCGTAAAGATGAGTGGCGTGACTACTCAAGCTCTACCTTGGGCAATTCTGCTATTGTTTATTATTGGACTGACGCAGATCCTCAGGGCTGGGTTAAGCAAGATCCACCTAGTATAAAAATTCGACCCGGTTATAATCCGCAAGATCATAGTTACAATGACGTTCATCCTGCTGTAAAAGATGCATGGAAAGATGTCGAAGAAGCAATTAAACGATACGAAACAATTCGTGCCTTAACAGAGAAATAGTATTATGGAATTATTTTACAGCGAGGGCGGTCGCAGTAACCCAGACTTTATATATAAGGTGCGTGTAAGTCGTAAAGCAGATATTACTGCCATGATGGAATGGTGCAATGAATATGCTACTGGCGACAAACCTTATTTTAAACGCTACTATATTGATTGGCGTAACGGAAACGACAATCAAAATATTTGGGGCACTGATTATGCTACCTTTCAATTTGAATGGGAAGAAGCTGCTATAATGTTTGCATTAAAGTTTGGAGCACACTCGTGAGAACCGATAAAGAATTTGCCGACTACCATCTTCGTTATACAGACGATCCTGTTGTTCGCCGTCTGTGCGAAATAATTCTCAATGACAATAAAGTTATTGATCTTGAAGATGAAATAGATCATCTAAAGAATGATGTTGACTATGCCGAACGACAGCTTAAAGAAGCACGTTACGAAATTAAAATGCTAGAAGCACGTACCATTGAAGATATGGCTGCTGAACTAGTGCGTCGAACTGAAAGCGCAGAACGCATTGCAAAAGTTGCACGTGAAGAACGTGACTTGATTGCAAAGAAAAATCGTGATCTAGAAGAAAAGATCAATGTATGGCACATAATGGAGGCGTGACGCTTACTGTAAATGAAGGCCGCGTTTATGGAGCACGTTATTACACTGTTGCACCAGTATTTGAATTTGGTTCAGGGCACGGATGGTATAATCAATATTGGAATGATATGCTAAAATGGTGTTTCGATACATTTGGTCCTACTCCAGAAGACGGTGTATGGACTCCATCAGCTCGTTGGTATGCCAACAGCGCCAAGTTTTGGTTTCGTAACGAAGCGGATTTAACACTGTTTGTACTAAGATGGCAATAACTTACATAGACACAAAGTTTGGTATTGGAAAAACTCTCAAGGTGCCCAAGTTGCACCGTGTTGTCTATGGCCATACTTTTGACGGTGTACCAAAGCAATGGCAGATTAGCTACAAAGATTATCTAGTTAATCAATGGCTCGAAGACAACTGCCAACATCCTTACTATCACAGTCCCGGATATCTCAAAGAAAAGTTCATTGAGTTTGAATGTGATCAAGATGCTATGATGTTTGCGCTGAGGTGGTCATGAAATCAAAATACAGTCGCAATCGAGATCTCCGTCATCGAGTGGAAGTTCCACATTCGGGTGGTTGGGTCTGGGGCAAGGATCAAAGGTTTGTATGGTGCGAACAAAATTGTCAGGACGATTATAGGGGTGCTATGTTTCGCCGGGACCAAACTGTGTGGCATTTTAGATCTGAGCAGGATGCTGTGTTATTTGCTTTGAGGTGGTCATGAGGTATTTCAATCTCAACAAACAGCTATATGATGGGTTTGCTTATCAAATTCCATTCGACACGCCCATACATTGGAGCATTGTAAATTGGATCCAAGAAGACAGGGATAATCGTCGTTGGCGCCAAGGTGTGTTTGTTAGTGATTCTACCAAGAATTACGTCGAGTTGAAAAGCCAAGAAGATTTAACTTATTTTTTGTTGAGATTTGCATGAGTTACGAGGAGTGGTTTCATACCAAACACCCACCAGAAGGATACAGTAGCAGACTCTATCAAGTTGAGCCTGGTTGCGAGTACGGCTATAAAGAACCTGATGGATATGTATGGTATCGTATACAATGTAGCTACTGGTTTGGTGATTGGATTGAAGAACAAGACACAACAACGTGGCGTAGCTATGGTGGCCGTCATCGTGCTATCTACATTGTGCGTGAAGATTTGTTGACCTTGATAAAGTTGAAATGGTTATGAAGCAACATGGCATAGTTATCGAACACTGGGACTGGAAACTAAAGCAGGATGTTAGGCATTGGCTAGGTTTAAACTTTGGTCCAGAGAACAGCAGTCGTTGGGGCACAGAGTATGACTATGGTCTTGAGAATCTCTACATGGATGAAGATGTTTATACCTGGTATAAGTTAAAATGGGGCAGTCGTGAAACTAACTAAAAAATACGGATACGGTCCAAACTGCTATACTATAGGCACAACGCCAGAGTGGCTTGAAATGGTCCTCTGGCTGTTAGAAAATGATGTTGCCCATATGCATGTATCTTCGGGACCTGAAGGATATAGTTTTATGGTACAATCACATATTGAATGGTTCAATTTGAAATGGCTGTAACTTACAAACAATTTTTGCCACGTAATGGACAGTATGAACTGTTTAGCTACAAAGGTAAAACAAGTTGTTACGACGATCCAGAGTTTGAATCCATTGTAACTCCCGCAGGCATGTTTGAATGGATACGCAGCCAAGATGCTGAGTACTGGAAGCCAATGGACTCTGAGCCCGAAAGCAATGTAGCCTTGTATCTAACGCCAGAGTTATACCTGCTCTGGAAGCTAAAGTTTTCCTAGTACTTTAGTACTACTTTTTGTAAATTCAAAAAATGCTATAATACAGCTATGACAACCACTATCAAACTAGACCGTAAGCACCACGACAAGCTCGTGGAAATCGAAGAATGGTGCCGAGCCAGTATTGGTCTTGGTTCGCGCCGCTTTGTTAAAAACACCTGGATGGGCATCGAGGACTGGTTCTATTACGAAGAACGTGTAGAGCAGGTTCCTGAGCTTACCACTGAGCAAGAAGCTGAAGGTGTTATACAGCACGTTGATGCTAGCGATGATGAAGAAAGCGATTTGGTCTTTATCTTCCGTCGTGAAGCTGATGCCATGATGTTTAGTCTGAGATGGCAATGACTGAGTTTGTATTAGGTAAGGATCGCTATCACGAAATAGATATCATCCGAGCCTGGTGTATCCGACATTTTGGTTACGCAGTCTGGCATCGTAAAGATCAAGATCGTTGGTCCTGGGAATCGTCATTTGGGAATACTGGATTTTATTTCCGAGATGAAGCTGATGCATCAATGTTTGCATTAAAATGGCTATGATTGAAGTAAATGTGATTAATGAGCGTGGCGTGTGGACCAACTGGTGGCGCAACTTCTACGAGTACCATACAGCACAAGGACTCGATATGCAGAACGGTGATGTAATCACGCAGGCATTAACTAAGTGGCATGCCGTAGAAGAAGATCAAGAATCGCCGGTGTTTTATTTTGAAGATGAACGTGATTATGTTATGTTTATGTTGAGGTGGGCATAATGTCTGACAAGTTTATAGTACATGTTACTAAAGGTTATTGGGAAGATGCATGGCCCAAGTATTTTGATAACTTTTTTAAACATTGTCAGACTATTGCTCGTGCCAATGGGTGGGATCCGGGTACAGTAATGAACCATGAGCTTCGTCCCGTTGGCGGGCGGTTTGTTGCAACAAAAACACAAGGATGGTATTTACGTTGGGACAATGAATCTAGTCATACAGCATTTGTATTGAGGTGGTCATGAAAGTACATCTGTTTAATCATTGGTTCAAACACAAGATTCCAATTGATGCTCATATCGAGCAGATTAAAGATAGCTGGCTTAAGGATCAAATACGATACAGTAATCTTTGGCGCTGGCTCAATGACAAATACGATGTTGGACAATACTACAACTGGAAAGAAGGTCGCAACTATTTGACATTTCACAATGAACAACACTATCTAATGTTTTTATTAAAGCTATGACAGAAGTGTGGACATACATTGACGGTAAAAAGGTTATGATTCCTATGACTCCTTGCGAGGCCCCGGAGTTTGGATGGCATTTAGGTGCAGAGTATGAGACTGCACTAAACTGGAAGCAACACGATTTTGAAACAATTAACACGTGGTGCCGGGAAACTTTTGACCCGCACACATACAAAATGTTTATGAGAAGTGTCTGGTTCTTGCATGAAAAAGATGCTACAATATGTAGGTTGAGGTGGCAATGATTAAAGTAAACGTGGACGCAAAGTCTGATGTCGGATTGACACAACAGCTGACTTGGTGTTTTGAGACTTTCGGTAACGATGTTCGCACATGGGATTGGAGTTTTGCTAAATTTAACCGACGTTCCGGTACTAAAGAGCAATATCTTGAGTTCAATCAGTGGGCTGTGGTTTTTAAGTTCAATGATGATGCCAAGGCATCTGCATTTTTGTTGAGGTGGGCATGACAGACCCATTAAAAAATCCAATGATAATGATTCCTATGATTAGGAAAATTCTTCCCAAGTTAATAGCACAAGATATTGTGGGTGTACAGCCTATGGATCTAACACCACCCAAATGGGTTACGGTTACTAATCATAATGAAACTGTACCCGAAGGGTATGTAGTCGTAGATGTCAATAGAGAGGTCAGTCACTGGATAGAGCAACAAGCCCTATACATGTGGAAACATGGTGAATTAAAAGCAACAAGGCCCGGATTCTGGGACCGTTATATCATTAGCGAAGAACTATTGACTTGGTTATCATTGAGGTGGTCATGAAATACTGGAACAAAGATAAACGGATTCGCCAACTACGCTGGCACAAAGTCAGTGTTTCCGATATGCATGATCGTTTTGATCGAAATCTCAAGCGTGAACTGCAACTGCATGACAGCCCTGGTAAGTTCTATCTGTATTATGCTGGTCGCTATGTTTGGTTTGAGCGTGAGCAGGATGCCATGTGGTTTAGGTTAAAGTGGGCATGACTTACGATGTTTGTGTTAGCATTAAACGTGATCAGGTTCTTCCTGATATATTATCATGGCTAATGCATCAAAATTTGGTTCAGCATAAGGACTGGAACTTCACAAAGCCAGATTACTTTAAAGACGACTGGGATTACACATTTAAGTTTGTGCGTCAAGTAGACGCTACGTTATTTGCATTGGTGTGGGCATGACTCAGAAGTTTACAATCGATCATCGCTACAATTACATTGGTATTAGTTTTCATTTCTCTGCGGCTGAGTGGGATGAAATTTATGACTGGTGTAACAGCAGACCTGAATACGATGCTTTTGCAACCGGTATAGTCTATAAGACTGAACAAGATTTAACAGCATTTTTATTGAGGTGGGCATGAACTCAAAACAACGTAGAAAAGATGCTAGAAAATGGCAATGGCACGTACATTTAGACTTTGAACATGCAGATCGAAACGGATACGATAACATGTTTGATTGGTGCCGGGACACTTTTGGCAACGGAAAGAAATGTGCAGGCTGGAGAGAATGTCACAATTATATCGGGACCTGGTGGCAATTTACTAGCAAGGAAAAAGCAACTCTTTTTATGTTGAGGTGGTCATGAAAGTAAAGAACACACTGCAAGTTGATTCGATTTACAGCACTCTCCGCGAACGTCTACGGGAGTTTGTAGCAGAGACTCCTTGCCTATATACAAATGACGCAAACGCAGTTAATATTGTGTGTCAGTATTTCTCTCACTGGCAGTATAATGGTGCTGCACCATTTGAAGAAATCATGCTGTGGTGTGAAGAACATTTTGGACGCGATTGGATTTGGAGATTTGAAACAATCTTCTTCAAGCACGAGCGTGATAAGGCAGTGTTCCTGATGAGGTGGGCATGATGTTAGCACCGTTGACACCGGCGGAGAAAATTTTGGCTACTATTCGTCACAAACATGCTAAAAATGAGTGGAGGTTTGATTATAATCCTGCCCAAGAACGCTGGGAAACTTATCGCACGCCAATCGATTGGCCACATGGATTGTATAGGTGGCTGTGGGAACTCGGTAACCCACTTAGTGATCTAGCAGGTGGAGAACACAGCGACTGGGACTATCGCGGCGGCTATATTTACTTCTACGATGAGAAGTTAGTTACTGCATTTTTGTTGAGGTGGTCATGAAAAATAAAACAATCACCGTTGATCTTGAAACATGGATGCCAACTGTGTTAGGTAATACCGCTGGTGGTATCCCAGCTGGCACAATAAATGTAATCAGCGTGGGCCGTCAAACTGGTAAGAGTTTGTACACAAAGATTTTGAAAAACAGAATCTACGATAGTAACTTATGTAAAGAAATCTTTTTACCAATGCATCCTGTTACAAAACCCAAATACCAATTCAGTCGGGCTAAATGGCACACTGTTGACATTAGCAATAGCATCTATCCCCTGGGCCGCGAGTATAACGAAATCATCAAATGGTGTACAGAACATTTCGGAAAACATCCAAACAAACCAGATGCGTGGAGTCGGTGGTGGTGCGGGGTCGGGGCAATCTACTTTCGCGACGAAAAAGATTTTGTGTTTTATAAGTTGAGGTGGGCATGAAATCTTGTGACTTACAACTAATATTGGCACGAGCTGTGGAAAGTATGGGACAACCGTCACCAAATCATTATTGGTCAGTTCTCCCAGAAGCAAAAGTAGTCACAGGCAATCCTGTTTATGACGCACAACTTCATCATGTGTTGATCGAATACGGTGTAGAAGTAAAGTTAGACAAAGATTACAACATGAAAGATTACCGTGTGATTGATGAACAAAAGTTTACGATGTTTTTGTTGAGGTGGGCATGATTGTAAAAGAGTATTATCAGAACATCAACTGTAATAAGCCCAAGAACTACTTTGAGCGTTGGTATGCGGATGTATGGCGACGCCGTATTGGCACACCAACTGCACCTCCTGGAATGTTAGAAAGAATCCTAGATGAGGAACTTGAGCAAGTTGGTGCTACCTACGAAAGTACAGAGCGAGGTTATAGAATTCGTGTATACTTTGATGAAGATCAAGACTATACTGCATTTGTACTGAAATGGGCATGAAAGATGATTGGGCCAACGAGGCTTCGACACATTTAGCCCGCCAAATAGATCAAGAGATTATTGATAATATAATGGCAGAAAAACTAATTGGTGATGGATGGACTAGGGCCAATGTCAGCATGGAAAGATATAAAATTACAAATACCATTGTAGAAATTGCAGCCTGGGTCCATATTAGTGCAACAGGCGACTATAAATTGGTGCAAAACTATTGGTATTTTGAACATCCAGCAGACGCCACAGCGTTTGCCCTACGATGGGCTTGACCAGAAATTCAATTAAATATATAATTAAGCTATGAAAGTTTACATCAGCAAATATCGAGATCATTGGCTTAGTCCCTACACTATCGTGGACTTGGCGTTCTTTTGGACTGACTGGAGTCGTTGCCATCGCGATAAAAGCATTGAATCTGCACTAGACGAAAACCGTAAATGGTTTGATCGTCCCGAATGGGCAGAAGCACTTGCTGAACGACTAGTACCCGTTAGTCGTGCTATTCAGTGGGTTGGCGAAAAGATTTACCCACGTATTGAATACGTTAAGATTGATCGTTGGGACACTTGGTCAATGGATCATACGCTGGGCATGATTGCCTTGCCTATGCTACGACAGCTAAAGCGTGATAAACACGGTGCGCCATTTGTAGATGATGCTGATGTACCGGAAGAATTGCGTAGCACCAGCGCACCTCCTAAAGAAAATGAATACGACACCGACGACAATCATTTCAAGCGTTGGGATTGGGTAATGGATGAAATGATATTTGCCTTTGAGCATGAACTTGATGAAAGCTGGCAAGATGAGTTTCGCTCAGGCGAGATAGACATGCTGTGGGTGCCTGTCGATAAAGATGGTAATCAAGTTCCAAAAGGTGAACATAAATATTACCAAATGGATCGTGGACCAAACGATACATACAAATGTGATTACGAAGGCATGAAGGTTGTGCAAGACCGTATTAGCAACGGCTTCCGACTGTTTGGTAAGTATTATCAGGCACTTTGGGACTAATATGGAAATTATCGCAGAATTCTTAGGATTTATGTTACAGCTAACTCTATGGGCTATCTTTTGGTCTGTAGTGATTCGTGTAATTGATCGCTGGCGCAATCGCCCCAGTGAAGCAGAAATTGAATCTATGTACAAGCGTGTATCTAAAATGATACACGAAATTAAACCGGAAAAACATGGCGATATGACTTACTGGTTTGATGCAGAAACTGATCAATTTCTAGGTCAAGGTCGTGATGAAGAAGAAATTAAAAAGCATCTGCTCGAGCGTTTTAAAGGGCATATCTTTTTAATTGACAAAGAGCGAGCACTAGCAGGTCCACGTTTAGAAGAAATCCCACTTGCCAAATTAAAATTAACCAGCGATGGAACAGCAATTAATTAAATGGATGCAGGAGTTTGTGGAAGTTCCACATCCTGCATTAGGCGCATGGGCGCCTTGTCCTTTTGCAAGACAGGCCAGGGTAAACAATAAAATAGCCATTGTAAAAAGCGATCCTGGTAATCTTGTTAATACAGTTGAAGCAAATCTACAAGAACTTGAAACTAAAGAAGTTGTAGTTGTTTGGTTTGACCACACACAGGTGGACCAAGTTGTATTAGCAAGTCTTGTACAGGCATACAATAAAATTTTAATGCCCCATAACTATGTAGTCTTAGAAGATCATCCTGATGCTGAGGAATATGTCAATGGCGTAAAGATGAACTTTGGGTTGGCTGGATTATTAGTGGTACAGAAACTAGACAAGTTAAATACAGCAGCCGATCAACTTAAATCTAAGGGTTACTACAATAACTGGGACCAGGCTGCACTAGATCAAGTTGTCAACTGGAGATTCAAATAGTTCATGGAATTCGGTCGTATAGATTTAACTACGGTCACTTATAATATTACATTAGAAGCACATTTATTAAACCCTGTTCCAATAGACGAAATCAATCGAGTTTATAAAGAATACTGCTTATACAAAAAATTTAAAAGTGTTATGCCAATGGTACCAGGGAGATTCTCTGTACCTAACACTGAAGTATTTGGATATTATGAACAAGATCGACTAATAGCATGGAGCATGTATCGTATTTGGGATAGCCAAACCGTTGTTGTAGACCACCATGCTTGGGATTATGCCAACCCTAAATTAAGATTGGGCATACGCAGTTTACAAAATGAATGTGCTATCTATCGAGATAGAGGATATCAATTTATGTATTTTGAATCAACTGAACCCTATATGCTAGGCCTGCAAGGGTTTAAAATGTTAGGGACTTTATAATGGATATCTATCACGTTTGGTGTGACAAGAAAGGCGACATTAGTGACTCACAGTGGGTTGCTAATATGCGGGGATTTTTAGATCATTTAGTCAAAGAAGGCAAAATGGTCAGCTACAGAATTACTCGTTGTAAAATGGGGTTTCGTAGTATGGACATTCCCGAGTGGCACATTATGATGGACTTTAAGGATATGACACAGCTAGAGTCCGCATTTAAGCGTGTTGCCCCACAAGAGGGCGAGCTAGAAACTAAACACAAAAGTTTTAATCAATTTGCCGAAAACTTACAACATGCTTACTACAGAGACTGGCCAGATCAATTTGAATAATATGCTATAATACAGCTATGACAATGCACTTAGCACACCCCAGTTTGAGCCTATCTGGTAAGAAAAAAGGCAAGATCAAGTTTAAGAGCGCCGAAGCCAAGGCAGCGCATGAGCGTCTTAATCAAGAATGGGCAGAACTTAAAAAGCGTCATGGCGCCGAACAAGAAGACCGCCGACGTCAACGTGCCTTAAAGGCTGAGCCACTGAATTATTCGTTGTCAGCTCCGCCGGGCCGTTCAACTACTAACCACATTCCTAGTCGTAATACTGGCGACGGTATTGCAACTACAAAAGCTATTCCACAATATACAGGTACTAAGATTCTTGGCATTGGTACCATGCACAAAAGCAACGCCGTGCCCATCTTCAGTGATGATGAGGCGGTGGAAATCAGCCGTATGCGCCGTGGCTAATTACCAGTACTACTGCGAAGTCAATTGGGACAGTCCCAGTCGTCCCCGCGGCGTTTATACGTTCGATTCTCCAGACCACAAGTATGCCACTAGGTCGTACTATGACGCGGTTCAATGCAGTGACGTAATATGGCGCCAAGGCCCCAAGGGTGGAGTCAAGGTAGTTAAAGACTGCCGCGGCACCTATCCGTTGGGCTACGTCACTGGCAGCGAAAAACACATGAAAAAGTTCATGTTTATTAAACTAATTGCCAAACCTTTGGCATAAGTAAACAGCGTAGATAATGAAAGGATAACGCAAAAGCAAAATGGCCAAAGAAGAGCAAATTCGCATGGCAGGTAAAATTGACGAGGTACTGCCCAATGCAATGTTTAGAGTTAAACTCGAAAACGATCATATGATTACTGCCACAATTGGCGGAAAACTTCGTCAACACAATATTCGTATTCTACTAGGTGACAGTGTAGAAGTTGAAATGAGTCCATATGACTTAAATCGCGGTCGTGTAGTATATCGCAATAAATAATTTGTATGATTACTATTACTGAATCAGCAAAAGCTAAAATTCGAGACATTTTAGCAGAAGAAAACAATCCAAACGTTAACTTACGAGTGTTTGTCCAAGGTGGCGGCTGCTCGGGATTTAGCTATGGATTTACACTGGACGAAGAAAAAACTGATGACGATTGGGATTTTGACCTAGATGGGGTAAAAGTTCTAGTAGATGTTATGAGTGGGCAGTATTTAACTGGCGCTACCATTGATTATAAAGAAGAATTAATGGGCAGCAGTTTTACTATTAATAACCCAAACGCACAAACAACATGCGGTTGCGGTAGCAGTTTTAGCATTTAATCCAAAACCCTGCTTTCTCAAATCCAGCTAAATAAGCTATATAAGGATTTGAGCTATGGCATTGTGGGAATCTAATAAGATTACAGACGTTAATATTGGTACTAGTCCCAACGACGGTACTGGTGACAACATTCGAGAAGCGTTTAAAAAGGTAGACGACAACTTCGCTAACGTTTCTGCTTTCTTAAACGGAACGCAGGTAGACTTTTTAAACTCTACTATATCCAACCAACTTACTTCTGTAAATGCTAGTTTTACTAATTCATTTACAGCAAACGCAACAGGCACTACAGCGGCATTTTCTGCCAATTTAGCTGCCGACAATGTAATTGCAAATACTGGGTTATATAGCGGCGGTACAACTTACTTTGCCAACACAGTATACACATCGGGTAACATTATTCCAACTGATAGTGGCGTATACGACTTAGGTAGTGTTACCCGTCCTTTTAGAAATTTATATTATGTATCAGCAGTTTCTGGTGGTGTTGCACAGACCACTGATGCTGGTCTGTTGGTAGTTCATGCTAACGCCGCAGTAGGTGACGTTAAAGACGTGGGTATTTTTGGCAACATTAGCCACCATTATCCAGTTAACACATATTCGTTCTTTGGGTATCAATACCAAACCAACGATTTTGTCTATAAAATCACAAACAATAATGATGCTGACCCAATGTTGGGTAACAGTGTAGTTTATAGTGGTATATATGGTAACGTACACTTTGGTAGCGGCCTATTAAGCAATACCACACCAAGTACAAGCACTGCAACCGGGGCATTGATTGTTGCAGGTGGCGCAGGCATTGCAGGTAACGTTAACGCAGGCGGCAATCTAACTGTTGCATCGAACGCTACAGTAAGTGGATCTATAATGTCTACTGGAAATGTATACTCAGGTGGGTACGCTGTTCTTACTGCTAACACAATAGGCTGGTACGGTACTCCATTAATTGGAGGTATTGTTACCGGTAGTGCAAGATTTACATCAGCTGAAGCTTCTACTAGTTCATCAACTGGCGCTATTGCAATCACTGCCGGTGGTCTAGGAGTATTTGGAAACGTAGTAGCTGGTGGATTTGTAGGCAACGTGTGGGGCAACGTAACTAATCCAGTGCAAACAGGAATTACCACAGTTGGTAGTCTGGGCAACTTAACTGTTATCGGCACAACTTCCACAAACACATTACAAGCAACGTCAATTGGCGTTACTAACATTACCGCTACCACTATTACTGTCACTGGTTCATTAACAGGTCTAACACAATTAGGTGTTAGTGGTAACATTACTGCCGGTGCATTTGTTGGTCCAGTATATGGCCAACTGCAAACAGCGGCACAGACTAACGTAACTAGCCTAGGAACACTGACTGGATTAACAGTAAGTGGTGCAAGTAACCATGGAATATTGGTTGCAAACAGTTTTAGTACTGCCAATGCAGTAATATCAGGCGGGTATATACAAGGCCTGGCAAACATTACTGCCGCTACAGGGTATATTACCAGCCTAAATAGTACAAACGGTAACGTAACAACATTATATGCTGGTAGCATTAACACAGCCAATGCAGTTATCACCGGCGGTTATATACAAGGCGTTGCAAATGTACAAACACCTAGTGCCAATATTAACTCATTGAGTTCAACAACTATTAATGCAGCCACTATTGGTAACGTTGGTGCAGTACATATTGGTACTATAGGAACAGCGGTACAGACTGGTATTACCGCAGTTGGTACATTAAGTAACCTGTCTGTAAACTCCACAGCCAATATTACATTGGTAGCACCAACTACTAACGGCAGTGGTATTATTATAACCGGCAACATTATGCCAAGTGCCAACGTAACATATAACCTAGGTAGTCCAACTAGTTGGTTTAATACATTCTATGGTGTATCTACACAGGCCAAGTATGCCGACTTGGCAGAGAAATATGTAACAGACCAAGAGTACTCAATTGGTACAGTGGTTGCAGTTGGCGGAGAAGCTGAAGTAACTGCATGTCAAATTGGCGATAGAGCAATTGGTGCTATATCAGAATCTCCTGCTTACTTGATGAATAGTGAATGCAATGGTCAAGCTGTTGCACTTAAAGGTCGAGTTCCTGTGCGTGTAATTGGATTTATTAGAAAAGGCCAACGACTAATTGCTGGTGCAAACGGTTGTGCGGTAGCAGGCGTACCACATTCAAGTGATGTATTTGCTATAGCATTAGAATCTAGCGACGAAGTTGGCGAAAAGATGATCGAAGCGTTGATTTTATAATATGGCAACAAAATTAAGTTGGGTAACAACACCGGGTAGTTTAGGTGATTTTCTTATCGGATTGCCTGCTAGTGTACAATTACTAGTGGCAGATACTGACTATCCCGGCACAGAGTATACATTTACTAAAATAAGTGGAGACTTGCCACCGGGACTGACCTTAACTACTGTTGATAAAGGTCCTGTTGTCACTGACCCGGGTAGTCCATACTATGGACAAATTGTTGCCCATGACTATGTTGGTGTAATATCAGGAACTCCCGTTTACTCAACTCCATCTAATAATTACTTTGATCGCTTAGATTATAATTTTATTATAAGAGCGAGAAGTGCTGAAGGAAAAGTAATTGATGGTAACTTTTACATATCTATCACTAATACAGTTAACCGAGACTTTCAATGGGTTACCCCACCCGGACTGTTAGCCACTGTACCAAACTCGGAATATTTTTCTTTACAATTAACAGCACAAGGTCCATCTGGACAAACTATCACATACAAAGTAATATCCGGCGAGTTGCCGCCGGGAATGGAATTAACACGCACTGGAATATTACAAGGTGTACCTACATTTTTAAATTCCATTGCAGTTGATCAAAGTCAAAATTTCAGATTTAGTGTCAGAGCAACAAACGATCTTGGTCATATCAATGATCGTTCGTTTAGTATAACATTAACTAACGTATATGGCCCAACAGTTGAACCAAGTAGTCCAGGTTCTAAAAATCTAGGAACATATTTTGACGGCGGATACTATAGTCAGCAGTTACAAGTATTAGAATCTAACCCAGCTGTGGTAATACAGTGGTCTATTGTTGGTGGATCTTTGCCAACAGGTATAACTTTATCTAACACAGGCTTGTTAAGCGGCTATATACAACCATTGCAACTAGTAGGTGCATGGGGGCCTGCAGGATTTGACGGGGATGTAGTTGATTCAGGTGGTATACAAACTGATGTACAGGATTACGATTTCGGTCCCTACGACTTTAACCAATTAAATCAGAGCCTAACCTATAGTTTTACTGTACAGGCGTATGATGGTGCTAACTATGACATACAAGATTATTCACTACAGGTTGTTAGCCGCGGTGGATTTACAGCAGACAGTACAAACAAAATCAATGATACGTATATAACAGTTGATAGCTTAAACCAATATCTACCTGTTTTATTAAACACATCGAGAGTCTTACCAGTTGGTCGTCAAGACAGCTATTATGCTTTTAAGTTTGATGGATTTGATTTTCAAAATTATGATTTAACATATTCATTGGCAAACACCATTGGAACATTTGATGATGATTCGGGATTTGATCCACTGGAACAATTGCCAACTAACAATGGATTACCAGGAAGTTTCGACAGTTTTGACCCCGGCGGTAGCGGAACTAATAACTTACCTGGATTATTATTGGATGCCAACACAGGATGGCTGTACGGAAAATTAGATCCACAAACAGAGTCATTGACATCATATACATTTGGTGTTGTTGTAACTAAGACTGTTGACGAAGTAGATTACTCTAGTGTTCCGATTTACTTTACATTAAATGTATTGGGTGATATTAACAATATCATTGAATGGCAAACATCTCCAAATCTTGGGTCAATTGATAATGGTACAGTTAGCGAGCTTTCAGTTAAAGCACGTAGTATTATTGGAAAGCCATTGACCTACTCAATTTATGATAAATCTGGTTTATCTGCTAGATTACCTCAGGGGCTAACACTATTACCATCCGGTGATATAAGCGGAAGAGTTAGTTTTGAGGCATCAACAATTGATGACTATACAACTACGTTTGATAAAAACACAACCACAATTGACAGAACTTATAAATTTACAGTTCTTGCAAGTACAAATGATAATTCTGCTACCTCTATACAAGAATTTACTATATCATTGAATATTATAAATTCTAAACCTTACGAGAATCTATATTTAAAAGCGTTGCCGGCCAACGACCAAAGACAAATTTATAATTCTATCATTACTGATACAAACATATTTGATCCTGCTATTATCTATAGACCCACTGACCCATGGTTCGGTGTTAGAAAAAATATTGAAATGCTGATGTTGTCTGGATTGACGACTAAAGAATTAAGCGATTATCAAACAGCCATAACAAGTAACCACTGGACTAAGCGTTACAGTTTCGACGGAGTGCAAACTGCGGTAGTATTGGATGAATATTACAATGTAAAATACGAAGTGGTGTATATAAACATTGTTGATCCAGCAGAAAATGCCGATGGGCATGGTGCAGCATTGACATTAGATTTGTCTGCAGATATATCTAATCCATATATAGACGAAGATGGTCAACCATACACTGTGGTATATCCTAATAGTTCAGAAAATATGATTAAGCGTCTTGAGCAAGGCATAGGATACATTGACCAAAGTAGTTTGCCACCATGGATGGCAAGTAATCAGCCTGATCCAACAGACAGTACAAAATTTAAAACACCACTGGGATATACTAAAGCGGCCGTATTGGCCTACACTATTCCTGGTACAAGTAAATTAATTGCATACCGTTTAAAGAATGCCGGAATAAACTTTAATAACATTGAATTTAGTATAGACCGTTATCAAGTTGAAGATACATATAGTAAATATTTTGATCCAGTTTCAAATTCCTACTTACCGGGCAAAGAAACTACATTTGATTATCTGCCAACTAAAAACGTTGGATCAATTGTTGCTAGAGTTGATTACGCAGTTAACGTACCATTTAGTGAAATAAATGGACGACCTATCAGTTATATAAATGCCAGAGGAGGTATCGATGGCGTGTTAAATTACACATCTGGTTCTACTATGGTTTTTGCTAAACAAGAAAACTTTAGTAACGTGGGGCCGTACGACGGATGGGTAAATTATTTTGATGCCTGGATTGGTGATAACATTTCAACTACTGTAGTTGAAGGATATGGTGTCACAGCCTATGATTCTTATACTGTTGTTCCTGGTTATTTAGAAAAAGCACAAGGAACGGCTGCTACAAATCAACGTGCCGGAGTTTGGCAAATTAATATAATTAATGACATTGTCTATTTGAGCTCTATACAAGAAATAACCCCAAATGATCGAGTTCAAGTATTAGGGGGCAAGTCTCGTGCCAGCTCAGTTCTCTACTACGACCCAATACTACTTAACGGACAAACAGTTCCGTCATATAAAACATATCTATTAACTAAATCTGCAATTAGTGAACCAACCACATTCAATGGTGGTACAACTAAGTTTATATCACGTCGTGATCAATATTACGCACCAGGAAGTCAAGATAAATATCTTAAATTTCCACAATACGGAGTATTTAAATAATGGCTTCTAACATTAACCCAACAAACATTGACATCACATATCCTATTGCCGGTCAAGACAATGACACGCAGGGATTTCGTGATAACTTCAGTAACATCAAAAACAACTTTGTTGTTGCTAAGTCAGAAATTTCCAACATACAATCTATTTTAGATACTACCCCAACTTGGACTAGTGTGCCAACTACTGCGTCAGACACCGGAATAACCGGACAATTGGCACGTGATAACACTCATCTGTATATCTGTATTGCAACTAATACCTGGGTTAGAGCAACATTTGCTACCTGGTAAAATAACAGATAAATACTTAATAATTTGGGACAACATAAATGGCATCAAACATTAATCCATACAACATTGATGGTACCTATCCGGTAGCTGGGCAAGATAACTCAAGCCAGGGCTTTCGTGATAACTTTACAAACATAAAAAATAACTTTATCTTTGCACAAAACGAAATTAACGATTTGCAAGGTAAAGTTGTATTAACCAGCGCACTAAATGGCCAAACTCAATTTGAAAATGACATGGCTGGTACAGTGCTACGCAGACCACAATTGGCTGCTTGGACTGAAACACTATTTGATCATAACGTTATTAGTACCAGTGTTACACTAGACTTTAACGTTGCTAACTTTCATAAAATTACTTCAGGTAGTTCATTTAGTCTTGATTTTACTAATTGGCCAGCAAGTACTGGTGCAAACGCAATTGGCTATGGTTCAATGCGTATATGGGTTGTAATTACAGATACTGACCACACTCTAACATTACCTGCCAGCGTTTCAGTTGGTGTCGGCGATATTGCAGGATATGATTCTGGCACTAACAGCATAACATTTGATGCCACCGGCGATTTTGTTTTTGATATTAGTAGTGTTGATGGTGGTACTAACTATTTGATTTTTGACTTAACTAGAGATCGTGCCAGTTTCCGTGATCACCACATTTACTACAACCCCGATGAAAACAGCACATTGTTAATTGGCTTCAATGATTATAATGATCTAAACACAGTTAAAGCTCTTGAGCAAGGTCAAGATGTTGTGAGCACATACGGAAGTCATAATAGTGTTATGGTCGGTAACTTAACATTGGCTAACGTAAGTTATTATCAAACAGACAATGGCCCAATGGGTGGATATACTGTTACAGCCGCACGTGGTAGTTTACAGTCATACGCATCTATAGAACCAGTTAAGAGTGCTGATCTACTAGGTTATGTTAATGCGTTAGCATTTACTGGCAATGGCACAGGCATCACTGGCGGTAATGCATTCCAACAAACAGCCAGTATTGACTTCTTTGCTACAGGCTCAAACGTACAGTACGGTCTAGGTGGTAATATTGCATTCTTTACTAGCCCAGATGGCGGAACTGTTGAGCAACAAAAACTACAGGCCGTAAGTATTAACAATGACCAAAGCATGACAGCAATGGGCAACGTTACAGTACAGGGTCAATTAATATCAAATGGTGCCCGTGTTGATGCTGGTACAATGGTTAAGACATTTAACACTGTAGGTAACAACCAGTTTGTTGCTAACATTTATGTAAGTGGTGTTATTATTACAAGTACAAGTTCTGCAACAGTATCCGTGGCTAACATCACATTGCCACCATATCCTGCAAATGGACAGACATTTAGAATTAGTACAACCAGCCCGATTACCTACGCTAACGTAAACACCAGTGATAGTTCAGCTATCCTTTGGGTTCCAACCAACAAGTTTACCAGTGGTAACCTAAGCATTGAATTGTTGTATAACAGTCCAAACAGCACCTGGTACTTGCGTTAAACCAAACTAATTGACTCCTAATTGATGTATGTGTATACTAGCATCATTAGGAGTTTCTTATGAGTAATCAAATCGATTTAGAAAAATATCAAAAATTTGTCGCAGCAGTGACCAGCAGAGAGTCAATGAACTTTGATGATTTGCTACGTAGAATTAACGAACTACGTAATTCAACTAACGTTAACATCAGCTTGTTAATGACTGCTAGTATTGGCTTAGCCAGCGAAGGCGGCGAATTTAGTGAGATTGTTAAGAAAATCTTGTTCCAGGGCAAGCCACTTACTGACGCAGAAATCTTTCATATGAAACGTGAACTTGGCGATATTATTTGGTATTGGACTGATGCATGTACTGCATTGGGCTTAAATCCTAATGATGTTATTCAAGAAAACGTAAATAAGTTAGAGAGCCGTTATCCAGGTGGCACATTTGATGCACACTACAGCGAAAATCGCAAAGAAGGTGATCTGTGAATTTAAAGTACATTGATGTTCAATTTGAAGGTGGACACGCAAAATTAGCTTTTCAAAAGCAAGGTGCTAATTGGGTTTGTGTGATGCCAGAACAAACAATGTCAGATTTACAGGCATATATAAAAGGCGAAGAAGTTAAGCAAACTGTAAACTGGATAGATCTTAACGGCCTAGACAATCCTTAAGGAACTCTATGCGTAAAATCTTAGCAATTGCATTATTAACTATATGCTCTGGAGCCATTGCCCAACATCATCATCACGGGCATTGGCACCGTGGCGGCGGAAGTAATTGGTACTGGATGGCGCCGGCTGTTGTTGGCGGCATTATTGTCTATGAAGCAACAAGACCTGTGCCTCCTGTAATAGTTACACAACAACCACCTGTGATCATACAGCAACAGCAAAATTGCAGTCCGTGGACACAGATACAACAGCCGGACGGTACTGTAACTATTACTAGAACCTGTACACAATAATGCATCCATTACAACCAAGTCTAACTGAGTTATCAAATGATGACTTACATAAACAATATGGTGATCTTATATCACGGATGACCAAGGCCTACCAGTGGGGTAGACCTGACATGGTACAACAGTTACAATTGTTGCAAGTAGGATACCAGGAAGAAATTAGCCGGCGTAATGCCAAAGCTCTTGCTGATATGGAAAAGAACTCCAAGCAATTTAAGAATATTATTGACATTCAATGATGTACGATCAATGCGGCGTAGCATACACTGATACTAAGGAACTTGCTGATTTGTTATATCAAAATCCTGATCTAGATCTTTCAAAGTTTTTTGTACTAGATCCAGAATACTATAATTCATCAGTACGTGCCATGTATGCAGACATGCCCTCGTTGAAAAAATACGAAGCCAATGACATTGATATAGATCAATTTGATCAGGCCATGCAAAGCCATTGGCACATGCCTGAAGAATATAAAACTATGGATATTGCTAAATGGGTATTAGATCAATGCAGTACAGAGCCCGAATTACAGCGTGTTGGCCAAGAGTTATTATTATTTCAAGAGCGTGATGCATTTAATTTGTTGCGTTATCTAAAATATCTAGTGGATACATTTAGAACAAATAACATAGTGTGGGGGCTAGGTCGAGGATCTAGTGTTGCAAGTTATGTGTTGTACTTAATAGGAGTACACAAAATTGATAGTATCTATTATGATCTACCAATAGAGGAATTTTTAAAGTAAACTACGTAGTTTATAAATACCATTTTAAGGAGACTTATGTCTAAACTATATAAAACTGCCAGAGGAAAAACAGTCGACTTTGACAAAATTAAATTGTCAAACGAAGATACCACTGCGGTAGGAAATATGCGAGTTAACGCTCGTGGTGACTTATTAGGTGCCCAGGGCACTATTGCTGCTGGAAGAAATCAGTTAATGGATCAAGTATACGCTGTTGAAGAAGCACCATATAGTCCCAATGACCCAACATCATTTGCTCGCACACAATCTATCGTTGAGCAAAATAGAGCACAAGAATTGCACAATTTGGCACAAAATCTAGTTCAAACAACTAGTCCCGAGTCTACCCCTATTCCAGATCAGTCCAGCCCAATTCAACCATCTGCACGTGGTAGTTTGGCCAGTAGTGTTGCTAAAACACAAACAGTTACACAGGCGCCAATGCCTAACCCTAAGAAAGCATCAGGACCTACAAGAATTTAATTATGTTTGATTCAATTAAAGTAAATGATATTCGAGCCCTAAACGACCATGTATTGGTTGCAGATATGAACTTTGGTGGGCGCACACTAAGCAGTGGACTACTATTACTTGGCGACGATTTACGTACAGCCGGCATTCGTCCACGTTGGGCACAAGTATATGCTATTGGCCCAAAGCAGAAAGATATTACAGTCGGACAATGGATCTTAATCAGTCACGGTCGTTGGACACGTGGTGTTAAGATTGAAGATGCAGAAGGCGAAAAAACAATTCGACGCATCGACACTAATGATATTTTAATGGTGTCCGATGAACAACCAAGTGATGACAATATTAGCGATGCTATTTTGTCTGACACAAAAGACCGCTGGTAAACATGAGTTTTATTAAAAGATGGGATGTTGGAGATCTCCAGCGTCAAGTCGATGCCTGCGCGGCACAAATGAATAGTGGTTACAATGATGGATTTACTCAATGGCATTGTAAACAAGACTTGCTTATACTAAAATATCAACTCGATGAAATTTTAAGAACTGCACCCGTATTCGCCGGCGAAGAAGAATTTATAGAACAACTTGATAAAACTATCATGTGGAAAAGACTTAATGAAAAAACTAATTGACAACAGTGGTGAGATCCACACTTACGCAGAGTTAACTCCGCTTGAAAATCCACAACATGCAGGCTGGTATCATTTACAGGTAACAACAGTATACAATGCCGCTCGCAATCCCGACGATGAACAAGTAAAATTTACATGGATCTTAGATCCTGCTGCAACTCAAAAACTAAAAGAGCTTTTTAATGAAGTGTGATACCTGCAGGCATGAAATACATGCTGATTGCGACTACAATCAAGGACGTTGTCCACATAGGAAACCTATGATAGAAATTCAACCAAAAGATACTAGCCCCGGACACTTTTACATTAGTCTTGTAAAAAGTTTTCTACGCCTTACTGCCTGTGTAACATTATTTCTAGCAGGTGCAGATCCTGCATTGTTGGGTGCATGGCTTAAGGTAACAGCAGGCCTACTAGGATTAGCAGAATGTTTGGGAATACTAGAAGAACTGGTATGAAGTGTTGGTGCTATAACTGTTTGAGCAAGTTAATAGATCCTGTTACACTAATGCCAGTTACTATGAGTAGATTCATTGTATGTCCCACATGCGGCAATAAACGATGCCCTAGAGCAACAGATCATAACCTGGCCTGCACAAACAGCAACGATCCAGGACAACCGGGAAGCAGATATGAGTGATAGACGCAATAGAGATCTAGGGCAAAAACGAAATCAACAAAGGCATCGTCGGTATTGTGATTGCTGGGTGTGCATGGAAGACCCTGAGAAAAAGCGTAGAGTCGAAGAACGTGCAAACAAAAAAGAATTACGTAGCAGTTTAGGATACAGTAGAATAGGATTAAGAAACGTATGATAGAATTATGGACCGAGAAATATAGACCCAAGACTGTTGACGATTATGTCTTTACAGATGAGCGCCAACGTCAACAGGTGTTAAGTTGGATTAAAGACAAAACTATTCCGCACATTTTACTAAGCGGTAGTCCAGGTACTGGTAAAACAACTCTTGCTAAGATATTAATTAACGAGCTAGGCATCGACGAGTACGATGTATTACAAATTAACGCAAGTCGTGATAACGGTGTAGACTTTATTAAAACCAAGGTTGAAGGCTTTGTACAAACAATGCCATTTGGCCGATTTAAAGTTGTATTACTAGACGAAGCAGATTTTCTAAGTTATAACGCACAGGGAATTATGCGTGGTCTGTTAGAAACCTACGCAAGCCAAGCACGTTTTATCTTTACTTGTAATATGCCGCAAAAGATTATGCCAGCGTTACATAGTCGTTGCCAAGGATTCCACATTGACAAAACTGACATTACTGAATTTACTGCCCGTGTTGCAACTATTCTTGTAACAGAAGGCGTAGATTTTGAATTAGACACACTAGACAGTTATGTTAAGGCAACATACCCAGATCTGCGTAAATGTTTAAATTTATTGCAACCCAACAGCACAACAGGAAAACTAATTAACCCGAGCTCAAACGATCGTGGCGTTAAGGAATGGAAACTAGAAGCTGTTGAATTATTAAAGCGTAAGAAGATCCGCGAAGCTAGAGAAATTATTTGTAATCAAGCATCAACTGAGGACATTAACGAAATGTTCCGTTGGATGTATGATAACTTAGAACTCTGGGCCACTACCCCAGAAGGACAAGATGCTGCCATTCTTGTTATTAAGAAAGGTATACTGCATCACGGACAAGTTGCAGACCCAGAAATTAATGTAAGCGCAACTCTAGTAGAATTAACACAGATTGAAGAATAATGACGAAAACTAAAGACCTACACCTATTAGCATTTTATGTAATCAAACCCAAGGATCCTAAGCGTACAGGGGAAAAGGGCTACATGACTAACCCCGAAAATCATCGTTATGATGAGCGCATTGAGTTTACTCGTGGGCTTAATCCCAAGGATCAAACCTATGCTGGCGTTATCCTAAACCTAGCTAAGAAAACTGTTATTGCTAATCGCTATGGCGCATTAGATGGTAACTTTGATCGGCTGTTTAAATACTTCTTAGAAGGATATCCTGAATACGTTATTCAGGTTATGGCACAGTTGGACTTACCATATCTTGAGCAGTTCATCCCCAAGGAAGAAGATAAAGCTATCGAGTCTGAAGTAAGCACTCAGGCCACTTCTGAAGAGACTACAGATGCCAAAGAAGTTCCATCTGCGTGAAACCGGTGACCGCGGATGGTTTGTCGGTGGATTTGATAGGGCTGCGTTTAAGACTACAGACCTTGAGGCTGCGTATCAAATTAACTATGCAGGTGAAGTCAGCGAAGCGCACTATCACAAAGTTGCTACAGAAATCAATCTCATTACCCGGGGTCTTGTTAAAATAAACGGTGAGATCTTTAGTGAAGGGATGGGAATAATCTTCTATCCCGGTGATGTTTGTGAGTGCGAGTACCTCGAAGATACAGAAACAATGGTCATTAAAGTGCCGGGCCCATTAAACGATAAATATACAGTATGAGTATGTTTGACATGTACAGGGCAAAGAAGAAGCGGGAAGTAGATCCCAATGCTCCTCCTCGCCCAAACTTAATGAGTCACGACAAAGTTATTCGTGATCAAAAGGCTGTTATTGAACAAATGGAGCAGACTGTGCGTGTACTAACTGCCCGTGTAGAAACATTAGAGCGCAAAAACATCAATCAAACAGCATACCTAAACGCTGTGCATCAGCAGATGCAGCATATGGTTAGAAAAAAGTAATACTCTAGTACTAGTTTGTTGCAAAAATACAACAAAAATCAGATAAATTGGCCCATTTTGGGCCTTTTTTATTGTATAATACAGTTATTGCAACACACAGGAGCTATCATGAAACAGTCTTACACAATGTATATCTACAAACTGGATCGTCGCTGCAAAACCGGTGAGCGTTTGGTTAGTACTACTGTATGGCGTGATCGTGATGAAGCAGGCATGAAACGTGAAGTTAACGAGCTTTTACTGTCCGGACTTTATACTGTGGACAAGTATCGCATTGTGTTTTATGCTACAATGAAAACTGTTAAAAGTTTAATGACTGGCAAAGAAGTTCAAATCGATCGTGACACACCTTGGTGCTGTAACCCTGCTAGCGAATCTTACTGGAGTATGTAATGCCACGTCATCCGCAACAAAAGGTTGATACACTAGACGCCATTGCGGTAGCTTTGGCTGTCTACCGACAGCAGGGCGATCGTGTTGTTAAATTCAACAACAACGAACCCGGTAATAAAGAACTGATCCTTTCACACTTTGAACAGAAAGATGTCATTGCCGATCTAGACATTGAAGCAGCCGATCAAGTTAAGCAGATAATCGAACATCAAGTCTTGATGGCCAGTATTTCTAGCAAAACAATTCCTGAATTTACTATGGTTGTTTACGAGGCCATTAAAAACAAAGAAGTATCCAACAAGAACTTTGGTGTGATTGCATGGGCTCCTAAGTTGGCAGACGACCTGCGTAAGCGACATGAAATCAAAGATCAAGTCTACCGCATGGGACTTAGCAGTCGATTCATTGGTCAACTGCATGCCAAGGTCACATTGACATATACGGAAATTGATACACGTTATTTGACTCATTATAACACTTTTGTACACACTGGCCATGATGAACATGGCAACTTAATTCACTTTTACTGCAAAACAAAAATTCCAACTGGTAGTATAATACATGCTAAAGTAAAGTCACACGCCAAAGGGCGCCATGCACTACAAGATGCAAACGTGACTTATCTTAACTATGTTAAGGAAGAAAAATGACAGAACAAGTAACATGCCAGGACTGCGTACACAATCGTGCCAGCTGGATTGAGCGCCGATTTAAAATGAACGCATGGACATGGAAGTGTAGCAAGTCCTACACCGAGCCTAAGTATAATCCAGTTGACGGCACAACTACACGAGGCTATTATGATAGCTGTGGTGTTGCTCGGGTCACAAGATCTGTATGTGGACCTGATGCAACAGCATGGGAACCACGTAGCAAGAAGAATTTGTTTGTATATTTGAAACGGATCTAATATGACACGAGATAACGTTTGGTGTGTGGTACTAGGATTTTTTATCTGTAGTATCCTTAATACTATGCCTTTTGCTGATGCTGAAAAGTATCGCAAGGCCATTAGAGAGTGCGAACGCACACTGCCACGTGATCAAAATTGTCGTGCTGTTGGAGTACCAGAATGATTCCCGAAGACCACAAGACCGCAATTATCTGTAACGGAATTCATTTTATGCGTAGCATATCGGAAGCCTACGGCGCAGAGAAAGGTATGGAATTGTGGGAAAGTATCACGTCTGCACTTGATCCTGATGTTAAAGGACAGATCTTCTTTGCTATGATCACTGGCACATACAACGACCGTGTGCATCTCAAAGGCATGGGGCAGGGCGCTATGAACAATGCTGTGGGTTGTATTAAAGAGATTCGCGCATGGTCGGGACTTGGACTTAAAGAAAGCAAGGACATGTACGATCGTTTGCGTGACCGTAGGTTTGATAGCGGTACTAGTAATGAGTTTATCAAAGTTAATCCCGAAGACTATCACAAAGCAGTAGCAGGGTTGCGTAACGTAGGATTTACAATATGAACTACTTCTGGATTGGACATTACAAAGAAGGCACCTCAGATAAAGTATGGGGCTTGATCCGTCTTAACGGAACTGATGATCACTTAAAATACGGTTACCGTACAAACAACTACGTGGCATTCTGGGGCCGCCGCGGCAAGAAACTACAAACAAAAATTCACGAGGGCATTGACACTTACAATGCCCACAAACTTTGCGATAAGAAGATCGATAGCGGATACAAAACTGTTGATAATCTTGACGAAGTTTATCCTGAATTTGAAAACGACCTGCAGGCAACAGCCGTGTGGGCATTACTAAAGGTTTAATATGATTTTAATTTCGATGTGTGTTTGTTTTGCACTGATATTTCTAGCTGGTATGCATTGGGCAGTCTTTGATAATTTCAAAGAGAAACATAGCCTATGGTGGTCTATCGGACTAGCACTGCTAGGCATTTACAATCTAATCAACCTAATAGGGTTGGCAAGTAAGGCATAACATGGATGCAAAAGATGTAATTAATCGCATCAAGCGATTGCAGATATTTGAAGTGGAGGTTCCATTACCTGAGACATTTGCGTTCACAGGCGTAGTACCGTTTGACATGACTATAGAAGATGGCGTTGCCCGTGTGCAGGTCTACGCAGAAACTATAGAAGAAGCTACAATCAAAGCAGAGGAATATTTTAATGGTTAAAGAAATTCCACAACATAAAGACAAGTTAGGACAGGATCTAGCAGTAGATGACTGTGTTACCTTTCCTGCACATAACAGTTTAATAATTGGTAAAGTTATTAAGCTAAACAACAAAATGGTTAAAGTGCAAAAAGTTGGTAGCAAATCATACGGAAGCGAGTGGAACAAATATCCCGACGATCTAATCAAACTTGACAGCAGTGTAGTAACACTTTATCTACTAAAGAACTAATATGCCAGAAATTAAACTAACAGCAGCCTATAAGGTTATCATCATTGAAAGTGAACGTGGATGGGGCACTAAAGTTGACGAAGTCAAATACTTTGACAGCGAAGGCGATGCTATTCGTTTTGTAAATGATTACAACAAGGACTTGCCCGAACATGTACCAGACTGGTATATGATGGCCCGCTACGAAGGCCAGGTGCGCTAATGGAAGAAGTAAAGATAGTCAAAATTCTTCCAACAAAGATCTGGAAAGAGTACGACATGTTCGGCGGCGTTGCTATCAAAATGCAACACGAAGGTGAAGAAGAATTTACTATTGCACAGGTTAATTACGACTGGCGTTACACTAGTAACTCGCACCGTACTTGGCTAGCAGATGAAATCGTAAAACTGCTCGGGGGCAAGGATGAGTCATGAATCCGAACGTGGTCGTGTATGGCGTACAGCAGATGGCCGATCTATTGCAGTTAAAGACATGGCCGATAGCCATTTAGTTAACGTGATTAATTGGATACTTGATAATCCCGATTCCTATCCACTAACTGCCCTTAACCGTATGGTAGCCGAGGCCAACTATCGTAAAACACTGTTGTTTGCCAAAGGCGAGCCCTATCCTCAACTAGTAGGCAAACGCTGGCGCCTAATTGATCCGGAGACTGGCGAAGGCCGTATTGTAAAACCACCTCAAGACTATATTGATGCTGTTAAAGAAAACGCAGCCTATCAAATTATGAGCAAACGTACACAGGCCAAACGTCGAAATGAAACTACCTAACAGAGTTACGCAGGCATTCGACGGTAGCCCGACGCCATTGTATCAATACTTGCCTTGCGGAAATAGGGCAACATTTGATGTTGACAGTGGCATTAGTTATCGCTGTGACCAATGTGGCACAGTTGTGGGTAGCATTGCTCAACCACGAGAGTGCGTAGAAGAAGCTAAGAAGTATAATGTGCTCAAAGCCTTAGGTAGTAAAGTATATTGGGATTATGAACAAGGGTGCGAAGTTGTACCAAATTAACAGTTATACAAATTGGGGAAAGTTAAATGAAGTTTGGCTCGGTGACGTTTATCCAGCTAGCTGGTACGAACACTTGGATTCCCAAGTACGAGATGTCTTTCAGGAGATCACTGAAAAGACAAAAGAAGATCTAACAGTAATTCAAAAGAGTCTTGAAGCGTTAGGTATCGTGGTCCAACGACCAACATACGATAGCATTGATAATTTCATTGACATTGAAGGCAACCTACACAAGCCCAGCATTACGCCACGGGATGAATATCTTGTTGCTGGAAAAACAATGTTTGGATTCCGTTCACGTGAATGGGCCTCTGTCATTGATACCTACACAGGATTTGTTAACAAAGAACACTCAGACCCAATTGTTAGGCAATTTAACAGTGCAAACACTGTTAGAATAGGCCGAGACATTTACTTAGATTGGGGGTCAAAACCTGAAGACCTTGATCAATTTGTAAAGTATTTCGAACAGACAGAATACTTTAAAGACCACAGAGTTCATTTATTGTTTAATGGTGGGCATATAGACGGTTGCTTTGCTGTGGTCAAACCTGGATTAATACTGGCCAGCAGATATTACAAGGACTATGATAATACATTTCCTGGGTGGGACCGTATACAGGTTAATCGCCCAGAGTTTGCATCCAAGCGTAGAGCCGGCCCTGGAGCAAACGGAAAATGGTGGGAATCTGGTGTCGCCGGTAAAAATAAAACCTTTAACCAGTATATAATACAACATGCACTTGATTGGGTAGGCGACTATACCGAAACATTCTTTGAAATCAACTGTCTTGTAATTGATGATAAAAATGTTTTTATGGTTGGCGAAAACGAGCAGGTGTTTAGAGAACTAGAACGACATGGTGTAACAGCACACGCCATGCCATTTAGGACTAGAACTTTTTGGGATGGCGGACTGCATTGTCTAACAGTTGACATACGCAGAGAAGACAGCCCCGTAGATCTATTTCCCGAAAGAACTCAACAACTTACTGTATGGAAGTAAAATGGCAAACTACGCAGAATACTTTGAACGTAACGGATACAAAGCCCGGTATGAAATTGGCGACCGTGTGTTTGGGCACTACAACAAGGTGCCCTTTATCGGTACAGTGGGCAATGATCGTTTGATTAGCCCAGTAACTGGACCCGAAGTTACTGTGCATCTAGATTTGCCCATGAAGACAGAAAATAACATCTGTAGTATAATTGTAGTTAAGCACAAAGATATTAGGAAACTAAAAGACTATGACGCAGAAGAAACTGTTGGGTTACGACGAAAGGCTACTTGAAGTAGATGGCGAATATGACTACACAGGAAGATCATACATATTTGACCCCATCTACGAAAGAGGTCGTGGGTTCATTGTTACACAGGCACTTAGGATGTGTCGCGAGTGTGGATCCGTTATTAGTAGCACTGGCGGCCCAGGTTACCGTAGTGTTTGTTTACAATGTTATCCAGCCTTAAAGGTTGCAGACTTCACCGAAGGACACGTACATGTTATTCCGGACAGAACGAACTGAAATCCATATCTCTGGTGCAGCCGTATTTTGGCTGTTTGCAATTATCTACATCATGATTGAAGCAGTACAGTTTAATCAAGGATACGATACTTTTTTCTGGCAACACAAGACTGTTGAGGAAAAACAAATACAACAAATTAAAATAGCTGAAATGCGCGATGGTTGCATGAACCTAGATTCGGGGGATGACAAATGATTGAATTACGTTGGTACGTGCCAGTTGTTGGCGATAAAGTTTTGCAGTATCGCCAGAAGTATAATGCTACTATATACGCAGGTATGCCTACGCAGGAGCAGATGAATCAAACCGCTAATATGCAATGGTCTAAGTGGACTGATGTTCCGCTTGAATCAGAACGAGATCCTAATTTCCCATGAGTGATCAAGTTACATTCTATAAAATACGACACCGCAAGACTAACTGTTACAGTAAGGGCGGCGTCTATGTTCCTGCCGATGGACATGGTGGGCTGTGGGTCGAAAAAGGTGGCAAGACCTGGGACACCCTGGGTAAACTACGTGCCCATATTACTAGCCACATGAACAAATATAACAACACCGATATGAGTGACTGGGAAGTCATTGAATATCGTTCGGTACCAACTAATGTTAAGCCTGTTCATGAAATAGTAGACCCAAAGAAACTTGTGGAGTTATTAAAGCGATGAAAACTTATCTTACCAGCAAAGAGTTTGCTGACTTATTCTTTAAGCTACATGAAGAAAAGATGAGTCGCAACTATACATCCAGTACTACAGATCGCATTATCTACGATATGTTCTGCCAATACGAAAAAGATGTTAAGGAAACACTTGAAGGTGCAATGTGGGACATTGATCAATACGAAGGAGAAGATGCAAGCCACTCAATTGGTTATCAATTCCATAAATCATTCCGACAGACTGATGTGATTCCTGCCAAGCACATTGATGGCATACTTTGGAGTTGTATGCAGGATGCTGAAGTATTTTGGAAGACTATGGAAAAGGCCTGCAAAATCTTACAGAGCAAAGATGCCGCGGAACTGTACAAAGAGGAGATCTAACAACAATGAACTTCACTATCTGGATTTTAAACCGAATCAAAACATCAATAACGCCGGCACGGCCATGGCGTTGGCTTTATGAGTATCGCCGCCTCATTATGGAAGATAAGTTCTACTCAATTATGACCACGATCTTTGCTGGACTACTTTGGTTTATGGTTGCATTCTGTTTGTCTATGTACTTCTTAGAAGAACGGGATGACATATTTTTTGCATTACGAACTGCAATCTACATGGTACCGGCATTCTATGTATACAACTGGCTAGCTGCACTATATGAAATTTATGATAAAGAACGCATGGCAACGTGGGAAGCACTTAAACAAGATCATCAGGAGTATTCATGACATTTAGATTCTGGTGCAGAGAAAAATGGTTTGAGTACTTAGATGAATGTCAGACATTCCAGCAAAAGCCAATGGCAAAGCCTGAACATTACTTTCAACGTTACAAATGGTGGTTAAAACGTGAGTACCAACACCAACAAAAAAACAATCTTCTATAAAAAAGAAGGGCGCAAATATGTGCCTGCGTATGAGTACGATCAGGAACTAATGGATGCTTTCCCTAAAGGCGCACATCTGGTTATCTGCTACCCCGGCGGCAAGTCCACACGCTACAATATAGAACCAAACTATGCCGCAATGATTGCCGCAGGGCGTATAGCAGAGGATGCTATCAGTTCAGCATTGATGCGGGCCAGTAATCTGCGACCAAAGCAAAAGCCCTTAACCGACGAACAAAAAGCCGCTTGGGAACATTTAGTAGAAGTGTTTGGAGAAGATGCACGTTTTCTAGAATGGCCCAGCGCCCGAGAAGTATGTGAATCCGCAGTCGAAGCTATGCGTGTAGAAGCAGACCAACTGATGCGGCACGAAAGTGTGCGACAAGCATATGAACATTTTCAGTTGGTGTGTGAACTAACAAAGGAACATCGGTAATGGCCTTGTTTACTGCCTGTTTGTTTTTACTGCTAGCCGGCCATCCGGGTTTGGTATTAATTGTGTTATTAGTTAAATTTTTAAGTAATCTTTTGGAATAATAAATGAAAAATTCAGTCATATTAGTTGACGCTGATGGCGTCTTGTTGAATTGGGAATATGCATTTGATATTTGGATGGAGCAACACGGATTTAAGAAAGTCCCGGGTAGCGAGTTTGAATATGATATTGCAAAGAACTACAATATTGATCGCGAGCAGGGCAAAAAGCTAATCAAGATCTTTAACGAAAGTGCCGCAATTGGCTTCTTACCACCATTGCGTGATGCCATGTATTACGTTAAACGTCTGCATGAAGAATTTGGCTATGTGTTTCACTGCATTACCAGTTTGAGTCTAGATCCAAATGCTGGCAAACTGCGTGAAATGAACCTTAAAAAGCTGTTTGGAGAAACAGCATTTGAAAAGGTTATCTGCTTAGATACTGGCGCAGACAAGCACGATGCACTATTACCCTACAAAGGCTCAAAGTGCTGGTGGGTTGAAGATAAACCCGAAAACGCAGAAGTGGGCTATCAGTTGGGTTTGCGTAGTATCCTAATGGAACACGGGCATAATATGTACCATTATGGGCATGGTATTGAAAAAGTAACTAACTGGAAGGAAGTGTTTGAGTTGATTACACGGGAGTGATAAATAATTATATCACACTCTATCAGGAGAATCCCAATGAAACCAATCACCCTAAACTGGGTACTAGCCCACGAACCTTATCACGTTTTTATTAAAGCTGCCCAAAACTTCGCCCGCGAAGTAGCAGAAGAAACAAACGGACAGTATCAGATCAACGTTATCGATCTAACTGAATGGAACAAGCAGGCACAAGACAATTTAACTACGCTGACCACAGACCGTGAGCGTATCATTAACTTAGTAGATAATGGCAGCATTGATCTAGCCACAGTCTACGCAAATACACTTGGCACAATTGATCAAGATATGTATGCTCTAAGTATGCCATTCTTGTTCCGTGAACACGATCAAGCACAACAAGTACTTGATGGCGCAGTTGGTCAACACATGTTAGCCAAGGTTGCTGAAAAAAGCAATATCCGCGGTCTAGTGTTTACATACTCAGGTGGATTCCGCATTGTTCCTAGCCGTCATGCAATTGAAAAGCTAGAAGACTTTTACCGTATGAACATTGGCTGCGGTAACAACCCAGTATCAATGGGCACATTCCAAAGCGTTGGCGCTAACCCTGTACCTATGTTTATTGAAGATCTAGCAAAAGGTCTACAAGAACAAAAGGTTGATGGCGGCGAAACAACGTACACACGTTACTTTATTCTTGGTCACGATCAAGAAACAAGTTACATTAACGACAACGAACACAGCCTATTCTTAACCAGCTTGATCATCAACAAGCAGTTATGGAACAGCCTAGGTGAAAAGGTACAAGGCATATTTGCCCGTGCTGCCTTAGCTGCCGCAAAGATTGAACGTGAAGAAAGCCTAGCAGACAATATTGTTGTTCAAACACAAGCTGCCAAGCAAGGCATTCCGACCGTACGCATGAACGCAACAGAACTTGCTCGTTTCGAAGATGCAATTAAAGGTATGTATACTAATCTAAACACATACTTTAGCGGAGGTCTATTAGACCAATTAATGTTAGGAAAAAAATAATGTTAACCCCACGCGAATTTACAAATAAAATAGAAAAAGATTGCGAAGAGTTATATCAGTATCACGAAAATAGTGTTAAGAGTTACTTTGATGCAAAGCCAAGCAAAGAAGAAATGATCGGCTATTTTAGTCGTCGCATGATTAACGAGCGTATGAACTGTACACAGATTAGCAAACGTGTAGCTGCTTTGCCGTATGATACTCCTGCAGAAGAAATGTTCTTGTTAAGCAAGCAGGCGTTGGACGAAGCAAAACATTTTCAATATGTTAAAGATATTGTTGAAGATATGTTGGGCCATGAAGTTGATGTGGCCGCTACATTAGAAGATATTCGAGTAGCACAACTAAACAGTGAATACGAAACAATTCGCCCGGCTGAATTGTTGGAAAGATTTGAATGTGCAGATGACCCACTAGCACTTGCTATCTATCAATTTATTGCCGAAGGCATGGCACATCGTAATTGGGTGATGCAGGCTAAGTGTGCCCCGAATAAACTAATTGCAGAAAAGTACGAAGAAATTGCTCGTGACGAAAAGTTTCATGCTAGTCTAGGCCGTCGTTCTTTAGAACAATTAGTTACTGATGAAGAAACACAGGCAAAGGCACAAAAACTTGCCGATCAATTTATCGAAATTCTTTGGGACCTACGCTGTATTAAACAACACATCCCAATGTCTGAGCTACACGCTTAATCTCCGTCAACTGGCTTCGGTCAGTTGACTTTTTCTATTTCCTCCTTTATAATTTAATCATGAAAAAACTATTTGCTATTATTCTGGCGGTATTGTCATTATCCGTACACGCTAAAGAAATTGTAACTATTATCTGGCCATTTGATACCAGTAGTAACCAAGCTAACTTTATTAGAGTTATCAATGAAGAAGCCAATAAGATACAAAACAAATATACTTTTATCTATGATAATAAACCCGGGGCCGGCGGAAGTGTTGGTGCAAAATATGTATTAGGTGCCAATGGCATAACCTTATTGAGTTCAAGTAGTAGTTTCTTTGTTAGACCTTTTTTCTACCCTGCGGATAGCCATAATGTAGATGATTTTCAACCTGTAATGATTGAATGCAATGGGCAACCATACAGTGTGATTAGTTCTAAATATAAATCATTAAATGATATACAAAAAGAACCCATCCTGAACATAGGAGTCGGGATCGGTAGTTTAACTGAAGCTGTAGCCAGGGAATTGCAAACTAAATTACCCAATACTAAATTAAATTTTATTGGATATAGCGGAACTGTTAAGCCTATGATTGATTTACAATCCGGAGTACTTGACCTTAGTATCGGACTTCCGGCAGACACACAACAGCACGTAGAAATAGGTAAAATTAATGTAATAGGATCGTCAGGAAAACATAGTTATCCAGGGTATCCTACATTTACTAGTCAAGGATTAACTGGATTCGAAGATATGGTAAGTGGGTACGGGATTTATGCACCTTCATCTATGAATCCACAGTTGGTTAAAGAATTAAACAGCATATTAACCAAAGCAGCAAAACGTGCAACAGCGTTGCCAGCTTTATTTGAAGCTGATAGATGTATTCCTGCTAATTCGGCATACGTTGATACAGTAAAAACCTTTAATCGTTGGAAAAAATACTGGCCAGAAAAATTAAATTCACTTAAATGATTAATAAAAAATTAGGTTACTACACATGTAATGGACAAGAATTTAGTAGTAAAATTCGATGTGCATTGCATGCCAGCGAAGTTAATCAGCCATTGGCGTGGCAGTTTAACAATGACGCCTTTCAGCAACACAAATGGCATGTTGAGCCTATAGAAACATTAGATCAACTCTATGACCGTAGAGCCAGAGAGATCCGAGAGAAATATGACTATGTGGTATTAAATTATAGCGGTGGGTCAGATTGCCATAATATTCTAAAGAGTTTTTATCGACAAGGTTTATTGTTAGACGAAGTAGTGTCTAATTGGATTTTTGAAGCTAGTAAAAATGTAACTGTCATTGATCCTAGAGTTAATGCAGCATGGAATCAAAATGCTGAATTTGAATTAAATGCTAAAGAAAAGTTGCAGTGGATCACTGATAATATGCCTAAAACAAAAATTAGCATATATGATTGTGGATCTAATGTATACAAATATTTTTCAAACGCGGAAGAAAATTGGATCCTAGATGCAATGGGCCCTGTTAACCCGGCTGCGGTTCAACGATATAATTCACTAAGTATTAAGGACATAAGGACAAGAATAGATAGACAACGTTCTGTTTGTACGATAATTGGAATTGATAAACCTAGGTGCTGGATAACTAATAACCAGTTATATCTTGTTTTCATGGATACTATAGCCAATATCATCCCAGTTGGTGTACACATGGACGAATACGATAATCATACCATTGAGAATTTCTATTGGAGTCCTGAATCCTGCGACATGATATCTAAGCAATGCCATGCCATACTTAATTTTTTAAAGGCATCGCCACAGTTACAAAGACTTTGGGCAAAGGATGGACTTGTTGCAGGCGCAAACCAAGTAAGAGAAGATCTACTTAAAAATATTTTATATACTACATGGGATAACTCATTCCAGGTAATTAAACCTGTTGGGGATTGGTATAGTGAATATGATTACTGGTTTACAACTCAACTTATTAATACCAAGGCTGGAAAAAATTGGAGCCTTGGTATTAAATATCTAAAAGAACATATACACTCAGACTTGTTTTCTAGTGAGTCAAGTCTTGAGGCGTGTTTAAGTCCTGAATACTATATTGGCGATATCGTTTAAACCTCCTTGTAGATCTTTAAGATTTCAAGTACAGCAGGGTGTCGTTGGATATCTCGATGATCGAAATCTACTCCAGACACATATTTGCATTTCTTGTAATCTTCTACTAGACGTTTAAAATCTAGCAACCCATTATCAGCTTCTTTGCGGTCAGCTTGTCGAGTGTCTCCTGTGACAATCATTTTGCTGCCTTCGCCTAATCGCGTGAGTAACATTTTCATCTGACTTGGTGTCGCGTTTTGCATTTCGTCTGCAATAATCCACGCATTTTTAAATGTTCTACCTCTCATGTATGCTAGGGGAGATATCTCGATAGTCTGTTCATCTAGCATCTTTGCGATTTCACTTTGACGATAATATTCGCCGATAATATCGAAAATAGGTCTAGTCCACGGCGCCATTTTTTCATTTAAATCGCCTGGTAAGAATCCATGGTCTTCATCATCTACACCCACCGCTGGTCTGGTCACAACTATGCGACTGATCTCACCGGCCCGGTAAGCCTTTAGTGCCGCAAGTACGGCTAGCATAGTTTTACCTGTGCCAGCAGGACCTGTAGCAAACACTATAAGTTTACTAGGATCAGTTAACAGATCAATATATGTTTCTTGTGTGAGACTTTTGGGAAGGAGGGTGATTGGACGGGATTGAGTTTTTCTGTATCCATCTAAACGGACTGTGTTGTTACTACTAAAACTACTTTCTGTTGCTACTAGAGCTTCTGCTCTACGGTGTCTTTTTGACAAGTGTGCCTCCTAATGTCTTTGTGAACTTTGCGTTCACAAAACTATTTAAAAGGCACATGCCAAACCAATAAACTGTGTTTATTTGTTGACAAAAAGAGGCTAAGTATTAGGCTAACTTGGAATATACAAAGTACAGTCTTTCGTTAGCATCCTTCTTAAACGTTTCTAGTTTAAGATTGTACTTGTCCCCTAACTCTTTTACAACTTCAAAAGTCCAATTAAAGATTTCTACGTACGGCCCAGTCTTGTGTGTAATTCCAGGATTAGCACGTAGATAAAAACGCCCACCAACATCTAGTAGTTCGACACATTTTGCAAAGCGAGATTCGATTTCACCACGGTCATTAAAGTTGATAGATCCCAAAGCGATGATGACGTCATGGCTACCCACATAATCCAAAATATCAACCATATAATCAGCGCAGTTGTTGTAAGGATCGATACCGACCAAATTAGATATCCGACCTCTAAATGGGTGATAGCCGCACCCCACGTCCAGGACGGACCTAGGAGATAGCGCATTAATTTCGTCGGCAAGTTGCCAGCCAGTGTAGTCATAGTCATTTGTCCTTGGTTTCCAAATTTCCGCAAAGAAGCGGTGTATGTAACGCTCACTTAGATCGTGCGTTATGTCCCGAAGTGTTCCCACATAGTCGCAGGGTAGACTTAGTTCTGCTTCTACTGCATCTTTAAACTTGCGGTATCTTGCAGGCGTCCAGGGTAGTTGATCCACTACAGTTGTTTCGTCTATTACTATGTTAGAGTACTTGGGTAAATTAAAGGCTTCATGCAATTTTTTTGTTAGAAGCGTAAAAATTTTAGTATTCATTAAAAAAATTTCCGTATTTGGTAAATATTTTTGCATTACGCAAAAATTTCTATAAGTATTTAATCAAAGGAACAACTCATGAAAAAACTATTAGCCATATTGGCATTAATCCCTTCGCTGGCATTTGCTTGGCAACCACATCAGCCAGTTCGTGTATTAATTGGGTTTGCTCCTGGATCGGGCAACGAAATATCATTTAGAAAAGCATCGCAGATAGTTGAAAAGAATAACCCAGGTGTAAACTTTATTGTAGAAAACAGGCCCGGGGCAGACGCGGTTGTAGCTCAAAATTTATTAGTTACCTCAGAGAAAAATGGATTAACCATTAGTGTTCCGAGTCACATGAGTTTGTTTGTGACCAATGACATTTGGCAACAAGACATTAAAAAATTTAAGTATGATTCATTTAATAACGTTGTTACACTTGGTCAAAGTCCCTTGGCATTAGTAGCAAAGGCTACAAGTTTAGTTGATACTCCACAGCAATTTTTAGCCACAGTGAAATCGAATCACAGAAGCATCAACATTGCAGTCGGCGGTGGTGCACACCAAATGGCCTACGAATACATAATGTTAAAACTTGCTGGTGACAAAACACGAATCCAAGCAGTTCGTTACCAAGGGCCTGCACAGGCAGTTACAGCAGTAGCAGGAGACAAAGATGTTGAATTTGGTATTATGCCCATTGCTATTGCAAGACCCTTAATTGACGCCGGCCGGGTAAAATTAGTAGGATTAACGGGAAATAAAGTGCCTGAAAAAATTGCTGGTGCAAAACTATTAGAAGATAGCGTACCTGGTATCAGTGTATACGCAGGTTGGATGGTTAGTTTGCCCCCAGAAACCCCTAAAGAAATTTTAGAATGGTATAGGCAAGAATTTTCCCGAGCTATTAAATCTGCAGAATATCAGAGTTGGGCCAGAGACAATTACATTCTATCCCCAGAAGATCAATTAACCCCCGACGGTGTTAAAAAATACTCTATTGCACTTCGAAAGAATTTTTCTCCTATCATTAATGAACTAAGCAAGAGTAAGGATATTAAATGAAATATATTTTTGTAGCCGGCGCTCCTGGTTCAAAGTGGAGCAGTGTAGTTAAGAACATTTATTACAGCCCAAGCGTCGATCGTACAGATTACAGCGAAGATAGATTATACTATCATGATGCCAGCGGTCAACTTGAACTAATGCATCTTGGTGCATACTATGACCCTGGCATGGAATTTGGACAAATGTTTCATAGACTTTCTATGTACGATAAAGCTACACTAGAAGCTGACTTCAATGAACCATTTACAGGCACAGGAGTTCGTATTATTAAGAGCCACGTGTTTGCAAATCATATCGATTATATCAAGAAAACCTGGCCCGACTGTCCTGTTGTTCTAGTACATCGACCCGACGATGCCTGTTTAGGATGGTGGGTTAAATGTGGGCACTTTGATATTACCTATCCCAACTACGCTGACTATTACGTAAATCTTAAGACCATGGCTGTAAAGATCAAAGAGCAGAATCAAGGTATTGTTGCCGCCGCACTAAAGTATCCAGGGCAGCATCCATTAACTAATCAACAGTTAGCAAGGATGTTAGGCATAGAAGTACCACCCGAAGAATATCAACAGAACTATGGCGCAAGCGATGTAAGAGTAACAGTAATATGAAAAGCAATTGGGAAACAAGTCGGGCACAGCCAATGCAGGCTACAATCCAAGAGTCACATTTCAACTAACAGGCATTCGGACAGAAAAAACTGATCAATTCCTGCGCTGGCTAAATTATAGATAATGAATAATAAATTTTACGATGTTACCCTTGAACAGAATAGCAAACTAGGCTATTATCAAGTTGGAGACACACGATATTACAGTAAGGTGCAGGCCCTAATAGAAGGCACTCGCACAGATCAATTTCCAAACTGGAATTTTAATAACGAAGTATATGGTGCCCAAAATTGGACACACGAGCCTGAAGTAAATCTCAAAGAATTATATCGCATCAGGGCACAGCAGTTACGGGATCGTTACGATTATATTCGACTAGAATGTTCAGGTGGCAGTGATAGCGCACAAACCCTATTTTGTTTTCTACTTAATGGTATTCATATCGACGAAGTTGTATTTCGTTATCCAAAGGCCGGAGGCGAAACTATACCCGTTGATGCCGGTAACTATAAAGTTGAAAATACTCTAAGTGAAGCTGAGTTAGCAACTAAACCGTTGTTACAATGGGTGCAGGTACATTACCCTAAGGTTAAAGTTACAGTCCACGACTACAGCGAAGACATGTTAGAAAATGAAGACCGTGATGAGTCGTGGGTTTATGCAGCCAAAGACTTCCTACAACCAGCACACGTTACTAAGTTTCCTAACTACCACACAATTGACCAACGCATATTAGCAGACTCGGGTAAAAAGATCTGTGTGTTATACGGCATTGACAAACCTAAGATGTGTATACGTGACGACAAGTGGTATTTGTATTTTATCGACTTCCAGGCTAACTATGCCAATCCAGACATAGGTGAGTATACTAATATTACAAACGAATACTTCTTCTGGTCTCCGGACTTGCCTGAGATCAGTGTAAAGCAAGCACACCTAGTACGCAATTGGTTTAGTATGCCAGCTAATCAGCATTTACAATACCTAGTGCGTTGGCCTAATCATAGTAACGCTCAGCGAACAGCATACGAACAAATGGTTAAGCCATTGGTCTATCCTGACTACGATCCAATGACGTTTCAAGTATCTAAACCTGGTACTAACTTTTATAGCGAAATGGACTTTTGGTTTTACAATAACTTTCAAGGACATAAACTATACAATAGTTGGATGGCTGGCATTAATTTTGTTGAACGTAATATTGATCGAAAATACTTTAATATTGAATTTGGCCGTGCGGTAGGCTTTGTTGGGTTCTTAACTCCGTTCTACTATATTGGTGATGCTGTAATGTTTGATAATACTAGACAAAAATTTAATATTACCTTAGGTAATAGATTTTAATGAAAAAATTAAATTTAAGTTTTGCCTGTTGGAACTATGATCGCATTGCCGCGTTAATTGACGGGTGTGTGTCTGTTGAGGGCGCAGAATTGTATTACAGCAATTTACCTGTAGATGAAACATTCTTCAGAATGGCACGATATCAAGATTTTGACGTAGCAGAAATGTCTTTATCTAGTTACTGCATGTCTTTACATACTGAAGAAAGACCATTTGTTGCTATTCCAGTGTTTCCATCTAGATTCTTTAGACATAGTTGTATCTACGTTAATGCTGAGTCAGGAATTAAAACACCGAGTGATTTAAATGGTAAACGTGTAGCGAGCCCTGAATATCAAATGACTGCACCTGTATGGATCCGTGGCATTTTGCAAGAATACTATGGTGTAGATCAAACTACGCAAAAACATTACACCGGCGGGCAAGAGCAGCCCGGCAGAATAGAACGTGTACCACTTGATTTAGATTTTGTGAGCCCAATTGACTCAAATAAAACATTGTCTAATATGTTGTATACTGGCGAAATTGATGCACTATATGCTGCCAGAACGCCAACTAGTTTTTTAAAAGGTGACGGGAAAGTTATAAGATTGTTTCCTGATTTTGCAAACGTAGAAAAAGATTACTATCGGCTAACTAATATATTTCCTGCTATGCATGTTATTGTTATACGTAGATCGATATATGAACAACATAGATGGCTTGCTCAAAATTTACTTAATGCGTTTGTACAGGCTCAAGAGTATGCTTATACAGATTTACAGGAAACCGATGCATTAAAAATAATGTTACCGTGGTTGCCTGCACACATAGAAGAAACTCGTCGAGAGTTTGGCAACAATTGGTGGAGTTATGGAATTAAAAATAATTTAACTATGTTAGAAACATTTTGCCGTTACCACCACACACAAGGCTTGTCTAAACATTTACTTACTGTAGAAGAATTATTTGCTAAAGAAACTTTGTTACAATACAAATTATAATAAATAATTTTGCAGCGCCAGATATCTGACGCCGGACATATAGTTGACGCCAAGAGTAGTAAAACTCTTTTACTGTTGTGATACACATAGAACGCCGACTTCCGTAAGTAGAAATCCTACTAGCCTTTAATCATAGACAAATTAGTAATAATTTTGTATAATTTTTATTGGAGAAAATAAACATGAAAAAACTTTTAACCGCGTTGGTTTTTGCGGCAGTAGCATTATCTGCATCTGCAAAAGAAACTATTCAAATCATCTATGGCTTCAGCGCCGCAGATAACAGTGCAAACTACAGTCGTAACCTGGCTGAAGAAGCAAATAAAATTCAAGACAAGTATAACTTTATCTTTGATGCAAAGCCCGGGGCCGGCAATGCTATTGCAGGTAACTATGTTAAAAATACGCCCGGCAGTATTTTTATGACGTCGGGTGTATTCTGGGTGCGTCCTGCTTTCTATCCTAAAGAAAGCTACGATCCAAACGATTTCCGTACATTAATCACACAATGTAGTGTTCCATTTTCTGTAGCAAGTTCTAAGTACTCATCATGGAAGGAAGTTCCAAAGGATCAACCTATTACCATTGCGACTAGTGGACTTGGTGTAGTTAGTCATCTGATGGCCATTGAGGTAGTTCGAGCATACCCAAATGCAACCATTATTCCGTTTAAATCTACAATAGATGCATTTATTGCTGCTCTCGGCGGCCAAGTTGATCTAGCAGTGGGATTTATTGGTGATGCAGAAAAATATGTTGTTGCTGAACCAGGTAAGCCTAAGCTGAATATTCTAGGGATCACCGGCACTAAACCTGTAGGAAAGTACGCAACATTAGTAAGCCAAGGCTTTCCTACAGCAATGGGCAAGATGAATACTCCTTATAACCTAATGGTACCAAAAACATTCCCAGAAGACAAAGCAAAAGAAATCAGAGATATTCTACTTAAAGTAGAAGGTAAAAAATCTGTTAGAGATTCTTATGCACTTGACTATTGCCAACCTTACCAAATCCCAGAAAAGGATTTAGTAAAATGGTGGGATGAGCAATCTAAATATTGGACTAACTTAACAGTTGGTGTTAAAATCGATCAATCAAAATGATTGAACGTAATCCTAAATTAGGTTATTACACAGTAGGCACTGAGGTTTTCTATTCAAAGCCTCAGGCTTACATACGTGCCACAGAATTAGGCGTAACACCTGGGTGGCACTTTAATACAATCGACTTGGCTAAATTTAATTGGACACAAGAACCCGAAGTCAGTATACGAGAGTTGTATCGAATCAGGGCACAGCAGTTACGAGATCAGTATGATTGGATTAGAGTTGAAGCTAGTGGCGGTGGAGACAGTACTACTGCTATTTTTGCTTTCTTACTAAACGGAATTCACTTAGACGAAGTTGTATTTAGATATCCCGCACAAGTAGACAAGGATGTAACAGACGATCCATGGAACACTAACGCAGAAAATACACTAAGTGAGAAGAAATTTGCCGCTGAACCACTACTGCACTGGATCAAGACAAACTTTCCCGATACAGTAGTTACAGTTCAAGACTACAGTGAAAATCTTCTAAACGATTCATATATGAGAGATGAGTCGTGGGTCTACACTACTCGGGACTGGTTTCAACCCGGTCATGGAATTAAGCACACTAACTTTGGAACTACTGCACATCAAACCCTAGCTGATTCTGGAAAGAAGATCTGTGCGTTATATGGTATTGATAAACCCAAAGTCTGTATTATAGAAAACAAATGGTATGTCTATTATAGTGACCTACAGGCAAATCATCCCAATCCTGTAGTTGGAGATAATACCAATATAACCACAGAGTTATTTTATTGGACTCCAGATTTGCCAGAAATAGTGTGTAAGCAAGCACACATGATTAAGATGTGGTTTGATATGTCCCAGAACGGACATGTCAGGCATTTGGTGCAGACACCCAATGGTAATACAAACCAGCGCACAGCATACGAATATATCGCTAAATCAATAATATACCCAGATTATGATTTAGAAACATGGCAAACATCAAAGCCAACAACTAGTTTCTACAATGAAATGGATCACTGGTTTCATACTAATTTAGCAGGGACCGAGTACGATCATGCATGGCGTGCAGGGCTAAAATTTCTAGTAGATAAAATCGATCCAAAGTATTTCCAATATGAATTAAACAGCCCCGTGGGGTTTAAACCAAATTTAAGTCAACTATATTACATAGGAGACAGCACGTATAATCCTGTATCTCCTAAATTTGTAAATAGAGGATACTTAGAACGTTCTAACATGGAAATTATGGCTATACAGAACAGAAAATTAAAGAAAATAGCAACACACGCTATTTAACTAAGTCGATAAATAACTACATGCCAGCAAATATTAGAGATTTATTAGATAACACAAAAGATATCTTCATGACAGATTCTGCTGTTAGCACTCTGTTGGATTTTGAACGTGTGTTAGATGAACTTGACCTGTATGCCTTTGCCAATTGGAAACAGGGCGAGCTAGTAGAGGGCCCAATTTACGAAAAGTATTTTGTTAAATGTACTTTTATGTGGCCTTACAAAAAGATGCCCGACCCACGTGGCGGCATTCGCTTAAATGAATACGACTGCGATGTTACTTACAAAGAAGATCACTTTGAACATCCAGTAAAAGTAAAAACACCTAACGATTACGAACCCGGTACTAAAGTACCTAAACTAACTAAGAGTCCAGTCTGGTTAGTAGAAATCGTTATGCCTAAGAAACTAATGCAAGACATTGAACAGGGTGCCTTAGAATTAGAATCTGGCACAGTTGACATGGAAGAAATTGATACAGCCTACGAAACAGGTACAGACAATGAAGCCATGGACCAAGAGGATACAATTAATGACCAAGACCAACAATCCAATCTTTGAGGGTCTTGAAATGGGCGATTTAAAGCGCCTAATTCACCCTGAACTACACATAGACGAATTCAAAAGTAAGTTAGGTGACGATGCTGATGTTGTTGTTGTAACTTTTAAAGTTGACAGCAAGGAACCAGCAGAAGACCTAGTTGCATTTATTGAAAAAGGCTATGACTGGGTACTTGACGCTGACGTAAGTTCAGGCGAAATGGACGATGGCAGCTATATTGTATTTGTCGAAATAGATCGTACAGAAGATGCACCCGCTAACATTATGACCATGATGGAAGATGTGTTTAATCTAACTGAACAAAAAGCAGAGGATTGGCGTGTGCGTTACACTAAAAGTCATGATGAACAAACTCTTAGTCTAGAAGCATTAGAATCGATGATTCCTACTAGCCCAGAAAAGTACAATCAATTGTACGGGCAAGAAGTAATTGACAAGCTAAAAGCTACTGCTGGTGTAAAAGTAACAACAAAAGCACCTAAAAACGAGTACACAGAGGCCCTACGCAATATGGCCGGTATTATTCGCTAACCCATTTTAAACTCCTTTTTGGCTAAATATCTTAGTCACTAGGAGTTTTTCAATGAGTTTCGAACTATCATTAGACCAATTAAAACAAATCGTTCCCGGAAACCCATATATTGATCACTGGCATGAAGCCCTGTGTGAAATATTACCAGATTATGATATTGATACACCACAGCGTGTAGCAGCATTTTTAGCACAGTGTGCCCACGAATCTGGTGGTTTTAAAGCCATTAAAGAGAATTTAAACTATCGCCCGCCAACACTACGTAAGTTGTTCGGTAAGTATTTCCCAACGGATGCACTAGCAGAAGAATACTGTGCAAAGCTTAACAAGCAAGAGGCTATTGCTAATAGAATCTATGCTAACCGTATGGGCAACGGTCCAGAAGAGTCAGGCGATGGATATAAGTATTGCGGACGTGGACTTATCCAGTTAACTGGTAAGGACAACTACAGTCGTTACGCACAAAGTTTAGAAATTAGTGTAGAAGAAGCTAGCGAACACTTAACAACTTTTGAAGGTTGTGTACAAAGTGCCGCTTGGTTCTGGGAAGCTAACAACTTAAACCAATACGCAGACAAAGGCGACATTCTAAATCTAACTAAGCGCATTAACGGCGGTACCATTGGATTAGAAGATCGTATTAAACACTACAACCACGCCTGCCACGTACTAGGTGCATAACATGTGGTTGCTACATTTCCTACCAGATAGTTTTATACAATTTATTGTACACACTATCCTATTGGCCGGGATTGTTGGTTGTGTACTATTCTTCTTTGTTGTCAATCGACTACTACGTTGGTTCCCGCCATTATCGAAATATGTAACACTAGCACAGGTTGCTAGTGCAGCTCTTTTAGCTGCCGGTATATACTTCGAAGGTGGGTATGCTACAGAGATGCAATGGCGTGAGCGTGTTGCAGAAATGGAAGCCAAAGTTGCCAAGGCCGAAGAGGAATCTAAGGCTGCTAATCTAGCATTAGATAAGAAGTCAGCAGAGAAGGTCAAAGTAATAAAGGGCCGCGAAGTTATTGTTAAGCAATATATCGATCGCGAAGTTGCAAAATACAACAATCAATGTGTTATCCCTAAAGCATTCATTGATGCACATAACATGTCGGCGGAGCAACCAAAATGAGATATCTATTAGCGGCATTATTGTTATCTGGATGTTCAACTGTTGTTCCAGTAACAGCAAAGTTTCCTGAAGCACCTAAAAACGCACAGACTTGCCCACAGTTACAAAAACTAGCCGAAGGTGCAAAGTTAAGTGACGTTAGTTCCACTGTTAATATTAACTATGCTACATACTATGAATGTGCAGTTAAAATTGATAAATGGAATGAATGGTACGAAATACAAAAAAGAATATTCGAAGGAGTAAAATAAATGGCAGAAGAAGTTAAAGCCGAAGTTAAACCATTATCACGCAGCGAACGTGAAGCACAAATCAAAGACAAAGCAGGTCTAGTTATTGTTATCATGGCCTTGTTCATGGCCATTACTACTTACTTTGCAAACATGCACTCAGGTGCTGGCTTAAAGAATATGTTGAAGGCTACTGATACATACGCTTTCTATCAGTCAAAGTCAATTAAACAAACTATTGCCGAAGGCCAACGTGATGACTACATTGCTCGCGGTGATAAAGTAAAAGCAGAAGCACTACAAAAGAAAATCGATCGTTACGAATCTGAACCCGAAAAGGGCGAAGGTAAACGAGAATTGTTAGCAAAAGCACAGGCATTTGAAAAAGCACGTGACGAAGCAGCCAAACATGGTCCATGGTTAACATTTGCTAGCATGGCATTCCAATTGGCTATTGTGTTGCTGTCAGCAAGTATCTTGTCAGTTAATAACAAGATGTATAAGATTAGTGAAGTTGTTGCTGTTATAGGCATTATCTTACTAAGCCAGGGTATCTGGTTATGGATGCCACTCTAATATAAAAATTCAAGGAGCTAGAGATGTTTAAAAAGAAAAAAGAAAAAGAAACAGCACCAGTTGTCACAGAAATTAATTCAAAAGGCGAGTGGATGCAGAAATACTGGCGCCCATGTGCAGCATTTATGTACATGACCTGCTGTCTATGTGACTTTGCAGTATTTCCAATCATGTTTACTGTAGTCCAATTCTGGGAACAGGAAGCAGCCAATGATGCGTTCCGTCAATGGGTACCTATTACGCTACAAGGCGGTGGACTATTCCACGTGAGTATGTGTGCTGTATTAGGTGTGTCAGCTTATGGTCGTACACAAGAGAAATTGGCAGGACAATCCGCTGTACCAGATGCAGCAGGTCTACCTAGCCCACAATTGTCTAGTGCTACACCAGCACCGGCAGCAGGTGGATTTGGTGCACCAGCAGCACAACCAGCAAGTGGATTTGGCGCACCAGTGCAGACTACCGTAACACAAACATTTGGTGGATTTGGTGCACCAATCGCAACAACAGCAAGTGGTAAGAAAATTGTACCAGGTGCTGAACAACCATTACTATAAGGAAGTAAAATGAAACAACTATTAGCAATCATTATGTTGGCATTGGCTGGTACTGCATACGCAGGCGGCCAAACCAAAGAAGTTTGTGAACCTGTAAAAGACAAAAAGGGCAATGTTGTAAAGAACAAAGACGGTTCTGAAAAGCAAGCCTGTAAGAAAATCAAAGTTCACAAAAAGGTTGAAGGCGAAAAAGTTCCCGAAAAGAAGTAATTTGACTTAAAACCCAAAGTCCTGTATAATCAACATACAGGACTTTTTTATGGCCACTAATCCAATTTCTAAAATCATTGAATCCAAAGGGCCTTATGCTATCGATTGGACCGATGCTGAATTCCAGAGTGAAGTAAGGGCTGAAATATTAGCTGCTGGAATTCCTGGTCTAATGGATATTCGGTTTAAAGAAGAGCCGCATACTATCAGGATTATTCCAGTGTTTGATACTGAACAAAACTACATGTGGTATCATTTAAAATATACTACCAAATGAAACAAATTGCTATTGCATTTGCACAGGGTGCCGGCGGGCATTGGTTATTCCATTTAATTGATTGTTTAATTAATAACAAATTGTTTGTTGAACAAAAGAAAAATTGGCACCCACAGTATCGTACAGTAAGCAAAATTCCATTACTGTTAAATCATACCGAAGCCGATCCAGATTTTATTTTATCTAGTCGCTATCCATATAATCTATGGTGTAATTATTTTATAAAAAATATTAAGCGTGAGCAGGGCGGGTTAAAATCTGTTATTGTTGATAACGGACAGCGTGTTAGGTTAATTAAAGATCCATATACACCGGCCAATACTACAGATATCAATGAGTCTGATTTTAATTGGTTATTCTATCAAGCTAGATTTATATTACAGTTTAACAAAACTTATCCAGTAAATTTGTATTATGAGGATTTAATTACCAATCCTGATTTATTTTATTCACAGATTGTTTCGGTGCTAACTCATAAACAAATAGAGTTTGTTGACAATAGACAATTGTTTGATCAAGCTAGATTGAGCTTTTTGAAATCAATTGACAATATTAGAACAAAAGGACCAAATCCTAGACACTGGAGTTATCAGCTGTGGGAAATGGCATATATAGATAGTCAGTTTCATATTGGCCCACCATCAGGTTGGTATAATGCACTAGGAACTGATGAATTAAGAGAATTTGTGCTACAATATAGACTTCGGGCGTTATCCGAAACTGAAAAATTATTCACTGTGTTATGACTCACTACGAAACATTGGGTGTAAGCGAAACAGCTACACCAGATGAAATTAAAAAGGCATACCGAAAACTTGCAAGTCAGCATCATCCTGACAAGGGCGGAGACACGGCTCGATTCCAAGCTATTCAAACTGCCTACGACACGTTAAGTGATCCAAATCGACGACAGCAGTATGATTTAGAACGTCGCGGTGGCGGCATGCCTAGTGGATTTAATTTCCAATGGAATGGACCTGGGTCGCACCCAGACCTAGATCAAATATTCCAAAATTTTGGATTTAACTTTGGAGGCCAAAGTCCTTTTCAAAGACAAATGCGAAGAAACAAAGACCTTCGTGTTAATATACCGGTATCATTGGCATCTACATTAAGTGAACAAAATACAACAATCAGTGTACAGACAACAAATGGACAACGAGAAACTGTTGAGGTACGGATACCACGTGGCGTACATCACGGCACTCAGATAAAATATCCAAATTTGGGCGACAATTTGTTTAGCACTATTCCACGTGGAGACTTGTATGTACACATTTCGGTTGCCCCATTGGACAATTTTGTCGTGCAAGATATCGATTTATATAGTAAAATTAGCGTGAACTGTTTATTAGCGATTGCTGGCGGCACAACAACTATCACCACAATCGATGATAAAATATTTGAGATTACAATACCACCCGGCACACAACCTGGAATTAAATTCAGGATTCCCGGACAAGGATTGTATCAACTTAACAGCAACACTAGAGGTAATTTGTATGCAGAGCTAAATCTGTTTGTCCCAAAAGATCTTAACAGCGAGCAACTAGAAACTGTTCGTTCACTAATCAATCCAAAATAAATATCTGATATGAATCAAAACCCCGAAATTGAAACTATTATTGCCAGTGCAGTTGATCTGGCAAAGAAATACAATCACGAATACGTGACGTTAGAGCATCTAACACACGGTCTTATGACCTATAAGCCGTTTTATGATCTAACTGTAGCATATGGGGCAGATGCAGATGCCATGATCAAAGACATTGAAGACTACCTAGATGCACAAACTGCTATTGTTAGTCGAGATCCAGATCATGTTGCTAAGAAAACTCACAGCCTAGAGCGTGTGTTTAACCGTGCATTTACACAAGTATTGTTTAGTGGTCGCAGTCACTTACAAGTTATTGACATTTTTCTAAGCATCACAAGCGAAACAAATAGTCACGCCAGTTACTTTTTTATCAAGTACGGTCTAGAACGCACACAGTTTGTTGATTACTACAATAAGAACTATGTAGAGAGCAAACAGCGCCGCGGCAATGCAAACAGTGCCCGCGCAGAAGAGATTCTTAAAGAATATTGCGACAACCTTAACGCCAAAGCCAAGGACAATCAAATTGATCCAGTTGTTGGTCGCGAGTTCGAACTTGATGAGATTGCACAAGTATTGGCTAAGCGTAACAAATCTAACGTATTGTTAGTAGGCGACCCCGGAGTTGGTAAGACTGCTATTGCAGAAGGACTGGCACGTAACATTGTTAATGGTGCAGTACCTAATTACCTACAAGACTATACAGTCTATAACCTAGACATTGGCAGTTTGCTTGCTGGATCTAAGTACCGCGGCGAGTTTGAAGAGAAGTTTAAAGATGTTATTGGTGCGTTAAACAGCAAAGGCAAGTGCATCTTGTTTATTGATGAAGCACATCAGATGCGTGGCGCCGGCACTGGTAGCAATAGCAGTGTTGACTTTGCTAACATGATTAAGCCTGCACTAACTAAAGGCAATATTAAGGTAGTAGCATCAACCACTTGGGAAGAATACAGCCAATCGTTTGAAAAGGATCGTGCGTTGATGCGCCGTTTCTATCGTATGACTGTAGAAGAGCCTACTCCACAGGTAGCAAAAGAGATTTTGCGTGGACTACGTGGTTACTTTGAAGAATTTCATGGCGGTAGTATTAGCGATGAGGCATTAGATGCCGCAGTTGATCTAAGTGTACGCTATCAAACAGACAAGAAGTTGCCTGACAAAGCTATTGATCTTGTTGATACAGCCTGTGCAAAGCTAAAGATCAATGCTATTAGCTGGACTTGCCGTAAGAGTCACATTGTGGATATTATTAGTAAGTTTACTAAGATTCCAGTTGACCAAATTGGCAGTGATAATACCAACTCTCTTGTTGATCTTGAATCAAATATTAAGAACAAACTATATGGCCAGGACCAAGTTGTTGGTACTGTGCTGGAAAAGATTTACGTGGCTCGTGCCGGTCTAAAAGCAATGAACAAACCTATTGGTAACTTCTTGTTTCTGGGCCCCACTGGTACAGGTAAAACTGAGTTAGCAAAGTTGCTAGCCGAGAATCTCGGGATGAAACTACTACGCTACGATATGAGTGAATACCAAGAGAAGCACTCAGTTGCGAAACTGATTGGTGCTCCCCCCGGTTACGTTGGCTTCGATGATGGTAACTTAGGCGGCGGCCTGCTTATTAGCGATATTGAGAAGAATCCTAACTGTATTATTCTTCTTGATGAAGTTGAAAAAGCACATCCAGATATTATGAATATTATGCTGGCACTTATGGATGAAGGCACTATTACTAGTTCCAATGGTAAAAAGGCCGATGCCCGTAATGCTATTGTTATTCTAACAAGTAACTTAGGTGCGGCAGATAATGAACGCAATAACATTGGCTTTGGCCGTGATTTGCAAAAAACTGGAGAAGATGACCGAGCAGTTAAAGAATTCTTTAAACCTGAATTCCGTAACCGTTTAGATGGCATCTGTAAATTTAACAAACTTGATGAAATTAGCATCAAGAAGATTGTTAGCAAATTTATTAACGAAGTTAACGAACTGTTGTCAGAGAAATCTGTTAAGATTCGGTTAACTGAAGCGGCTGTGGATCAATTGAGCAAGGTAGGATATGATCCTAAACTTGGCGCACGACCCCTTGCACGTAAAATTAGCGATCTTATTAAGGTCCCGCTAAGTAAGAAGATATTGTTCGAGAACATTCCTGCATATACATTGATTGAAGTTGATTACATTAACGATGGATTCATCTTTACTCCGCAGGGATCGTATGCTCCGAGCACTCCTATGGTAGATAATAATGGATATATCGTATTGGATTCAGTCCAATCCTAAAATAACAGTAGGACATACAGCCAAAAAATACTATGGCAAGTACCTATATAAAATGGTATTGTATGCTCCTGCTGGTAGATTGATTTTAAGCAATGGCGATATCGCCCAAGAAATAGAATTCCGTAAGAATTACAACCCTGGCGGATCTTGGTGGTATCGCCATATTCGACAGTCTAATGTAAATTCTGCCGATGTTGTTTTATTGGAACAACTACGCAATCTCAAACAGGCCAATATCCCCGGAATAAAGATGCGAGTCGAAGAACCGCGCATACAGGTATATGCACAAACCGACGATGATATGCGTAATATTGTTGAAACATATATACCCACATATAAAACCCATGTTGAGTCTGTATATGGGCCCGAAGATGACGAAGCAGAAGCTATATTAAACTCTGGCGCTATTATTCGAAAGAATGATCTCGGGTATCGTTATAAAGTTATCATTAAAGATGGCACATTCTCTGCCCATGTAAAAGAGAGTCTTTATCTGTATCTTTCTAATTTAGGGCCAGATCTAGTCCATGTTCCAAAAGGCACATTAGATATGCTGTCAAAAGGTAGTTCTTATATTTGGAATTGCTATTTTTACAGCAACGACGAAGGTATTAATACTATGGTTCGTTTAATGTCCCCGGATTTGATATCAAATTGTCATGAGCTGGTTGTAATGCCACATAAATAATAGCATATAATTCAAGGAGCCAATATGGCAAAAGTTCAATCAGAAAATATTGTAATTACCGTTAGCAAACTAGTTAAAGATAACGAAACCGATGGTACCTCAATGGTGTCAGACGAAGTTATTGCGGCGCTAGAGCAAGTAGCACAAGAACTAATTGGCGGCGGCGTAGTAGTCGAAGTCAACGTAGCATAATCAATTAACCTAAAGAAAGAAATCAATGAGCGATAAAAAAGTCAGCCAGAGCGATGCTGTGAATTTAATTAAAGCAGCCGCAGCCAAACAAAAAGCAGCACAGCAACAACAGGCAGTACAACAGCAAGGTGTGCCATTTGACTTCCGTAATGTACACTTACATATCGGTATTCCATGCTACGGCGGAATGGTTAGTGAACCAACAATGACCAGCTTCTTGCGTTTTACATTGTTAGCACAACAGGCAGGTCTTAACTGGAGCCTAGATACCATGGTTAACGAGTCATTGGTTACTCGCGCACGTAACAACTTAATGGCTAAAATGATGAGCAACACACAGGCTACACATTTTATGTTCATTGACGCAGACATTCGTTTCCAACCAGATAGTATTTTAAGTATGATTGCATACGATAAAGATGTTATCGGCGGTTTGTATCCTAAAAAGACTTTACCAGTTAACTATGTAATTAACTTAAAACCACAGACTAAGATCCAAGGCGACATCTTTACGGTTGATACTATGGGAACTGGCTTCCTAATGTTCAAACGTGATGTGTATAAGCGTTTAATTGACGCACATCCAGAGTGTAAGTACGTGGATGATGTTGGGTTAGGTAAGCAATATGAGCCAATGATGTATAGCATCTTTGATTGCAAGATTGACGAGCGCGGCCATTATCTAAGCGAAGACTGGTTATTCTGTCGTCGTTGGCAAGATCTAGGTGGTGAGATTTGGGCACACAGCAAAGTATTGTTGAACCACGTTGGACACTACGAATACGCAGGCGATCTTGACAAGTTAAAAATTGCAGAACGTGGGTCTATGGGCATCATCGAAGATACTCTAAAAGCGCAAGGTGCTAAATTAGAAGCACAACCAGTACAAAATGTCTGATAAAGAAACATTACATTTTAAAATCGAATTAGCGGGCACGTATTGGGATAAGCGTCCCGCTTATTCTATTCTAGTTAATGGTCAAACTGTAAAACAAGGCGCAGTAGATGAGCCAAGCGGCAATTCTTTTGTGATAGAGTTCGATCATGAACTAGATGAAGGGCCTGCTGAACTAGGTATTCGCTTAGAAAATAAAGATTGGCAAGATACTATACAAAACGAAGATAAAACAGCTATTGTAAAAGATATGTTGTTAAATATCCGTAGTGTAGAAATTGACGAAGTCAATTTGGGTAATATGATTCATACAAAATCAACTTACACACCAGATGATAGCCAATATCCTGCATTGGATAACTGTATTGACCTAGGCTGGAATGGCACCTGGTCCATTAAATTCACTAGCCCGTTTTATATCTGGCTTTTGGAAAACATCTAAACCAAAATAAACTAAATATAGTAGTATAATATGCTACTATGTTTATAAACGAATTACTTGAATCCCTAGACCCGGTTAACTTGGTTGTAACATACCCAGGGCGTTTTCAGCCCTTTGGTCTTAATCACCGTGCAGTTTACGAGAAGTTACAGGGCCGATTTGGCCGTGATAATGTTTACGTAGTTACATCGGGTATCGTTAAAGACGACAGTCCATTTAACTTTAGTGATAGAGTTAAATTCATGACAGCGCAGGGCGTGGCACAAGACCGTATCATACAGGCTAGCAGCCTATACACATTCCCCAAACAATTTGAGGCACAAAAGAACCGCACTGTGTTTATTACCGCAGTAGGTGCGCCCGATGCTGCACGGTTAAATGTAGATGGTACATATCAAGAGTTTAAGAAAAACGGACAAAGAAACACATTGCCAGCTGGCAAAAGTGTAGGCGACCCTACTTACTATCAAACCTGGGAAGGCCCTGATAATGCAGTAACAGCAGATCAACATGGGTATGTTATTATTGTTCCCGAGCAAGAGGCTGAAGTTAATCTTGAAGAAGATGCAGTTGATGTAAGTCACGGCACAGATGTACGCAACACTTGGAATCAGATTAGAAACAATCCTGAATTAAGATCAACATTCTTAATGCAGATGTTTGGACGCAATGACGCTGAACTAGGGCGCATTATGGACAAAATCCCCATGGCAGAACAGGAAGAAGTGGTATCTACTAGATATCCTAAACTGCCCAAAACAATACAGGCCGCGGGGTTAAAATAATGGCACACGCTGCTCTCACAATTGATGTGTATTGCCACAAAGATTGGGATTGCAGTCCTGTATATCGTGTCTACGTAGACGATGATTTGCTAACCGAACGTACCTGGGCATGGCCTAGCTACGAAACATACATTAAAGAGCACATAGAAGTAGAAGTAGAACACGGCGCTCATCAAGTAAAAATTTATAATTGTGCCCCTAACAATAATATATCATTTAAAAACGTAACAGTTGATGGTAGATTATTGCCCGACAGTAGTTCACAGGAATTTCAAGAATTCACCTTTTACGTATAGTGCTAAATATACAAAAGGCCGGAATTCCCTATGAAAACTACAGATTTTATTAACTCTTACACAGAAGATGCTGAATATGATGACGAAGCGGGCATGTTTAAAAACAACCTGCATACTATTATTCGCGTATCCACACACCTAGAACGTGCCATCGGCGATAACGAAAACTTGCCAGAGTGGTGCCAAGAAAAGATTGCCCAAGTTAAAGGCATGATTGTTAGTGTTATGGACTATATGATTAGTCAGCACGAAATGGGCAAGCAAGAAGAAATCCCAGGATTTAATCCAGCAGACGCAGAAGCGCAGATGTCTGAAATGTTAGGTTCAGAGCCTAAGCAAAAGAAGCCAGCAGCACAGCCAACTAAAAGACAACAAGAAAAGCAACAAAGACAACAACAGTACAGAGATGCATTTAAGGGATTCTTTGGTGGCGATGCAGCTGATCTTACTAAGAATTTAAAAATTAGAGAAGATGCTACAGGTGGTGCAAGTTGCTCTAGTTCTGTTAGTGCAGTAGTTAAAGAATTAGGCGAAGAGGGCATGACCCGCAAGCAGGTTAATAAGAAGCTAGGTGGATATACAAATATTGCTACCAAGCCTAAGTTAGTTAAAGTTAAAGGTGCCTACTAATGGACATTAAAAAATCACTATCCATTTTGGATGGTATCCATGAGGGTACCAAATTCTCTTTTGCAGGAGAAAAGAAAGGCCAGAAGGCTGGCGACCAAGTACGTGGTACCGAAAAAGCCAAAGCAAAAAAGTCGGGCGAACACCCATTTGCTGGACGGTTAGTAGGTGCAGCCGAAAGTATTCTTCGTGACTTAGATAAGCAAGTAGTTGAAGGCAGCGTTGAGCGCAGACTAAAGCAAGAGTTTGCAAAGTTTGATGAAGGTTACGATCATAACTTCCATGCTAAACCATTTAGTCGTCGTGGTCCAGATGTCACCGGCGAAGAAGATCCACAAGGCGACTTCCGTGTTGTTAAAAAACAGGGCGCACAGTGGATTGATATGAAACAACATACTAATAGCAACGATGCGTTCCGTCATGCTGGTGCTATTAAGTCTAAGTATCCTAATATGACCATTGGCGTTAAATGGCCAAATGGTACTGTTAATCCTGTGGGCGATGCTTATATTCCACAGGGCACAGCAGAAGCTGATAAGAGCATGTATTTCTTTAATTTAAGAAACATTGCTGGTAGTTTTACAGATCAACAACTACAACAGTTAGGTCTACGCCAATCGCGTAATGGTGCATGGTTCTATAAGCCACAGGCAGGTGCTAGTCAGGAACTAGTAGACAAAACTGTTGCCAACTTAGAACAAAAGCTAGGCGCCAAGGCTAAGAAATGGATGCCACCAGTTAGAGAATCTAGCAAGCAATTTACTGATAAAGAACTTGCTATCATGGAAGGTGGTCACGAATTAGTTAAAGAATCCACTGGCGATGAAAAGTTTGACGTCATGATGGGCAATATTACTAGTCCAGAAGCATTAGATTCTAGAGAAGCTGTAGCATTGATGCAGGATCTTATTCACAATGCAGGTGCATCATATAAAGAAGCACTATTACAAGCAAGCGTTAGTTTCGAAATCGAACCAGCTGAGTTACACGCCTTGTATCAAGAACAAAGTAAGAGCATTGATGAGGATGATGAAGAATTACCTCCACCAGAAAATGCACAGCGTACACAGATTCCCGGTACACTACCAACATACAAAAAAGCTCGCGCACACTTAGACACACATAGTCCAACAGGCAAAACCATTGATATTGGATCAGGCCTAGGCCTAGGTGCTGCTGAATTGGGTGCTGATAGCTATGAGCCATATCCAAAGAAAGATGTAAAGCCAACATACACAGACTTTACAGCTATTCCAGATAATGCTTACCATCGTGTAACTAACTTTAACGTATTGAACGTTGTTCCACCTAAACTACGTCAAGAGATCGTACAGAACATTGGTCGTATTTTAGCACCAGGTGGTGTTGCGTTGATTACTACTCGTGGCAAAGATGTATTAAGTGCTCTTAAGAATGGTAAGCCAGGTCCAGAGCCAATGAGTGTTATTACCAGTGCAGGCACATATCAAAAGGGCTTTACTACTAAAGAACTAATTGGTTATGTAGAACAAGTTCTAGGTGGCAGCTATGATGTATTACCATTGCAGAAAATGGGACAAGCTGGCGTTATTATTCGCAAGCACCCAGAAGGCAAAACCCCACGTAAGATTAAAGAGTACGGCATGACTACAGGCGGTACTGCTAATCCTGCCGCACAACAACCAGGACAACCACAACAACCGGACCCACAAGCTGCACAAGCTCAAAAAGCAAACTTAAATAAGATTGCAGGTGCCGATAAGAGTATTAACGTTGCACAAGCATCACACGCAATACAAGGTATTGCAACAGATCCAAGCAAGCCAATGGCATCAACTGATGTAAAACAAACAAAGGCCCTAGCTGATCTAGTTGGTGATGCACTAGCAGATCCACAAAAAGGTGGACAAGTTGCTAGCATATTGCAACAGGTATCTAAACAGCAAGGAATGAAATAAAATGTTTCTAGATGACATCATTGGGCCAAAGCCGATAAAAGAATCCAAGAAAATTAAAGGTGCAGACGGCAAGGCTTGCTGGGACGGGTATCGTTATAACGGTACTAAGAATGGTACAGATAGTTGCGTTAAAGTTAAAAAAGTCAAAGAAGGTGCTCCAATACCTACCACTCCAGGATCAATTGACCCAGGCGGTGCAGTTGACAACTTCAAGCAACAAATGGCCAATAACACCGAAATTGCTTACCAGAAAGCCATGGCGGAAAATGCTGAAGAGCTAAACATCGGCGACGACGTCATTGTTACTGGCGATGTACAGTATAAAGGTGCGACTGGTGTTATTACAGACTTTGGACAAGACAAGCGTTTTGTTGTTGTTAATTTATATAACCACGGTCTTGTAAGTTTCCACTCTAGCGATGTTAGCCAAAATGACTATGATCAAGATGAAGAGTCTGATGAATATGTAGATGGTTTCTACGTTATAGTTGCCAGTGAAGACGAAGGAGTATTCATTGGTGCATTGACACAGGATGGTGGCCGTTGGAAAGAAACTACTGTATCCGGTAACCCACCTTACAATTGGGGAGGTAACTTTATGAGTTACTTAACTCCAAACGATATTATGAAACATATCCAGAAAGACTACAGTCGCGGATATCAAGTTGCAGGACCATTCTACAATGATGACGAAGTTCGTGCCTATGCACAAAACTATTTTGATGCAGACATAAATGAAGATGATTGGCACGGTACAGGTAATGAGCCTGCAGATGCATGGCACTTACCAGCTGGTGCAACATTAGGTGCAGGCGGTGCAGCACCTATGGCAGAAAGCCAAGGTCTGGGTGATACTATTCGTCAATTGTATCAATCAATATATGATCAAGGCGACGATGCACTAGAGTATTTGAATACTAGTGCGCCATTGTTTGCACAGTTCTGGGATCAGTACGAGGGCGACTTGGACAGCATGATTGCCGAACTGAGTCCTAAGAATTTGGCTAGAATTGCAAAAGAACTACAAGCTGTTGCTGACCAAGAAGGTCTTAACGAATATGCAGCAGGCGATGACAATGGTGATGGTCCAGAAGATGCGCTGTTCCATCTTGCCAAAATGTGGTTTTCTGCACCCGACGTTGCTACACAACAACGAGTAGAGCAAGCACTAGCTAAAGTTGGGTGGGAAATCGGCGAACTTGAAAGCGAAGAAGGCGGTGCGTTTGTTATGCGTATCGGCGACGAAGACGGCGATAGTTATATTGGCTGGAGCGAAGAAGAATTAGCAGGTGGTATGTCTGAAGGTGCTCCAGAACTACTAAAAGCAGAGATGCCATTGGTTCGACATATTGAACAAGAATTAACAAAGATTGGGTATAAAAAAGGTACACCAGAATTTAACGCATATTTCAATGACGCAATAAAGTTCTATCGTCAGTTTGGTAATTTTGGATTTAATAAAGACCAAGGTGTGGCGGAAGGCTTAACATCAGAGCCAACTATAAAAGGCAACAAAATCTATTATGCTGATCACGTAGTAATTTGCGACCCTAATGTTTATAGTCCAGAATATATGGAAGAAATGTCGGGTAGCCTTTCGCCGAATGGGAGTGCCAGTGAACATAAAAAAGAACTTTACTATATGAACAACGATGGTTCTTGGACCATTAAAAAGTTAAAGCAAGGCGTGGAGGAAGGCGAAGAACAAGGTATTGATAACAAATACCGTCGTGCTGCAAGAAAGATGATTCAGGTTTATAAAACCAATCCATCAGTAAAAGCCGAAGTAGATGCAAGCCCAGAGTTCTTTAGAGCAATGGTTTACGCAACTGGAGTTATCGCTAATCCAGAAAGACTAGATGGCACAACTCACTACCATAAACTAGTAGATGAATTAGAATCTATCTTTCATTATGGAAGAGAAGGTGTGGCAGAAGCAACAGGTAAGCCTCTGATCCGTAAAGTAACTAGAACAGCCCCGGATGGTAGAACATACGAAGTATATGAATTGTTAAGTGCTAATGGTGTGACTATTAAAACTGGCATGAGTAAAGAAACTGCTATGAGTATGTTAAAGCACTATCGTCAACAATATGGCGAAAGTGCAGCATGGCAAAAGAAGTCGGGCAAAAACAAAAACGGCGGCCTAAACCAAAAGGGCGTTGATAGTTATCGCCGCGAACATCCTGGTAGCAAACTGCAAACAGCAGTTACTACTAAACCTAGCAAACTAAAGCCAGGTAGCAAGGATGCTAAACGCCGTAAAAGTTTCTGTGCCCGTATGTCAGGTGTAGATGGTCCAATGAAGAAACCAAATGGTGAGCCTACACGTAAGGCGCTAGCACTTCGTAAATGGAATTGCGAAAGCGTAGAAGATTTTAACGAATTAATGATGATTGCAGAGTCAATCCGCAAAGGTAAGAAATAATGGAAGAATTACATAAAGCAGCCAAAGTAGCATTTGCTAGCGAGTTTACATTTTATTTGAAAGCACAGTTCTTTCACTGGAACGTAGAAGGTATTAACTTCAAAGAACTACACGATTTGTTTGGTACAATATACGAAGAAGTCTACGGAAGCGTTGACGACTTTGCAGAAAAGATTCGTGCTCTAGGTGCGTATGCTCCTGGTAGTAACAGTCGTTTTAACATGTTAAGTCGTATCGAAGATGAGACTGATGTATTGCCGCCTGAGCAGATGATTGCTGAATTGTTAGAAGACAGCCGCAACATGGTTACTATTCTTAAGATGACTTACGACATTGCAGAGATCCACGGTAAGCATGGCTTCAGCAACTTCCTAGCAGAACGCATGGATGCACACGAAAAGCATAGCTGGATGCTACGTGCAAGCCTAAAATGAGAGCTAGAGACTTTCTAAACGAATCCGAGTACGTCTTATATAAAGACGGACAGCCTATCAGCAAGTCATCTGATGAGGCCGAGGTTCTATTAGACTACAATAACATTAAAACTAAATTTCCTAACAGTAGTTTTGAAATTAAACAGATTGTCTGTACACCACAAACAGTTAGAAAGTTACAAGAAATCGCCGAGACCATTCGCAAAGTAAAAGGCGGATATCGTCTAGTAAGCCACACTGGCAAGAATTTGGGCACATATCCTAGTCATGCTGGTGCAGAAAAAAGAGAACGTCAAGTACAATACTTCAAGCATGTAGGCGAGGATGCAGAAGACCAATCTTCTGTTGAACTAGTTAAGAAGTTTATTCCTTGGGTTGCCAAAGAGCTTGGACTACAGGATTTGCCTAAAATTGTATTTTTAGATCAACCTGAAGATACTACATTTGGTACATATAATCCAAATGAAAAAACTATTAAGCTAGTTGTCGGCACTCGTCATCCTGTGGATGTCATGCGTACACTTGCACACGAGCTTGTACACTACAAACAAGATAGTGAAGGCCGGTTAGAAGCAGGTGCAGGCGGTACAGGTACACCAGAAGAAAACGAAGCCAACGCCGAAGCTGGCGTTATCATGCGTAACTATAATCAAACTAATCCCGAACACCTAAAGCAATGAGAGCAACAGAATTTGTTACAGAAATGGACCGTAGAGGTTTCCTGCGTGGATTAGCAGGTGCCGGTGCCATGGCTGCAACAGGTGCTGCACAAGCTGGTTTGGGAATGAAGGCACCAACTTCATACAATGTTCTAAGTAATAATCCCGATAAAGAAATACTATTACAAAAGACTGCAATGAAGTATGGGCTACGTGGGGTAGAGTTAGCACAATTTCTAGCACAAACTAAACACGAGTCGGCCGACTTTAGTCGTATGAAAGAAATTGGCGGCGCACAGTATTTCACACGTAGATACGATCCACGGCACTCTCCAGACAAAGCTCGGATATTAGGTAACACACATCCCGGTGATGGCGCACGTTATCATGGTCGCGGTTATATACAAATTACAGGTCGTGCTAATTATCAAATGGCCGGACGTGCGTTAGGTTTGCCATTAGAGCAACAACCAGAACTAGCTGCCAGACCCGATGTGGCTGCAAAGATTGCAGTATGGTACTGGAACACCCGTGTAAAACCAAACGTTAAAAACTTTGCCGATACTGCATTGGTAACTAAGTTTATTAATCCTGCCTTGCGCGGACTGCAAGATCGTCACGCCAATTTTCTAGACTATAAGAACATACTATGAGACTAAGCGAATTTACTCAATCAGCAGAAAATGATTTAGATCAAGTATTAGTTGACCTTTGCGAAATGATTGTTGACAACGACAACGAAAAACACAGTTGGGTTGGTGCCGCAGTAGTTGATCCTAACGGTCAACGAGTTCTAAGATTGGGCACATTAGTTAGTGACAATCCAGAACTTTGGTGCCATGCTGAACGCACAGCTATTGATGCTTATAATAAAGAATACGGTGACTTGCCCGCTGGATCCATTATAGTTACAACGCTAAGTCCTTGTAGTGACCAACGTATGGAATTACGTTACAATGAAAGTTGCACAGATCTACTAGAAGATTTAGGGATTGACTATGTCTACTGTGGATATATGGATCCTAGTCAAGATAATGGGCAACACAAGTTCAAACTAGTCGAAACCGATAATGCCAAACTAAATCAGTTATGTGAGCGAATTGGGCAGGCTGTATTGGCTCGTGACGAAGAACATCTTAAAGAAAACTTCCACGATGGCCGCCATCCTGAAGATAAAGGTGACAGCAAGCGTTACAATGTTCCAACAAAAGGCAGCATATCAAGTCTACGCAAAATAGCCAAACAAGGTGGCCGAAGAGGCCAATTGGCACACTGGATGGCTAACATGAAATCTGGTCGCGCAAAGAAAAAATGAATAAACAGAACACACTACCTTAGGACCTTATGGTTACTTGTGTGCGCCGGCTGCTGGCGCGAAGGAATAGGCCGGGAATCCTAGACTTTCGAAAGTGAGCACTTATATTATGTTGCAAATCAATGATCGTGGGCCAGGTATCTGGCACGTTGAAAAATTTTTCCCATATCAACAGTGGGATAGTATACACAAACAGATATTATCACTTGACGATAATATATACGATCTACGATTTGAGCCTATGCGATATCGTTTTTGTGTAACACACGAAAATAATCAATTCGCCAACTTAATCAATTGGGCTGCATCTACTGTACCTAAAGTAAGTCAACTAACTAACATTACCTTAACAAAAACACCTGCTATATTCCTATGGAGAGATCAACCAGGATATCGCAGTGCGTTTCATGCTGACGATTTTACAAGATTGCCCACTGTACAGATATACCTAGATGGCAATATAGATCAGGGCACTACTTTTATTATCAATTCAAGAGAAGTAACACTGCCATTTTTACCTAATAGCGGTTATATTATGGACAACAGTTACCAAGCCGTCCATGGTACAATTAATCGGGTAGAAAATCAAATTCGGCAATCAATTTACTTGATTTACCAAGACTAACACTATACAATACATTTATTAATAGGAGATAACATGAGCGACTATAACCGCAGTTTCAATGGCGATGCCAAAATTAAACTTACTCAACTTATTAATGAAGGCATGCAAGTACTTCATGAAGTTGATACACTTAATGAAGGTCTTAACGATACCATTAAAGCTATCGCAGAAGAACTTGAAATTAAACCAGCTACATTAAAGAAGGCAATTAAAATTGCACATAAGGCTAAACTAGGCGAAACTAACCGTGATCATGATGAACTAAACACCATCTTGGAAACTGTTGGCAAGACACTTTGATAGAACTATTTTACAATACCGTAAACTGGATCAAGGAAGATTGGCGCAGTAACCCTGTTCGCTGCTTCCTTGAGATTACCGCATGGGCGTTAAGCATTGCCTGTAGTTTTACAATGATGCTGACTGTACCTAATCCACCGTTCCTGATCCTTTATCCATTGTTTATTACACAATGCGCTATATTTGGATGGAGTGCGTGGAGCCGCAAAAGTTTTGGTATGCTGGCCAATTACTTACTATTAGTGTCAATTGATAGTATTGCGTTGGCTAGGATGTTATTACAATAAATACTTTTGTCTCGCCGGACATTAAGCGGCATGTAGAGTCGTATAGGCTTTAAACTATACAAGGAGAATTATGAGTAATCGAAATTATTTCGAGGATGAAGACACCATCGAACAATGTGAGCAGTGCGAAGACTGCGTATTCCCAAACGGATGCATTAGAGAATGTGCAATTAAACACCATATCCATGAAGATGTAGCAACTATCCGAGGTGAAAACCTATGAGTTACGTTGATGCTATCTTTGATAGGCAAAAAGACCGTATACATGTAGTAGAGCGTGTAAATGGTCAAAGACAGTACCGCGAATATCCAGCGGACTATATTTTTTATTATGATGACCCCCGCGGTAAGTTCCGCACAATCTACGGTACTCCAGTGAGCCGCTTTAGCTCACGTAGCAACAAAGAGTATCAAAAAGAACTTAAAATGAATTCAAACAAACGGCTATGGGAGTCGGATATCAATCCCATTTTCCGTTGTCTTGAAACAAACTATCTAGGCGCCCAATCGCCTAAACTACAGGCAGCGTTTTTTGACATTGAGGTCGACTTTGATCCCGTGCGTGGTTATAGTCGACCAGATGATCCATTTAACGCAATTACTGCTATTTCTGTTTACCTAGACTGGTTAGACAAACTAGTTACACTGGTTGTTCCGCCCAAGAGTTATTCGTGGGAATCAGCAGAAGAAATCTGTAGTAAGTTTGAAAACTGTTTCCTATTTGAGCGTGAAGAAGACATGCTCAATACATTTCTTGACCTAATTGAAGATGCTGATGTATTATCTGGCTGGAACAGTGAAGGTTTCGATATTCCCTATACCACAATGCGTATTACTAAGGTGTTGAGTAAAGACGACACTAGACGTCTATGCTTGTGGAATCAATTACCTAAACAACGTATGTTTGAACGTTTTGGTGCAGAGCAACTGACGTTTGACTTGTTGGGTCGTGTGCATTTGGACTATATGCAACTGTACCGCAAGTATACATACGAGGAACGACATAGTTATAGCTTGGATGCCATTGGTGAGTATGAACTAGATGAACGTAAGGTTGCTTACGAAGGTACTCTAGACCAATTGTATAACAAGGACTTTCCCAAGTTCATTGACTATAACAGACAAGATACCATGCTGTTAGCAAAACTAGATAAGAAACTACGTTTCCTAGATCTTGCTAACGAACTTGCTCATGACAATACGGTGTTGTTACAAACCACAATGGGTGCGGTTGCTGTAACAGAGCAGGCTATCATTAATGAAGCTCACCAACGTGGTATGATTGTTCCAAATAGGAAAAATAGAGATGATCAAGAAAACACGCAAGCCGCAGGTGCCTATGTTGCTTATCCCAAAAAAGGAATGCACAGAGACATTGGAGCCATCGACCTCAACTCGCTCTATCCCTCGACTATTCGAGCCCTTAACATGGGACCAGAAACGATTGTTGGGCAAATCCGAACAATCATGACAGACAAATACATCGCAGACAAAATGGCCGCAGGGTCGTCGTTTGCAGATGCTTGGGAAAACATGTTTGGTACACTAGAGTATCAAGCTGTTATGAATATGGAAGTAGGAACAGAACTTACAGTTGATTGGGAAGAGTCTGGAACTAGTACCATACACAGTGCCGCAGAAGTCTGGCACATGTTATTTGATAGTAACCAACCGTGGACACTAAGTGCCAATGGTACAATTTTTAAATATGACATGAAAGGCGTTGTGCCTGGATTGTTAGAAAGGTGGTATGCCGAGCGCAAAGAGTTACAAGCAAAAAAGAAGACCGCAGAAACTCCTGAAGACACTGCGTTCTGGGACAAGCGACAGCTCGTCAAAAAAATTAACCTCAACTCCTTATACGGGGCTATCCTTAATCCGGGGTGCAGGTTCTTTGACCAGCGCATTGGGCAGAGTACAACGCTCACTGGGCGGATCATTGCCAAACATATGGACAGCTTCGTTAACGAGGCAATTACGGGCAACTACGACCATGTTGGCGAAAGCATTATCTACGGCGACACGGACTCAGTATACTTTAGTGCGTGGCCGGCCATCAAAGAAGAAGTAGAAGCCGGTAAGATGGAGTGGAACAAAGATATTTGTATCCAGCTCTATGATACTATTGCAGATGCAGTAAACGAATCTTTCCCTGCATTTATGGAACGTGCTTGCCACTGTCCACGCGATATGGGCGCAATTATTGCCGCAGGTCGAGAACTTGTTGCAGGACAAGGACTATTCATTAAGAAGAAACGCTATGCTGTGCTAATCTACGATATGGAAGGCAAGCGTCTTGATGTCAACGGTAAGCCAGGTAAAGTAAAAGCCATGGGCCTTGACCTAAAGCGTAGTGATACACCTAAGGTTGTACAAGACTTCTTAAGTGAACTACTGCTAGATGTTCTAACAGGTTGTACTAAAGAACACGTATACGATAAAGTACGTGAATTTAAATTACTGTTTAAAGATCGTCCAGCATGGGAAAAGGGCACACCTAAGCGTGTAAACAACTTGACCAAGTATACTGCTGAAGAAGCAAGATTGGGCAAAGCAAACATGCCCGGGCACGTTCGTGCAGCCATGAACTGGAACAACCTAAAGCGTATGCATGGTGACAACTACAGTATGCAGATCATTGATGGTATGAAAACCATTGTCTGTAAACTACGTGATAATCCACTAGGTTATACTAGCGTCGGTTATCCCACAGACGAACTACATATTCCACAGTGGTTCAAAGACTTGCCGTTTGATGACGGTCTAATGGAATCAACAATCGTAGACCAAAAGGTAGAAAACCTATTAGGAGTATTGGATTGGGACATTCCCGGCAATACTGATATTAAAACCACATTCGACTCACTATTCAGCTGGGAAGATTAAAGTGAGCTTATATAACTTAACTAAGTTAAAACAATCATTAACTAGTGCAGTTAATATAAGCCCCACTGTGGATAACATTAATGATGTTAAAAGTAAACTTCAAGGCATCATTGATGAAATCCCCGACACTCGCCCAGAGTATAAGAATGCTATTTTAACTTTAGTTAAAGACTACGAACAAATTCTTCTACGTATAGATCAAACACTTAAAAGTGTAGACGATCACGTAAATTCAATTGACAGTAGAATACTATTAAAGACCCGAGAACTGTTTGCTAACAATTATGAACTTGAAGAAAGAGTTGGTAGTGTAGAGCAAGTTAGGAACAATCGTCGTCTTGAAGTAACCGCAGACTTAGAAGTTATTATTCGACAAAAAATTGCAAGATATACTGATTGGAAATACCCTGTATTAGAAATTGGTTGTAGAGATGGAGAATGGACACAGCATCTAGTAGCAGGCGATCCGTTATACATAACTGATAGGCATATTGAATTTCTAAATAGTACAAACGATCGTTTTCCGCCTGTATATCAAGCACGTTTACGCAAGTATCAACTGATTGATCACAATTTATCTGCGTTGCCAGTAAATCAATTTGCCTTTGTGTTTAGTTGGGGATTCTTTAACTATGTTAGTTTTGATACAGTTACACAGATGCTAAAACAATTACACGAATTAATGCGACCCGGCGGCGTGTTCTTGTTTAGTTATAACGACGGCGATACTCCTGCAGGTGCAGGTATGGCTGAAAAGTTTAGTCAAACATATCTACCAAAAAGCCTGTTGGTACCATTATGTTTGAGTTTAGGATTTGAACTATTGCATGATGAAAGCTATGGTTCGAATATTAGTTGGTTGGAAATTAAAAAACCTGGCACATTAAAAACAGTTAAGGCACATCAAGTTTTAGGCTCAATTGAAAAAAGAGAAATCTAATTCATTGACAAATCTAAATACAATCTATATACTACTTTATTATTGGAGAAATAAATGCAAGATTATCTTAAGGACATCGTACAACACACATACAACTTAGGCAGCGTAGAATTGGTTAAAGTTGTTGGCACAGCAGAAGAAACTGTTGTTACCGCACTAGCAGAACAAAATTTATTTGTTGTTGAAGCCAAATTTAAAAACCCACACCCGGACTTTATTGGTACATTTGGTATGCCTAACCTAGGCAAGCTAAACACTATTTTAGGTATTCCTGAGTATGCAGAAAATGCAAAGCTCACAATCACTACACAAAAAGATCCCAATGGTGTAGATGTTCCAAATGGTGTTCACTTTGAAAACGCCACAGGCGACTTTAAGAACGACTATCGTTTTATGACTGCACAGGTTGTTAACGATAAACTAAAGAAGTTTAAAATGCGTCCAGTTCCATGGCACGTAGACTTTGCTCCAACTGTGCAAGGCATTCAACGACTAAAGTTTATGGCCAGTGCCAACAGCGAAGAAACTACATTTATCGCTAAAACAGAAAACAACGATTTGAAGTTTACGTTTGGTGATCATAGCCGCCATGCCGGCAACTTTGTATTCCAAAGTGGCGTCAGTGGCGCAATTGCTAAAGGATGGAATTGGCCAGTTGCAGCCGTTATCGGTATTCTTGGATTGTCTGGAGATAAGACATTTAAGATCAGTGATGAAGGCGCTATGATGATTACTGTTGATAGTGGCTTAATCGAATACAGCTACACTATTCTTGCACAGACCAAGTGATAATTAAATCAGGTATCACGGAATGGCAACATAAGGGCCATGTCTATGGTGAATGTATGAGTAAGGCAGGTGTTAACCTAATGTACGTATACATTCCCAAGAATGCCAGTAGTTGGACTAAACCCAACCTCAAAGACTGGGGGTGGGAGTTCTACAACTATCGCACAGACATGTTAGACAAAGATGCCCTAGTTGTACTACGTGATCCTGTTGATCGTTGGCTAAGTGGCATAGCTGAATATTTTACATTATACCACCCGCATATAAGTGCAGGACATTTTACTCAAAGCGTTTTTGATTTAGTTTTCGATCGTGTTACATTTGACGATCATACAGAAAAACAAATAAAATTTCTAGTAGGTCTAAATACAGACAATTGCACGTTTATGATGTGCGATGACAATTATAGAAAGAACTTTAGTGATTTTATAAAAACGCACTGCGGTGATAACAAATATGATAGATATGATTATCAGCACGTAAGCAAAAATAGTCCCGAGCGTAGGCAATTTAAGATGCTTTTTAATGAAGCTATGCAGGACGAACCTAAATACCTTCAACGTATACAAGACTATTTTGAAGAAGATTATAGATTAATAGAACAAGTACAATTTTATGGCGCAAGATGATTTAACAAGTAAACAATTAGACTATGCAGTTTTTCTCCCTGCTATTTCCGGCTTCTATGCTACATTTATAGGCAAACAACGTAATGAACAGTATGTTGATCCCGCAAGATTTCCTCAGGGTCTTACTGATATGGAGCAGCTTAATTGGCTCAACTCAACTAAGGGTTTATTTCCGTATAAATGGAGTTTGTATAGTGGAGGACATGCGAACCTTGACCTTAATAAACAAGATTGGTCAGAGGATATGGTTCGAAATAGGGAAGCTGGATCTTTTATTCTTGGCGACTCGGGTGGTTTCCAGATTGCTAAAGGGCTGTGGGAAGGGGATTGGAAAGCCAATTCGGGTTGTCCTAAGGCGCAGAAAAAACGCGAGCTCATATTAAACTGGCTAGACAATATTGCCGATTATGGCATGATTCTTGATATTCCTACTTGGGTTATACATGATAAGAAAGCAAGTGCAGCCTGTCAGATTACTACACTGCAAGAAGCAGTAGACGCAACTAAGTTTAATAATAACTATTTCATGCAGCATCGTAAGGGTGTTAAGAATGGTGGCGCACGTTTCTTAAATGTGTTACAAGGTGATAATCATACCAGTGCCGAAGAATGGTACCAGACTATGAAAGAATTTTGTGATCCTGATGTTTATCCAGATACACACTTTGATGGATGGGCAATGGGAGGACAGAACATGTGTGATGTTCATTTGGTGCTTAAACGCCTAACTGAACTACGTTACGATAACTTGTTACAAGAAGGCCGGCATGATTGGATGCACTTCTTGGGCACAAGTAAATTAGAGTGGGCAGTATTGCTCACCGTTATTCAGAGAGCTGTAAGAAAATATGTCAACCCTGCTTTTACTATTAGTTTTGATTGCGCTAGTCCATTCCTTGCGACGGCGAATGGCCAAGTCTATTTCGAAAACGTCTTCGAACACGACTCAAAATGGAGCTACAGAATGGCCCCAAGCGCAGACGACAAAAAATACGCCACAGACACCAGACCTTGGGCCACCGGCGTAGTACAGGACGGCATCTACGATCGTTGGCAAAATAGTCCCATTAGTGACTTGCTAACTATGAAAGATATCTGTATCTACAAGCCAGGAGATCTAAATAAGATTGGCAAAGAAGGCAAGACTAGTTGGGACAGTTTCTCATATGCATTGCTAATGGGTCATAATGTCTATCAACATTTAACAGCGGTACAAGAAGCCAATCGTCGATTCGATGCCGGAGAACATCCTGCTATGATGCGTTACAGTACTGGCGACTATTCTTACTTTGAAGATATTGTAGAACGTATATTTGCAGCAAAGACTAAAGAAGAAAGCATTGCTATAATTAATTCATATAGTGACTACTGGATGGAAATTGTAGGTACTCGTGGATTTAAAGGTAAAAAGACTATGAACTCAAATACTGTGTTTAACAGACTTGTTGAGTTTGTAGACGAAGACCCCGAAGTAGAACTTGACGAACATAAACTAGAGGAATTGGAAGATGGACAGACCCGGGCATGAAGATGTAAATTTCTTTTACGGTGTTGAAGTAGAACACACCCCTGCATATGGCATGGATACCTTGTTTGTTGTTGGCGTACAATCAACAGCAGATATTACTGCTCGATTAAAGAAGCCGGGTCAGCACATTTACTTTGGCGCTAACATGAGCTTTCCTAATCCAGCAATTAATGATGCTGATACATGGAAGGCCTGGGAAGATATGATTACACATTATCTAAAACAAGGATATCTATGTACATTAGATATTGATGTACAATCGGCTGAAGGTCTAGTAGAAGGAGCTCTTTGCGAATACAATAATTTTATTCCGATGATTTCGGTAAAATTACCCTATATACAAATGCTAGGCTACAATGCTACAATTAAGCTAGACGACAAAGACTTTGCTGCAACTAATCCAGGAGTCTGGTGTCATAGTCTACATGAATTAAGAAATAGAAAAGTCTTTACTGACTGGTCTAAATATACTAAGGATACACCATTATGAATCAAGAACAACGTGCTACTATAGATAGGATTAAAGAACGTGCAGATAGAAAAATCTGGGTTACATTCCGTAAAGAAGGCATTCACAAATATCCAGCCGCAGCAACTGATCCTGCTTTGGCGACCGGTGATGAGTATGATGTATCTTTTCTTGGGGTGCCTCATCGCCATATATTCCACTTCCGTGTTTGGATCGATGTTTTTCATAATGACCGGGATGTGGAATTTATTCAGTTCAAGCGTTGGCTGGAAAATCTCTACAGAGATGGAACCATACACCTTGACTTTAAGTCGTGCGAAATGATTGCAGACGATTTGTATTTGCAAATCGCATCAAAATATCCTGGACGTAGTGTCTGGATTGAAGTGGCCGAAGATGGTGAAAACGGCGCACTTATTAAATATGAAACTCACCGACCACAACAAATTAGCGTTTAAGGAATAAAAATGGCTAACGAACATCTACAAAAATACTTCACAATGAAATCTGAAGTCCGCAACATTTTCGAGGACCTTGAGTCATTTAAAAGATTTTGCGTAGACTATGGCTACGTCTTTGACGAGTCACACCTATACAACGAGCGTAAGCCTGCTTATGCAGAATACATGAAGTACGCTAAAGGGCGTGAACCATGGGATCAGTGGCGCAGCCCACGACGTGAACGTACTGAGTTCCGTCCTCGCAACACAAACGGTAACCATAACTTTAGGGCACGTTAATCAATGAACGTAGACGAAATCCTGGCTAAGTTAGATAGTTGGGTTAGTATGTGCGGTAATGGAAAGTATTATGCAGAAGATGCAATCGATCCATTGCCCGACTTACAAGTGATGCCGGTTCACGGAATGCAACAGGTCCGAAGAGAAATCCAAGATCTTCTACACGTTATGCCCGGCAGACTATCTACTGTATTAGAAATAGGATTAGGTCATTTTGGTAGTACGCACGTTATGTGGCGTAATATTGCAGACCAAGTCTACACCATTGAACAAAATCACAATCGAGTAAACGAATTTAGCCTAAGAACTGAACAGGTTTTTGGGCATTCGTTTGGCAACGATGGGCGATCACACTTTGCCATTGGTAGTAGCCAAGATCCTGCAACTGTTAAAAAAATATACGATGCTGTACATCAAGTTGACCTGTTGTTCATTGATGGGGATCATAGTTACCATTCTGTATTATGCGATTGGTTATTATACGAACCCTTAGTTCGTCCAGGTGGCATTGTTGTGTTTGACGATATTTTATATAATACAACAGATGGGGGAGTTCCTAGATTCGTTGGTGAATTGGCCAATGGACGGTTTGGAATACCTATAGAATGCCATAAAATCGTACACAGTCGTAGCTACGGTAAAGGCTATTACATTAAAGGATAAAAAATGGGAATGAGAGAAAAAGAGCAGGCAGACTTCGATCTTGAGCGTTTCATTGACATGTTTGATGAAGCATTAACTAGCAACGACGAGCGTGTGATCAATGCACTACGTAGTCTAATGATGATGGTTATTTTAACCAAGCCTGAGGGTCGTAAAGGTGCCACCATTGGACCATTGCGTCAAGTACTCGATGATCAAAATCAGATCATACGAAGACTAGAACGTATGGAAAGTGAAATGCGTAGTATCTCCGCTATGAATACACGCTATGGCACAACTGCTGTTGATGCCCAAAATCACTGGAGTCTAAGCAAATGGGAACTCGAAGATCAAAAAATGAAGCATCTTGAACAGGCTATTAAGCATATCAATAGTCCTTTATTAAAGAAATACAAAGACGAATGAGAAAACTATACTACATGGGACTTGAGTCCTACAAAGCACGTTACACTCTACAGCTAGAGGAATGGAATAAGCGTGTGTTCGATCGGAGAGGTATTGACTATGTGTTGGTACCCGGCGAGACACTCGGCAATGATCAAGCTATTGTAACTGGACAGGTGCTAGATGCACATGGTCGCAGTTACTTTGGTATGAGTCAACTAATGAATCTAGTTAAGATGATGAAGGCAGGAGAAGTCACTAATGAAGATGTTATCTACTTTGAAGACATGTTCCAGCCGGGCATTGAAAGTCTACCTTATATCATTGATCAAGTACCTGAAGCAATGCGACCACGCATTTATGTACGGTGTTTGGCACAGTCAATTGATCCTGACGACTTTGTTCACGTATGGGGAATGTCCAAGTGGATGGGGCTCTATGAACAGATGGTCTGTGAAATCGTTCGTAAAACGAATGGAGCAGTACTCGCTTCTAATGAAGAAATGGTCATGCACATGAAGGTTGCAGGATGGGACTGCCCTATCTACAACATTAGTGGTCTAGCATTTGGCAAAGCGGAAGTGCGTGAGCGTGTAGCAGGACCATTGAAGCCATTTAATGAGCGTAAGCATCGTGTAGGCTTTGCGGCTCGTTGGGATCAGGAGAAGCAACCAGACTTCTACATGGACTTAATTGATGCTTGGAATAAGCGTCACCCAAGTCGTTATGTAGAGTTCTGCATCTTTTCGGGTGCTAAACTCAAGTACAACAACGACAGCTATATGGCACGTACACGCCGTATGCAGGAAGAAGGTACACTAGTTATTCACGAGGATCTAGAAAAGAATGATTACTATAATTTACTCAATGATACCCGTGTGCTTTTTAATTGTGCTTTACAAGATTGGGTCTCTAACACAGTCTCAGAAGCTGACACCCTGGGAAGCAATGTTCTGTATCCTGCTTATCGGAGTTTTCCTGAATCATTTGCGAACGATGCTGAACGCCTTTACATTCCTTGGTCAATAGAAGATGCACTTAACAAATTAGAAAAGTTGCTAGAAAAGCCACATGATAATATGGGCAAAATAAGTGACTGGACTGATAATACTGTAAATCGTATTTGTGATATAATTGAAGGTAAGGGCGAGCAATGGCTGCGTATGTCAACTGATTATCGCAAATACACACATGAGTCTAAATTCTAAACAAGAAATCTGGTTAGAGTGCTGTCAAGCAAAATGGCCCACTATTACCGAAGCAGCCGCAATGGCACTTAGTATGAAGGCCGCAGCAGAATACTATCTCGGGGGTGACCCTGAGTTAGTAGAAGTGTTTGAACAATACATAATGCTAAAAACATTAAAGGATTTATAATGTTTCTAACTAGATCGGGGTTTCGTGCCTGGCACGAATCATTGGATGAAATTATCTGGTGGGAAGACATCTGTCCCGATCGAGCATATCATTTGCTCAAAATTGTCCTACGGGCTGTAGCGGCAAACAGTAAGTATTATGTTGATGGATTTGATCGTATGATTGAATTGACAGATATTTACAAAAAATGTAAAATTGTAGATACGCTATCAAAGGATTTCTATGAGCAAGAAGAAGACGACGAATATTGAAACAGTTAACCCAGAACACGAAAAGCTACTTGAACATCTCAAGTTCACTCCACGTACCTACAAGATCACTATGTGGGGCTACGGTGGTGAAAAGGTTATGGGCACTGTAACTCGTGAGATTTACGATTATTTTAGATCACGCAGACTTGATTTAAGTGAATACGCCTGGGACCACGAGTATGCAGAAATTAACAATATTCCCGATCACATGCAACCATTTCCATCAGGATCGTGGTACGAATGCGACAGTATGGGTCATGCACACGGTGTAAGTCGTAATGCTGGTACACTGCAAATCGAAGATGAAAACGGTGAGACCGTATTCCAAAAGAGCTTTGACGATTTTACTTACGATGAAGATCAACCAGAGTGGACTTGTAACGAAGAAGTTTGGATTGGTGAGAAGCCAGATGGTACTGTTGTGTTTATTGGTAACAGTAACGAAAAAGGCACGTTCTTCGAAGGCGAAATTGAGCTTAAATCTCCATTTGATATTACCAAACTAACACTAGGCTACGATGAAATTGATGGTGAAGAAATCGTCAACTATGTTGAGTACGATGGTGAAACTATTGACAACTGGGGTGGTAGTACAGACGGCAAGAGTTCGGACTTTGGCTTTTACATTGCCGGCAGTAACAAAAACGATAATAAGTGGGAAAAGTATTCAAATATGGATGACATCGAATACACTATGACTGATTGGTTCCCTAAGAAGATTAACCCTGTACGCAACGGTATCTACATGGTTAAAACTGCCGGTAAGAACAGTTATACATATCAAGCTAAATGGACTGGCACACGTTGGATCGGCTCATGGCATGACGACGAACCCAGCACAGAAGAAATTAAAATTAAAGAATGGCAAGGTCTAGCTGTAGACCCTGATGCAATTGTAAATGAGTAAAACTATTATTGTTACAGGTGGATGTGGCTACATTGGTAGCCATGTCGCACGAGCATTTAAGTATGCTAACGCAGACAACCGTGTGTTTGTTATTGATCGTGTTCTACGTGAACATACACTAAAGGGCCTAGACGGGTTCTTTGTTAATGACTTTTCAAGCGATGAAAGTCTAGCAACTATCTTCGATCTACAGCCCGATATCATTGTACACTGTGCTGGCACTAGTCTAGTTGGTCCCAGTGTAACAGATCCTGCTGACTATTATGATAACAATGTAGCCAAGACCGTTAAGTTCTTAAACTACATTAAGGACTTTAAGAAGCAACCTGTCATTATGTTTAGTAGCAGTGCCGCAGTATATGGCGATCCTGAGCCTGAAGACCTTCCATTAAAAGAAGGACACCCTAAGAGACCAATGAGTCCTTACGGCAAGTCCAAGGACATGATCGAAGAAGTCTTATGGGACTATGCTAGAGCATACAATCTTAACAGTGTAGTCTTTAGATACTTTAATGCCGCGGGCGCTGAACCTAAAGACTTTGATCTAGGCCAAGAACCTAATGCCACGCACATTGTTGCCCGTGTATTAGAAGCAAGCCTAGCAGGTCGTGGATTTACCATTAATGGTGATGATTATGGAACTAGCGATGGTACGTGTGTGCGCGACTATGTACACGTATGGGATATTGCTACAGCACATGTACGTGCCGCAGAGTTTCTAGAACGCAGTACAATTACCGGTGTGTCAGATTGCCATATCTTTAATCTGGGGACCAACCAAGGAATTAGTAATAAGTACATTGTTGACTATGTAGTTAATACTTACGGGTTGCCTTTTGTTAACTATGGTCCCAAGCGACCTGGCGATCCAGAACGACTAGTTGCCGATGCCGACGATGCAGAAACATGGCTAGGCTGGAAACCCCAACACAGTAGCATAGAAGAAATTATTGATAGTGCATATAAATGGTATTGCAGCAGAGCCCAACCAGCGACTTGATAGTTCTTCGAAACCAAACAAATGCCTTTTATTTTCTCAATAATATCAACTATAATATTGTCGAGCACATAGAAGAATTTAAAAACTATCCATTGGTTATTGCTGATTTAAGCAGTGAGCATTGGTCAACTTCTATTGATTACGTATATCAGTTACTGGAAGAAAATAATATAAACTTTATTCTTTTAACATATAATCCAGCTGACCATTTAAGAAAACCTAGATTATTATTTTATCCGTGGTGGTACGAATGGACAAAAGATAATTTTAATCAACGCTGTTTACGTATTAACACACTAGAAAAACTCTATCCTGTGTCATGCCTTAATGCCGCACCACGTTTTAATAGAATCTATAATTATCTGGCATTACGCAAAAAGTCCTACTTTGACAAAATGCTGTTTACTATGCACCGGTCCGACTTTGATCCCGGCAGACACGACGATTATAAATTAGAGCCTAGTGTTGCCGAGGAGTGGAATACAATTAAAGATTCATTGCCTAATAGAAATAAAATTCGCCCCGGGGTCGAAGATGAAATTTATAATCCTGCATATAGTAACAGTTATATAAATCTTATCACAGAAACAACAGTGTTACCTGAAGTCTTTATTACAGAGAAGACATGGAAATCCGTTGCCAGTGGGCAATTATTTTTAATGATCGGTGCACCAGGTGCTGTAGATCACTTGCGTAGTTTAGGTGTGGACACATTTGACGATATTGTTGATCATAAGTATTATGATACAGAATTAAACTGGTCTAGTAGAATAGACAAGGTACACGAATTATTAGATTCGTTAATGGCCCAAGATCTGTATAAATTAAATCAACATACCCTTGCTCGTAGACAAAGAAATGCTGACAATTTTTTTGCAGGGCTGTTCGGGCAACCATATAAACAAGAAATAAAAACATGTATCAATACGCTGAAGTAGTACACTGGATGGGCAATTCATCTACCATGAAGATATTGCCTGCATCAATCGACATAGACCTAACTAATATCTGCAATCAAGATTGCTTCTATTGTAACAGTGCAGAGTTTAGAAAAGAAATGCCTGTACAAAAACAATACAGTGAATATATAGAATTACTAGATCGTTTGGCTTCTTGGCGTTCACATAGTCCCAGAAGCTATGGCAGTTTACACACTATCACTTACCCGGGCGGAGGGGAACCCACCTTGCTTAAAGGGTACGAAAACGTAATCGAACATACCATTGATCTAGGATTCCTAACCAGTATTACAACCAATGGCACAAACTTAGATGTATTACTTAATAAAGTACCAGTAGATAAGCTACGCAAATTAGGTTGGGTAGGTATTGATATAGATGCCGCAACAGAAGAATTATACGAAACTATTCGACGTTCTATACCTAAAAAAAGTATCTTTAACAAGGTTATTAATAATGCACGTGGGTTAATCGATGCTGGTGTAAATGTTGATTTTAAAATACTGCTTAATGATTACAACGATAACGAACAGGCCCTAACAGATATTTTTATGTTAGTCCGAGATACACGAGCCAGATCAGTATTTTTTAGGCCGGCTATTGTTAACAATGTAGCATACCACATATCTAATAAGACTCTGGCCCTGATAGATGAACTAGGCAAGAGATATCAAGTTGAACATAAAATCAACTTAAACAAGTATCTAACACGTAATTATAAGAAGTGTCATCAGATGTTTCATTTTCCTGTGTTCTGTGCAGATGGTGGAATATACACCTGCTGTGAAAATAAAGGTAATCCTAATTTCAGAATTGGGTCGTGGGACTCGGGTGACTTTAGAGATGAATGGTTGGGTGAGCGTCATATGGAAGTTTATAATCAAACTAGAGTTGCTTTTTGCCAGCCATGTAGGCCTAACATACACAATATCAATATACAAAATATTCTAGATAATCCTCAGTCAATGGAGACAATGTATCTATGACATTTGATAAAATTAAACAATTTGAAACAGCACTAGCAGAGTATACAGGTGCTCCTTACGCCGTCATGACTGACTGTTGTACACACGCAATTGAGTTGTGTATGCGTTATGAGCAGGTACAGGAAGTTATTATGACGCCGTTTACCTATCTGAGTATCCCTATGCTTATGCATAAATTAGAAATTAAGTACATGTATGAAAATCATTCGCCTAAACAATGGATTGGAGAATATCCTTTTGGATTAACTAGAATATGGGATAGTGCTAGACGTTTAGAAAAGAATATGTATCGAGCAGGAACGATGCAATGTCTCAGCTTTGGACAAGGAAAGCCTTTACAAATCGGCCGCGGAGGTGCTATACTGTTAGACGACAAGGCTGCATATGATGCAATAATTTTAATGCGCTATGATGGCCGCGACCTAAATACATCACCCTGGGTAGAACAACGAGAGTTTAGAGTTGGATATCACTATAAGCCTACTATTGAAGAAGCCGATCGAGGACTTGCTTTACTAGAAAAACTTAAAGAGTTTCCAGTTGACCCTGTATTAGTACAGTACCCAGATTTAAGAACAATCACTATCAAGGATTAAAATGACAGATAAAGAAACAGCACTAGATGCAATGGCCGGAGACGGCGGATATGGATTAGGCAAAGTATGCGATCACCTTCGCTTTAAATTTAAACGTGATGGCAAAAGATTCTGGGCAGGAGATAATGTCAGCGAATACATCGACGACAAAATGAAAGATCAACTAATCGACGAAGCTACAGAAGCATTTGAACGTGTACTAGACACATTATTGATTGATAGAGAAAATGATCCTAACAGTAAAGGTACAGCAAGACGCCTTGCAAAAATGTACTACAATGAAATCATGGCTGGTCGCTACGAACCAACACCTAACGCAACGGCTTTCCCAAATGACACAGAAGGACGATACGAAGGCATGTTGGTTGTGCGTAGTGAGCTTAAGAGCATGTGTAGCCATCACCATCAGCCTGTGTCAGGCGTGGCTTATATTGGAATTATTGCTGGGCCAAAGCTCATCGGACTTAGTAAGTATACTAGAATCGCACAATGGTGTGCTCGCCGCGGAACACTTCAGGAAGAACTTTGCATGGACATCGCTCGTGAGATCGGGTTTGCCACTGGATCGAATGATGTTGCGGTATATATCCAAGCTACCCACGGATGCTGCGAGAATCGTGGTATTATGGCGCACAGTAGCCTCACACAGACCACAGTACTAAAAGGCGCATTTGAACGGGATCAAAGTACTAAAAAAGAGTTCTTTGATAACATCAAGCTACAGCAAGAGTTCGCTCCGCGTTAATTCGAAACTATGTTATAATAGGTGCATGATAAAACTCATTGCACCTTTTTTGTTAACTTTAGTATTAACTGCTTGCGGAGGCGGCGGGGGAGGAGGTTCTGCTCCTGCTACTCCTGCTAGTAATACTAAAGCATTGCAATCTGTGTTAACCTATACATCAGGTAGCATTCGAAACATGGCTGTTGGCGACCTTAATGGTGACGGATTAGATGATGTTGTTGTGGGCGGCTGGTCGGGTCCCGGATCTAATACTAACATCTATGTGCTCATACAAAACACTGATGGTACCTTAGTTGACCGCACCGCTAGTATTCTTCCTGTGGTTACATACGGTGGCAGTCAGCGTATCTTTATACAAGACTTTGACAATGACGGACGCAATGATATTTTTATTCCCGGCTTCAATGATGGCTGTGTTGGCGGTTGTGCAGTAAACAGTGTTATCTTTTGGAATCAGCCCGGACAGTTTGTACAACAGACATTACCCGAGCAGTTAGATAGCCACGGTGCCTGTGTAGACGACATTAACAATGATGGACGCTTGGATGTTTTAGTGCGTGGAGTTTATGATCAGGCTACACATACAACACAAGGTGGGCTATATATTAACAACGGCAACCGGTCTTTCACATTTAGCACAGCCATTGGCTCGGGTGCAACTTGCAGTATTAATCATGAATCAAATGGCCGTGTGTCTATTGTAGCGGGCAACAGTAATCACATTAATACCTATGATAGCAACTTGAATTTAATTAGTACAGTTAATGTGTCTAGTCAAGATCCTGCCACCAATGATTTAATTGACAGTGTTAGCCTTGATGTTAACAATGACGGGCATCGAGACTTTATTCTAGTGTTTAACAGCACAACAGACAATACAAAAGGTCGACGAGAAGTATGGACAAATAACGGGGCCGGTAACTATACCTACGCATACACTGTTGAAGACAATGTCTATAGCCTATACCATCACAGAGCACTAGTGTTTAATGGCACACAGTATCTATATGTTAGCGGATCAAACTTACAGAGCCGTTTATACAAGATTCAAAACAATACAGTAGTAGCATATAACCAAAATCGTTTTGTTGAGATGGCACAACAAGCAGGATATACGCCAGGATTTAACTGGAGTGTAGACTCGGGTGTTGTTTACCAAAACTCTAGCACAGGTAAGTTGTATATGCTACAATCTATTAACAGAACCCTTTACACTCAGGAGATGTAATGTTTACTAAGTTTCTCAACCTGCTTGAACGAATGGGTCGCAAGCGTATTGTTATGGATAGGATCAATGATGAACCATACCTTGAAAGATATTACCTCTTTCTCACAGACCGTACACGGTTTCCGTTTAATGTGTTTTTGCACAAGTTTCTCAAATCAGATCCCGATGATGTGCATGACCACCCTTGGCCTTATGCCACTCTTATCCTAAAAGGCGGCTACTGGGAATGGCGTCCACAGTTTGATGCCAACGGAAAAAAGATTGGCGAAATTGCTCGCTGGTGTGGCCCAGGCAGCTTTAGAATGGCTGGTGCAAACAGTTACCACCGCATTGAACTTGACCCCGCAGTAGATTGTTGGACCTTGTTTATGCCAGGCCCACAGCGGCGTGACTGGGGATTCCTAACCAACAAAGGTTGGGTACAGCACGAAGAATATTTGTCTGCCAGAGCAAAATGATCGCACTACCACCAGGCTGTACTGTAGCATACGGTATCACTATTGACATAGATCAGTTAACCGACGAGATAGTTGACTGGTATAGGTTAATCGAAGGTACAGTATCACACAAAGATGAATACTCGCACCGAGGTAAGCATACACGCAGATCATATGTGTCTTATAACAGCAAAGCCTGTCATTATATGCAAGACGGAACTGGTAATGTTCGCCTACACTTTTTAGGCAAAGATGCTAGTACTGCCAGTATGTTTCTGTTAAAATTCAACGAACGTGTTGTTAAACATAATTTGAAAGAAGTAAATGAGTTCTACTACTAAAGTATATTACGAACAAAATGAAGTTAATGGGTGGCTTCATAATATTATCCGCGAAATCGTTGCAGATAACTGGCGCCCAGATTATATCGTAGGCCTATCACGTGGTGGACTTACTCCTGCTGTAATGTTGAGTCATTACTTTAACATTCCTATGCATAGTCTTAATGCAAGTCTGCGTGACAGCGACTTTGGCCCAGAAAGTAATCTCTGGATGAGCGAAGATGCATTTGGCTACGAAGATGGGCAAAGTGATGAGTTCAAGCGTAAGAACATTTTGATTGTTGACGACATTAATGACAGTGGTGCAACATTCAAATGGATACAAGAGGATTGGCGTAGCAGTTGTATGCCTAATGATCCTGCTTGGCAAGACATCTGGGGCGCCAACGTGCGTACCGCGGCATTGATTAATAACGATGCTAGCGAGTTTAAAGATGTTAACTATGTTGGTCATACTATCAACAAACAAGAGATTGATATTTGGTGTGTTTTTCCATGGGAACACTGGTGGAGATAAATACTAATTCAACCAGCGGCCTTTCTCGGCATTCATCCCGCTATACAAATTCTGCAAGCCTATATTAACTTATAGGAGATTCACAATGGCAAACTCATCAACCGGCGACTTGATTCGTCATCTAGAAGAAAACTTACAAAACACCCGACCAGTACAATACAAGTACACAAGTACAAAAGAATATCACAATGCATTTCCAGTAGCATACCGTCAGTGGCGTGCGGATAGTCACTGCAATTTGATTCATGGTTATGCGTTTAGTATGAAGTTCTATTTTGGAACCAATGACCTAGACGTTCGTAATTGGGCCGCGGACTACGGCGGCCTTAAAGAACTAAAAAAGACACTAGAAGATCAATTTGACCACACGCTAATTGTTGCACAAGATGATCCAGAAATGGAAACATTTAAACTGTTGCAAGAAAAGAAAATGGCCAAGATTGTTGTACTTCCTGCACTAGGATGCGAAGCACTCTCAGATATGCTTTACAAGTATGTCAATGGCGTTTACATCCCCGAGATGTGGGGCCCAGGAGAAGCTGAACGTTTGTGGTGCTACAGAGTTGAGGTACGTGAAACACAAAGCAACATGGCATACCGTGAAGGGCACCGAGAATGGAACGAGAATCTTCTGGATTAAGTGAGCTGCAAAAATTGCTCAATGAAGAAGCCATGCTCTCTAATACAGGGCATAGCAATAGCGAAGAACGCAAAAAGATTCACACAATAATTAGATTAAAGAGAACCAATCAACCACGATGTTTTGGTCAGGATGATTGTGCAACTGTTACTTTATCTATGTGTCCTTGGCGCATGGATTGTGGAACTTAAAAGGAAATATATGAAGAAAAGAAATTATACACAAGAAACAGTTCGTAGGCTACAAGGTAGTTTACAAGTAGAACACACATTAGCGAAGCGTGGAGCACACAAACTACGCGAATTATTGGCCAATGAGCCTTATGTTAATACATTAGGTGCATACAATGGACAAATGGCAGTTCAACATGCTAAAGCAGGATTAAAGGCCATCTATCTAAGCGGATGGCAAGTAGCGGCTGCTAATAATACACAAAACACTACATATCCGGACCAATCACTATACCCAGTTGACAGTGTTCCTCGTGTAGTTAAAGGTATCAACAACGCATTCCGTCGTGCAGACCAGATTGAACATAGTGAAGGCAAAGTAACAACAGATTATTTCTTGCCTATCGTAGCAGATGCAGAAGCAGGCTTTGGTGGCGCATTAAACGCATACGAGTTAATGACACATATGATTGAAGCAGGTGCGGCAGGTGTTCACTTTGAAGACCAGTTAGCAAGTGAAAAGAAATGCGGTCACTTAGGTGGCAAAGTTCTTGTTCCAACATCACAAATGATTCGCACACTAAATGCCGCACGTTTAGCCGCAGACGTTGCAGGTGTTGACACAGTTATTATGGCTCGCACAGATGCCGAAGCCGCAACACTTATCACATCAGATCATGATCCATTGGACAAGGACTTTATTATCAATGAACGCACTGACGAAGGCTTTTACAAATTTAAAAATGGTATTGATGCTTGTATTAGCCGAGGTCTTGCTTATGCCCCTTACGCTGATCTCTTATGGTTCGAAACTAGTACGCCTGATATTGCACAAGCTAGAAAGTTTGCCGATGCTATACACGCACAGTACCCTGATCAAATGCTTGCTTATAACTGTAGTCCTAGTTTTAATTGGCGTAAGTTTTTAAGCGAAGCCGAGTGTGAATCATTCCAGCGTGAACTAGGTGAACTAGGCTACAAGTTCCAATTTATTACATTAGCAGGATTCCATTCAGTTAACTTAGCTACATTTGAATTAGCAGAAGCATACAAGGAACGTGGTATGGCTGGATATAGTGAAATGCAACAGCGTGAGTTTGCGGCCCAAGAACGTGGATTCACTACTGTCAAACATCAACGTGAAGTTGGCGTTGGTTATTTTGACTTGATTAGTGAAGCAGTGGGCGCAACTTCTACTGTAGCTAACAAACATTCAACCGAAGCTGATCAATTCCATTAATGCTGTATTTTGGAGTTTTTCCACAGGCTACTGTAGCCGATGTATTCATTATTTGTTTAGGTGGATTTAATAATGCATGGCTTCGGCCATGCATTGCTGATATAACCGATAACGGCATTCTTTTATATAATAGTTCAACTATTGAGCCGTATGTAAAAATGTTTACACAGGCTAATAGATGCAGATGGAGAAATATTAATTGGCCTAATAATATTCATGCGTTGGAATCTTTCCTCGAAAGTGAAAAAAGACACGTATGGTTAGCAACTGTATATCATAATCAGTTATTACCAATGAAACAACATTTTGGTGATCAACTTTTTACTGTTGCTATACATTATAGTCAAGAACTGTATCCGATTGTGCTAGAAAACTGGGCAAGGTTTAACGCAACAGTATGCCTAGGTGAGGATTCTATACAACAAAGGGCAATGATTGATTCCCAATTTATTAACTTGCCTACTCAATTGCCAGTAAACTTTAATCAACTTGTTGATTACTTTCGTAACAATGTAGATTTGTTTAGGGACGGGTTACCGACAGAGTTAACAACAGACGCCGACTATGTTGTTAATTTATTGGACCTATATAGCGAAACTAAATTTTTTACACATCTTAAAAATTTAGGTACATTGCCTACAGAAGAATCTGTAAACTATTATAGAAAATGGTTGCAAGGGCAACTTAATATAGACTTAATAAAAAACATTGTCCATGGAAAGAAATAAATTTTGGAGATTATGGGCCAAGGCACTTGGAGAGAAAGCAGGAAATACGGACAAAGAATCTGACCGTATTGCTTGCATCCGCACAGCAATTGTGCTAACATATATCATAACTAACCTGTTTATTGTAGCAGGTGTAATTCGACATTGGTAACATATGAAATTAAAAATCAGTGAACTCTTTTACAGCGCTCAAGGTGAAGGCCGTTTTGTTGGCGTACCATCAGTATTCTTACGCACATTTGGATGTAATTTTACATGTGCAGGCTTTGGCTGCAAGCCAGGCGAAACGTCAACGGAGGCCGACGAAGTGGCAAAGAATGTCCACTTGTATAAAGACTTTACTAGTCTACCCTTAGTTAATACTGGATGCGACAGCTACGCATCGTGGCATCCTGCTTTTAAAGATCTAAGCCCAACAGTAGAAACAAAAGATCTAGTAGATCAAATGCTAGCTCTTACACCCAATCATCGTTGGGTGCAGGACAATGGCAACGATGTGCATCTTGTAATTACAGGTGGTGAACCATTGCTAGGTTGGCAACGTGCGTATCAAGAGTTATTAGAACATGAGCGTATGCAGGACTTGCGTAATATCACATTCGAAACAAATGGTACACAAACTCTGCAAGGTAGGTTTATTGACTACATCTTAGACTGGGTTGATATTGCTGGCAATGAAATTACATTCTCAGTAAGTCCCAAGCTAAGTGCAAGTGGCGAAGCATGGGACGAAGCAATTCGTCCAGAGATTGTGCGTATGTACCAAGACTACGGCTTTACCTACTTGAAGTTTGTTGTGGAAACAGACGAACACTTTGCAGAAGTAGATCGTGCAGTTGGTCAATATCGTGCTGTTGGGTTTCATGGTCCTGTCTATGTAATGCCACAAGGTGGTGTTGTTACTCCTTATGCCGCCAACCGTGTTCGGGTAGCAGACTGGGCACTAAGCAAAGGTTACAACTACAGTCCACGTCTACACGTTGACTTGTGGGGCAACGGCTGGGGCAAATGATAGAAACACATAAAAGAACTTTAGCAAGAATTGTAACATACCGGTTACTGGCAGTAATTTTTACCGCTGTGTGGACAGGATTATCAACAGCGATAGGTATACATATAGGTCTTATGATTATACATTATGTACACGATCGTGTATGGTTAAAAGTTAAATGGGGAGACAATTAATGGCCGGTTACGCATTTAAGAAAAACAGACATGAGCTCGATGACTGGTTTTATCGTCGTTGTGTTGGGTGGGAACTTAAATTCGTCTGGTGGCCTAGCATTTGCGACTTAACTGGTCGCAGAGTTTGGTTAGAATATGCATACCAAGGCACAAGTGTACTAACCGGGCCCGGCGATCCTATTATTGATCATCGATGGCATAACAAACTAGAACACTTAATGTGGAAACTTAAAGGCAACTAATGACAACAGATCAATTAATATTTGTGGTCACAAGCTGGTTAGCATTAACGGGAATTACCTATCACTTTACAGGATGGGCAAAGATACGCGACTGCTATCAAATGTGGTTCACTAAAGAATACTGGCAACATACATACAATATTGTAGAAGCCGTTAGTTGGTTAGCCAAGGCCGTTATTATTATTCCTGGGCTAATTTTTGGCATTAATATATGGCAATTGTATTTCTTAACGTTAGCAACTAGTCTAACACTTATTTGGGCATCAAACAAAAAACTGTTACCAACCTTGGTAGCATTTAATACTATGTGGGCATGGTTAAGTTTAATGGTTATTGCCCAGCATGTAATTTAAAGGATCTGTATGGGAATATTTGATAAACTACTTGGAAAGAAGACAGCCCCAGAGGCACCTAAGTCTGCACCAACAAAGGCCAAGGCTACACCAAAGAAAACTGCTAAAGAAATTGCAGACGAAAAAGGCGAACCATATGTTGCCATTCTTAGTGTAGAACTTGACCCCGATAATATCGGTAACGGTGCTTTTGAATTGGACTGGAACGACAAGTTTGTTACTAATCTAGTACGTGCTGGCTATCAATTGAAACCCGGCGAAGAAGATGCAACTATTGTCGATCGCTGGTTCCAAGATGTTTGCCGCAATGTTGTATTGGAAAACTTTGAGCAATGGGAAGCCAATCAACCAATTGATGGTAGACCACGTGTGATTGCACGTAAAGACATAGGCGATGGCCGCACAGAGGTGAGCTAATGCAAGGCCTAGAACCACCAAAGACCATGAAGGTCTATCAACTGTTAAAAATGTCAACTAAAACCAGTTTGAATATTTCAAGCTGCGGTACTAGTCCAGGAGGCAGTGCTAATTACATCGGTACTGGTATGTATTTGACGTTACAAGAAGCTGAGCATAATCGCACATTGGAAATTCTTAAGGACCAAGACGGGGCTTTTAACAGTTACCACGTCTTTGAACTAGAGTTGCCTAATCCAGCATATAAAGAATAATGTTACTAGTATCCGTTAATGGGTTAATACAGGTTCCTGGCATTGACTACACTTCTTGCAACAATGCCGTGAGCTTTTCTACGCCTCCTCCAATGGGAAGTAGCATAGATATTAGAAATCACTTTGGTACACTGGCACGTATACACGGCGATGGTAGCACATATCTGTTTCAATTCTCGGACTACCTCGATCGAGATACATTAACTGTGTTTGACGATGCAATTAAATATCGAGACAACCCAGCGGTAGCAGATGCCTTAGAAAAATTGCGAGTAGTTGTAGAACTAGTAAAAGAACATGATACTATACGTAAACGGTGATAGCCACAGTGCAGGCGCAGAAGCAGTTAATGCTCACGCCTTTGCAGAAGATGATAGATTGTATTGGGGCTTAGGTCGTCAACCACACCCCGATAACCTACGTGCCAGCTATGGTTGCCATTTGGCCAATCACCTAGGTGCCATCCTTGAATGTGATGCAGAAAGTGCCAGTAGTAACAAACGTATTATTCGCACTACAGAAGAATACTTAGAAAACAATCCCAGGCCAGATTTAATCGTTATTGGCTGGTCAACTTGGGAACGCGAAGAATGGTATGATAGTGAAACTAATCGTTACTGGCAGGTTAATGCTGGTGGTATAGGGCACGATTGGCCAAATAGTATTGTTGCCCGTTACCAAAACTGGATCTTAGACTTAGATTATCAAAAAAGCATGGAAGACGATCATTATAGAATTTGGTTGTTGCATCAGGTGTTATTGGATAAGAAAATAAATCATTTATTCTTTACCTGTTACGAACCATTTACTAATGTTGATACGTTAGAATGGGGAAAATATTATCTGAATCCATACGATCGCGACTCTACATACTACAATTGGCTTAAAAACAAAGGTTTTACAACGGTAAATACAAATAGCTACCATTTCGGCGAACCTGCACACGCAGCCTGGGCCGATTACTTATTCAAACAACTTTCATATAACGCATTGACTAGTTAATAGATCTGTGTTATTATTGCTCTATGAAATATCTGATTGTCGACACCGCTAATACATTCTTTCGTGCCCGCCACGCGGCACACCCTCAAAGTGATACATGGGACAAACTAGGCTTTGCTATCCATGTAACACTTGCCAGCGTTGCTATGTGTTGGCGTGAACAGCAAGCAGATCACGTTGTATTTTGTTTAGAAGGCCGTAGCTGGCGTAAGGATTACTATGCCCCGTACAAAGCAAACCGCGCAGTCGCGAGAGCAGCGCTCACAGAAGCCGAGCAAGAAGAAGACCGATTATTTTGGGAAACTTTTGACGACTTCAAAGCGTTCATCCAAGAAAAGTCCAATTGTACTGTTCTCCGGCACGAAAACTTGGAAGCGGATGACTTGGTGGCAGGATGGATTCAAGCACACCCTCACGATGAACACATAATCGTATCAAGCGACAGCGATTTTTATCAATTACTGGCAACTAACGTAAAGCAATTCAATGGCATCTCTGAAGAACTTCATACCATTAACGGGATCTTTGACAAAAAAGGTGCCCCAGTCAAAGATAAGAAAACTAAGGAGCCAAAAACGATCCCGGCACCTGAGTGGATCCTCTTCGAAAAGTGTATGCGTGGCGATACAAGCGATAACGTGTTCTCGGCCTATCCAGGGGTGCGGACTAAAGGAACTAAAAATCGCGTTGGACTTACTGAAGCATTCCAAGACAAAGAAACAAAAGGTTTCAATTGGAACAATCTAATGCTCCAACGTTGGGTTGACCATAATGGAGTCGAACATCGTGTACTTGATGACTATGAACGTAATCGAGTATTAATTGATTTGACTGCACAGCCTGATCATGTTAAAGTATGGATTGCAGAAACTATTGCAGCCAACAGCGTAACTAAAGAAGTTGGACAAGTTGGAACTAAGTTCATGAAGTTCTGCGGCAAGTATGAGCTTAAACGTATTAGTGACAACTTACAAAATTATGTAGACTTCTTAGGTTCTAGTTATCCCGAAGTCGAAGCAACAGCAAGTGTACTAAGGAACACAAAATGACCGATAATATGACTTTAAACATCATCTGCGCCTTTATTGTAGGCGTACCTATGTTCTACTTGGCATGGCGATTTTTAAAATTAATGGATTAATATGAGCAGAATGAAAAATCAATTATTTCACAACATTGCATTGGAAGTAGGTGGAAGCCACTATCCCGATGTTGGCGGAGAACTATTAGAAACCTACGGTCGTCACGTGGTAGAAGAATGTCTACGTGCAATAGATACTGCCAGTAAAAATCATGTGTATACTACATTTGATTTAGGTCAGCATGAATGTTCAGTTGATGCGGCAAAGGCTGCAATTAAGGCAAGATTTAACCTATGAATACTGTTAACTATATATTGGCGTTATTAGTTCTATTGCAGATCAAACACTGGTATATTGATTTTGTTGATCAATCAATGGAAGAAGTTGTTAGCAAGGGCATATATGGCGATGCCGCAGGTATTAATCATAGTGCAAAACACGCTATAGGGACATTCTTTGCAGTATTAATGGTCACAGGGTGGCCTTATATTGCCTGGGCCGGTATTATATCAGCAATTGATTTTGCACTGCACTATCATATTGATTGGGCCAAGATTAACCTTAATAAGAAATACAATTACACAGTAAAAGATACTGCGTTTTGGATCTGGTTAGGATTTGACCAGATGTTGCATCAACTTACCTATCTATTCATTATTTGGATGGTATTTGCATGATTAAAACTATCATGCAGGCCGGACGTTATATGCAGGTGTCAGGTGGCACAGCCAGTACTTATGTTAACGGATACAGTGGCGCACAAGGCGTAGGAAATATGCGTTACAATACCAGCAATCAAACCATGGAAGTGTTTGATGGCAATAATTGGGTACAACTTAATACGGGCTTTGCTAGTATTGGATTAACTACTGAGGCAGAAAGCCTGTTGGATTGGGCCCGCACAAAGCGAGATGAAGAATTTAAGTTAAAAGAACTTATGGAAAAGCATCCCGGCCTTAAAGAAGCATACGAACGCCTAGAGATTATGAAGGCGCTAACATTAGAGGAAGAAAAGAAACATGATTAATTGGCTAAGACACCGACTACACAATTTTATATTTCCACAAGATAATCTTGCTAGTCCCAAGATGTCAAGTGTCCGCGAACGTGAAGAAGCTGATATTGAAGGCATGCGTTTTACCGTTATGCCAGCAGAAGGCGGAACTATTGTTCAAATGCGTACATACGATCGACGCAAGGACGAAAGTAATACCAGGACTTATGTTATTCCTGAAACTGAACAGGACGTAGCACATCGCATTGGACAGATTGTTGCTATGGAGTTGTTTAAGATATGAGTGTAAATGTAGCCAAACAATCGGCTAGTACAAATGCTGGTGCTGTAGCCGGACATGGATATGGCGCTATACCCGGTATTGGGTTGAGTGGCCCGTACACTGTTGGCCCTCAACATGAGTATGATGCAGGCATTGACATTCGTGTTACTCCTGCTAGCGGCGGATTTATTGTAAGTGTAAGCCATCGCAATATTGGAGTTAGGCCCGATCTACATATTGTTACTGAGGATAAAGACCTTGGTGCAGAGATTGGTAAGATCATTACTATGAGCTGTTTAAAGAAAGAATAATAAAAATGAACGCAGTAGCTAAACCAGTAGTTAAAAACAAATATTGGATAGTAGAATCCGAGGGGACAAAGATTGCCACTATACAAGCAATTGAAGAAGGTGGGTTTGCATACGTACACGATAACACTCGTGAGCGTTTTCCTAGCATTAAGCTGTTAACAAAGCAATACAACATTGAATTTGTAAAGGCAGAAAAAACTAAGAAAGACCGCTCTGCAGGTCACGAAGTCTACGGTTATCCTGCAGGAAATCAGCCGCATAACGAAGTATTTGACGTACAACGCAAATTACCTATCTATACAAAGACTGCAAAAAGTAAAAGTTTTTTCTGTGCAGGTCATTACATTATTAAGTTCAGTAACACATGGGTACGTGCCACATGTCCTAAGTTAATTACACTTAATCGTTATGAATACCAAGGCCCGTTCCATACTACAGAAGAAATGACTGCGGCATTAAAGAAGGCAAATGGATAATTTACCGTATCACGTAAAACTGTTTAACGACCGTGTGCGTCAGTTAAATCAAACCAATGGCAAGCTACTAACTCTTAACGCACAAGAGGCACGTAGTCTACATAACGATATCTACGAACTGTTGGCCACTATTGCTGAGTTGACTAAAGAAAATCCCACTGCACCATCCGTTATCAGCGTTAATATGGATGGTGGCGGGTTTAAATAATTATTGATTGATTTCTAAATTATCTAGATACTGATCTAGATTGCCTGCGTGTAGTTGCAACATAATAGCATCTTGTTCACTGAACACTGTGATAGCACCATGATGTAAAAAATACGGTGCAGTAAATAATCTCTCTAACTGTATTAGGTGTTTAAAGTTCAATGGCCTATCTACAGCAATCTTATAGGTCTTTAGGTCTAAAGTTTTTGTAAAGAAGTCTAGACCTGTTCTAGTCATGCGTAGACTGTTATGATTAGTTGGGTTGCGCCACCAAACTTTGGCGTGTTCGACAAATATGCGATGGTCGTGTCCGTAAGCAGACAACACACGCTGTTGGAATTCCAACTGTCGATTAGGGGTAGATTTGATCACCTTGCTTTAACAAGACTACAGTAAATTTATCGCTCTTGAATAGAGTATTTAATTTCTTGGCCAAGTTAATTGCATGACCTGGATTGCTAAAACTAACTTTGCCATATTTTGGACCTGGGTATGAAGTTAATATATTGAAGCTCTTCATATTGATAGGCATATTATCATAGAAGACTGCCCAGATTCCTTCTGAATTCAGAATTTGCTGGCTCTTATAGGTATTCTTATTAACGTGATCCAACAGTACAGTTGGTTTTGGTCTTGACATAACAGTTTCCTTGATCTACTATTATTTATCTCGTTATATACGCATATTTACTTTTTAGGTGCTTTTAGCCCAATTAAGTTTACCTATTAATTTGATTTAGCTCATAGCTTTTAAATATAATAATAACACTTAGTTGATGCACACGTTAGTATGGTACTTATTTTAGTGCATCGGCTGGTAGCGTATGGTACGCTGTTATAACCCGTAGGAGAATATATTATGTTATTAGATGCCGAAAGCTCTTCTGAATCAGAAGACACTAGCACCACAGCACAAGGTGCAACTTCCCGTCACAAAATTCCACGTGGATTCAAAGGATTTGATATTAACAAATTCATCGAGGATGGATTTGAAAAAGTCTGTGATGTAAAATTAGACAACTATAGCGGGTGGGTTTACTACAACATCAATACGAATTTGATGTATGCAGATCATAAGAGTTGGATTTATGTTGTAGTCGAAAATGATGTAATTCTCAAACTAGGTGAAACAGGTAACCCACTTGGTATTAGAGAATCTCAAAGATACCATGCCGAATGGCAACCCAAGGGCTCTTCTGTCTGCCGGCTCGGCCGACTACGAAAGGGCGACGGCACTGATTACAACATCAGAGAAAGTCTCAGAGAGAGTATTGATGCTGGCAACGAAATTACTATCTGGGCACGTGCCTGCCCTATTGATACATTCACTACAACTGTAGCAGGTAAAACTATAACAGTTAAAAACACTATTCACAAAAGTCTTGAAGAACTTTATCTGAAACACTTCAGCACTACAACAGGCATGCTGCCTTTCTTAAACAAATCACACAAATAATCATGGCAAAACGTTTAACAAGAAAACTAACAGAAGTCGCCGACGAAGTTGAGACACAACTTAAAGCACACTTCAACGTAACTCAAAAAGAACTTGATGCATGGCGTATCAAGGCCAAGGCCAAGCATGATGTTGAAGGTTTTAGCTTTCCACAATGCACAATGCAACCAATTGCTGACCTCTGGATTGACTACGAAATTCAGAGGGACGTAGTTTTTCTTCATATCATTTCTCTCCTTAAGAAATGGGATCCACGTATTTGCAGTCCTGTGAGTGCCTGTCGTGTTAGCGAAACTGGTCGCATTGATACCTATGATGGACAGCATCGTACTATTACTGCGGCTATACTAGGATACACAGAAGTACCCTGTGCTGTTGTTGTTACAAGTGATCCACACTTTGCCAGCGAAGCATTTGAAATGCTAAACGATACAGGTGTTAAACGTCTGACTCCCGGAGACCTACATCGCAATGCTCTAGTACGTTACAAGAACGGCAGCAGAGAACTGAAGAACGTACTGGCACGTACAATGCAAGATCAATTTGATGCCTGCGGAATTGATCTACAGGACAAGAACAGTCGCAATAGCGATAATCTCCGAGGAGATAATGATCGATTCTTTAGCCACTTCAAGTACGCTCAAAAGGCTATCGAAGTAGATGACACAGGCAAAACTTTATACAATATTCTTGACGCTATCCAAACAGTATTTCCTTTGCAGGAGGAAATAGATCAAGGAAATTTTATTGGCCTCTACGAATTGCACAGATTGGCTAAGACTAGTCCTAATATTAACTTGCCGCCAGATTGGATGAAAACACTGTTAATGAGTATTAAGCCAACATTTAAGTCAAGCTCATTAGTTCATGCTAAAGCCAAAGTACAATGGGAACACAAAAACCCAGGTGCTACATGGTCGGCCCCAAGTGCTATGGCTAACTTCTTGCGTGAGTTGCATTTACGCAACGGTGGCACATTAGACTTGCCCTATCACGGAGAAGGTGCTACAATGGGAGTGTTAGCGGGTAATATTGCCCCAGGACTTTTCCCAGATACACAATGACACTTCAAGAATCATTAGAGAAATTTACAGCACCAGTCTACGGTAAGACTAAGCGTACATCTGAGACTTACCGTACTGTGGCTAAACATTGCAGTACGCATATTGATCGCTTAGTAGGCGAATATCAAATCATTAAGAATGATCAACAGTGGTTACGGGAAGTTCGTAACGATATTGATTATTATCTTCGTCGATACCACGCCTACTGCATTGAGGAGCGTGATGGCATGAAAGCACATTATCACGAAGTTAATGCAGACGATCAATGCGACTTTGAACATCTGATCCCAGCAAGTCGTATTCGTGATCTGTTACTAGCAGGCACTATAACCACCGAGCAGGCGCTTAATGCGCCCACTGTGCGATTAAGCCGCACTAAACATATGGCACTTAAAGATGCAGGTTGGGCCAGTAAAACACCTAATATGTGGTTACCATTCCAACGTTATACAAACGTGTTTACGGCCGTATACGAAACATATGATGGTACGGTAATTGATCCTGCCACTTGGACCTTAGAGCAACATTTCAATTACTTCAAGCATCTTGTAATACTTTAGGAATCGCCTGTCCTGTTTTCAAGTCAAGGGTATACGGTGGCTCAAATTTATAATAGGCACTTATACTATTAAGTTGACTTAACAGGTGATCCCATTCTTTTCTAACAAATGCAGGATCATTGAATAGATTGTAGTTGTGCTCTAGTATAGGTTGCATATCCAACAGCATACGATATTGTTCATCTGCCGTCATATTAGACAGTTGTTTTAAGATAGCAGCCACGGCCTGCATACGCAATATTGGATCTTCAATAGAATCGTAACTTTCATCCCAGTAATTACCAAATGTCTTAAACCCGTAACTACGTAAATATTCTAGATTGTTTGTACAGCCAACTAATACAAACGGCATACGTAGAACAATAGGTTTAAATATCTTTTCTGTTAAATGAGTTTTGTTTTGCCAATAGCAGGTTTCTGTAACTACAAATATAAAGCTCTCCATTAGTTGTTGCAGTGGGCTTAACAACATACTCTGATTAGGTATATGTTGATCGGGAAAGTCTATACGCAGCTCAGGCAATTGATTTATATTGGTAATAGCATCTTTAACTAGCAAGGAATCAAGTCCTTGGTTCTCTATGCCAGCAAGTAAATTAATGTCAAATCTGCCACCATCGGGGCAATCTTTACTAAAACTAACATGCCCCGATTCTAATAAATCTGCCTTGTATAGTTCATTAACAAATAAACTACGATATATACGTTCATTGCTTGTTAGTCTATTAAATGTAATGTAGGACTTAGATAACTTTCTATTTTCGGGTGCAACAATTCCAGGTAAGTACTCATGTCCCCTGTACCAATCTGCGGCTGCAAATATATGAAAGAAATATTCTAGTTTGGCAAACCCATAATGGTCGCATATACGGTCCACTTCCTCACTTGTTCTTTCGGTGTGTACTAATACATAAGGACCTTTTGTATTTTCTATAATGTAATCAAAGAATGGTTGGTTATAAGAAAAATTTAAAGGCTCTTGATCGTAGAATATAAACAGAGGGCCCCGGCGTACTGGTGGATCAATGTCATTTCTAAGTATCTCTATATTTTCTGGTTGAGTTGATCCAAAAGGGTAGAGATATAATAATCGAGGATCTGTTATAATAGTCTTAAGATACTCGTAGATATTCTCATAATGGTTAGCTATATTATACATGTTTGACGTTTTTTATTCAGGGCCAAAACCCAACTTGTTTGCTTTTGAAAAGCCTGCTCAGGATCTTGATGATGCTGCGGCACAGTGCCGTACTGGATACTACTGGTATATTTATGGGAACAATGATTACACTAACTTTGATTTTGACTATAGGCCTGTTCCATGGGAAAGTACACACACGCACGTATGGCCTACGCAATGGAATCAGTATGGTGGTGCATACCTAGCACACACGGATAGTGTACAAGAACGCAAGTGGCAATTTCATCATACAGTAGTTGAGACCAAGGCCAGTTTAGAAAATTGGGCACCATCTAAATACTCAATGGATTTTGACTTTAGTTGGGTACCACATCCAATGGATCCTCCTTACATATATGTCTTCGGTAATCAATGGTATCCAGCTGAAGTAATGCCCACTGTTGAGTACCACACACCCGGTGCCACTGAACGCAAGTACATGGATTATCCCAAGGCAACTCTGGCGACTAATATGATGCAGTGGAGCAGTAGGAGTGAGCATAGATATCACTTTGATTACAGTTGGTTGCCCGATCCAGGCGATCCTCCTATGACGTATGTGTTTGGCAATCAACACTGGCCAGCAGAGAAAATGCCCACAGTGGAATGGACGCACCCCGACATTACAGAAGACAGTCCTGTAAAGTATATGGACTATCCTAGGGCCGAGTTATTACCTAATAAGACTCTATGGTCTATACCCGAAGAAGTTAACGAAGATAGTGTAGACTTCAGCTGGGTACCTGACCCCGGCGAGCCTGCCTATGTATATCACTTTGGTACCGACTATCAACAAAGCATTGGCCTAACATACACTGTGCCCAGTGCAACAGAACTAAAGTTTGGCGGCGACATTCCCACAGTAGGACAAAAGTCTGCTGTTGAAGTATTAGATATATTCTTTATTGATAGAGGCAATGATACTGCACAAGCACGTTACGAACGACTTGCCGAAGACTACACTGTAACAAAAGTTCGTTATGCCAACAGCATGATGGATACTATCAAGCGTTGTGTTACACGTAGTCGTACTAGTAAATTCTGGGTTATTAGTAGCGAATACAACTATGATGAATTTGATTTTGCTTGGCATGCTGAGCCATGGCAAAACTACATGACTCATGTGTTTGCAAGTCAACACAACAAATGGTCGGATACATTCTTAATCAATCGTTACGAGTTTGAACGACACGCCAAGTGGGCCAAGAGTTTAGAAGAATTTCCCAACTTAAACTTTGTTCCGGACCAGAAAGTAGTTAAGCCTGAAAACATCTGGAACATGTACTACATTGATCATGGCAATCCAGAGAGCCAATACGAGATGCTACGCAATCATTATGATGTAGTTAAGACTAGATTCATGGATAACTACCTGGATACATTTAAGCGTATCATGAACACAGCCACAACTGAGTATGTGTGGATATTAAACAGTGTTTGTACATATGACTTCTTTGACTTTACATGGCAACCTGAACCATGGCAAAAGGAAATGATACACTGCTTTGTTAATGGTAGTGTAGCAGGCAAGAATAATGCAGAGCTACGTGGCGATACATTCTACATACACGTTGAATCATTTAAAAAGCAGATGGTTGAACTAGAGTTACTTGACTGGTTTAATGTTATTAACTATGTTTTTGATCAACGAGTTGAGCGTTGGCCAGTTCCCGCAGTATATTATAAAGGTGACAACTTAATTGAAGCAATTAAGGCGCATACGTTTACATCATCGTATGCTATGTTTACCAATGATCCTAATCTTGCTGGTATGGGCAATTTCAATACTTGCCTATGGACCGAAAAGGATCGTGTTGCCAGGGACCTAAGTACCGATAAGAGTACATCAATGATTCCAAGAGATATCAAGAAGTACATTAAAACGCAAGTCTATGATTACCCATATTTAGAAACTAGCAAAGTTCGTAATGTAAGATTTACTCCGGATTTGGATATTGTCTATATCAGCAATGGGGAACCAGATGAGCAACGTTGGTACGAGCACGCCTGTTATCAAAGCAATCGTGATGTAAAATGGATCCGCGGTGTTAATGGGCGTGTGGCTGCGTATCAAGCTGCTGCCCGCGCAAGTGAAACAAATTGGTTCTTTGCAGTGTTTGCCAAACTAGAAGTTCTGGGCGGCGAGTTCGATTGGCACTGGCAACCTGACTATTGGCAAGAGCCAAAGCATTACATCTTTAATGCACGTAATCCTGTTAACGGACTGGAGTACGGACACATGGGCATGATTGCCTACAATAAGAGCCTCGTTTTATCAAATAATGCGCCGGGAATAGACTTTACTTTGTCACAACCGCACGAATCAGTGCCGGTTTTGTCGGGCATAGCACACTTTAATCAAGACGCTTGGACTACATGGCGTACAGCATTTAGAGAAGTATTAAAACTACGTTTGTTTATGGCCACCCAGCCCACACTAGAAACCGAACATAGACTCAATACTTGGCTTACTGTGGCGCAGGGCAACTATAGCAATTACTGTATAGATGGTGCAAATGATGCTGTTGCCTACTATGACGAAGTAGCAGGAGATCCCGCAAAGCTACAGTTGAGCTTTGAATGGGCATGGTTACGTGCCCGTTATGACGCTAAATACTAGATGCGAGCAACAGATTTTATCACTGAACTATTTCAACCTGGAAAACAATGGGCATGGGAATTTCGTGGTAGCGAAGAAGCATTTGCTAGTTTTAAAGCAGGCGATATTGAGTATCTGTGGTCTGCTAGAGTAATGAATCATCGTGATCCAACTGTTTGGACTATTGCATTTCAACAACGAGATCAAGAGGGTTGGGACAAAACATTTGGAATGACTGGTACTGGAAATTCCAATACTGTTATAGCATCCGCTGTTGATATTACTAGAGAGTTTTTAAAACAGTATGGCAACAAAGTTTTAGAAATACGATTTAGTTCCGAAGGGGATTCTCGCACAAGTTTGTATGCCAGAATGGTAAAGCGTTTACTACCGGACTGGAACTTGCATACCAAAAAAGGTCCCGGCGAAACTGATTTCTACTTAACTAATCCAAGGGCCTACGAGCTTAATGATAAAACTCTTTAACAGATTGCGCGATGTATTCAACTTCGCTATCTGTTAATTCAGGGTATATAGGCAAGCTAAGTGTCTCTCGACTAAACTCAGCAGAGTTAATACAAACACCGTGTTGTGCATAGGCAACACCAACTGATAATGTGTCCAATGGTTGGGCATAGTGTATCTTAGTTTCTACGCCTTTAAGGCTTAGATGGCTCTGTAGTTTGTATCTATCGTTCTGCACACGAATGACAAACTTATGCCAGGCATGTTCTACATCCTCTCCGGGACCTAATACATCAACGTAAGGATGTAATTGTTGAGTGTAATATCGAGCAATAGCATCACGACGATCTTGCCACTCATCAAAATATTGTAACTTGACTGTTAACTGAGCACAGTCACTTTCACTCATCTTGCTGTTAGTACCCGGTGCTTCGTGTATACCATGTTTACCGTTGTCACGTAGATCAAGAAAGTTCTCGGCCAAGTGATAATCGTCGGTTAGGATCATTCCGCCTGATCCATAGTTGGGTAGATTCTTAGTTGGATCAAAACTTAGTACACTGACATCTCCCATCTTTCCCGACGGTATGCCCTTATATCGTGCGCCGAAACTCTGAGCAGCATCTTCGATGATGCGTGGCTTCTGTCCCCAAAACTCAGTCATTACCCTAAACTTATCGTAGTCCAAAGTATTACCGAATAAGTTAACATACATAACAGCGGCAATATTCCGATCATTTAAACTAAAGTTTACATTATTTAGATCCATTAGACCCTGGTAATCCACGTCCACAAAAGCGGGTACATGCTCGGTTAATAAAACCGTGTTTAACGTGGCTGCAAAGCTCAGGGTAGGTATGAGTACCAACCCCGGCGGATAAAGCGTTTGTAGCGCGAATAAAAGCCCTTGCGTACACGAATTTACCGCGATTGCAAAGCGTCTATTACAGCGGGTAGCAATTAACTGCTCAAACCGCTGGGTGTATTCCCCGTCTAATACTTTACCACTACTATATACTTGGTCAGTAATATGTAGTAATTCTTCGCGTAGATTTTGGTACTGTCGCTTAATACCAAAAAACGGAATTATAGCTTTGGTGCCCAAAACTCACTCGCTTTAAACCAATCGTGGTAACGTTGAAATCCTTCTTCAACATCTACAGTAGGATTGAACCCAAAGTCCCTACGTGCGGCTGCAATGTTTAATGCACCACGTGATGGGAAATCTGCATCCTTGTCGCGAACTTCAACACTGCCTTTTCCTGCAATCTTAATAGCCAATGCAGCCGCTTCTAATAGACTTGTGCTATGCGACTTTGTAATGTTATATGTTCCATTAACCGCTTTAGGGTTTAATGCGGCGCCCACGATACCGGCGGCAGCATCTTCTACATACGTGAAATCGAGTGTTTCATTTGCTCCATTAACACGTAGAGTTTCGCCGCGCATAGCACTAAGCATGAATTTACTAACCACACGATCTTCGACATCGTACTCGCCATAGACAGCAGAGGGACGAATAATAACATGATCAAAGCAACCACGACGAGTATAATCTTTAACAAGGTGTTCTCCCATTAGTTTCATAATTCCATATTGTCCCTGTGGTCGGCAGTTGTAGTCTTCAGTGACATCATCATTAAAGTCTCCGTAGACCATACTGCTACTAATATAAACAAACTTAGGTATACCAAGCTGTCTTGTTAGTTCCAACATGTTTACTAGACTGGTACTCATTACTTCGCTGGCTAGTATAGGATTTTGGCCAACTACTTTCTGTCGGGGAAAGCTGGCCAAATGTATTACTGCATGTACACCGTTAAACGCACGAAAGAAATCTTCTACAGATTTATGATCTCTGAGATCAATATGATGTACTCCCGACTTCATACGTGATCTACGTTCTTGGTACAGGTATGCTAATTCGTCTGCATTAACAAACCCATAATCTGTTACGCTGTCTAATACAAAGCAGTCGTGCCCTTGTGATTCGAGCTGTCTAACAACATTGTGTCCAATAAAGCCAGCACCACCGGTTACAATAAATTTCATACTGCCATCTCCGCTTTAATTGTTGCATGGCTTGTGTATCCGTCTAGTCTGATATCGGCCATAGTAAACTTTGTAATATCAGTTATGTCAGGATTCAACCAAAGAGTTGGCGCAGGTAATGGTTCACGTGATAGCTGTTCTTTTACCTGTTCAACATGGTTTAGGTAGATGTGTGCATCGCCGAGAACGTGAACGAACTCTCCGACCGCTAGGCCGCACACTTGAGCTATCATCGCAGTAAGGAGCGAGTAGCTTGCGATATTAAATGGGACACCTAAAAACAGGTCGCAACTTCTTTGATACATTTGGCAACTTAGTCGGCCATCTGCACTAACATAAAACTGTGAAAAGCAATGACACGGGGGCAGAGCCATGAGTTCTAATTCTCCGGGGTTCCACGCTGTCAATATGTGTCTTCGTCCGTGTGGGTCTGCTTTAATACCCTCAATCAACGACTTTAGTTGATCGACTTCTTTAAAATGCACATATCCATCTCTACTGTATGTGCTACCAAAATCATCTTTAAATGTTTCTTGTTTGTGTTCTACTGGAGTGCGCCACTTGCGCCATTGTACTCCATATACACGACCTAAGTCTCCTTCGTATTTGGCCTTAGGTTGCCAATAAGGTGCTGTGGCATTTGCAGTCCAGATAGTCGTCTTGCTAGACTCGGTGCTACCATGTAATATCTCTCGCAACCGCTTTTCATCTCCTGAACCTTCAATGAACCACAGCAACTCTGATACAACAGATTTCCAGGCTAGTTTTTTAGTTGTAACCGCTGGAAAGGATTCTGCAAGATTATATCTCTGTTGCATACCAAATTGACTAATAGTTCCAGTGCCAGTTCGATCTTGCTTAACGGTTCCATTATTAAGAACTTCTTGAAGTGCGTTTAAATAAACTTTCATATACCACTGTTGTAAAATTTGTTTTAGGATCTGCTGTGGCTGTCTTTTGACTCCACCCAGATAAAAAGTTTTTTAGATTTAACTTAGTATCTATTTTATACGATCCTTTGTAGTGAGTCAAATATAAACGATCAAAAATTCCATCACATTGTTCTAATACTTCAGGACCGCCAATGACCCAAATAATTTTGTCTCGGTGTAGGTCTTCTAGTTTAAGAATTTCTGTTTTTAAATCTCCAGAAATAGTTGATGTGTATGGTAAGAACGGTTTGTTCGTAGCAACGTAAGTTGTTCTTCCTAATAAGGGCTTTGGTAAGTTTTTGTCAGACCAAGTCTTACGACCCATGACAACAACATGTCCCATTGTTAAAGATTTAAAATTTTGTAAGTCAGCGGAATTGTGAGGCCATGGCATTGTACCATTAAACCCCATTCCGCCGTAACTGTCTACGGCGAATAAGGCGTTAATCATAAGTCTCTTAAAAGTTGATCGGTAAAGGGTTGAACTGTCTTTGCAACACTATCAACGCTGATATGAAAGTCAACGTCACTAATAATGTGATCTAGTTCATTTAGTTTCTTGGTGACGATGTTTTCGATCACTTCAGGATCGGCACCGTCTTCGAGCATTTCGGCTATGTTAACTTCGACCTTAGTTCCGTCTTTTAAGTTAACTGTTAAGAATAAAATAACACCAATGGGTGCGTACTCAGTATTAACTTCCTTGAGTAATCGCTCCCATTGTTCTCTTTTATTTAAATTAAGCCTCTTGCTTTTTTGTCTTCGGGGCTTTTTTGGCTCTTGTTGTTTTGACATTTGCAGGTGATAGTTCATTTGCTTCAGTTTCTAATCTCTTGGCTTCAGCAAGTAACTGCTCGGCCTGACGCTTCATTTGTTCAGCTTGGCTCTTGCGCTGTTCTGCAAGATCACTGTCGCTTAAAGCGCCCTTTAGATATGCTGCCGCACTATCAGTAGCGTTAACATCAACATTGGTTCTACTTAGACTTTGATTGTTTGGTGGCATACCAACTTCGCGGCCTTCACGAACACGCTTCTTGGTTTGCATACCAGAGTTTTTATCAATGTCTTGTAAACGTTTAACGGCTTCTTCACCCTTTTCCATTTCGTCTAAGATGTCGTTGAGTTCATCTAAACGAACTGTGCTCTTACTAGTTGGTGTAATTAACACTTGGCTAGTAGGAACTTTCTTAATAAAGCCTTCACGGTGCAATACTTCTAAAGCATTACGACCATCGGCCATTACTGTACGGAATAATACGTCACTGAGTTCTTTGGCGTTTTGGCCAACCGGACTTTCTAATTGACGCATAACTTCGTCGTGGATCATACGTGGCAATGTGTCACTATAGACAACTAGTGCCATATGGCCTTCATTTGGAACACGGCGCCATAACAAAACGATACGTTTGTTATTGTGTTTACCTACATGTTTAATCATTTATTTTTCCTTTTATTCAGCTGGTGTTGCCGATTCATCAGCTGGGGCTTCTGTTTTGAGTGCGCCACTGGCTTTTAAGAAGCCCATGATGCGATCATGTACGCCACCAATTTGAGTGAATTCTTCTGCTTTAAAAGCACCACGTTGGCTTGCAACCTGAATAATTTGGATGCAAGCCAATAAGTCAGCTAATTGTAGCTGTGGCTGTTGTGCTGTTGCTTGTTCTGTTGTCTGGTCTGACATAGTATCTCCGTAAACTATGTATATATTTACGACCAGATTGAATCAAGGAAAAATTTTTTAGAATACTTCTTCGGAGTAGGTATTAATGGTATCTAATATAAGCGCAAATAAGCTGGCTTCGCCGGGGTACTCAAAAGCCACTACTTTTTGTACATCGATTGCGCCACCTTCTTTTTCAGAATAAAAGTCACCGTAGTAAAAACGCCCTTCTAGATTTTCCCAAATCCAATCGGAAATGTTTTTAGGTTGCGTACTCAGAGTAAAGAACACTCGAGTAAAATGCGGGGGTAAATGACTTACCTCCCGCATTTGATGTACGCTCAACGGATTTGCTTCGTTGTGCTTTAGCATATTAGTCGTCGTTGCCTGGAGCGACTCCAATAAGTTGTAGCAAGTTAACAAACAAGTTGATGAAGTCAAGATACAGTTGCAACGCACCCATAATTTCAACTGCCATCCAGTCGTCACCTTGCACACTCACAGCTTCGCGAATTTGTTGTGTATCGTATGCAGTAAATCCCAAGAAGATTAGAATTGCAATAGCACTGATGACCATTTGCATTACTGTGCTACCAACAAAGATGTTGATAACGCTGGCAATGATAATCGCAATTAATCCAACAAACAAGAAACTGCCCATGCCTTCTAAACTACGCTTAGTGAAGTAACCATAAAAGCTCATTACACCAAACAACACAGCCGCACCCATAAACGCAGTAAAGATGCTAGTCATTGCATAGACAATAAAAATAGCACTAAGGCTTAACCCCATTAACCCAGCAAAGGCATGAAGCGTTCCTACTGCAATCGGTGCAGGCGGATTACTGTTTAGGATAATTGGCACAATAAAAATAAACACAAGTGGAGCAAAAACTACCACCCAGTGCATTGCACCAGTTAGGAAGAACTGTGCAAGTGCAGGTGTAGTGCCAATAACATAACTAACAATCATACTAGTCAGTACAGCACACATCATATGAAAATAAACACGGCCCATAGCGGCGTTGATTGCCGGGGCATCGCGATAAACGCTTGTTGCAAACATATTGTCTCCTTAGATAGGTTGTGGTTGTTGGTTGCCAAGTTGGCCGGCCAACGCGGGGTCAAGTTGACCTGTAACAACAGTGAGCTTCATGTCACCATTGGCTTCACGCTTGATAGTCATTTTGTTTTGCAGGCTTTCTTCTGCCTGCTTACGAAAGCTCTCGATCATATTAATCTGACCTGTAATTTCTGCCAGCTCGGCAGCACGGGCAAGATCTTCAAGACGCATTTCGATTTCCATAATGCGTTTTACCGCAGTAAAGTAATCAGCTGGTGCGTTCTCGCAATGTTCTTTGATATGTTCCATCTCCTGTTCGGGAGTCATACGCATATCGTCGAGCAGTTCATTTGACATTTTTACGTCCTTTAACGTTTAGTTGATGAAGAAGGGTCTGGGTCCATAGTTGGAGCAATCTTAGCCATTTCTTCGTCTGTTGCAAAACGAGTTGACTGAGTTTGATCCATATACTTTGGTAACCATATTGTAACAGGTTTCCAATATTTGTGGAATATATTGTTTACAACAACTAGGCCGACTGCAATGATGCAAAAGCCTATGCCAAACAATATACTGCCTACCAAAAATTCTGCCGCTGTTTCGATTTCCATAATAGTTCCTTTACTTTTGTATTGTACTATTAATTATCTTTTCTGATTGGACTTTCCGACATTCTTGTCGAACTTCTGTCGTATAGTCGGGACTAATTTCTGAAATACTGCAATCATAGTACCGACCTTTTTGTGGTAGAAGAAAATGTGATAGGCAAAACCCTAAGGTTAAGCCTAACACTACAATAGCAATGCTTCGCATTACTTGCCCTTTTGCTTTTCTTCTTCGTAGTGTGCCCAAATACCAAACTCGGGTTCGGCACTAGGGTTACCTTTGATAATCCAAACTGTATCGCAGTAGTCTGCAACGCTGTCTGGATCCCAACCAAAGAAGCAGTAGTCAGTAAACATGATCAGCTTCTTAGGCTCTTCGCCTTGCTCTTTGAGATATTCCCAAACGCACATTGGATCAGTGCCACCACCACCCTTAGGGTCGAAGTTGCAGATATCTTCCATGTTCTCGCTTGTGAACTCGCCAATGCCGCCGATTTCAGTGTCCCAACCAACAACCTTGATCTTGTATTCTGTGTAAGAATCCATGATACCTTGGATCTCGCTAAAGAAGATCTTCAAGTCATTGCTAGAAATAGAACCAGATGTATCAATACCAATAAAGATATCAATTGTTTCGCCTGGCTTGAGACCGGGCAAAATTGCATCCATGTGCCAGCTCTTACGACCTGGACGAGCAAAGGTGTAGTCGTTCTTAATAGTACTTTGGATTTGTTGCTCCAACAGTTCTTTCCAACTAATCTGTGGCTCAGTCAAGTCCTTGATCATGCGGCGCACGTTACCAGGCAAGTTACCTGCACCCACAGCCTGTGCGGCCTGCAGGGTAGCTTCTTTGATCTCGTCGCGGATAGCGTCACGTTCTTCTTTGCTCAGTTTAGGAGGACCGTTGCCATCTTGGCCATCGCCGCCTTCACCATCGCTGTCGCCATTGCCATCCAAGTGCTGGTCCAAAACTTGTTGAGCCAACTTGTTGATGTCAACCTTGTTAGCATTATCCATCAAGTCTTGATACACTTCTTCAGCTGACATACCTTTGTACTTTGGATCATACAACATAGGCACAACAGTAATCTTTTCGCCAACACGTTGGTCAATCAAGTCACTGTTAACGCAGAAGTCGTCTGCAATGTTCCAAATTTTTGGATCACGGTCACCGCGGCGTCCCATGTGGTCATAAACTGCGTGTAGCACTTCGTGACCAACCAAGAACTCAACCTGCTTCAACGGCATGTTATTAACAAACACGCTGTTGTAATAGAAGGTGCGTCCGTCTGTTGCGGCAGTAGGGCACCATGCGTCAGCATTAACCAACTTCATGCGGGTGGCCAAGTTACCAAAGAACGGTGCTTTCAACAGCAAACCGATACGAGCAGTAATCAGCTTTTCTTTAGCTGATGCGTCGATCTTAGGATCAGTTTCTGTTACTTTTTTAGCTTTTTCTGCTAGGGTGCTGTCAGACATAGAATACTCCTTGTTGTGATATGTATATTATACACGATTTTTGAATTAAATTCTCAGGGCAATTTAGTATCGCCATGGTAAACATTAAGCATTACATTTGCTATAGCACGGTTTCCCATCCAACTCCAACGGCCAACGGGATATTTGTCGTTAGAATAAGATACACGGGCAACCACTTTAGTTTTAGTGTTAGTGACTTTAACATCGCTCCACTGAGCGTTACTAAAGTGATAGATTGTGCCATCTGCTGTGGTATACGCCCAACGAGTGTAGCAGTTACGATCGTTGCCGATAGTACGTAGTTTCATAGAACGCACGATTGTGCGGTTACGCTCAGTTTCTTGCTTGGTCTTGATCCGATCAAGTTTGCCACCAATGCTAACCAGGTCCTTACCGTTGAGTCCCATTAGAGTTGCATAGTTAACTAGGGCACGAACTTGCTCTTGCTTTTCAGCTGGAAAGCGTCGAAATTCTAGTAGAACTTCTTCTTCAATACTTTGTTCTTGTTCCATATTACATCCATTTCAATTGAAAATGTGTTAGTGCAGAATTTCTAAGATATACAAACATACGTCGATCATCAACACGCCAAGCCCAGTCTACAGTTATACCAAGATCCCATGGATACTTTTTTACTGTTGGATCAACGGGTTCCTTGTAGCAATCATTGAGATAATCTAGTTCGCAACTTGGACCAAATGTCTCCCAACACCAAATACGAACCGTATGTAACATCTGTGCTTTGGTTTCCATGCTGCCTAGTACCTCAACTCTGTGAGTGAACCAAGCACTACCATGATGTCTAGAGTCTAGCTTTTGAAGTATGAATTTTTTCATAACAAAAAGGAGGACTTACGGTATTGCTACCTGCCTCCGGCCTGTGACTAGCAGGAAACCTTACTTGCCACTTGCGGCAATGATGTACTTGCCAAAACGCTTGTGGAACTCGTCAAAGTTCGGCATTTTGCCAGGCACCATTGGCAAGTTGTATGTGGTAAGTGCAACACGAGCACCCATCACAACCAACTCAGTGCTGAAGTTGTTCATCATAAAGCTCAGGAAATTGTCAGCTTGTTTGTGCCAATCTGCAATCTTGTCCTTGCCCAACTTCTTGTATTGCTCTTGCAATTCGTAGCACAAGCTAATAGTCAAAGAGTACATGGCAGACACTTCTTTAACTTTCAACTCAGTTACTTTGCCACTCAACACGTCAGTAGGGTTAGGCATTTGGCCTGCAACCTTGCGGTGAGCCATAAACTTAACTGCCAAACCTTCGCCAACAGTACCAGCGATCAAGTCAGTCAACTCTGCATCAGTAGCATCGTCGTCGTACAAGAAGTCAGACACGAATGTCCAAGTACGTGGTGTAGCAAACGCACGGCTTGCAGACTTTGGATCAAAGTCAAACAAATCTTGCTTGGCAAAACCAATGTAACCTACAACGTCCTTGTGGATGTTGTTGTTAACAGCCCAATTGAACCATGAGTCAAAGTCTTGACGCACTTCCAAGTGAACGAAACGGTTAGCCAGTGGGCTAGGCATACGATAAGAAACACCTTTGTCGCTTTCACGGTTACCAGCGGCAACCATAACAACGTTGTCAGGCAACTTATAAGTACCAACTTGTCGGTTCAAGATAAGTTGATATGCGGCGCCTTGCACAGCAGGAGCAGCCGAGTTCATTTCATCCAAGAACAAAACAACGATCGGATACTTGCTAGCAAATTCTTCGCTTGGCAAGTCAATTGGAGGTGCCCAATTCATCACGCCTTTGTCGCGATCAAAATAAGGAATACCACGCAAGTCAGTTGGCTCACATTGGCCCAAGCGCACGTCAATACATGCACCACCAAGATCATTGGTCAAACCTTGGATAAGCTCGGATTTACCAATACCTGGAGGGCCCCACAGGAACACGGGACGCTTGTTTTTAAATGCACGAAGGACACGGCTACGTGCCTCGTGGGGGGTTACGGAACGATGCTCAGTCACAGCCATTTGGAACTCCTTAAAAAAATTGCTGTTGTTAAAACTAGTGAGTCTCTATTGTATAACAGATTTGAATTTAATTTTTGCGTGAACAAAATTATTTTCAGCTGTTAACGGTTTTGAACGGGCTGAAGACTTCGTCTACAACCAATTCTTCGGTGTCATCAGCGTAGACAGCGTTGGCGCTGGCCTTACCAATAACAACACGACCTTTGATGCCCGATGGGGCAGTAAGTGGGACACGACCAAACAGATCGTTAGTAATGTTAGTGCAGAAAGCAGGTGCTTCTACTTTAGCAGGACGACCACGCTTGCCGGACTTGACACGGGCTTTGGCAATTACTTCGCCATCGGCAGTGTATTCAGCACCGTAGTTGCCTTTGTGGATGTAACCGGTTTTAGTTTGAACTTTCATTTTGCTATCCTTTAGCAGTTTGTTGAACATGTATTGATTATACAGGCTTTTTGGCCCATTTTAACCAAATTCGTAAAATGTTACACTTGGATCCAACTTCTGTAGCTCTTTTGCAACAGTTGTAAGTTCTTTGTAGCGACGGTTAACTTCTGCGCGGCTCAGTTCGCCATCGCATGTAAGATTCTCTGGGCTAAGTGCGGCGTCAATACGATCAGCAAGTGCTTGGCGATCTGCGGCCACTGTCAAATCAAATTGACGACCTTTAAACATAGCATTCCACTTGTTTGTTTGTGCCACGTATGCGTTGAGTGCTTTCATTTTCGGCTCCTTAGATAGTTTGGATTTTGAACATTTTAACACTGGCGTCGTCTGCGGGGATTTGAACATGTGTGTCAAATTTGGCACCATTTTGTGCTGGAACAAACAATGTAAGCCAAGTATTCAAAAAACCCTTCTTAGCAGTTGGACCAACTTTGATGCTGACGATTTCTGCGTTGCGTGTACCAGCGGCGCTAGTATAACGAATTTTTGTTCCTACTGTAAGTTCCATTTTTTCAACTCCTGGTTGTGTGTTGCTATGTCATTAGTATAACACCATTTTGGGCAAAAGACGCCAAAAATCAGGAATTTTTGTTGTATTTTTACAACAAAGTAGTACTAAAGTATTACTTTTTAGGGTTTAATTCCGCCCCCAGCGGATTTTGTCCCACAAACGCTCGTGGGCAAAATACAAGATTGTATTAAAAGTTAGCTGGATAACTGCTATTGTGCTGGATACCGTTACATCACCCAGGATGGCATAACTGATAGCAAACGTTGCGCCACTACCAGTTATGCGCCAGCTGATAGTCTTTGCTAGACTACGTTTTGGGGTATCACTCAAGACCCATGCTCCGACGAATCTTTGTTGCAGAGATATCTGTAATTGATTCATCAAACATTTCTTGCTCTATCTTGTAGCCCACATCTCGACCATAGGTAATGTTTACAATGTTGGGCACCACTTGGATTTCATACTGTCCTTGATAGATGGGATCCAAGTCTCTACGAATAAAGCTCTTAACCTGTTCGATAGCAAATGGGTTTGATCCTTGCCAACCTTGGCAGTCACGTATTTGAATTACTACCTGTCCAGTCTTGGCAATAGCACGTTCAAACAATGCACGATGACCGGCATGCCAAGGTTGCCAACGTCCTAACATCTGTACTGTTTCCTTTTGCCAATCGAACACAGGACGTCTGCGATTGTCTAGTATGTGTGCGGCAATAAATTCGCCCCACCACTCTGATCTCTGTTCTGTTACTCTAAAGTCGTAGATATCAGGAGCAATAAAGGCCTTGTTTGTATCTTCAAACCGTCCCTTATCAATCGTGTCTACCCAAACAGTCCAATCTGCTTTAAAGTTGTTACGCATTTCCACTAGTGGTGCAACAAAGTCACAGATCACATAATCCATATCCGCCATTGAGTCTGCTAGTTCACGCATACGATGACTTTGACGTATGCGACCATCAACACTAAAGTCCCAATCGTTATACTTCTTACGTACATCGTCAGCGTTTAACCAACCTACACGTTTTTTCTCAGCCTGTAAATGATCTAGTATGTGCTGTGCTAAGTAAGTCTTACCTGCACCGGGTAAGCCCATAATAAGAATACGTTGTGGCGTTTTCATAACAGTTCCTTTATATCTATAATTTTGTTGATATTAGCTTGTGCTAATACTTCTTGTGTACGCAGTGTTTCTGCACCTGTGATTTGTAACATATGGCGAGGCGCCCATCCTAGATTTGCTGTAGAGTGCGGTGTATTATACCAATCCCATGTAATGCAATCTCCCGCACGCCATTGGTGCCAGTTTGCTGTACCAACTTGAAATATTTGTCCTAATTTCCAATCATCTAACATAATTGCAAATCTTCTTATTTTTACATCTCTTGGTTCTGTTAACGGCTCACCTCTATTGCGTTCTAACCAATTCCAACGATTGAATCCAGTTTGAAAAAAATCATCTATATGTGTAACTACATATTGTCCTGTACGTTGAACATGATATTTAATGATAGGCTTTTCCATTCCAAGATAGTCCGATATAGCACAAAACAATGGTACATGATCTGCTGGTGCCCTGTCGTATATTTCGCCATTAGGGTCGGCTCCTGCACGTACTAAGTCTGCTTGATCCGGCCCGACTTCTTGATTTTTAAGCCAAGGACGAAGCACCCCTGTGCTCCAGTTATTTGGTTTTAATCCACCTTCGGCTAAGGTACATGCCTCTGGAAAATCTGCATTAAATCTGCAAACATGTATAAAATTATCAACACCGGGCGCAGATGATGCGTGTGTATTAAAATGCCATTTACTTTGGGACGTAGTGTAATCCCATCTAGTTTGCGTCATGAGCAGACCTTTATACCATATAATTTTTCAAATCGATCTGCATCTGCACGATCATTAACCATTGGTTCGCCACGTATGTTCAGGCTTGTATTGAGCAGCATAGGGCAGTCAGTCATTACAAACCATCGTTCTAACAGCTCTCGTATTCCCGATCCATCACGCGGCACAGTTTGTACACGACTAGTGCCGTCATGATGAACGATAGCAGGAAATAGGTCAGGAAACCTACAACGAGCGACTGTTTGCATATACCTACTGTTACCCCAACCGCGAGGCATATCAAAGTAAGTGTCAGCCAACTCTTCCAAAATAACTGGCGCAAAGGGTCTGAACTGTTGCCTACGTTTAATGTCATTTACTCTCTCCTTAATCTCGCTGCCTCGAGGGTCCGCAAGGAGGCTACGGTTTCCGAGTGCGCGGGGGCCGAATTCGGCACGTCCACTTGCCACTCCCACAATCTGTTCAGCAAGTAGCCTATCCAAAAGCTCCATAACGGGATAATTGCCAGGAATATTATGCCCGAGATAAGCACTGGTCCAGTTAATTCTACGCCCATAAGCCAAAGCGGCAGCACCAAGGCTGCTACCAGCGTCACCAGGATTAGGCATAATCCATATATTATCAAAGTAAGCTCCTATACGTGCATTGGCACTACAATTAAGGGCGCACCCGCCCATGTAAACTAAATTGTCACTCCACTTAAACTGTTTGGCTCTAAGCATAACGTTAAGTATTAAATCTTCTACTAGATCTTGGGCCGCGGCTGCTACATCAAAATCTGCTGTTGCATCATTTAGATACTTTAATGTTAGCCCTGTGTGCATATTCTGTTTGAATTTAATTTCCCATTCATTGTCAATTAAGTCCATCTTTAGTAAATCGCTGAATCCGCGGTTGCCATAGGCGGCCATGCCCATTAGAATGTATTCTTCGTCTAGTGGCTTAAGGCCAACCCGCTTAGTAGCTCCAGTGTAAAAGAGTCCAATGCTATGCGGGTAATTGCGTTGCCACAACTTTTTATAAACTGCTCGACCTGTGCTATCATATTCTGCACCCCATATGGTTACTGTTTCAAATTCACCTATTGCATCGATTACAACGACCGTTGCCCTATCAAAACTGCTAGTCTGGAATCCAGCGGCTGCATGACTAAGATGGTGGTTGAAACTTCTGTACTTGCTAAGGTCCCACCACTTGGCATAACCAATTTGATCATGTACCAACTTCTTTGTAGATAGTTTGTTCCATTCAAATCCCTGTCCTGCATAAAGCTGTCGTAGCTGTTTAACCAATGGGCGCTCATAGTAGGCTGCGGTTCCAATTGGATTGTACTGCTCAAGCTCACGAATAAGAGGGCTGCAAAAATTAGCATCAGACTTCTGCTTACTGTAACGCTCGCTGTGTGAGGCAAATAAGATGTTCCCATCATCGTCTAATACTGTTGCGGCTGCATCATGAAAGCCAGCCGAGATTCCTAATATGTTCATAAAGTTTTGCTGTCACCTTTCTGTGACCTTCTTCGAGAAAATGCCCACGTGGTCCACGTCGACATCCGTTTGTCCATTCTGCCATCCCTTGATTGGGCCATCCCACAAAGTGTGTTGCATCAATTTGTTTAGGCAATACTGCATCTTCATTGTAGTAGGTATTGTGATAATACTCATTACCAACTACCTTTAACATTAGATAACGTATGTTACGCTGTTGTAAAAAACTCTGTAACAGAATAATATCGTTAAGATGTTGTCTATATAGATATTCTGGATCGTGATGCTTGTTAATGTAGTCTAGTAATTCTAGTCGCCACTCTTGCCCGTCACGTCTAAACAGGTCTCCCCCGTAGCCGGGCCATATATCAAACACACCATTGGCATCTGCAAACTCTATACGCCCGGGACTTGTCCACCCAATGATTACTAGATCTAACGGTTCACCACTTAGAACATAATCTATTACTTTGCGTACCATTTGACGATTACCACCACTAGGCTGTCCAAGATTAACTACTTCAGCTTTTAACCCTTTAGCAAGATAATAGGGATATGCATTGTCTCTGTTTTCAAGTTCTTCCCCGTAGGTAAAACTGTCGCCGACAGTTAGTATGTGTTTAATCATTTATAGATAAATGGATCGCGTTTACGTAGCTCTTTGAGTTTTTTACGATAACGAATTTCGAGCACAATTCGGTTATAGAGATTTTTTAACCATTTCATTGAATTTTTCCTGCATTAATTGGGCAGCATCTGCGTGTGCTTGTTCTAGCGGATGTGTAGTGCCTACTTGATATTTATTCTCCACAGCCCACTGATAAAAACCTCTTGGATCCAATGTTTCGCCTTTTTTAGTTCCTGCAGGAAATTCATACCAGTGGTCCCACTTGATTTGATTGTAAAGTGTACGCATACTGGGGTCAGTTAAATGACGCTTAATTTGATCGCTGTCTTTAAAATGTATGTCAGCAAAGGTAAACATAAATGGTATATTGTTTATGTCTAGATAATTCTGCAAAAACACAATTTCTTTAAGACTAGTATAAAATTCATAGTATTCACTATTACCAACATGCTTGTAAAACATTTTAGAAAACTCAGATAATCCAGTTGAATCAGCTCGGTATCTATCGTTTACTAATTCATCAAAAACATTTTGATTTTGATTTGCAAATTCTTTTTTAAGTGTTGCAACATCGTCTACTATATCCCATAAGTTTATGCTATGCCAGGGACTTGTTTTACGCCCAGTGGAGTAATTGAATCTGAAATCGTATCTGTGTACAAATGTCCACATAACAAAAACAAACATTTTATTTTCTTTGTATGTTTCGCAATAGTCCATTACCTGTCTAGCAATAGCATTGTTGGCATTACCGGGAACTGCTAGACACGTATATTCGGCCCCAATGCTTTTACTAAGCAAGGCAGGAATAGTATTCATGCTTGCGCGGGCACCAGTTTGATCTGCTAATTCAGATCCAAATATAAAACTATCACCGCCTGCTACTATAATCATATCCGGGTTTCAATCTTTCTATTTGTTGTTGGTAGTAATCTACGTCTGTCCAGTTATAGTCGTATACTGACTTGGCACTGCCGGCTTGTATGCTATAGATATCGAGGTGTCTAGAGAGTATGGGCCAAACTTCACGGTGGTTGGTTGTTCCAAAAGACTCTGCAAGATTAACTTGGCCGACGGCGTGATATCCAAAATTGTAATTTCTGTCCACCAAGTTGAATCTGTTTTGTTCAAGCCAAGATCTGAATAAATCAATTTCTCGGGTGTGCCAAGGATGCGGTCCACCATAGACAACGTCCTGCGCCCACTCAATATCAAATTCACCCGAATAGTATCGTAAGTGAGTAATAGCATCGCAAGTGGCTTGATCCACCGCCACGCCCCCTTCATCTCTAAATACCTCGTATAGCGTCTTCCCAATTTGGGTCCAATGTAAGTATACCTGACCGAATTTACGATCATATCTCGTTTCTTCAAAAGTCGTTTTAAGTTCATCGGGGAATTCCAATCGCTGTGCATTTAAGAATGTAGTTATTTGACTGGGTCTAACCCAGTCTGGTGCTTCTACCTGTTTGCGTTGACTTAGTAGTAGGCTTTCTGCTTCGTGACATAGATTGTTTAGTTGTCTAATGGCAAACTTAGTTTCATAGTCGGCACGTTTGTACCATTCACTTAGACCCCAAACTGTACCTTGTAAGTGCTCAAAGTGATTGTGCAATACGTTGAACATCGCTTGATTAGGATCGAGTCCTTCTCGCAGATTGTCTGGCGTAAAGGCCTGTCCTATGTAGTAGTCACTGGGATCAAAGAAACTATTAATCTGCTTAACGGCCCATTCTAGTTCTTGACAAATATATTCTAGGTCGCGGGCACTGTCAGGAAAACCTAAAAAGCAAAAGTTCTTTTCAAGATACCGGTTTTGCTTTAATAGATCATATAGGGCCATGTACCAACGAGAACCCATTGGACTATCGTTTACTTCAATTATGTAGTCTAACGTTTCATTTTTTGCCAGCGGGTTACGTAGTGTAACAATAACTTTATTGATCATATCGTAAAACAAAATATGTTAAGTTGGTTTCTTCTTCTTCAGTAACATCAATAAACAACTGTATATCATTTTCAAACTTTGATGTGGTACCATTCCAGTTACCTGTACCAATAGGTGACACCCACCAACGAATATTTTCTTTACCTAAATTCTCCAGACACCATCGGGTAACTTCTGGTATCATGCTGTTTTTGATTTTAAATTGTTTCAATGCTCATCCACCATTCTAATACGTCCGGACGTTGACTTAATATATCGGTCATAGTAATTGACTGTGTACGTATTTGCTCTAATTTTAACACACGAGCTTTGCCTTTTGCAATAGCCGTACGGTATTCGTCGGGCCATTGTTCTTCAAATGTAGGTCTAGTTTTTAGCTGGACAAGGATATCCTTTAACGGGCTCGTGCCAATTGAATCGAATTCTCTTAGTGTTTCGTCTATCCAGGGATCTAGAAGTTCTCTGGGTAGTGCTAAAGGTGACATAACTATGTCCGGGCTAAAACTAAAAATTACTTTAGCAAGTACGTCTACATTTAACTTGTCTGCGAGCTGTTGTATTCGTTCAACTTCGAACATTCCTGGCAGTGTGAGTGTAAAGTCAATTCGCATCTGACGTCTGTGAGTTGCGATCTCAACTCCTGCACGGAAGTTTCTAAGCCATTGATCATAATCGAGTCCGGTTCTGATATACTCCCCGATTTTCCCAGTGCCATCAATTGAAGCGCATATTTGCCAGTCACGAACCCGGCTAAGAATATCACTATACAAATTGATACCCTTGTAATTAACGCGAGATAAGTTGGTGTTATAACGAGCGTAAACATTTGGTCCATCTCCTAGTTCAACTATGCGAGCCATGTAACGCCAGTGTTGTTCATACATTAGTGGCTCGCCACCTACCCAGTATACTTCTTCAACTCTGTGTTCTTCAACTGCCTTTGAGAACTCGGCTTCTATTTGACCTTCTTGAAAACTTTCAATTTGTTTTTTGATCTCAGGCTTCATCCAATTGTTCTTTGGATCGTGCCAATTGATCATGTTGTGTTGGCGTTGCTCGGACTCCCAAGCACTGCTTAACATGTCCCCACACATGCGACATTTGAAGTTACAGAGATTACTAAAACGGTAATCCCAACTAACTGGCTGCAATGTAGTCGTACCATCTTCGGCTGTATTTGCCATTGCTTCATTGTACTTATGACCAAACAGTTGATTAAAATAACTGCGGTAAACGGAAGTATTCAACAGTCGATCATTACATACTTCGCACTCTGGGAGGATTTCCCCACGCATCATACGTAGGCGCACGGACCTCATGTGCTCTCCATTCCAGTGTTCATCCAAAGTGATAGGTATATATCGCCCGGTGCCGGCGCTAGTGTCGATATACTGCTGAAAGTTTTGTGCAGGTTCTCGGCTGGCACAACACATCCTACGTTCTGTTTGTGGGCTTAGGTATGTGTGCGTCCACGGCGCCATGCATAGTGTATCAGGCTTCTGCATATTCTAATAATGGATTAACTATTTCTTGTTCCATTGATGTTAAGGTTTCTTGTTTATTAAAAAATTTATTATGATTATATTCTATTTTATCTAATGTTAGTTTATCATATGATTTATCTAATCTAATAGATTCCAAATTTGATTTTATAATATCTAATCGTAAATCTAAATTATGTATGTTATCGTAGCTTTCATCAAATAAATTATCAAATGTTTCAAACCCAGCCTCTTTTAAAAATGCCAGTGTACCAGGAACACTTATAGTCATAAAAGGGTGATAGTATGCTATAGGTTTATATGTCTTCTCCGACGCATGTAGCCCGCCATTTACATAGGTTTCTACTACTATACTGCAATAGGTTTTGTTGTACCAATTTGGATGCATATATCGTTGGCCCGACAGCTTATCGTCTGTGTCGTCATCAAGTGTTTGATTCTTTGCTAAGTAACTCCATAACATTCTATCTAAGAATGGATCAAGCTCTTTGTGTATCTTATCTCTCTCGGGCTTTGCCAAGCGCATCTGCATAAATGCAAGATACTCTAAATTTCTTTGTGGAACATAATCAGCATAGCCTAGACTTTCCCACCACAGACTTTCATTCCAACACATTGAATATTTGTGTTCTATCCAATGGTAATCTGTACGAAACTGTTGCCTTTCCCATATATTATCAACCACAACCTTATAGCCCAAATCTCTCATATGAGCTGGCCAGGGATCCGAATCTACGGTTTGCCACCATACTGCAAATAGTGTTCTATTCTTATCATATGTTTTAGTTGGATCATAGTATGATATGTTAAAAAACTTTCTCCAGAACTGCTCTAGATAAAAAGAAGTAAAACTAGTAAATTCATTGGGACGTAGTACCAGGTCTATCATTGCTGCATATATCTTTCAATGTAAGAAAATATTTCTTTTTTACTAAAACGATATGGTGTGATATTGTAATGCGTTGCATCCTTCTTCTCTGAGATACTGGCAAGACAGTTGGGTGCAAATTGCTGAATAATTTCTAAATTGTTAACAGGTTCAGATACTAGATTTAGTTCGTTGACGCGGTTATCAACTGCCCAGGCAATATCATCAATTATTTTTTCTAACGGATACCACTGTAGTGTTGACTCCGGATTAATTGATTCTAACCATTGTTGATGTTTTAAATCATACAATAGATTTTTTTGTATAGTATCAAATATCAATGAACTTAATCTTACAATGTTATATGAATGAAAATTCTGTTTAACAAAATCTTCTAATAGTTTTCTATTCTTTCCGTAATCTCTATTAGATACCAATGCATCAACAGTACCAATTAATATAAATCTATTGGTGTCTAGTTTAGTTAAACTGGATATTAATTTTTCCACATTGGCACAATCGGCCGCAGGGTCAGCACTTGATAAAATTCTATTACCATGAGGTGCGGCACAATAGACTACGTCATAACTGTTTTTTGTTATTTCATCGATATTCTCAGAATTAAAGAAATAATCAAACTTTGTATTACGACACAGATACTTGCCAATAAATCCAGTGTAACCAATTATAGCCGATGTCATTGGTATCCCATTGCGCGAGCTATTTCAGGATGTGTATCCATAAAGTTTTGTTTACGATACGCATCTGTGCGCTGCATTTTTTCTAAGAATTCAGTACCATCACTACCTGGACCATTTTCGATAAACTGTATAACATTATCTATTTCTTGTTGATACTTGTCTGTAGACCAAAATGTTGTTTTTAGTTTGTTTAGTACTAAATCCTTGGCCGCTGGTGTCATGCGCTGTATGCTCATATGATCGGGACTATGTAACATATTAAAATAGATGCTGCCAAATTCTTTTGTTTCTGCCCAGGCCAACAGCTCATCTAAGTAGTAAACGTTTTGAATGTTGATGGTAAAGCAAAGCTGAGTAGTGATGTTTGGATTATCAATATATCTAGACATGTGAATGTCGTTGATGATGTTGTTTGCTTCAATCCAATTTGCGCCGTAACGTTCGTACTCAAATCTTTCTTCTACGTTGTCGATACTAAATGCAATGTCAACACGGCCAAACTCGCCCCACACCCAAGACTTATCTTTACCCATTGGGTCCACAGTAGCATTAGTATTGTAGTGAATATCAATATGCTTGCTGTCGCCAGTTTCTACTGCATACTTTAACAAGTCCCAGTGTTCTTCAATGAGCCAGGGCTCTCCACCAGTGAACTCAAAGTACTTGATGTTGGGCAACAGTGATTTTAGATTTTCCCAGAAGTCGGGGCTTTCTTCGGGCCACTTGCCCTGCTTTAACCATTGATAAGCAATGTGTTCTTTCTTATTAGCACCTTTAGGTAAGTAATCCATTTCTTCTGCGGCCCACTTACTGCTAGACCAACTGCCACATATACGGCACTTTAAGTTGCAAATGTTACCAAGTTTAAGGTCAATAAACCAGAGTTGGTCAGGACAGTCATTATACCAATCGACCTGCTGATATAATTCTTTGAGACGAACTCGGCTATGAATCCTCTTGCTATCGCGGCCTGCGGCTTCTTCTTCCCAACAAAGACGACAGGTTTCTGGTTTATCGCCAGCACGAAACTGTCGTCTAAGAGTCTGCATATATTCACTTTTATAAATGGTTTCGAGGGGCGTATCCTTGAGACTAAACTTACTTCCATTTTCATCTGTGATTTCCTCTCTAGCCAAACAGCAGGGACGAGCTGTGCCCATTGGGCTAGCTTCAATACTCATCCAGGGCAACATGCAAATAGTTGATGGCAATGTCATTTTGATAAGGCCTTTTTAATTTCAGGAAATACATCCCAAAAGTTTTCATTTCTAATTTTGTCCAACTTACTTGTTTCTTCAATAAAACGTGACCATTCACTGGTGTTATCTGTTGCGTTAGTAAAGCTCAATACACTCTTAAATCCGTTGGTTGCTCGAGACAATGAGTCTTGTGGCTCTAGCCATTTAATGTGCTCTTGGTAAGCAGGAGTTATAATTTCTTCTTTAAACCATGAGGGAAATATGTCAGTACGATACCACTTACTATCCTGGCATATATTAATATTAAAATCTTTAGGTTGTATTAATCCCAAGTCGCACCATTCTTTATGGAAATCTAATACGTGTAATACATTCATTGAACTTACTGTTGCACTGATATAGAAGTCTACGTGCGGTACTTCTTGCATCATGCGTTTACGATTGTCTACTGTTTGCTGCCAATCAGTTCCTTTACGCATCAGTTCTGCTCTGGCGCCCGATGCGTCTAGGCTTGCGCCCACACTTACATTTTTAAAATGTTTCCAGTAGTCAAACACATGTTTGTCTTTGAAACGTAGTTCACTAAAATTTGTATTGTACTGTAAACGTATATCTGTTTTACCTAGCTCAATTAACTTTTCTAACATGAAGTAGTGTTCCTTCATGATTAATGGTTCACCGCCAGCAAAGTAAACTTGTTCCAAGTAAGGTAGATGCGGCATCATTTGAGCAATCATGTCATCTTCGTCGCCTGTGGTATATTCTACACGCAACATGTCTCTGCCCAGTACATCAGGTTTACGGTTGTATAACTTTACGTGATCATTATACCAATTGCTACTAAAAATAGGACCGCAACTACGGCAACTAAAATTACAAAGGTTACTAAAACGAACATCCCAGTATCTAATCTTAAATTCTGGGTGTGTACCATCTTCGAGCGTTGACTCTACTTCTTTAATGTACTGCCCATAATTACGATTGGCATCATTACGCATACTAAACGCACCGTGTTGTTCTCTTTCATAACACTTAGTGCATTCTATACACTCTTTATCCTCCAACATGTTTACTCGGATCTGCCGATACTTGTCCTGGTTCCAAATTTCCTTCATAGTATTCTTACGAAGGTCGCCGACGGGATGCCAGTAGTCTGCTAAACAGCAAGGATACGCACGACCATCTGGGAAGGCGTGCATATGAACCCATGGCATCATACAAAATGTTTTGCTTTCTGTTAATTTTTTCCATTGGTCATCAGTTAGTTGATCACGCTCAATGAAATAAGGAGCACGAGCATTGTAATCGTACCCATTATCGTAAAATCCTGCTACTGTTTTATCTGTCATACGTTATATAAAATTCCCAGTTTAATTAATTTTGGTATTAAAATTTCTTTAGTCCAACCTTCAGTTGCTTTTGGATACCTAGGATGAAAGCCGTCATCATCTAAAAAATTGTGTATTCTTGACCAATCGCCATAGTATTCTTCATCTTGAAAATCTAGCCAATGATTATAATCAATTGATAGATTTAAATTTTCTAACTCTTTAAAGAAGTTGACAGTTAGTGCATCACCTTTGATTTTTGTGTTGTTGTAATTTAAGAATGATGTGTAGTAATATTCGAAATTGTTTACTTTTAGATAATTAGATAAATTTTGCATGGCCAACCAAGTGTGCAATGCAAACGTGCTGTCGGATTGATATTTAGAATAGTTTATTAATGTTTTTATTAATGGACTTGGATTCTTTTTATTCCACCAGTTACCACCTAAAACTAATTCATTGTTATCATCATAGTTATATGTAAACGGATACTCGTCACCAAAATTTGATTTAGATCTATCTGCAATCCAGTCGATTCTTCCCACTCCGGACCACATGACTAATACTAACGTATCAGCAGGATCAAATGAATTTCTTTCCATATACAAAATTATACTTTTTGAAATATGATCGTTCCCGGCACCGGGCATAGCAAGATTATGTACCACCATATCAGTTAAATGGCCAAACGTATTTGCCCAACTAAAAGGATTCCATTCATTAATTGGTTCGTGGGTAAAGCTGCACCCAGATACAACTAAATTCTTAAATCGAGATTTTACAGTGTTTTGTACCATTCTGCTAACTCTGGGAATGTGTTATCAAAGTTTTTACCTCTACGTTGGTCATACTGTTGATAGAAGTTCTTAAAGTCGCGTTGAAGTATACTCTGTGCCACTGCACCTTCGTGTGGAGTCTTAACTACATCAAGATAATCAATCAATCTAATCAATTGATTAATTTCATATTCGTGGAATGTGCTGTCGCCTTTGTGGTCTACTAGAAACGTTGCTAGTCTAGCCTGGTATTCTGTTCGGATATCGTCGGGCAGTACTAGAGGACTTTGAAAACTTGGGAATCGTAATATATTTAGTGAAAAGTTAATTGAATCCTTGCCGTACTCTAATTTCCAATTGTATACCATTTCGAGGAAACTGTCTAGGCTACTCAAGCATAGTGCGTTGATAGTACACATTGTATGCAAACCACGGAACTTACCTGAGTCTAGTAAACGTTCTACATTGTTAGCCCAGTCATCAAATACCAACCCGTCACGAATATATTCAGCCTGTAAACCAACAGCTTCATTACTAGTGTATAGATCCACTTCTACACCATCAATGCTATCTAATAGACGATCGATATCAACGTCTGTACCAAGATTACTGTTAATAGCAAGGCGTGTCGTACTCTTGCCTTTGTTAGTTTTAAACCAGTCAATCAACTTCCATGTCTCACCTGACATCAAAGGTTCGCCGCCAGTAATGCGTAGTTCCTTTAGTGTTCTGTGGAGGTCGCTTTCCCACCACGCATGGAACGCATCCACGTACGGATTACGATCACCGAACTTATACAATTGGCTACTATCGTGAGTGTGAGTAAAGTGGTTCCTACCGTCACTAACCAAGTTGGTATAGGGTCCATGTTGTTTAATGTCCTTAACCCAAGTACTACTAAAAGCTGGGTTACAGTAAGAACAAGCAAACTGACAAGTGCGATCGAACGCAATTTCAAGGGTTTGGAGGTCTGTGTCCTCGCTTGCTGGAGTACGAAATGCTGCATTTAAATCCTCATCTGAATATATAACTGTTTTGTATACGCGATCACTTATGGGCTCTGCAACATCGCGGCCAGCAAATTTTGGATCCTTGTACATATCCTCAATTTTCCAACAGTACTCGCATCCACTTGGGCGTTCGCCACGTTGCATCTGCTCACGTTCCATTTTTTTCTTTTGTGTATTGTGCAATGCTTTGGGATTTGCTATTACATCTTCTACACTAACTTGATGTGGCAAAGGATGATGACAACTAGTTGTTTGCCCCGATCCTAACCAGATAGTGGCGTTATACCATTTGGCGCCGCAGAAACTATTTGACTTGATGTCAATGACTCTGCGTTTATATTGTGAATCGGTTTCGTTATTAATTTTGGGCATGGTATCTACATTCGTCCCAGAACTCTTTCATTTGTGGGAACGTCTTTAAAAAATCTGTGCGTCTGCGCTTGTCGTGTTCATTGAAGAAACGATAAAAGTCAGCACGTTGTAGTTTAACATATTCAGGGTCCAGTTTGCTACCTTCTCGCATCCAATCTACATCACGGCGCATACGCTGTATCTCATAGTCCTTAAACCCTTGAAATGGCTCATCTGGCGTTTCCCTATGCAACTCCATCCAATTGGCAACTTGCTCTAAACGGTCAGCATACACAGGTGGTAGGATCTGCAGACTCTGCCAACTTGGACTGCGTAGTAAGGGCGTATCAAACCAAACACGTTGGTATGTTTCACTATATACTTTTCTCAATTCTAAGATCCATTCTAGCTGCCTTTGAATTCCTAGAACACTTAGATTGTTCATAGTAATAATAAACGTCAAACTGTTGCGATATGGTGCTTCTTGTAGATATCGTAAAACATTTGTTGCGACACGCCTGAAGAACATTCCGTGTCTAATATACTCTGCATGTTCTGCTATGCCAGTATCAAGACTAACATACTGCATGAAGTGTTCAATTTGTGTATCACATAACTGTTTAACATAGTCAAGATACTTGTCAAACATCGCAGGCTCTACGCTGAAATTACTGGTAACGTTTAGATGCAGGTCTGGTTTAGGAAAGGCTAGTACATAATCAAAAACCTTGTATGTGTTCCGATCTAGTATTGGCTCGCCGCCGGTCATCCTGAAGTGTTTAAGTCGAGGGTAAAGCTCGGGCCACCACTCCCAAAAAGCGTCCACGTATGGATTAGCTTCACGAGCAGGGATAGGTCGTCTAGCGTCTTTAAAATGCCCAGGATCATTATGGGTAGTGCTAGTTGGATAGCCACCATACCGGGTAACTTCGTCAGACCAAGTACTACTAAACTGAGGGCTGCAATAACTACACTTAAGGTTACAGACGTGATTAAAATTGACTTCCACATAACTAGGCGTTGGATCCTCGGATCCTGTAGAATTTCGGATTTCTTCATAGTGTTCTGCTGCCCAGGGCTCTCCTGATCTATAATGTCTGTCGCTTAGATTACCTAAATCTTCTTGTGTCCAGCAGTAACTACATTCCTGCGGGCGCTCGTCTTTAAGCATTATAACACGCTGTGTTTTTTTATATTCAGTGTTATGTAATGCGCTGGGATTAGTTGTTAGTGGCTCCACTGGAATCTGATGTAGTGGCGGGTGATAACAACTGTTAGTTAATCCCGTGGGCAAGTGTAGGCTTACCTGCTGCCATTTGGCAAGACAAAGACCTTTGCCTAAATTCTCTTTCATCCATTCGGCATTAGCCATAAAATCACTTTTGTTCATTACGCTCTATATCCAGTACTGGTGCTTGCGGGCCAAATTTAGAATAAATTTCCCATGCTCGATTAAATGTTTGATTGCTGTAATTGGTTAATTCACTACGCATTGTTTGGCAAAATGTTGTTGAATCTATATCCACTAGTACCAATTCATCTGCTGTTATGTCAGCTGGATATTGATTGTAATATTCAAGATGCCATTTAATTGTAGTAAATGCGTTATCCAAATCGCTATCAAATTGTTTTAGATCTTTAAAAAAATTGCCCCACCCGCGGGCTAAACTAAGTTGTAAATTTGCAACTATTTTAATAATACGACTATTTGGTATTTTTTCATTAATCAATGAACTATTCATGCAATGTGTTAACAATATTGTCTTGTCACAATTGACTACTTTAGTGTCGTTGGTTATATATCTAATATTGTAAATATCTTTTTGATTATTATCGTAAATTTTAGATGGGGTTGTATATTCTTGGTCAGTTAAAAAGTTTTTATATCTATGTCCGCCCGACCCAGGATAATAACAAATTACTGTATTCATTCGCGAACCATTATGCCTCGATTTTTAAACTGACTTTGATAATGATGTTTGAAAAATATGCTTTGCTCAGCTGACATTTCTACAATGGGTAATCCTAGGCGTGTAGTTAGTGCTTCTGTAATTTCAAACATATTCAACTTTTGTTGATCTTGGTGTTCTTTCCAGAGTTCTGCAAGTCGGGAGAAGTCTTGGACTTCTGTGTAGTCCCATTCTGTAAGCATTGTGAGATAAGTGCCCAGTCTGGCACCGTATATAGCCATTGCCCCGTTGCCCACGTCTTTCCCAACTGTCTGCCAGATGCATAAGTTATCGTAGTTCCGTGATACCACTCTCTTCTTAAAGTCAAAGAGATTCGGGCGGGATCCACGATCCAAGCACATTTTAACACCTTCACGAAACCCCGCACGCCAGGCTTGGAAGGGGCTTCCATTAGGATACGTTGTGGAAAAACAGTCGGCCATGGCCCAGTACTTTGGGTGAAAGCAAAATTCCACAAGCGTCTCCGCAGTCCCATCGGTGGCCTCGTGGGTCCGCATATTGTAAACAAAATCCTTAGTCCACGAGCTAAGTCCGCCATTACCATACATTAATCCATTTATATTGTTACGTGCCCGCCATCTGAAAACGCAATCACGGTTAGTGTCATCCAACACCATCTGTTGATTAAAGAAAGCAGGATCGGGGAGGTTATCCCCGTCAATGAGGATGAACCGGTCTGTATCACTTGCATCAGCGGCCGCTTTATGTGCCGCATCCGAGCCCTTAACTCCGTCCACTCGCTTGGCCCAGGGAACAATATTTTGAATAGTTGCCCAAAACTCTTCTTTCTTTGGCTCGTCATAGGTTAAGTATATACAATCTAAATCTGCTACATCAACTATTTCTGTCATAGTATTCTATTTCCGGATATTCTTCTCCTGCACGTAATGCAACAGCAGGATGCCCTTTTACAACTGGTTGCCCTGTTGTAGATCGTCTTAGTCTGGCACGAAACGGTGCATTTGGGTCTAGCAAAGTTAACTGACCTTTAACTACACGCATTAGCTGTGTGTTATGAGTGTTAAAGAATTCTAAATCTTCCAGCACCACGTACTCACCATCTGGGAAATCAGATTCCCACAGGCCTATTATACTACCATCTGCTCTATAGTACAACCGGTACTCTTTAACAATTACAGGGCGTTGCCTATCATATTCGGCAACCATTTCGAGTGCTTTAAGTATTTCTGGATCTAGCATAGTATTCAATCATTTCATCTGTGACAAAGTCTTTAACATAATAGTGTATGGGATGATATTGATTTACGTTGTTAATGCGTATCATGCCTTGATCAAACACTGTAGTATAAACATCTGTAAAATCTACACCGTCAGGGAAGCCATTTATTGCAGGTTTCATGTGTACAAAATTAACAAAGTCTGCGCTGGGCAATGTACAGGTTTCTCTGCCTACTACATCTGCGGCAATGGCATATACCAAATCAGTGCTAGGTTCTTCGTTGCATAAGACTAATTCTCTTTTTACATTTGCCCATTGTTCAAATATTTGTCTTGCTGTTAAAAAGAAATTTCTAGCTGGCATACTAAATCTAAAATACATTAGACCATTGTAGACATCAGGTAAGTTATTATCTTGTATAACCTGTCTATACTTTTTAACCGTACTTAATTGCTGCTCGTAGTTTCTGCAGCCAGTGCTTAATACTATATCACGTAGTCTGAATGTATCCCACCAATGGTCAATACTACGTGTAAACAGTAAGTCGCTTTCTAACTTAACAGTTTCTTTGAAAGGTGTTAACCAAAAGGCCATTGCTTCTGCATCATATGGACCTAGACTATCATAAACAATAACATAGTCAAACGCCTTACGATGTTCATCTGTGATCAATTCGTTAGTCGCTGTGTCAACCACAACAGCATAACGATTTATCTTTTGCGTGGCTTTGACATTTAATGCCTGTACATAGGCAAGGTGTAGATAATCTACATCTGTATTCTTGGCAAACGTTAGATATCCTTGTTGTTCTTTATGCTGAGACATTTTTTATAAACTCTCGAAAATTGTCACTTTGTAAATAACGTTTGCTCATAATATGCAAATTTGTACGTGGTACAACGTATGCTCTTGTGTCATCTTTGATTACTAATCTATTTTCCTGCACCTCAATTGTGTTAACGGGTTGGTCCACAGTTAACATGCTGCCAGGAATACCTGTATTAGAAACAGTGTATCCGTTTAAGATAATGTCTGCCATGGCAAAGGCATAATCATTTCTATAAGAACCACCGTGTACATTAAACAAGGCCTTGTAGTATTCATAATTGTGTTGTATACGTGATACTAGATCAAAGAATTGTTTTGCTCGTGCTGTTTTGCGAAAGGCAAATACTGTGGCCCAGACAAACGGCAAACTGTTGTTGCCCATCGATCGAGGATACTCTTGCGTAAGTGCGTGACTGTTACGCAACAGAATATAATCCCAATCTTGTTTGAAGATTTCTAGTAGACTGGGCTCTAGCACAACATAGTCAACATCAATTACTAATGTTTCGTCATACGGGCTAAGTTCATAGGCTGCATTGCGACCCACGTTACGCCACTCAACAAATTCGTCAGTATCTATACTGTAACGAGTGTTACGGAACTCTGCCAGATAGTCGTCTGATATAACTGTATAAGGTATTCCTAACACTCGGCTAGCCTGCGCCAATGTTTGTTCTGCAATAGCTTGATAATCAGTCTGCTCTGTATTATAGGCAAACGCGACAATACCTTTAGACTTTACGGATTTTTCTAAGCTCTTCATATTGTGTATGCCAATCGTTCATTACTCTATGATAGTGCTGTTGTGCCATAATTAGAAATACCTGCTTGTCTACAGCAACAGGATTTTCGTATACATCTTCAAGATACAGTTCATCTATCGGCCACGATTGAACAAACGCCAATAGTTCGGGCGTAATCTTAAACATGCCACCACTGTGTGCAAAGTGTAGGTCTGTTTGAATTTTTTCTTTTAGTATTCGTTTGTTAACTTGAAAATCTGTAGACAAACGAACCTGCTTAATTAGGTCTGTTATTTCTTCGCTCATTGATATATAGAGAAATGTAGCCTATTATAAAACAGGCTACAGTAGAAGTCAATTGGATTGGGATTACAGAGCTGTAATAGTTACTGAGCCCCAGCTGTTGCTAAGGTTAGTAGTTTCTGGATAGCTAATGTCGATCGAGAGGTTAACGTTTACACCGAATGAGTCATCAAAACCAAATGCACCACCTGTGCCGTCTGTGCCCGAATTAGTTGTTAAGTTAATCCAGAAGTCAACGTTTAGACCACGATCGTTGTTTGAGCCTTGTGTACCATTTGTGTTTACAGTAATGTTACAAGTATCAGCAGTATAGTTTGTTGTTGTACTTGTTACACTAACCAATGTTACGTTGGCATTGTATGTACTTGTATAATAACCTTTTGTAGTATCGTTTGTACCTAGTGTACCTAATGTACCTGTACGGCCACCGTTTGTGTTGGCGCCGAAGGTTGCTACTCCGCCTAAGAAGCCTAACATGGCAATAATTTCATTTGTACGTGCAGTTGTACTGGCGTTCTGTGAACCTGAGCAATTTAGTTTCAATCGGCCGCCTGCGTTAAAGAAATAACGTGCTTGATCAGCACTAGAAAATGCAGCACGAATACCAAACGCTCTAGACAATGATGTTGGGCTTGTTGCACCAACAGGTGGGTTACTACCTGCATTACTAATAGTAGCCGACCATGCAGTAGCTTGGTTCGTTCCAACTGTGACTGCCGAGTTTGATGCAAAGTTCAAACGGTTAGTATAGGCTGTAGTAATGTTTGTTGTTAGTGTAGACAAGTAGTTAATTGTAGAACCTGCGGTAACTGCACTGATACCAGAACCTGAGCCACTTTGGTGTGTTAATATGCTGTTTAAATTGTTAATTAATGTTGCCCATTGTGTGGCTGTAATAGTGCCAGCTGTCGAAACTTGGGAAATAGCTGTTTGGCCATATCCAGCACTACCGCTACCTACTGCCCAAACGGTATTAATTGTGTTGACTGTGCTGCTGGGACTAGTACCAACTAATGTGTTGTAGTCGCCTGCTGTAATTAATCCACCTTGTGAATATGCCATTCTACTTTATCCTTACGAATTCAATTTAACCACGGCTTCAATTGTACCTACACCGTCGGTTGTTTTATTTTCTAGTGCCCGTCCAATGACGTTCCACGTATTAATTTCTGCTTTGGTACCTGCTCTAGCAATACCATTTCCTGCACTTACCAAACGATCACCTTTACGGATTTTTCCTGTTACTTTAACAGGAACTCGGCCTTGTACTGCAATCGGGGGATGCGTTTCATCTGATCCAGCGCCAGAGTTCATTAGATAAGCTGCATTTGTACTTATGACTCCAAATACATTTTCACTTAAATCCTGTCCAACTGCTGTAACTTCTGCTGGGCCACCAATTTCTACGACAGTCCCGGGCTCATAACTAGCATCTGCTTCAAATCGTTCTGCCAAGTCAGCATACTGTGCCTGCACAGATTTACCAAAAAATGTGTTAAACCAAGTTGTACTGCTACCAATATTTGCTGCCATGTTAGCAGTTGGAACAATACCATTTAGTACAACAACATTATTAGAGTAGGTATTATTAAAATAGTTAGTTGATGAACCAACATTACCTGTGATGTTTGCGCTAGGTTTTACCCCACCAGAACTTAGCGATACTCCTGCTGTACCTGTTACAACAAGTGAAGTAAATTGGCCGGCTGCTGGGCTGGCGTTACCAATTACAGTATTGTTAATACTAGAGAACGTTGCGCCACCGCCAATTGTAGCAATTTCATACCCGTTATATGTGGAATAACCGTTGGCAGTAAATGTGGCTGTACTAGGAATAACTAAGTTACCTGTTATTGTAGTTGCAGTAACTGATCCTGAATTAACTGCACCGGCAGTCAAAGTTGTTACCGCGGCGCCACCTGCGCCATCTCTTATTACCAGAGTATCACGTGTCGCAAGTACGTCTTGTGTACTAATACCCCATGTCGGGCTTGCAATGGTACTAAAGTTTAGACCTGCTTTAACTGTAGCAAATCCATCAATAACGTTCTGTGTAAATGTATCTTTTGAGAATAATGCATACACTACACCACTAAAACGCAATTGAATTACCAAGTGACTACCGCCTAGTGTGTCCGGCATTAACAATGGAAATGCACCAGTATCACCAGTTGCTGCGGTAGCAGCTGGTCCAACAACAACCCACTGTGTACCAGAATAAACTTTTAACTGTGCGTTAGTTGTATCAAACCATAAGTCACCACCTAGTGTACTTAGGTCACCCGGTGGGCTGTTAGCAGGGCTACTTGTAGCACCTGTACTAATCTTCCAACTTTGTCCCGAGTAAACTTTAAGAATATTGTTTCTAGTATCCCACCAAAGTTGTCCTTTTAATGGGTTAGCAGGGCTACTTGTGCTAGCGAAATTTTCTAATAAGTGAACAAAGTTTGTGTTTAGAAATTCGCCGTATCCTGCATAATTCTTACCAATTAATACTAAGCTAGTGTGCGAATTGTCGTAGGTACCTTCGGACAATCCCCCCGGGATTAAGTTAGTTCCGTTAGTTAAATTAATTGTATACGACACGTTTTATCCTTTGATCTTTAGTATATTTATGGGCTTATTAAATGACTTTTTGTATGTAGCACAATGCATAGTAAGGCGGACGGTTTTCGTGCGGTTGGCCGCTGCCGTGTACCGCTGTGTTACCTGATATTGTTGTTGTGTGCGTATGCCCTGCGTTTGCTGTAATAGTTGTCGAAACTGTTACACCTGTTACTGCCACACCTGTTGTTGTACCAGCGCCTGCGCCAGCATACCCTTCTATAGGGTATCCAGGGACCGTGTATCCTCCCGTTGGTGCAGATGGCGGAGGAGTGTAACTATGACGGTGACCGGGGTCAACTACAGTGCTAGATGCAGTGTGTGTATGATCACCACCTGATGCAGTAGAGGCTGTTAAAGTATTGCCATAATGACTATGCGTTGGCATAGTATCTAATGTTAATGTTACGCTGTTTACACCGCCTGTATTTCCTACAGTATATGTTGTTCCTGCACCTACAATAAATCTATCACGTAGATCTGGCGTTCCGTTGGTACCATCGCAAAGTTGAAACCCGTAAGGGATAGTTGCAGCAGAACTGTTCCACATCCAAATAACACCACGTGGCACTACTGCATGTACAAATGCTGTAGTAGCAATGGCTGTATTACTAGTAGATGCGTTGGCAGTTGTTGCAACAGAGTTTATTAAGTTTGCCCCAGTGATTGTTGCATTTGCCCCAACAACGTTGTAAATTCCGCCGCCGGTGATTAATGCATTACCTGTTGTTAAGTTTATTACGTTACCAGTTGTGGCAGTTAGAGTGGTTATACCAGTGATTGATCCATTAGTAATTTGTGCATTAGCAGTGCTAAAATTATTAATTACACCTGTAGTTACGCTTAAGGATCCAATGCCGGTAACGTTGCCGCCACTAATCTGTGCATTGGCTGTACTAAAATTTGTTAATTGCCCGGTAGTCGCAGAAAAGTTAGTTAATCCGGTAATGGTGCCACTAGTAACTGTCAGGTTGCCGGTGCTTAAATTTGTAATATTACCGTTTGTACTAGTTAAATTTGTTAGTCCTGTTACATTACCCAATGATATCTGGGCATTTGCTGCAATAATTAGATTAGATGTTAGTGTTAAGACATTACCTGAAGTGATTAATGCAGTTGAAGATGTAATGTCTGACAGCCCTGTTGCATAACCACCTGTTACATTTATATTAGTTGAATGAAGTGTACTTAAAGTACCAACGCTTCCTACGATGTTTCCTGTTACATCACCAGTTAGGTCTCCAGTAACATCACCAGTTACATTACCAGTTACATTGCCAGTTACAGTTCCGCTTAATGTTCCGTACATTGACCCAGTCATTGTACCAACTAAACTACCAGTAACTGCACCAGTTAAGTTAGAGTTAATTGTTGCATTAATTTCACTGTTAAATGTTATGCCCGGATATATTCTTGGAAATCCATCTATTGTAGTAGCTGGAACAAAAGATGCGTCAAAACTAACTATAGCAACTATTCTATTACCGTTTTGTAATTTAATAATATTATGTGGCTGTCCGGTACCCGAAGCTGTAACAGTATCGGGGATAGCACCACTTAGTCCCATTGCTTTTGTATATAATGGGCCTATTAATTTCCATGCACCCACATCATAAATGTAGGCCTGTTCAGTAACCTGATTATACCATATATCACCATCATGTGCCACTAAAGGCTGGGTACTAGAGTTAACAATGCCCGAAACTGGAGCATACCCCTGCTGCGTAAACACGTTTAACTTTTGATTGAATTGATCAAACCATAGTTGACCTTGCAAGTTTACACCAGCTGGTGCTGTGTTTGCACAGAAATTTTCTAAGAGGTATACTAAATTTTCATTGAGTTTTTGCCCATATCCTACATAATTAGGACCTGGCAATTCTAAACTGGTGGTGGTGTCAACTGCACCGTCTGCAATAACAGCTAGTTGAGTTCCGTCACTTTTTGTGATAGTATATGGCATAATACGTTATTCTTTTCTTTATAGTATACTTATCAAAAATCTAATTAATTTATCAGTCCCACTGGATACTAACATAACCGTTGCCCCCGCGGCCACCATCTTCGCCAGCTTGATAACCAATTTGGCATGCCACTGCACCACCGGTCCAGGGAGTTTGGGCACTTACATAGCCTTGATTTCCAGCTTGCAAATATATTGTGTTAGGCCCGTATTGTAGGTACGCATCTCTGATCCATGCTTCACCGTTATATACACGGTAAAAATCTCGTCCATTTATATAAACGGTACCCCACCCATAAGCACCGAATATAAAAGAATACCATCCGCTATGTGGGACATTAACGGTATATTGCAACATAACACTATCTAACGGAATTCCATCAGGTCGTCGTATCCATATTCCGCGGTCATTTAGCCAACTAGAAAAAGTAGGATCAGTCATTCCTGGGACCACACTTGCCCCAGTATCCATCCACTGAATATTTACTGGGTCGCCGTATGTTTTTGCGTCAAAAATATATGTACTAGGGTTTAACGCGGCGGGTGCTGCGCCACCCCCGCCCCCACCGGCCGGGCTAGGAGAATCAAATCCCGGCCCGCCTCCTGCGCCAAGTGCTGTCCCTGCTCCGTCACTCATACTGTTTCCTTAGTTTCTAGATCATCTAACATGAGAAATACTTGATCCATTGCCAATTGGCTGTTACCGCCGCGCAATGATTCTATAATTCCTGATACATACTTACGATAATACATAGCCCAAATTACAGGATCCTCGCCATGTACGCCTTTAATTTTTTTAACAATTGGTTCTGCTCTTAGATAGTATTCTAATACTTTGCGCTCGCCGCCGGGTGTTGCACGTAAATTTTGTAATAGTAATACATCTGCATCATCTTTAGGATTGCCATTGTAATTAATAGAATTGTACATCATGCAGTTATCTGGGCGACTCAACATATGAGTCACACAGTGTTCTACATTGCCTTCATCTTCACATACTGAACAGGCTTGCCTATCTTTTAAATATTCTTCAACAGTAATTCCCATTATTCTCGATCCTTATACAATGCTTTCCAGCACTTAGTTGCATACTTAGTAGATACTACTGTGCCCACCGCCATAAATGCAGCAATCCATAATACACTGCTTGGTAGCGACCATAGGCTAAATTTCTTACCGCGAACTAGATTACATCCATTAGTAAATGCCCAGTTTGCGTAGTTGGCCAGTAAAGATCCATCCTTCTTTAATAATGTAGGAATAACAACTTTAGATCCAAGTACTTGATATCCTCTTCTGAATGTTTCGCCCCACCAAGTGCCGTGTAGATATTTTTCACACCAAGCAATAAGATCAAATTTATCTCTCTGAGACCATACTCCTCGATCAGCGAGTGCAGTAGATATAACACAACATCCGCCACCACCGCCTGAAGGTGGTGCTGTTGCAACGCCGCCGGTGCCACCAGTTCCACCTGCCACACTAATAGACACACCAGTGCCTGTTACTGTAGTTCCTCGTCCATTGGCACCAGTAGATGCTGATCCATACTGTTCATCAAGCCCCTGGCCACCATCGCCACCTGCGCCAACAAATACTGCCAACTTTTGACCAGGAGTAACACTTACTGTTTGAGTAGTGTATTCTCCTGCCCCACCACCACCGCCGGCAGTCGAACTAACACCACCGCCACCTCCGCCACCACCGCCGGCAGCTACGATAGTAAGACTGTATATTCCTGGCGGTACAGTAAATTCGTGTGCGCCAGGTATAGTGTATTCTACTTTGCCGTTTGATGGCCAAACTTTCTTCCATTCGCCATTTCTTTTTGTATGTACTGCCCTGATAGGTTTCCAATCGTCCCCTTGTTTATAGTATGGGTTTAACAATTGTTGCCATGCCACAGAAGTTTTGTTAGTTGAACCTAAACCAATGAGTTTACCATCAGAATTAAATGTATGGGTTATAGGAGTTTGTCCATTTTGCGTGGGCCCATAAGATATAATGCCGCCAGAAAAATAAGGAGCACCGGTGTTCGACGAATAATTGACAGTAACAAATCCGCGTGAGCTTGGGGCATTTGTACCATCAGCATTGTCATAGAATCCATATGGGTATAATGAATCGCCCCACGACCCTGAATATCCACCGACATCTCCCAAGGCGGTGCCATCATCTTCATACACAGATCCGCCGAGGCCGCCACTAACGTAGCCACCGCCACCGCCGCCGCCGCCACCGCCATCTCCGGCGTGTGAATCGCCGTTGCCGCCATATAACGTATTACTTGCCCTGAATCCTACAGTATCTTTACCGGTGCCATATTGTCCGCCGCCGCCGCCACCTGCGCCGCCGCCGGCTACAATCCAATACTGACCATTTAGCTTAATAACAGTTGCACCACCGCCACCGCCACCACCACCTGATGATCCATATGGTCCTGCGCTGCCCCCTGCGCCGCCAGGCATTCCAGCTGAACTAGTTCCACCTTGGCCGCCAGCGGCTCTACCTCGGCCACTAACACCAGGTTCGCCGCCGCCGCCAATAAAAATTTCATATGAAGTAGTTAACGGAACCTCAATTGTTCCAGATACAATACGACCCGAGTATCCTATGTGCCCAGCTCGGGAATCATTTCCGCCGGTGCCCCCGGCTCCGCCAACTGCTGTAACAGTAATTGCAGTCCATGCTTCCTCGCGTGTACCAGGATGTCTAACATAAATTCCGCGATTTAATTGCATGTATTATCCAATCTGGAACCAAAAGTCTCCGTCATTTCCTGCGCCGCTGTTGGTACTAGAAATTAATCCATTTAAATCACCAGCAGCAGTTGATGCAACCGTGTAATTAAATTGTTTGTTAGTTATTGCAGTATTAACAAATGCAGTAGTAGCAAGTCTTGTGCTGTTGTCACCTGTAGCAGGAGTATCTGCTTTAGGCTCACCAGTAAATATAGGTCCAGCAATGTTTGCTTTTAATGCTAGTCCTGCTGCCAACTGTACGTTAGCCATAGTCTCAGCGGCAGTAACACGGCTAATATAATCCGATCTCATTGTTGCAGCAGAACCATCAACGTATGCAGTAGTTGCAACAACGTTGCTGTTATTATTTGCTGCCACATTAGGCGCTGTAACGGTTCCTGTAAAACTTGGATTGTGAATGTATGCCTTTAGTGCAACATCGGCTACTAAGTTATCTATCTGTACGCTCTGTGCAGCGGCATTTGCTGTTGCATCTGCAAATCTAAAATCAGTAGAATTTGATAATGCAGTTACGTTTGCATCAATATAAGAATGCACTGAGTCTAAATTAGCATTTAGCCAATTAATATTATATCCAATGTTAGCGTAAACGTCTTGACTTAATTGTTCAACGTTACCATTGATTTCAGCAATTTGTGTTCCAACAATTCCTGTTAATGCACTATTAACAACATCAACATAACGTTTGGTTGCAACACCAGTATTGTTTATTGGATCATCATAAACATAAGTCAACCCTGTATCACCGTCTACCATTAACGCCTTAACGTTACCATTGACTGTGCTATTAATGTAAACTTCAACGTTGCCATTGGAGTTTTTATTTTGTAGTACTAAAGATTTGTTATCAAAATAAACGTTTGCATCAGTTAATACTAATGTTCCTTCAACAAATACATCGTTAGTAAATGTTGTGTTAACATCAGTTCTGGCTAGAACGTTAGCATATAATCCACCAACTCTTACTGCATTATTAGCAGTAGAGTTAAGTATTTCTGTGGACTTTAAGTTAATACCAGGACTAATATTACCAAACCCAGAAATAATCGGGTCTGGTGCAAATTCTGTATCTGCACTAACAATAGCAACTAGGTTTCCGCCTACATACTGATTTACAACTAAATGGCTAACAGAATGTGTATCGGTAATTGTACTTACTACTTCGCCACTAACGCCTTGTGCCTGTGTATATATCGGACCAATTAATTGCCATCCGGTTCCGGTGTATATTTTTAATTGCTGTGTGCTAATATCCCACCACTGGTCACCAGTTTGTTTTATTGTTGGCTCTGTACTTGAAGAGGTTTGTTCGCTAACAGGAATAAATTCACCAGTATTATCATCATATACTTTTAAACGTAGTGCTCCGGTGTCCCACCATAACTGTCCAGCAATAGGAGTGAAGCCCACACTTTGCCCTGGCGGTATAGTATCAGCAAAATTCTCTAGTAAACGTATAAAGTTTTCGTTTTGAATTTCACCGTAACTAATATAATTACGACCAATTAATGTTAGCCCTGTATCTGTGTTCGTTGTTCCGTCAAACAGCTCTACTAACTCATCGCCGTTGGTCTTATTAATTTTATAGCTCATTGTATTATCCTGTTGTGCTTAGATTAGTTAATGTTTGAACACGCACGGTATAATCGATTTGAATTAATCTGTTTAGGGCTTTTTGTACAGGATGAAAAACAACGTGTGTTAATAGTAACCCGGTACTAGTCAGACCAACTGTACCGTCAGTGCTACGGCCACGCAAACCTAATTCATCAAAAACATATTCGCCATTTAAGTTTTGACTGTTATCAAACGCACTTTGTCCATTTGGTTCACCATAGTCTAATAGACAAGTAACTAAAATGTCTGTATAAATGGTACCCGGAATATGACTTACGGTCATTTTATTGTTTAACGGATCAACGTTAGCAATACTTGTGTCATCAATAATCTTGCTATAAGTTGGGTTGTACAAGTTTGTGTTTTGTCCAACTGTGTTTGTGGGCAAATAAGTGATAATACCTGTTGGGTCGACGCTAGTACCACCGTTACCAAAGGTCATTTCATAGATAAAATTTTGACTTTTGTTAGCAATACTGTTGGCCAACGCTACAGAGAAGTTCTCATAGTGAATTGCGTTGCTTTTATCAATGAAAACTTCTTTAGTTTCTGGATCAAAAATCTTAATATGACCTCTAACATAGATTCCACCGTTTTCATTTGGGCGCTGTTGTGTATTTTCCACTGTATTTTCCTCAGTTTGTTCCGAATTATTATTTGATAATTGCGATTTATCAGTATTTATCATGGCATATACCCTGGTTGTGCTAACAAGAAGACCGCTTGATCGGTAGTACTGTTAATTAATCCAGTGCCGTCTGTTGGTGTAGACCCGCCTGGTGTATACCATGCCTGTGTTTGTTTCAACAATTTATAGTTGGCCGTTGTTGCAGATATTACGACATTGCCGTTTGCATATACACTACCAACAGGTGTTGCTGCGGTAATAGTACTTGCACTGGCTGCGCCATGAATTGTCATAGTATTTCCGGTTAGCGTAGTTAATGCTCCACTAATCTTAACTACAGGAACAACATTGGCGGACGTTACATTTCCAAGTACACGAAGATTTGCTGCAACTGTAGTATTTGCAAACTTCTGAACAATGTATTCGCCGATATTAGCTGTCACATTACCAGTTAACTGCAATGCTAGTGTAACGTTTGCTGTAGCAGTATAGGTTGTAGTTGATGTAACGTTTGCTGTAGTAATAGAAGTGTCGGGCACTATCTGCTGAATACTTGCATCAACTACTAGCGAGCCTGTAGTATGCATATCAGCAGGCGCTGTACCGTCTACTGCACGACGAATATTGCCTAATGTATTGGCCACTGTGTCAATTGAATAATAGGTAATCTTTTCATTATTAACAAATACTACGCCAGGTATAGCCAACGTTGGGTTTGGTGCAGGAAATACACTAGCGTCTGTAACTTGTATTTCGGTATCAGTAATTGCTAGATTAGCACTTAACGTAGTTGTGTTTACATCACTAATTCTATAGAAACTGTGATTCTCATTCATATTATCAAACAATCTAAATGCATAATCATTTGATGTAGTACTTGTATTTGAGAATACTGTTAGATTTAAACTGTCAAAAATACGACCTGGGACCATTTCTTCAGGTGCATGACTACTAAATCGATCAACGTATTTTCCGCCGTCTATCAGAATCTCACTTGGATCTACGCCAAATGTATCTGTATATTGACTCATTATGATGCTATCAGTACCGATCCCTACTTTAGTCATTGAGTTAACGTCAACTAATTTAACATTAGCTGAAATATTTGCAAATGTTCCGCCAACATCAAACACATTGCCAGTGGTAATATATAAATTACCTTCATATGTAATTAATGTATCTGGGTATGCTAGTAATTCTGGAGTCCACAAGATAGCAGTATTACCATCAACAGTAACACCAGGATAACTTATACCGTCAACCATCAATGATAAATCAATGTTACCGTTAAACGCGGTAATACGATCGTTGGCTAAGTTAAACTCTGCCGCACTAATTTGAGTAACATTACCAATTGGGAAGTCTATGCTAGAGTTAACTGTATAATCAAATTCATTTAATCTAAATAGTGTATCATTTAAATTAATAACAGTATTAGCAGCAATAACTTGTGCGTTTGATACTGTGTCCCAATTTACAAATGTATTGGCTGCATGGTAAGACACTCGGTCAAATTTAATATTGGTCTTGATACTGCGTACAACATTGTGGCCTGTATTATCTCCACTAAACACATTTCTTAATACGGCCCGCGCACGAGCACCAGAACCTGTACCATTAATTATAATTCTAGGTATTTCTGTATACCCAGTACCAGGTTTTGTTATAACAATTCTAGATAATTTATTGTCAACGATCTCAGCATAGCCTTCTGCCCCTGTGCCATTTCCAACAATTGTAATCTGAGGTGCAAAAAGATACCCTGAGCCAGCATCTTCAATTAATACATCAACTACCCCATAGGTATAATTTTTATACCATTGGCTGTTAACTCCAGATTGTTGTAATGCTCGATCGTATACTTGCTCTCCGCTTGGGCTACGATAAACTTGTACGTTTGCATCCCAATAAGGAACTAAATCAAAGTCGGTGATATCACCACTAAAGCTATCATTACGCTCGTAATCAATAATAAATTCACGGATTACTGTTCTGTATGGTTTAACTTCATTGATATAGTCTAAATAGAAATCCTGATTATCAGCAATATATGCCGGGAATTCCTCTAGCTTACGAATGTTTTGAACTGCACTAATAAAGCTAGTCTTAAACACCCAGTCAACGTTCTTCTGCTCACTTAGAACATAACGTACCATAGTAAAGAATATGTTGTTAAATTGATCAGCAATATCATCAACAAATATTTCATTTAATGCCGCTAGTAACATCTGACGAGTTTCTAATGGAGGCGGTGCTGTTTCTACAGGAACATAAATTGTTCCGCTTTCAATGCCAACAATAGTTGTCGTTAAATCACTATTTACGTAGTAAACTACAAACTTTCCATGACCGTCATCTAATACTTTAATATATTGCCCTGCAACTAAGGTCAGTTTACCTAAATCTAATAGAGTATTAACTGTTATATCTGGAATTGAGGTTGGGTCATATGAACTATCAAACCAGTCAATATAATTCCAATACAAGTTAGTTTTATAACTCTGTACTCTTACAGGTGTAGTATCAAACGCTGTACCGTTATATTCGTAAATTGCCCATTTAGTTGACTGTGAACTATCTGTTGTTACTAAAACTCGGTATCCGGCTGTTAGACCCGCTGTATTCACATAACCTAATTCATCTTTAGTCTCAACAGCTAAATCGTAATCGCCAGAATCTTCTGCTGGAATGTCTTCACTGCTGTTTAATGTAGTTAAAGATTTACGTTTAACTACTGGGTATTGAGACAAATATAAATTGATTAACGATATTGTGCTATATAGAGCTTCGGCAGTATCGATTACCATAGTTTGACGAGGTCTAACATTAATACCGTACCGTTGGCTTACTGGTAGTGCTGGATCAGGAACAGGATTACCAGCCTGGTCAATTCCTGATAAACTATCGATTAATTTATTAACGATATTTGTTGGGAGTTTTGTTCCCACGCCCTCATCAACTAATCTATATTCAGAATGTATCAAATTCGCATCGCTAACTTTAGTACCTAAATGCAATACTGAATTTTGACCCATTAATACATTGTTAACATTATATAATGCTACACTGTCATTGCGTAAAACAGTAGCATAAGGTATACCTTGGCTAAGTGGATTATCAATTGATGCCGCGATACTTAATACACTGTTACGTTTTCCGGCCCGAGTATTGATTGTATTTTTTTCTTTAACCCAGAAATAATATTTTACTTTAACATTGCCGCTTTGATCTACGTAACCGTAGGTACTGTATGCACTGTCATCAGCATAAACTGCAATACCTGGACCAGTGTACTGGCTCGGTAATACTGTGCTTTCAACCCATTCGTATACATCAACTGTACTTCCTGGGAATTGTTTGCCCCAGTTAGTCAATCTATAGATTAACGCATCTTGTTCATAATCAATGAAGCGAATTGTATCCAAATTCCACCATATCTTACCAACTTGCGAAGCATTCCAGTGCAAATCGGCGTGGATTCCGCGGGAACCATTGTTATATAGTGCAGGATCTTTGGTTGTACGGAAGTCGATATCTCGATCGGCTGCATCTAATATCTTTCCTTTTGCTGGATCAATATAATCAAGTGCCGCTAGAATGTTATCATTCTTCTTGTTATAGATAAATGATCGACTGATACTGTTAATATCAACTTTAGGTTCTTGTTTTCTAGTAATTGTCCATGCGGTACTGTGTGTAGGGTTTGAGAATATGTATGAGGCACCTGCATTATTACTTGACCCCGGTGCTCCCACTGTAATTAATCCATCTGTAACATCAACTGCTTGGCCAAATTGATCTCCGGAATATAATTGAGTTTCTAATTCTTGTACAAATACAAATCGACCTTTATCATTGGTAATAAATGGGTCAATAATATTTTCATATATGTATGTAACACCACTATTGTATATTTCATCAACAAACTTTGTTGTATCAGAATCAATAATAGTTAAGTAATCATCAAAATATGTATGCTCATCAGTGGCACTACCTTGACTTCCTACTGCCAGTAGTGTTGAGTTGTTGTTTACACTTACACTTGTTCCCATTCGACCTATGTCGTTTGTGGGTTGCTCAAACGTTTGGTCATAATAAAACTGGCCTAGGCCGCCAAGTATATGTCTTTCAACTACGCCAGTAGGATACCCTGATGCTGTGCTTCCTGGTGCACCAATGAATAGATTGCCGCCTGTTGAGTCAATGTCTATGCTATACCCAAACAACGCAGAATCATTCTGACTTTGACTTGATATTGTTTGTGTTAATGCAAATGCATTAGCTGTTCTTGTATAATAATAAACATTACCATTTCTTGCATATACATTGGTTGCGTTCGGTGCAGCAACAAATAGCAAAGCACCATCACTCGATGTTTTAATTACATTACCAAATTTGCTACTTGCAGTGCCAGTAATTTTATTGGCCCAGGTGTATGTTGTTCCGCCATTGTTTGAATAATAGGCTTCCACAATATTAGTATTTGCATCGCCAACATACAACCAATGCAGATCCGAACTTACTGTTACACTGCTAACAGCAGATACGTTCGATGAGTTAATAGTTTGTAGTTTAGTCACTGTACCGCTAGCGTGACGATATATGTGAACGTTTGCATCACTACCACTGCCGATTACCAATACATTGCCTTGACTATCTACCGTGCTACCAAAGTTTGCATTAACATTTGATACCGTTACATTAGAAACAAATGTACCGTTTACATTAGCAAAGACTTGAACACTCTTGTTACCAGGATTACCAACATAAACATACTTAGAATCAGTACTAATGCATACTGCTGTACCAAAACGATCGTTTCCTGTAACAGTATTGGCAGTTATTTGTGTTACTAAGTTAGCGGCCCATGGTCTGTTAAATGTATAAACACCCCACCCTTGCTTTGTTCCATCGAACGTTGCTTGATCAACCCAGATATGATCATTGTTATTCCATCCATGTAGAGGAATTTGAGCATCAATGAACTCTTGTGTAGTTTGATATCGTGCAGAATCTAATGAATAGATTGAACCATTGCCCGTTACAGGGGCCACAATAACTTTACTACGACCAGCACCAGTTACTGTAATTGTTACTGTTGTAGAGTTTACAACGTTTACCACACGATATATACCATCTAATGCATCATTGAAATATTTCAATACAAATGCGTCATCTTCAACAAATGAGTGTGCTGCATCAAATTTAACTTGTGCGTAGTCATTCAATGAATAACTTATTTGTGTAGCATGGATTCCAGTTTCGTTAACACGGAATACGTCCCAACCTCGGTCAGTGTCTTTTGCTACCCAAATCTTATCTCCGGCCCCTAAAGCAGATAATGATCCAGTAAAATGGTCTATATCAAATGAAGTATAATCAATATCTTGCATATTTACATAGCCAACACTTGGCATGTCTGCCATGTAACGATCGATTGTTCTATTACTGTAAATGTCTGTTGTAATACTAGATATATTACTTGCGTTATACACATTTGCAGTTGAAAGATTTACGATAATGTTACCTGCGTTATATGTATCTGTTAATAAAAACGCTACTGGATTAGTTGTAAATATACTTTGGTCTAAGACAAACTCTTTAAAAATATTGCCATTAACTCCGCCGTAAGTGCCAACACGGAATGCCCATTCTTCATTAATATTAATTGCACCACTAACGTTATTAAAGTTAGTTGAGGTTAGTGCTGATATTGAATTTAAACTGCCCTTCTCTTTAATATATCCTTGATAGAATTTAGTCTGAGTTGGAATATCAATACCTAGGTCTGTTAAATATGAGCGTTGTCTAAACCCAATTAAACCTGCGCTGTATTGTAATAGTTTTTCGTTATTAATTGGTTTATCAATATCGTATATGCGATCAAATTGCTGTGCGTTGTGACCGAAACTTTGTAACAATCCAGTTTTAATACTAGACTTATTAATTTGAGTCCATACAGTAGAATCAAATGTGGTTGCTGCTGGAATATTTTTATTTGCAGTATAGTATAAATTCTTATAGGTAATTAAATCACCAAGTCTATAATCTTTTCCTGCAGACCATGTATTAATAATCGGGTCATTGTAGATGTATCCGGGTGCGCTTAATGCTCCGGTCCATCCACCTGTTTTAGATCCAGATAGGCGTAAACGGAATTGACGTGTGCCTAACTTAGGAACATAGAAAATATCCCCAAACTCACTAATATTATCAACAATTAGAACATGTTCATATTGTATAGTATCCAAACTTGCAAAACACACGTTAGACCCATCAATAGCAGAAATTCTAAAAGTGTTTCCGTATATTGGATTATCAGTTCTTACAATGCTAAATGCATTGTTTCTAATAGGTAAAAAGTTTTGGTCTAATATTTTACTACCTAGTGGTGTATTAGACACTTCATCAACTATAGTTCCGTTAATACTAAGATCAATTGCAGATGATACCGGATTTAAAATAATAATTGTCCCAGGTGCCCATGCTTGTTGGCTCCAGTGTAACAACTCCCTTACACTTAATGTCCAATTTCTTTCTACTTCCAGATCTGCATCAAATTTAGTAAATTGGAATCCAAGCGAACTTAAATAGCGTTCATAACTTATTAAAAAGTCTGAAACCTGTTGGACCGTAGCGAATTCTGTTCCGTAAGGGATTAACTTTGTTGTTTTTTCTGCATCGTTATAAATTGTTGTAGTTGCTTCGCCAATTGTAACCTGGTGTTTATTATTATTAACAATGCTAGGATAAATTTTAAAGAATGGATTAGTTGTATCATATCCCGATACTGCATATCCATTAATAGTACGCTCAACAATAACTGCACTATAAACTAATTTCTCTTGTGCTACAGATTTGTTTAAGTAGATATCATAATTTGTGTCTGGCACAATAACACTGGCATTAGTTGACCCAGGTGTAGTTTGTTCTGCAAACACACTTAAAATGTTCTTATCAGTGAATCCACCAATCTTATAAGACAGCTGGATAGACAAATTCTTAAAGTAAGAATTAATTATAGATACCGGATCTTTGCCCAATGTTTTAATTGAGTCTGCAACCCAATTAATGTAACCACTTGTTCTGATAGTGCTGCCAGGGACTGAACTAGTATCTCCGTTTACAGAAATATATGCCGGAGATATTTTCTTATTATCGCTAGTTGAAAACTGCCCGGTTTGCTCATTGATATAGAATTTTGAGGTATCAAGTTGAGTACTAAAATACAATGCCGGCTTGGTTAGTGCAAGTACAGTTTGAATAGCAAACGGATAATCGCTGCTTCTGCGCCATGCTACTTCTGCAGGACCATATTCACAAGCAGAATATTGATCGCCAGTGTGCTTCGTGCTAACCTGGGCAGTTACTGGAACCGCAGGTGGGGGTAATAAGTTACCTGCAGTATCAACAGGGACGAATCCCGTTAACCCAAGGCGAGCAAAACGTTTATCTGTATACGGAGACCCATTGTTCCAGATATATCCTGCTTCCAAATCTTCCCATAACAACGTATTACCGCTAGTGTATGGTGCCGCACCATACCTATCTTCCCACCAAGACGGCTCACTACTAAAACCTAACATTACCCAAGGTGTTATATTAGGGGTGTCGGTGTCAAACCAATAATTGTAAATAGCACGCCATGATCCAGTTAAAGCACGTCTGTCTAATATATCTGGGCTTGCTTTATAATTCCAAGTCCATGGATTATTTGTATCAAATGTATCGTTTAACGTATAGTCCACACTATTCTCGCCGGCCCATGCAACGAACGACTTGGATAATATGTAATTGTATTCTTCAGTTGAATATTCTGTTGTTCTAAATCTTCCTGGAACAACATCATTGATATTAATTGAATTATTATTATAATCAATCTTAATATTATTGTAGATACGTTTTTCAAGTTCTAATAGATACTGATCCCGAAAATCACCAAAGGCCGGTGTAATGCTACCATCGTGTCCTCTTATAACATCTGTTGGGGCCAGATATGTAGTATCTTCATAGATCTCAGGAGTAAAGCTAGGATACAAACCTAACTTAGTTGGCGTCTCGGGAATGTAGTTACCATCGGTATTAAAGTAATCTCTAATTAGAATAATGTCATCTACTGCAAACGTGCGAGAGAATATAACCGCTGGTGTATTGGGACTAAATGTATAGTCTATACCATGGATTTGCTGAACGCCATTGACCCAGATTAATACTGCACGATTGCTTAATTCTGACAGATTAAAAATACTACGTATTTCGTAATTCTTTTGTCTAGCGTTTATTACAGTATAGGTGATAGACGTAAAGTCGCCGCCCTGCGGAACCATGTCGCTGTAATACCACGGAAAGCTGCTATTCTTAACAGCGTTAATACTCTTTAAGATCGTATCAACTCCACTTATCGGATCTGCATAATCTAAATTAGACAATGTAGTGCAAAGATGTAGAAATTTATTTTTAAACTTAGTGTATTCTCTTCTTGCAAGTTGCAATCCTTCCATAAAATTAATAGATGGATTGTTTAAAAACGCCATTGCATAAACCAATGGAGCATTATGTTGCAATAATGTGCCGCCGCGAGTTTTTAAATAATTATCCTGTGTAGGAATATTATTTGTATTGGTTATTGCAGTGTTTTCAATTAACTTATTATAGTGTGTACGAATTTGTCCCAATGCAATAGTGTCAAACGATTCGTTTAACGGGTTAAAATCTAAGTTCAATGGGATTTCATAATAAGCTAACTCACTGGCAGTGTTGCTGAATATAGCAACATCAATTTTATCGCCAACTGCTGGCATGTCTGTAAACACAACTACTTTATAAACACCATAGTCAATTATATCGTAATCTGTTTTATATGTTAACAGTTTGTTGTTTAAGTATATTTTTGTGTAAGGGATTTTTGTCTGGCTACCAACATCCACGTCAATTTGCACAAATGCTTTTTCTGTTCCGTTTACATCAATGACGTAACCATCAAAGAATTTAGTAAACAGCTGGTACTGCTTTGATTGTTCTTCTGACTTAACCCAGTTATTGTATAACCCAGTAACTGATAAATTAGAATTTTTAGCAATAAATCCAGTGTTGGTTTTTACTGTGCCGCCACTGTAGGTAAAAGTATCTGTGTCGTAGAAATTACTAAAACTAATATCCCCAACGTTAGTAAAGTTTTGATATTTCAATGGAAATCCAAGAATTGAATCATTGGTAGTACTTGATGTATTTGGGGTATATCCAAAGAATTTTGTACCAACAAAATTAGTACCAGGATATACAGTAGTGTCTGCAAAGCTATAGCCATTATTATCTAATAGATCAAACAATGGTGCTTGGTTTACTGAAGTCTTAGCCTGGCAAAGATTCCACGCTGTCCCATCAAAATTAAAAGTCTTTGTAGCGTTTGTTGCGCCACCGCGAACTAAAACGTTTTCACCTGGCAAAATAGGACTGTCGTCAGACGGTACTAAGTTAATATAATGTAGACTATTAATCGTCTCAATGTTTACTACGTAGATCTTATTAAGAGTAGTTGTGTCATAATCATTACCAAATACAACACGATCACCGGTTTGTAATGTAACTCCATCGATATCTGCTGTAGTATTTCCTTCAATATCATTAAAGGCGTCAGTGGCGTCAAATGTAATATAGTCAATGATCTGTTTTGATTTCTTACCAAAGTTGAATAATTGTAAATTTGGTTCAAACTCAATGATAGGTCTACGTGCTGGTATATTTGGACCATAGTCTGCAGATGTATTATGAAATGCTGCTGACGCATTGATTACATCTCTGTGGAACCAACGGTTATAACGTGACCACGGATTACGGTCTTGGCTTGATCTGTTAATTGTTATGTAATCTGGTACCGAATCGATGTTTGCACCAAAGTCTTCAAGTACTTCTGTTTCACTAACAGCGACTAATCCAATTGCAGTCCCAACGCCTTCAACATAAAATTCTTTATTGGCGTAGTAACTTGGGATAACTGAATCATCAAATGCTATTTTTAATCCGTTAGTAAATTTTACCCCGTTTGGACTTGTGTAGCCAACTTTACCTAGAATGTCATTTGCTACATCAATTGTACTGGTTGTATTGTCAACTAATTTAATTTGACCGTAGAATGTAGGATCACTGCTGTCTTGATAATACAAATAAGATTGTGCCGCAGTAATTGGCGGTACTAGTTTAAATCTGTAGGTATTGTCGACCCAAAATTGATTAGATGCATAAGTTTTACCGGATCCAATAAAAACTTTTTGTTTAGTTGTTACTACGGTATCTGTAATTAATTCAATTCTCTGATCATCACCTTCTGGCGTTAATGTAATACGCCAGACGTTACATCTGTCTTCTCTTATTACTGTAGTATTATCTGCTGTCCAAAAGAAGTCGTCTTGATCATTGGAAACAAATATCAATGTCTTATTATGCAGGGCAGCATTTAGCCCATCAATACCATCGGGGAAATTAGTTAAAAATTCGCTTAACAGCTTTCCTTGAATATCTGAGTAATGAAAGTCTACGGCCGCAGTAACAGGAATTTTAGGATTAGTATCCATCTTAGTATAAAATTCCTGTGCAGTGTTTAATGGCACACGGAACGTAATACTACCAGTACTAGAACCATTATTCTTAACACCAAATACTTCTCGTGTAGTTACGGTTGACACATTTGGATCCACACCAGATACCCCAGGGCTTGATTGAATCCAAAAATTGTATCCTGCCTGGTCTAGATTGAATGTATATGTACCACCGCGAGCTAGGGTAAGTTGTAAATTAGGATGAGTACCAACTTCAGCAAAGGTATATCCGCCTACAGCCTTGTTTCTTTCAACTGTAAATGTCGCTTGATTAGGAACACGGTTTGCATAGACATTAACTGCCGCAGGACCATTGGGCAACCAATAATAATTGTAATAGTTTACAAACTTGTCATAATCAAAATGCCCATCAAATTCGTAAGTCTCTGCAGAAAATAGTCGTTGATGGTTATTAACTAGGCCGCCATTATTTTCAATTTCTTTTAGTAGATCGATGTAGCCAGTGCTAAAACTTACATTATCATTTTCGTCTCTTGTAACTAGACTAGGTTCAAGTTGATAATGTTTTCTTAGAATATCCAACTCAGGTACATAGTTGTCTTTTAACTTGTATGTAGGAGCAAATGTTCTACCAATATAACCATTGATCTGCACATCAACTGATGGAGTGTACAATTGATCTAATGTTGCACCCAAGAACCTTTGGTTTGTTAGGGTTCTGAAGGTAGATGGTAGAAATGTTGTTGTATTAATTAAACTCATGGTGTTCCTACTAGGGTATTTCCTAAATTCAAGTATGCTGCCGTTACCGCAGATACCACGTTTATGTTATTTACAGTTGCCGCACTAGTAATGATTTCCCACGGCTCTGCGTTAATTTGGAAGTAATTACCAAACACTAAAGTGTGATCCGCAGGAACAATAACCACACTAGATATGTTTGGTGCTAGTTGTGCATGTAGATATGCTGCTAGCTCACTAAAATAAAATGTTTCACCAAAATCCCAATTTTGTGGATCAAAATATTTGTTAATTTCTGCTACAACTTGTGTTTTAATTTCGTTGTCAGTTAAACCAACATTAGGATTCTTAACAACCTGGAACACGGCCTGTAAATTAGATGGGGCCTTATCTCCAAACAATGGTTTAAATCTTGCGGGACTATAAACAATAGTGTCGCTCACAGCTTTATAACTATCAAGTGAGCCATATTCAATTTCTAGTTCGCCTGTAGTAGTTGGTTCTGGCTCTGTGACTGTTCCTGTTAAATCTCTTAACCAGTTAATGTAATCAGCTGAGTACGATGATGTTAAGATATATAAATCAACAATATTAACTGGTGTAGGATCAACACGATTACGTGCAGGCACATTATGTTTGTATTGGAAATACAAATCGCCGCGACTTGATGCAGAATCAGCAACCGTAGTATACAAATCAGGATTATCAGGAACACCTAATAATTGCGATTCAGTGGATCTAACTAATATTGTAGAATCATCTACATATCCATCGGGATAGGTAATAGTATTGTAAATTTGCCACAATACGTCCTCTCCTAGGCTTTCAGCAGAGCTAGGCTTGGTATTAATTTTTAATAGTTTAATAGTGTCTATTACATTTAATCCGGTGGTTGAATTGTAAACTCGTGTAGCAGGATCAAAATAAAATTTAGTACTTCCATTAGTGGTGAAAGAGTACGATAATGACTTATAGCTAATAGTGTAGTAACCTTGTGTATATGTAAACTTTAATAACCAGTCTGTACTGCTACCAATGTCGGCTGGTAAAATGTTTTTCCATATCTGGTTAACTTGATCAAATTTTAGTCCAAAATTAACCTTAGCCTTAATTTGGGTAATTAATGTATTAATTAACGCAGTACTCAGATCGTTTTTGTAGGCAGGAATGATACAATTCAACCCAGCTTCTGTAATATCCCCAAGTATTGCACCATCAGGCACAACCGTAGCAAATGTAACTAGACTAGGAGTTGTGACATCGCTGTTACTAACTACATCCGACACGGCAGCATAAAAACTTAGTGTGTCGCCAGAGTCAAAAGGATCGCCAGGCATAATTTCATGCTGTGAATTAAAGTGATATCCACTCGGGGCAAAAAATCGTAATGTTGCGCCAGTGTTAACATATCTTAAATTACCTGCAATTCCTGTGCCAACTTGTTGAGTTGTATTGTTATATTGTAAATACCCCGAACTTGATACTGTAGTATTTCCTGTCTGACTAAATGTAACATTGGCGTGAGTGCTATCGTAACGTTGATATGTTGAATAGTAATAATTTTTAACTTCTGTTGAATCTATAATAGGAATAACCTTGTTATAAATTGCAGAGTAAACATCATTGGTAGTTAAGAAACTAAATGTAGTAGATTTAGTGTCGCTGTTAGCCGAGATAACACCATCATCGCCAAATATGTTAGTTGTACTGTAGCTACCTGTTGGATCAATGGCATCAAGATATAAACTAACTCCAGAGCTTGTACGATTAATTGCCTTAATCTTTTGTATGCTACTAAAAGTTGTCTGTGGGAAGATATTGTAATCTTCCCCGGTTATCATGCGGTTCTGTGTATAGTATTGTTGAGGGGCAGCACTCTTGATACTACTTAAACTCGGAGCAGCATTTGCATTATTAACTGTATAATTTAAGCTGGCTGTTACGGTCAGCGTCTCAGGAGTATTCTTCTTACTGATATAATTAAAGGCAATACTTACAGCACTTAGGTCATCAGGAGTGATACTGTAGGTTGTACCATTGCTTGTTCTGTAATAGAATTTGAATTTGCCCTGAGGAACGTTGGCAAAACTACCATCGCCAAAAATCAAATCAACTTGGTCATTGTTTCGTGTGTTAACTTGGTACAAGTCTTTGTCTGACATGTTATTAAACACAACGTTGTATCCCGGCAATGCAGGTACTTTATTCCACGCCACAGATGGGTTTCCGTTAACATCTAATGCATACAACCATTGATCTTCATTGGTAATATTATTTGTAGCAACGGTTACGTAATTGTTAGGGATAGCATTAGTGATGTTAAACTGTGTAACATTTAATGTACCTTGCTTAAAATACAAAAAGAATCCAGTGTTATTACTACCGTTGCCATTATTGTCGTTGCGGTACAGAACATTAAATTTTCCTTGAATAGTTGGATCTTCTTGATATATGTATGTTTTGCCCACTGTGGTTGCACTTACCGCTTCAAATGCAACAGGATTGCCTTGTATGTTTACGTTAAAACTTGCAACCGGTAAAGTATTTGGGTTTAGCGCAATACTGTATTCTTCTGTTTGGATGCCATTTAGTTTTTGGCTATTACCAGGCTTACCAATCATTTCAGTTGAAATTAAACTGGCGTTAAACACTGAGGTAAATTGTTCTAACCAGTTATCGTTAGTTAGATCATTCCAGTTAACTGTAGTGTTGGCTAGGTTTACCCCATTGCTATCGTACACTGACTCAGTGGTTCTGATACTGTTAATTTTTAACAATCCAGATGCCGCTGTTGTACGCCCAGGATTGTAGCTTAACATACGTGCTAGCTTTAAAATACTGTCACGGCGTTGTGCAGTATCAATAAAGTTCTCACGTGCGTTTAAATCTGTGCGGAACGCCAAACTTTGTCCCAGGAACGCAATCATATCAATTAGCGCAAGATACTCGCTACTTTCAATGAAATCATTGAATGTTTCTGGGTAGTAAGTCTTTAAGTAATTGATCATGGAATTACGCAGCGTTTCGAAATCGTAGCTGGTAAAGTCCGCGTTTGTAAATGTCTGGTAGATTTTAGTCCAGTCTTGCTGTACTAAAAGATTTGTTTGACGTGTGGTTTGTGCCATATTCTATACCTTATCTAGTATTTATTAGACGTATAATATGGCTAGTTAATTGGTTGTTAATCTTTGAGTATTTCTGTTGAAATTTAAACTTAGGACTTCTTGTTGATTAGTGGGATTATAAATTAATGTTAAATCTATCAGAAGTCCAGTATCCTGCTGTGCAATTGCAACTTGTGTGATCGTTAATCTAGGATCGTACGCAGCGATTTTGTTAATATCTTGTATGATTAGCTGTTCTGTATCCTGATTCAATGGTTCAAACAGCATTTCCCATATTATGGTCCCAAACTTTGGTTGCATTAACTTTTCGCCACGTCTGATACTTAAATAATTTTTCAAGTCTTGTTTAACTAGCTCAAAATCATTGAGCTTATATCGTTTAAGATTGACTTTTGTGCTGAACCCAGAGTATGTAATCATAGTAATATTTATTGACTTAATACTGCGACTGCATAGCGGCCACTGTTAAAAGCATTTGCCCCATCGCCTATATTATAGTATCTCCAATTATATGCACCGTTGCCTAATAACCATGCTACAGAAATCATCCCGGCTATAGTTTCAGCAGTGTCACTGGGTTGTATCCCACCGCTAACTGTTAATTCATTATAAAGATCATATATTCTTTGATAGCATAGGTGATCTTGCGATGCTTTGCTATTTAAAAATTCGTCTAGATTTGTTACGTTATATATGTAATTTGCATAGGAATTACTGCTGCGGATAATAGATGATTTCCAACAAGCACGGCGATTAATACAATCAATACCATAGGCTTTATTTGATCCAAATGTAAGTAGTCCATAGTCCTCAAGTTGAGTTGTGGTAAATTGATATCTACCTAGTTCATTATTGTTGCCGACCTTACGATAATCCCACGTGCTATAATCGTATCCTATCTGTGCTTGTAGATTTTGTACTTGGGCCGATGTTAAATTATTAATAGTTGCCCATTGTGGCAACAGATTGGGCGCATCGGCACGACCTAGCCAGCTGGCAGGTAAAGGAGTTTTTACTCCTAATTTTGCTGCGTGAAATAAACCTTGTTCTATCATTTCTTCTCAGGTCTTTCCCATGGTTCATGTGCTGGAACTACTGTACAAATCGAAGTTGTTATTTTTGCATCCTTTTGCCAATAACTTCCATTGAAGTTTGACTCTTTGTGTGGCTTGCCCAATGAAGGTAGCGCCGGCATAGGCGGCTTACCACCAGGAGGTGAATTTAGTTTCAACGCTGATCCTGCCACACTACATACGCCCATTGCTGACATTGTTAAACTTCCGCCGGCGCTTAAACTGGCCATGCCCATTCCACTTAGTGATAAAGAGCCATTAGCTTTTACTGTTGCGCTGCCAATGGCACTAGCACTGAATGTGCCTAAACTAGTAATACCAACAGACAACGATCCGTTAATTTTAATTGCCATAGCATCCATGTTAATAGCACTATCACTATGCATGTTAATTGGCCCCATTGATCTCATATTAATGCCCGCAGCGCCAAAGATGTTAATACTGCCGTCTGCACTAAATTCTAACCATTGTTGACCTGTAGAACTGGCTATGTACATTATGTTTTCCGAATCGTTCATCAAAATTTGATGCCCACCACTTGTACGTAAGCGCATTAATTGATCTTTGCCATCTTTATCACCGTCATCCATTACAAATTGATGTCCCCCGGCTCGTACCTGGGCAATTTGACCAATTGAATTTCCTAACTTACGACCCGGTGTACTGATTCCGTAAACATTGCTGGGACTTTCTCTAAGACTACTAGAACTAATTGCACCACGTAGAGGATCACGATCAAGTCCTTGCATAACAAATTTTGAAGTTTGTACCTCGTGGGGGTATCTTGAAACTTTTTCCAGACCATCGTTGCCCCATAGCTCTGGGTCTGACGTTCTAGCCTCCGCAACAGGAACTATACTATCACTCGTTAAATATCGACTTAATTGGTCACCTGGATTCCGAACTTTATCCTTACCACCAACGTTACGACCAATGGCTGGAACCATATGGTGACTGGGTGTATCGTATATACAGGCAAACCAATATCCCCTGCTCATATCGCCAGCAACAAATGTAACTAATACTTTGTTACCAATGTCCGGAGGAACGAACCACATACCATAACTTTGTGCTGACGCAATAGGTGCATCAGGCAATTGTTGTGAATCTGCACCATACGTTGTTCCGTAAAAAGGACTTGCATAGGACACAGGGATAGCATGTACATCACCGGAACCTAGTTCAGTAATTGCGCCTTGCCAATCAATGATATCTACTAATAACTGTCCCATGCGACTGCCTTCAACAACTCCCACAACCACAGCTTCGTAGGGACCAGCATCAGAGATATAACCCGAAATTTTTGAGTCTGCTCTTGCATCCGGATTTGCACCAGAGCGTCTTATACTATCTGAACTTCCCATTTATTGATCCTTAATTTCTTTTTTGATTTCCCTGATCGCCTGTTTGAGTTCCCCAATCGCCTTCAGGGTTGCCTGCGGCGTCAGACTGTACTTTTAACACTTGTCTGTTAAAATCTTGTTGATTTTCACTAATAATGCTTGTTTGATTGTTCCTACTAGTTGTTACTGCATCAGTATCCTGGCGTTGACTTCCTGTGGGGTTGAATACTGCTGCTAAGTCATCACTTAGATATCTAGCCATAGTTAACTTTTGTTCAAACTTACCATTTGCAAATGTACTGTCAATCATTAATATACGATATCTTCCGCTAAACATAGATCGACTATAACCAGGCAGTGGGTCTACTAATCCTTGGTTTACAGTATCTATGTCAATATCCATTGGAGTGTTTATTACAACTAGCGCAACTAGCTCTCCAGTGTCCATTCTGAGATGCCCATACTTCTTAGCAAAGTCTGCCTGGCTAACGCTGTCATAGTTATTGTAGTCTGATGAATTAGTTGGACTTGGAAAGTACAACCAATCGTCCTGTTTAATCAACATAGGATCGCCAGTTATAGTTAGGTCCAGTGTAATAGCTGCTGCAGGATCTGATGTATATATCGAATTTAATACATCAGCAGCAACTTGTGCAGCAGGTCTACTAGACAAGTTCATGCCCACAGTAACGTTAGGATTATTAACCACACGACGATATTGTATAGGTGTAATGTTAGGAATAGACGCCAATTGAACAGCAGGGTTAGGTGTTACAACCTTAGGTTTTGTAATATCCATGCTATTTTCTGCATCCTCGGTAACCGGGGTGGTTTCTTGTGCAGCAATTGCATTGGTATATCCTAACATTGTTGAATAGTATGTTGTATCAAAGTCTAATTTTAACTCAATGATATCTGTGTTTTTACCGGTGTAATAGTAGTTGTATTCTTTGATAGTATAGGGCTTACTATTAGAAAACTTAGGCATCGCAGCATGGCTACTCATCCAGGTCGGATATGGTCTAATTCCATAGGTAATCGACAATGGGTATTTTCCAGTAACATTATCAATTACACCTTCGCCAATTGGATTTCCTTCAAAGTCCGATCCAACTAGTTTAACTCGAGATGTAGTTTTAAATGCTGTGAATACATCATACTCGGATTTTTTTACATTGCCTTCGAGGTTATCTATCTTTAGTTGTTCTTTTAATAAAAAGTCACTGTGCGACATTACTCTAGTAATAATATCTAATACAGGAGTATTGGCAGGAATAGTAAATGTTGATTTAGTAAAGTCTATATCCTTAGCACTACTATTTGCATGGGTCAATGGTATTTGATTTTTATTAACAATAGGACTTTTTGCTATTTCTGGGTCTATTTCAAATTTTACTGTTTCCACCCACTGTGCATTTCCTTGTAATACCTGTTGCACAAAATGTTCATAATATCTACCGGATAACAGTGTAAAAAATTCTCCAACTGTTCCTGCTATGACAGTAAAAGTTTTAGGGGTCGAAGAATTACTAGGATAAAATGCCTTCGAGCCTGTTGCTGTAAAATCTATGTTGTATTCAGCACCTTTGTTGGTCATTCCTACTTTTATATTCTTTAGTATTACCGGAAAGCGTCTACGTAGATGTGTAGTTAACGAACTAGGCATAGGCTCCCCAGTGTCGTCGTATCCTTTAAATTCTAATTGTAAAAGATATGGGCGCAGTGTATAGTTACCGCCGCTGTTAAATCCAGCTTCTATTAAGTTTTCAATAAAAGTAACACCGTAGGGTTCTACAACAACCATAGACCCATCTAGCATATTACTGCTTCTGTTAATTTTTCCAGGAGCAATTGCTGTTTTAAATTTTACAGATTGTATATTATAGTTAAGCGGATTACCAGGGACTCGCCTAGATGGAAATATACCGCCATCCTGTGCCAATACAAAACTTTTGTTGGATAGGTTATAATTCATTGCTGAATTAGCATCAGTTTGACTCATTAATCCATTGTAGTCTACAACATCCAAATACCAAAGACTCCATGAATATGTGTATGAAGCAAATTCATTTAAAGGGTTTGGTATATATACCGTCGATGATGGCGTCTTTATAGTTGCCATATTATAATCCTAGAGCAGCGGTTACTACAGCTTTTGTTGGGACATATATTATTGTGCCAGTTCTGAAACTCATTAGCGGATCTATTAGAATGTCTGGATTTCGTATTGCAAATACCCACCACAAATTTGAGTCTTGATACATGTCGTACGCCAATAAATCGGGACGTTGATCGTATGCACTATCAATTTGATATAGAGCATCAGTGACATCTGCGGGTATTGTTTTACCTTCCCATATATCCAAGAACGGGCCCCATGTTCCGGTGCCGTTATAAAAACTTGTTTTAGAATATGTAGACATTAGATAAATCCGCCATTAGGTTTAGGACCGTTACTAGTAATCATTGGTTGTGTTGCACCAAATGCACTTGAAGGTTTAGCACTACCGGGCGCATTAACCAATGCCCCTCGTGCAAAATCATTGAGGCTAAAGCTCTGGCTTTGACTCTTTCTGCTGTAGACTGGTTGCAATGTAACACTCATTGTACTACTAGTAGGTAAACGAGTGTTGTTTAGTCGATAGTTGTTTATTCTAGGATCGTAAATTGCAGCAGGCTCAGGAATATCCATATAGTCAACTTCTGCCGGCATAGTGTGAGTAAAGTTTGTAACTACACATGGTACGTTAGGCAAATAGTACTGCCCGTAACCGTTTAGATAAACCATCGGGGGAGGATTGCCAGCCAATGGGTCATTTCCAAAAAACATTTTTGTTACACTTCTAAAGAAGTAAACACTTGCTAGAAGATATTGTCCTTCGTTAACGTTCTGTACTGTAAACTCACCACTAATAGTGATAGCCTGCACTTCTGAGTTATCATAGAAGTAGTTGGCATAGTTGTTGTGTGTTAGTTTCTGTGGGCTATAGTTAGCTGCGTGTGTGATTGCTAATTGTGGAGTGTATGGAAACACAACACCAATGCGTCTGAACTCAGAACCACCTAGGCCAAACAGGTTAATTGCACCACTAGCAATAGGATCTGTTGACCCGCCACCAATTTCTTTTACTAATGGGCTTAACAGTTTATTATTTGGGTCATTGTAAAAATACTTACTGTTAGGGGCTAAACTAATCCTAACACGCCAATCATTGCTGGCAAAGTTTGTGTTATACGCTGGTGTAACCGGACCTGATGTACGTTTGCTATACTGAAACATATCTGCTGTACTTTGACGACCACTAGCAGAACTTAGCCCCACTGCACCAAGGAAACTAGACTTAAATGCAGATCCAATTTGTGAGGTTACAGACGATGATGTGTCGTAGCCCGATGGCATTGGAGAATTTGGTAATACTGGCATAAAGATCCTAATTTATACTGTATTTATTGCTGTCAAAAACTGGGTATTTAATGTTTTAGTTTTAGAAAGGCTTGACTAGTGTAATGTAAATATGTTACTATACCTACAGAGCAAGGAACAATAGTGCGTTACAACTATCTTAACAACAAAGACATTCTTAAAGAAATTCACAAAAGCAAAAACACTTATTGCAAATATTCTAACCCAGAAGATGCTGATTATGATATCATTCTTCCTGATGTTAGCAAAATAAACAAAAAGAACATCAAAGAAGCTCGACAAAATCGTGCAGAACGCCTAGCAAAGTTAGCGCATGAAGCTGCAACAGCAGATGGCACAAAGCGTAAACTAGATGAGTTCGAAATCAAACTTAAAGACGTACCCGACACTGATGTAGTATTTCGAGTTATGACTTGGGACCATATTCCTGTCGACGATGCTAAAAGTCGAAAGGCTGCATTGAAAGCTATGGAAGAAGAAGGCCTGCCCACTAGCGAGTATGATGACGATAGCGAAATTGATATTTCTAACAATACCAAATACGTTAAATGCAACTTCCCACCATTCCAACATTATCGTGTAAATGAAGCAGGTGAACCAGTATTAGTTGGCAAGAGTCACTGGGTCGGAGAATTGGATACAGGGCATTTTAGCCGCGAACATGGTAAAATGACTAACAAACTAGCACACATGTTTATGAAGCTGTGCGAGCGTTATGCAACAAGATCGAACTGGCGAGGGTATACTTACAATGATGAAATGCGTAGTCAGGCTTTATTGCAGTTATCACAGATTGGTTTGCAGTTTGATGAATCAAAGTCACAGAACCCATTTGCCTATTATACTGCCGCGATCACTAATAGTTTTACACGAGTTCTTAACATTGAAAAACGTAACCAAAACCTTCGTGATGACATACTTGAAATGAACAACCTTAATCCGTCGTACACTAGACAAGGCATGGGCTTTGGTGGCGGACACTACGATTCCGATGAATAAAATTATTTTTACACAGGATGTTCCGGGCGAAAGAGAGTGGATCCAATCTCAGTTTCCCGGGCATCACATGTTTGAATCAGAGTTTGGGGGCAAGTGGCCCAAAAATCCGTTTATTCAGAACTTTGATGCTGTGTGGGAAATACCACCCGACTCTGTTACAGATTTAACCTCTGTATCTGGAGAAACTTACAAAAGTCTTTACCAGCTAGACACAGATTTTGTTAGTCCCAAGTGGTGCGATGCAGATCATTTGTTAATACGTAATCTTGAATTTGGTTCGCAACCACGTTCGCCTAAAGCGCAAGTTATACACGTAGCCCGGAGCGGCACAGTATTTTTAGAATCAATATTGTACCGTCACTTTGATTATCTTAAGGACCGCAGGTGGAATCCCAGAGATATTCCATGTGATCATTATTGGTTACACGATGATGATAAAATTTTTTACGATCTAATAACTCGTAGCATGCCTGATATCTATTTTGTATACAGAAAAAATTGGTGGGATTGGTTTGTTAGTAATCAAATCTGTCTCCAATTTGATTACTATCACTATTTTGATGATGTTGATTGGGAGAGTTTACCTCCGTTTGAGATTACTGCTAGCGATATGGAAAGAATGGTGGAAATAATTAAATCAACCTGGAATAGTATGTGCCATTTTAGGACTCACTTCCCGACCCTAAATGTTTATATAATTGAATTTTCGGACTTAATCAAACACCAACATTTAACTACACACCAAGCCATTGCATACGACAAAAAACGTCTAGTTAAAAACTACAACGAGGCTAGAGAACTATTTGACGCTAACTTTACTAGAAAATTTGATCAGTTAGCTAACCGTTGTTTAGTTCATTTACAAAATATGAACTGCCATGTTATACGAAACTTTGATCACCTTGCATGACCTTTGAGCGGCCAGGCTCTTGCTCAACGAATACTAACTCGTGTAAACTATAACAATGACTAACCTATTCCGCAAAGCGGCTATCTTTACTGATATACATTTCGGCCTAAAATCTAACAGCACACTGCACAACGACGATTGCCTAAACTTTGTTAAGTGGGCAACAGCCAAAGCACGAGAAGAAGGCTGCGAAACAGCACTGTTTCTCGGCGACTGGCACAACAATCGTGCTAACATTAATATTGTTACACTTAACTATAGCCTTAAGGCTCTGGAGCATTTAAATGGAAATTTTGATAGGGTCTACTTTATTCCTGGTAACCACGATCTCTATTATCGCGATAAAAGAGATATCCAGAGTGTTGAATGGGCCAAACATCTCCCCAACGTACAGATCTGTAACGACTGGTTTGATCAGGGTAATGTGGTTATTGCTCCTTGGCTTGTGGGCGACGACCATAAACGCCTGGCTAAACTAAAAGGCAAATACATGTTTGGGCACTTTGAGCTGCCCGGATACCTAATGAATGCAATGGTTGCTATGCCCGAGCATGGCGAGATGAGTGTAGATGCACTGCAAGGCTTTGAGCATGTGTTCACTGGACATTTTCACAAGCGACAAACAAAACGTAATGTAACTTACATTGGTAATTGCTTCCCACACAATTATGCCGATGCCGGCGACGATGATCGCGGACTCTGTATCTTAGAGTGGGGCAAGGAACCTGAATATCATGCATGGCCCGATCAACCCAAGTACCGTGTGTTTAATCTAAGTGATGTTGTTACACATACAGAATCTATGTTGCAGCCAGGCATGCATTGCCGTGTAAACATTGACATTGATATCAGCTACGAAGAAGCAACGTTTATTAAAGAAACATTTATTGATACATACAAACTACGTGAAATTACACTTATCCCTGCTAAAGTAACTGACTTAACCGACTATGAAATACAAGGCAATATTGCATTTGAAAGCGTAGATCAAATTGTTGCTGGGCAGTTAAGTAGCATTGAAAGCGACAAGTTCAATAAGAACCTATTATTAGATATCTATAGAAACCTCTAATGTTTAAAATAAAAGATATAACTGTTAATCGGTAAATACTCCAAAGGAGTTTACTATGGCTACCGCAAGAGTGTACACTACAGAAGAGCTTAAATTAATATGCAACCCGTTGCTTACCGCAGCAGAAATTGGAAAGATTCTCAATATTCATCCGCAAACGGTGTATCGAGCTAGAAAGTCGCTTAACGTACAGTTAGCAGTTGGTGCAAAACCCGGCAAAGCGAATCCAAAGAAAATGCGGCAAGTAACTCGAGCATGTATTGGCAGAGAGTGCGAAAACGAGTTTACTGTTGGTCAAGCCTCTAAGAAAAAATTCTGTTCACATTCATGTCAGCAGCGTACCGCTAATGTAGCAAAGAAGGGCATAGGAACTAGGAAAATTAGAAACCCGTTGTCTAAGGAATATAGCCGATATTCTCGACAAGTACACGGACTAAGCCAAAAGATCTATGCCCAAAATATTGATACCATTAATCCGGAGTTGCATCCAAGGACCTTGTGCGGTGTAGAAGGCGGGTGGCAGTTGGATCATATTGTACCAATCAAAGAATGCTTTGAACAAGGTTGGACGATTGAGCAAGCTGCACAAATTACAAACTTAAGAATGTTACCATGGAAAGAAAATTTAATGAGGCAGTATAAAAAATGAGTTTCAAGATCAAAGATTTAACCGTGAAGAACTTTATGAGCGTGGGCAATGCCACGCAGGCTGTTAACTTTGATCGTAACGACTTAACGCTAGTACTAGGCGAAAACTTAGATCTTGGGGGCGACGACAGCGGAGCACGTAACGGTACGGGCAAGACAACTATTATTAATGCCTTATCCTATGCCCTTTACGGCAACGCCCTTACTAACATTAAGAAAGATAACTTAATCAATAAGACCAATGCTAAAAACATGTTGGTTACTATTGATTTTGAAAAAGACGGCATCGATTATAAGATTGAACGTGGTCGTAAACCTGGCATTATGAAGTTCTGGGTGGCAGGCAACGAAAAAGAAATTACAGACGATGCACAGGGCGACAGCAGAGAAACACAGGCAGAGATTGAACGTATGTTGGGCATGAGCCACGACATGTTCAAGCACGTTGTTGCACTTAACACTTATACTGAGCCGTTCCTAGCATTAAAAGCAAACGATCAACGCACTATTATCGAGCAGTTACTAGGCATTACTATGCTTAGTGAAAAAGCAGAAGCCCTAAAAGAATTAATTAAGAAAACTAAAGAAGAAATCACTAGAGAAGAATTTCGAATTAAAGCTGTTGGCGATGCTAACAAACGTATACAGGATCAAATTGATGCACTCTTACGACGCCAGAATTTATGGAACACAAAAAAGACTGACGATGTTGCAGCGTTGCAAGCGGCTTATGATCAACTTGCTCACATAGATATCGAAGCTGAACTTGATGCACATCTTGCATTAACTCGCTACAATGAAAAAGCAAAGCAGATTAAAGATCTAAACACCTGGATTAAACGCTGTGAACTAGACGAAGCCCGTGAAAACAAAGAAATTGCTAAACTTAAGGCTGACATAGAATCACTAGAAAATCACACTTGTCATAGTTGTGGACAAGCGTTCCACGATGATAAACAGATAACGTTGCTAGAGGAAAAACGCCAGGCATTACAGGAAGCCGCATTACAAGCACTAGCAACAAACACACAGTGGATGGAACATACTGATGCTCTTAAAGAGCTAGGCGAACTGGGGCCACAACCGCAGGTGTTCTATGATCAAGAGTCAGATGCATTTGAGCATCGTTCAAGCATGGCCAGTATACTTGCACAGCTATCAGCAAAAGAAGCTGAACAAGATCCATACGCAGATCAAATTACTGAAATGCAAACACAAGGTGTTGAAGAAATTAGTTATGACGTAATGAACGAACTAAACAATCTTAAAGAGCACCAAGAGTTCTTGCTAAAGTTGTTAACTAACAAAGATAGTTTTATTCGTAAACGTATTATTGATCAGAATCTAAGCTATCTAAATGCACGACTAGGTCAATACTTAGACCGTATTGGACTACCGCATACAGTTAAGTTTAATAACGACTTGTCCGTGAGCATTACAGAACTAGGCAGGGACCTGGACTTTGACAACTTGTCACGTGGTGAACGCAATAGACTTATTTTAAGTTTAAGCTGGGCGTTCCGTGACGTATGGGAAAGTTTGTATCAACCTATTAACTTGCTATTCATCGATGAGCTAGTCGATAGTGGCATGGACAGTTCGGGTGTTGAAAACAGTCTAGCCATTCTTAAGAAAATGAGTAGGGAAAATCATCGTAGCATTTGGCTAGTATCTCACAAAGATGAACTAGCCGGACGTGTAAACAATACTTTGCGGGTTGTTAAAGAAAACGGATTTACAACATATAATACTGATGTCGAAATTGTTTGAAACAGTTAGGGTATTGCACGTAGAACCAACTGACGTTTGTCAGGCGGCATGCCCTTCTTGTGCTCGAGAAACAGATGCAAACTTTAATAAGAAACATCAGAACTGGTTAACTGTTAACGACCTCAAGCTGTACGAAAAACTAATCTATAGATTAGACAAGTTGTTTATGTGCGGAAACTACGGAGATCCGGCTGCTAACAGCGAAGTAACTTCCATGTTCTCTTATGTGCGAGAAGTAAACAGTAGCATTGTGCTAGGTATGAATACTAACGGTGGACTACAAGGACAGTATTGGTGGGCTAATCTAGCCAACATCTTATACAAACCTACAGACTATGTTGTGTTTAGTATCGACGGCTTAGAGGACACAAATCATATCTATCGAAAAAACGTTAGTTGGGATAGGGTAATGCGTAACGCAGAAACATTTATCTCTGCCGGTGGCAATGCCCAATGGGATATGTTAGTTTATGAACACAATGAACATCAAGTTGACGCCTGCGAACAGCTAGCACGAGATATGGGCTTCAATTGGTTTCGAGCTAAAGTTAGCAAACGTGTGCCCACTGTGAAATGGCTTAATCCCCCTAAGTCTTGGACACGCCCTGTTATAGAACAAGGCGCAATTGATTGTTTTAGAGATAACGATCAAAGTTTATATCTTAGTGCCCGTGGTGTATGGCATCCTTGCTGTTGGCTAGGACACGGATCAACAACAATAGACGATTTTGAGCAAGTACGTGCATCGTGGAATACTGATGCGTGTAACCCTGTCTGTAAAGAAACCTGTAGTACTGTTAATAATATATCAAATTTTACCGGACAATGGCAAAGGAACGTACAACTATGCTAGCAACTTGGCACTGGCACATTGAAATTAGTAGTAAATGTACATTAGCCTGTCCACGTTGTGCTAGACAGGAAGTTCCTGACGGACTTGTTAATACTGAGCTAGACTTAGAATTCTTTAAGAAAAACTTTACTCCTGAATTTATTACTACAAACGTAGAAAAAATTACATTTTGCGGAGACGACGGCGATCCTGTGTATGCACACGATCTAATTGCAGTAATTGCTTACATTAAAAGCATCAAACCCGTTGAAATCGTTATTATTACCAACGGTTCACACAAGAAGATTGCCTGGTGGACAGAACTAGGATCTGTACTAACTGACATTGACAGCGTACATTTTAGTATAGATGGTTTTGATAACTACAGTAATAATATCTATCGCATTAACAGCGACTACGATAGTATAATTGCTGGACTGCAAACACTAAGAGCTGCCAGCCGTTGCACTATTGTATGGGCTGCAATTGCATTTAAATTTAACGAGGATCGGCTAGATCGTATGCAAACGCTAGCTAGGACCTTAGGCGTTGATCGCTTTCAGCTTACCAAAAGCACAAAATTTGGAAGTATATATCCTTCTTATGGCACAGACGATACGTTAGAACCTAGTAAAAAATTAATTAGCTCAACACTAAGATTTGAACGAGAAACAGTAAATTTTACCAACAGACACCCAGTCATTCCATTAATTAATCAAACTTTATATAAAAAATTCAAAAATCATGGCTCCATAGTGCCCTTATGTGGTATTGGTAACAAAGGTTTATACATCAATAGTCAGGGATTATTATTCCCTTGCTGTTGGGTAGCTAACCGTTATAACCATAACAATGAATGGCAAACCCT